CTGGGATTCACGCCCGTCACGTCGGTTGATGGGATGAGCGGCGCTGTCACTTTGCCGTTGGCTACGGCTGCTGCTCCTGGACTCATGCAGGTTGGTACCGGCCTGTCAGTTACCAACGGAGTCGTTTCGCTGAGCGCTAGCTCTCTCGTTACATCGGTGTCGGGCCAGACTGGTGACGTTGTTGTGCAGGCGACTAACAACAATTCAGCAACAGGCGTTTCGCTGATCACTAACAGTGGATCGACTACGGGCAACATCAAGCTGAAAACGATAGTGGCTGGCGCGAACATGACGCTTGCGACGGATGCGAATGGCAATCTGCAAATCAACGGTACAGCCTCTCCCTACACGCTGCCGGTAGCTACCTCAACAGTCCTTGGGGGTGTGAAGCAAGGGGCTGGTGTGAGTATCGCGGGCGACGGCACCATTTCGGTTTCCGGAGTCGTGACTTCGGTATCGGGGCAGAGCGGGACAGTGACCGTGCAGGCGTCAGATAACAATGCTGCTACGGGCACGTCACTCATTGCTAACAGCGGAGCGACGACGGCTAACATCAAGCTGAAGACTATCGTTGCGGGCTCCAACATTACGTTGGCGGCTGACGGTAACGGCAACCTGCAAATCAACAGCGCTGCTGCGCCCTACACATTGCCCGTAGCCACCTCATCTGTGTTGGGTGGTGTCAAGCAAGGTGCGAACGTCACCATTGCAGGCGACGGCACTATCAGTGTTGCGGCCTCACCGGTCACGTCTGTAAATGGGCAGACGGGTGCAGTAACTATCCAAGCGGCCGACACGTCAACAGCATCGGGAACAACGCTGATTTCTGACAGCGGTGTGAGTTCAGCAGTCATCAAGCTGCGTCGCATAGTGGCGGGTGCGGGCATCGGCGTAGCTGTGGATGGTAACGGCAACCTTCAGGTTAGTGTGGCCAGCCAGTACTACGACGTGCCACTTGGCATCGCAGGAATTCCGGGTGCCAGCCAGATTGTCGGTCAGTTCGTCGCAGTGCGAACGATGAACTTCGCATCTAACTTTGTTGGGTCCGCTGGTTTCGCGACAGCTTCCGCCACGGCAAGCACGACATTCACCATCAACCGTATTCGCTCAGGCGCAACAACGGCAATCGGTACTGTGGTTTATGCAGCCTCAGGCACTGCACCTACGTTCACGACGACGGGCAGCGCAACGCAGCAGCTAATAGCCGGTGACGTTCTGCAAGCTGTGGCTCCTGCAACAGCGGATGCGACGTTGGCCAACGCGACATTCACTCTTCTCGCTACGGCGGCTTAATATGTTTGCAATGAACTCTATGTGGTGGGGATCGGGGAAACCCCCGTTTCCTGCCTATAGCACGGGCGTGGGCATCTTCGGATCGAAGTTTGACGCGATGATGAAATACGCGTTCACCAATAACGCGGTAGCCAATGGCACTGCGTTGGTATCCAACACCTTTGATGCTTCGGGCACTAGCACTTCGTCACTAGCGCTATTTGCGGGCGGGCAAGATTCAGCGAACACAAAGATCGCAACGTCCTCAGTGTTGACGTTCGCTAGTGATTCGGTTGCTACGGGTGGCAACCTCAGGGTCTCGCGTGCACTGCCGAACAGTGTCGGCAACGCAACGATAGGCTACTTCGCAGGCGGTGACATTGGAACGGGCGGCTCATTCACTGGGTCTACGGCCGTTGACATCTACACGTATTCCAGTAACACATCAGCCTCAGGGACGGCACTGTCGCTGGGAATCAACGCATCAGCAACTTACGGCACTGCGACTATCGGTTACTTCTCAGGCGGTCAGGCATCCTCAGCTAGTCCCGCGTGGCAGGGTGCTACACAGAAATACACATACTCGAATAATTCGGCCACAACCGGAACCGCGCTCTCCGCAGTCAAGTCGTGGTGTGCAGGTATGAGTAACACCAGCCTAGGGATTATTGCGGGTGGTGGTAATTCGACGGGCGCGCTGGCGGTCACTGAGAAATACACCTTCGCTGGCGACGTTCGCACGCTTGGCACCAATCTTATGCAACCGCAATGGGGCGGAGCCGCTGCCGGAATAGCCTCGCTCGGTGTTGTAGCAGGGGGCGGTGCAACTGTAGGCAATGCCGCTGCCAAGACTTCGATCTATACCTATGCCGGTGACACTGTGGTCGGCGGTACTAATCTTCCCGCAGCCATTACTTCCGCAACAGGTGTTTCGTCTACTCCGGGGCACTTCTAATCATGCACTATAAAACCAATCGACAGAACCATGATTTTCAGTTGGCGTACTTTGTTGCCGGTTCGTGTAAAACACCCGATGCCGCTTGGTCTCTTCTATGCGACCTAAGGGATGATCGACAGGACGCGCTGAACCTGGCGAAGGCGGATTCGTTGCGCACAGAAGCAAAGCGCATGCGTGCGCAAGCGATAGTGGACAGGGATGGTGTGACTGAAGCGGACAAGCTCGAAGCGCAAGCTGAATTGCTGGAAATTAACGGGTCGGCACAAACGACGCAGAAGAACATAGCGGCTGCTGAAGCCGAGCTTGCAATGATTCACAAGTTGCAGGAGCGTCTGCAACCGCTGCGTAAGTATGCACACCTTCCGGACGCAGAAGCGCACGAGGCAGCGCAGGCTGAGGAATGGAAGCTCGAACTGATGTATCGAGCCGAGAATTTCATGTTGATGCAGGGTTCCATACCGGTGGATCAGTTCGACACCATGCGTATGCACCCAGCGTTCACGACGGAGATTCTGCCGTTCCTGAACGAAATCCGTGCGCAGCTAGTTAATGTTCAAGGCGATCTGACGAAGCTCAAGTTTCTGACGCCAGCACTCGATATTCCGAAGCTGCTAGGCCACGCCTGAACAATCTAAAGGGGAATAATTTTGCTCGTTCAAATCACGAACGCGGGCGCAGCTTTGCTCGCAGCAAACTCAGGACCGATTGAACTGTCAACGTTCAAGCTGGGTTCTGCATACGGGTATATCCCGGAATCAACAGACACGGATATTCACGGTACGCTCGTCAATACCGGTGCCCCTTCATCGTTCCAGGTGATTAACGCGAATGTCTTCAAATATTCCGTTTATCTGGATTACGATCTTGGACCGTTTCAGTTTGGTGAGCTTGGACTCTTCACGACGGACGGTGTGCTGTTTGCGCTGGGTTCAAACTCGGTGCTCCTGAACAAGCAACCTGAATCGGCTGGTGTGTTTTCGGGTAACTCGATTCGTCTCGATATCTATCTGTCGATTGTTGGTCAGAATTACGCGATGTGGTTGGACTATGCATCGTCATCCAACAATTTTCAGATGGCAGTCTTGCAATCAGTGGACAGCTTGCCGCCACCGCAGAGTGCTACACCCAACGCCTACATCATCACGGGCGCGTCTTCGAGTCAGTCATCGTTTATGGCGTACACGTCGCAGACGGGACTCTGGAATTTCGACTGCTATCAGTACGCTAATCAGGCGGCTGCGACGGTCACGGCATTCACTCCGAATTCGATCACGATTTCGCAATCTCAGTATGTGCCGGGAATGTCACCAGCGTATCCGGGTGCGACGATCATCGAGTTTTCGAGCGGTGCGCTGTACGGGATTTGTCGCTACGTAGCGAACGTGACGTTGAGCGGCGGTAACGCAGTGCTCACGTTCGATACCCCGCTGATGTTGACACCGAAAGTAGGGGACACGGTACTAGCGTTCGGGCGTCAGGCGCTGAGCACCACAATCCCTAACCTTCCGATTGCAACAACGTCATCGCTTGGTGCCGTGGTTGTTGGGGATACGCTGACGGTCACTTCAGGAGGTCTGCTGAACGTTAAGCCTACCTCTTATCCAGTGCTGTCGGTGAACGGTATGACGGGTGACGTTGTGCTGCACGCCACCGACATTTCGGGCTTGGCGACTGTCGCAACGACCGGTTTGTATTCATCGCTTATCGGAACCCCGACTCCGTACGCGTTGCCGGTCGCGACATCGTCAACGCTCGGAGGTGTAAAGGCTTCTGCGGATGGCAACCTGACGATTGGCCCCACCGGGATCATCGATCTTGGGTTCTCGCCCGTCAAGACTGTGAACGGCGGGTCTCCGGACGCGGCCGGAAATGTGGCGGTCGTGTTACCCGCTCCCGTGGGACTCGTTAACCCAACGGCCATTGATGCAGGCACCGACTTCAACACACTGAAAACGTGCGGCTTGTACTTCGGTCTGGATGCGAACGCTGCATCGTTTGTGAATGCGCCTTCGACAGCGGCCGGAGGCACGCTGGACATCGAGCCGTTCACAACATCCGCAACTGGCGGTGACGTGATTCAGCGTTACCAGATGTCCAATGCGCTGTTTTTCCGGCGCTACACGCAAGCGTCAAACACGTGGTCAACCTGGACTCAGGTGTCAACGAGTTCTGCGCTTCCGATTGCGTCAGCTTCGACACTGGGCGGTGTCATGGTTGGAGCAGGGCTGTCTGTTACAGGGGCGGGTGTGCTCTCGGCAAATGTTAAGAGCGTCAACGGACAAACAGGAATCGTGGTGTTGGACGCGAGTTCAGTCGGTGCTCTTCCTTCAGATGTTGTGAACATTCCGGGCGGAGTGCCCTCGCTCGATATCAATACCGGGACTTCAAACCCCGATACCGACGCATACACGTATGGCCGGTTGCCGTTCTATCAGAACACCTTGGGCGACTGGTTCAACGCAGGGAAGTGGGATGCGTCAGCGAACCACGTGATCCAGTCACACACGGGCAACACGACAGCGGACACGAATACGTCACTGGCTTCCGGTGGACTGCAGACGATTGACATATCGTACAACGGCAAGGGTGTTACGGGTCTTTCCAATCCATCCTACGAGGCGGTCAACGCTGAGGGCATGGTCTATGAGGTGAGCGTCGCTGGAACCACAGCGCTGGATGGAATTAGCACGTGGAATGTGGGCGATTTGGTGGTGTGCATAAACGGCGCGTGGACCCGGATTCAGTCGGGCGCGGCTGCAAATTCGCTGACATCGAATAGCAGTTGGTATCGCACGAACCCGGACGGAACCTTGGAGATTGGCGGTCACCATGTAATGACGGCGGGTAGTACGACGACGACCATAACGCTGCCTGTCACTATCGGTACCTATCTCAGCGGCTTGGTCACGGATATAGGCACGTCATGTTTCTCTGGAGGAATTGCGCCACTCAGTTCGACGCAAATCACGCTTTACGCACCTGCGTACTGGCTGGATAACACAGGGACTGCCGTTGCCCGTGGCGACTTCGATATGCAATGGCGCATCCTGGCTAAACCTTAATTCAAAACGGGGATTGAGATGAGCAGACTGAAGTTGATAGCGCTGTGGTTTCTGGTCACGCTGTTCATGCCACTGTTCAGTGTTGTCATGCTGATCCAAGCGGTAGTCGGATCGCAGAGCAGAGCCAAAAATATGGCGTTAGCTCAAGACGAATGTGGAAACTCGATGTTCGGGGGACCTTCAACACAGACGATGTCCTCGCGAGTTGGGGACGGTCTGATAGAAGGTAAAAGGTGGGCCAAGATCGTCGGTCCTGTTATCGATTTTTTATTCGGAGCCGGACATTGTTTGTCGAACGTCGATCTTGGGGCCGGTCTACTGACTGCGGCACAGATGTCGGAAGTAGATGCAGCAGATAAAGAGCAGGGACTCCCCGCTCAATACTAAAAACGAAGGCCCCAAGCAATCCTCTGCTTGGGGCCTTTGTCTTTAACGAAAGAGTCCTTTGGTCTTCGGGTACATGACGCTGTGCAGATCGTGGTAAGGGCCGGGGAGTGAAATTACCGGCTTCTCCTTGTACAGCTTCCACTCATCTACGTCTGAGGGCGGTGCGCACGTATCCACAAGTTGCACGAGCTTGCGATTGCGGCGGAATAGTTCGAGATTCTCTTGAATGAATCTGCGCTCCTTGCCGGTCGATTGCTTATACCAAGCCTGCAGCGTGCCGTGCTCTTCAAGCAGCTTCTTTGCAGTTACAGGGCCGTAGCCCTTGATCGCAGGTATCGAGTCGCCCTTGTCGCCTATCAGCGTCTGGTAGTCCACCATCTGATCGACTCTGACGCCCTTGCGCGCTTCCGCGTCAGCCACCGTAATGAATCGCGGAGCCGCTTCTTTGGTCTGGGGGTCCTTGTACGAAGAGTCGTATAGCGAAACGTATTCGGTCAGGTACTGGTATGCATCCTTGTCGGAGGTTCCGCAGATGACTCTGTATCTGTCTCCGTACTTGCGGGCTATCGAACACAGTACGTCGTCCGCTTCGTATTTCTTCGGTTGGTAGAAGCCCATACCGATTTGCGAGAACAGTTGGTAAATGGGATCAAGGAAATCGTACACGTCGAGTTCCGATGCCGAACTGCTGTATCCATTGTCCACCGGCTCCGCGTGAGCCTTTCCTTTGCGCTCGCCCTTGTATAGCGGATAAACCTTGTACCGGAAAACGTCTGGGCCGTCGAACGCGCAGCACACGTAGTTTGCACGTACCGCCAACGCGTCCTTGCAGATCATGCTCAACAGGCGGTAGGGAATGACTTCGGTCAACGGCCGGTTGGTCTTGGTCGTGAAGAAAATTCGGTGCAGATACCACGGACCGTCAGGGACAAAAATCGTCTCTCGTTTGCTTCTCATTGCTCACCATGAAATGTGGATTCAACCACGATCTTGACGTGGGTGGTCGTCGCGTAGTCGGATTCGTCGGCTGTGTGGGCGTCGATAGCGCGCACCCGAAGATATGGATGAAACCTGGACTGGACCTCTGCCTGAAGCGCAGGGATCAGTTCTGCGTAGTCGTCGGCCGCGATGCCCGCTCCGCTCTGCTTCAGGAACGCGTGCATGAACAACAGAACTTCGCGTTCGTTTTCAACAATCGCACGTGATGCGCGCTGCGACGAAAGACCTAAAAGCTTCTGCATAGGTACACCCCCAATTCTTTATTTACTGCACACCGTGAAATTGCTGTGTGCAATGCATCGGGCATCAATTTCATCTCGGTAGTTCAGAAAAACGGAGCCTCTATGCAGTTTGACCAAAAAGACCCATTTGGGTACCCGCTTGGCACCTATCTATGGGTGTTTGGGGTCGCGCTAATCGGGGGCGCAGTCAAGTACTTGAATCACAGTTCGAAATTCTCGTTCTATATCTTGTTTCGCGATCTTGTCACCGCGTGCTTCGCTGGGCTCTTGACCTTCTGGCTTTGCGAGTGGACCAACATCAACGGCCCGTTGTCCGCTGTGCTTATCTCGATAGCCGGATTGATGGGCACGCGTGCCTTGAGGGAAATCGAAAATCTGTATCGGTTACGCATGGGTCTTCCTCCGGAATCTGACGAGGAACGGGAGCATCCCCAGAAGGTGGAAATTGACTTGAGGGTCAACGGGGATGTTCAACAACGTCAAGGACGCACGGAGCACGAAGGGGATTAAAAGTGATTCTGACCAAAGAACATCTTTCGCTCAGGAGTATCCGGCGCGCTGCCGATCATTTTCTGGCTTTGTCCTCGCCGTTTGTCCTGGCAGCTTTAGTTGGTGTTGGGGGCGTGTGGTCGATGGAACGTGCGCCCGCGCAGACCATTGTCGATACGTCTACCTACTTCCAGGTTCGGGCGGGGCAGAGCCTGAACCTGGATGTCCCAGTGATCGTTCAGACGCAGGCACAGCGTGAGATGTATCGCACGTGGTTGACCGACGCGTCTGGGAACGTGGCCTACCGGTTCCCAGATCAAATGGTTCAGGACACAACGCGTCTGGACCTATCCAAACGACAGCTAACTGTTCCTACGTTCATCAAGAGCGGTGTGTACGTACTGCACGTAGAAGTGATCTATCCGTTCAATCCATTGAAGAACGGAACGATCCTGATGAGCGTTGCGACGCTGTACATAGATTGAGTATAGAAATGTCTACACCATCGAGCTATTCCATAAAAGCGGCTCAGCTTTCCGCATTCTGCCCGGCACTTCCACAAGCAACAGTATCGATCCTTGTTGATTCGATTAACGCGGCAATGGCGCGCTTCCAGATTGATCAGAGTCCGCGCCGGGTGCGTTATTTCATGGCACAGACGTGTTTTGAAACGGCGAGATACACCTCGTTTTCAGAAAACCTGATGTACACAACGGCTCAGCGACTGGTTGCGGTTTGGCCTACGCGGTTCACATTGCAGGCACCGCTTCAGCCGAGCGTTAGCTATGTCCAAACGGGCCTGGCCTACGCCCCGAACTACATAAACAACCCGGAAGCGTTAGCGAACCTCGTGTACGCGAATCGCATGGGTAACGGGGGTGTTGAGTCGGGTGACGGTTGGCTGTTTCATGGCCGGGGTGCCATCCAGCTAACCGGACGCGCTGCGTATGCAGCTTATGACAAGGCGGTGTACGGCGATGGCCGCATTCTTGCCAACCCGAATCTCGTATCAAACATCAAAGACGCAATGCTATCCGCTGCGTGGTTCTGGGGTTCCAACGGACTCAATGCGCAGGCGGATGCCGATGCGTTCACGCGCGCCACGCAAATCATCAATGGTTCGACGGTCACCGTTGCTCAGCGACTTGCTGTCTTGAATCTCGCGAATTCGACATTCGTCTGGTGAGGAACGCGCTTGATTTACCCAAGTTACTCGAATCGAGATGATTCGCGACCCCACGTCGGAGAGTAAGTAACTTGGTCTCCACCAAATAAATACTGGCGCGATAAGAGGCAACCTAATGGAAAGCGTATTTTATTATCCAGTGACCCTGCACCGGGGCGCTGTAGCTACACCTGTAGTCGCCGCGTGGGCCCAGTCACTTCCTAACAGTAACGACATTCAGAGTTTGGTTCTGGTGTTGTCCAGTTCAGAGGGCACGCAAGAGCCTGGTATGTATCTGTGGGATGGTTCGCGTTGGCGTCTGACTATCCCATACCAGAACGTGGCCTATGCCATCATCAACGGCGCGCAACTCGATCTGTATTTTAGTTTGTCCGCACCTGTGCAAACACCCACGACGGGAACGGTTGATGTCTGGCGAAACGCTATCGAGTTCGAGACGACGACGCTGGCGAGCGACAATAATCTTGTGTGGGGCGTTTCGTACGTACCAACCGAGGGCGCTGGTTCCGTAACGTCGGTCAACAACGTGGGTCCTGACGGAACCGGGAACGTCTCAATCGCAATCTCGAACATTCCGGGCCTGCAGACAGCGCTTGCTAATGCCGGTTCGGTCAAGACTGTTGACGGCCAATCACCCGACGCGAACGGCAACATTGTCGTTAGAGCGCAGGATAACAACGCAGCCTCAGGCGTGTCGCTGATCGCTGATTCGGGTGCGACCACAGGCAACATAAAGCTAACACGTCTAGTAGCAGGCTCAGGCATCACGCTCGCAGCGGATGCTAACGGCAACCTGAAGATCAACGGCTCGTCACAGGGCGTAACGCAAGTTACCTCTGAAGGCACGGGGACTTCGTTGATCGGAAATGACGGGACGACGGGCGGTATCGCCATTCTCAAGTCGCTAGCTGCGGGTTCGAACATCACGATCACACCGGATGCGCAGAACCATACGCTGACCATTACTGCAAATCAGGCTATCACTCCAGCGACAACCTCAGCGCTTGGTGGCGTAATCGTCAAGGCCGGTTTGTCTGTGGATGGTACAGGCAATCTGTCTTTGGCTGCACCTACAGGCGTGAACCTGGGTGGTGTTAAAGCCGGTACAGGAATTTCGATTGCAGCAGACGGCACTATCTCGGCTTCCGGCGCTGTGGCTTCGGTATCCGGACAGACGGGTACGGTTGTAGTCCAAGCATCGGACACGTCAACTGCTTCGGGTACCTCATTAATTAGTGACTCAGGTGCTACGACAGGGAACATCAAGATCAAGCGTGTTGTTGCAGGCTCCAACATCACGTTGGCGGCTGACGGTAATGGCAACCTGCGGATCAATTCGACGTTGACCTCTGCGGTGACCTCGTTTGCAACGGGCACGTCGGGTCAGTTGGTTGGTGACATCGTATTCGCTGCGGGTCAGGCAATTTCGTTGTCGAACACAGGCAACACGATTCAAATCAACGGTACAGGCGTTCCTGAGGCTCCCAACGACGGCACGCTATACGGTCGTCAGAACATGGGCTGGACGGCGATTCCGTCAACGGCGAATCCGATTGTTGCGGTGAACGGACAAACGGGTACGGGCGCTGTGTTGTTGGTTGAGGCATCGCCTCCAGCCAATACGGCTGTCATCAAATCGCTCGTCGCGGGTGCCAACGTCTCAATCAGCGATAACTCCGGGCTCATCACGATCACTGCGTCGATTCCTGGCGGCACTGTCGCTACGGTCAACAGCAAAGGACCGGATGGTTCTGGCAACGTGACGCTTGCTGCCTCTGATGTGTCCGCGCTTCCTATCGTAGGCGGAACTATGGGCGGAGCCATCAACATGAACTCATTCAAGGTCACGGGGCTACCTACGCCAACTGTTGGGAGTGATGCCGTTCCTCTCTCGCTCATCACGGGATTGGTAATTGACGGTGGTGTGATTGGTTAATGAGGGAAGAACATAATGAACGTTAATATTCCAGTCGCGCTCCCACGGCTCCTTACTGCGGGGGCGAAGCCGACTACAGCGCAGATTCTGACTGGGCAGCTTGCGATAAATCTAGTTGACCGCAAGCTGTTCACGCTGGATAACACAGGGGCGATTCAACAGATCGGGGTGGCTTTATCTGACCTCTCTATAGTTGCCGCCACGGGTAGCTATAACGACCTTAAAGACAAGCCGAATATCAGTGGTTCGTATGTGCTGCCTGCTGCGACAGCTACTGTCTTGGGGGGTGTGTTGATCCCTACGGCGGCCGGTTTGTCTGTAGCCGCCAACGGGACACTTACCAACACGGGTGCGCTGTCCGTCAACTCGCGCACGGGAGCAATCACCCTCACAGCTACTGACGTGGGACTGCCTACCGATCTTTTGTCGGGGCCTTCTACAACGGTGGCATCGAAGTATCTACCGGCGTCGCTCGGTGGTGCGCTGACGTATCAGACGACGTGGAATGCATCAACGAACACACCTGCTCTCGCTTCGGGTACGGGCACCAAGGGCTTCTACTACGTCGTGTCCGTGGCGGGTACCACCAATCTGGATGGGATCAGCACGTGGGGAGTAGGTGACTGGGCTATTTTTGACGGCACCGCGTGGGGGCGCTTGGCTAACTCAAGCTCAGCCGTTACGTCCGTCAATAGCAAGACGGGTGCAGTCACGCTTACCGCTGTGGACATTACTGGCTTCGCTGCGGTGGCAACGTCAGGCAACTACAACGACCTGTCGAACAAGCCAACGCCTTACTCGCTGCCCGTAGCAACCACCGCAGCAATCGGTGGTGTGATGCTGACAACCGCAGCACAGCAAGCGGGTAATTCAGCGACAGGCAAATTGGCGACGGTTGCGACATCGGGCTCGTATAACGACCTCCTAAATCTGCCTGCCAATCCGAATGTCGCGCGTCTTCCGGTGAACGTGCAGGGCAATCCGAACGTCATCACCGAAGTGTTTTATGACTTCTCGCAAGCCTGCCAGTTTCCGCAAAACTTTGCGGGTTCGGTCATCACGGCGAAGCTCATATCAGGGACTACAGCCACCATCCGCATCATGCAATACAACACGGCAAACCCGTCGGGTGTGCAGGTGGGGACGATCAATGTGGATACGGTCAACGGCACGACTTTCACCTCAGTGGGTTCGGCCACGTCCTTCGCAATCGGGGATGAACTGTCATATCAGTTCGTGACTACGAACATCTCGCGTTTCACCGTGACCCTTCAAGGCACGTGGCAGTAGTAATCGCCAAGGAGAATAAAAAATGGCTGTTCCGCAATTCATAGCAGCGCAAGAAGGTTTCGACATCTACCCGAATGGTGCCATAGCCGCCAATTATCCGTGGTTCGTAACGAACGCCGCGCAGCAAGGCCAGATTAATGCGACGGCCGGTGCATTCGGTGGATGTGCTTTGACGTTCCCGACTTCAGGTGCGGGATCAACGCTGGTATCGGGATTTGAGTATCAGTTCCCGTCCACCATGAGCATGATTCGAGGCAATACGAGCGCGGCCGGAAAAGGTTCGTTTGCTCTCAGTGGTTGGCTAAACATCAACACTATGTCGGCAGGTTCGGGCACCTTGCTCGGCTTGGGTACAGCAGGTGTGCCGGGTTCGTTCTATCCGTTGCTCAACATATCTAACAGCACTGCCGGTGGTACGAATCTCCAGTTCATCACAAACATCAACAGCCCGACCTCGTCACCGTACAACTTCAACATCCAGTTGAACACGTACTACTGGGTGCAACTGCAATTCTCGTACTACAGCGCGACGAGCACTGCATCATCAGCAGTCCTGCAAGCCACGTACACGATCAACGGTGCTGCTGTGCAAACGGACATTCCAGTCACGTGGACCGCTGACGTGTTCTCTGGTGCTCAGATTGCCAATCGGTTGAAGTTCTACGCATCGAATTTCTTGTCCTATTTCTGGGACGATCTGATGATCCAAGCGGTGAGTGGTGCAGACACGAACTGGCCCTTGGGTGCGGGCGTGAACCCCACACCGGAAACCGTACCGTCGATCAGTGCGCGACGCATCTATACGCTGACCGCAACCGGCAACGGATCGCTGACACAGATGACGCCGTCTGGGGCTGAGCCGAATTGGCAGTCCGCTACAGATACGACAGGTGCCAATTATGTGACTGCGACCGCCGTGGGACAGACGGATACGTACAAGTGGAATGCCCCAGCAATGTCAGATGTCCGCGCAGTGTCGATTCGCGGCAGTTCGAATCGCTACCAAAATCTGAACGGCTCGTTCAAGACATCAGCGGGCGGCACGCTGACACAGATGGCGACTAATAACGGGGCATCGCGCTACATCGGCATTGCAGAAACCGATGGTACGAATGCATGGACGGCTGCGTCGATCAATGCTGCCGAGTTCGGCCAGACTTCCAAGTAAGGGGTAGAACAATGACTTTGAAGATGATGCAGGGCTTTGAAACAATGCGCGACGACTCTGATCTACGCGCGCAGGGCTGGGTTGCATCCCCGACACTACAACCGATGGCGTTTGCAGGATCGCTGAGTAGCTTGAATGGAGTTTCGCTGCGTTCTATTGGAGCGGGCGCTTCGAATACTGGCGCTCCCGGCGCATCTGGTGTTCCTGATCCGGGTTTTTTCAACACTGGTATCACCGTCAACCAAGCGTGGCAGGCAGGCGGCTTTGTCTGGGGCTTCAACGCTAAACTGAACGGTGCCGTTGCGAATTCATATGGTACGAGTTCTAGCAACAATCAGAACCAGGTTTGCTTCGACGGATCATTGTACTGGGCTGTGCAAAAGACAGGCGGCGCTACATACAATGTTGCAACGTCGCCAGATTTAAAAACCTGGACAACCACTACCGCGCAGCCTGCCGGAGGCACGGGGCAGGGTGCGAGTATTTTCTACATGGGCGGTGGCGTAGTTGGGGTGATCAGCGGAGCCTACAACAGCACGACGGGCAACCTAGTGTATTACACGAGCAACAATGGCGCGTCCTGGTCTACCTCTGTGCAGATGGGGACTTATAGCAGTGGGTCGGCACCTGTTGAAGGTATCGGCTTTGCTACTGGAAACTCAACGTACCCTCACGGCATCGCTTTCGGCACCGGCGCGGTTATGTCCAACGGCACCTACGGGGGCATCTGGATAGGCAACCTGGCGACAGGGATGGTGCAGGTAGCAAACTTTACGAGTCTTGGTTTCTACGTGACCGGGCGTCCGTTCATTCAAAACGGGATCATCGTAATCAACTCCCAGGGTACCCAGCAGTTCAGCGCCACTGCGTCGAATTCAGCGCTGAATACAGCAGGTGCGTGGACTGCATCAACGTTTGCGGCTATCGGCAATAAAGGGTCATTGGCGTATAGCCCTACGGCAAATATATACGTCATAGCCACCAGCGCTGGTCTCTACACGTTCCCTAATACTGGCGGTACCAATACGCCGGTTATTCAATCGGGCACAATTACGACCACGCAGCGCTCATCCGTTGCCGCCATGTACGGAGTTTACTGGACGGGTACGCAGTTCGTGGCACACGGCGCAAGCGGCTACATCTTAACGTCTCCGGACGGTGTAACCTGGACGAATACTTCGCATGTCCTGCCTCTCGCGGGTGCCTTTTCCTGGACTACATCCCTGTACGACGGATCGAAATACGTATTGTTCTCGGATGCTAACAGCGGAGTTATTGCAACCACCCCGGACATGGTTAGCAACTACGCCGTACAGTACGTAATGGAGGGTGCTGAGGGCAACGCGTTGGTCAACGGTAACGGTCACACTGGCGTTTACTCAGGAACAGCGCCCAGCCCAACTACCGGCTTGTGGACTCCTACAGCGAACTTCTTCGGCTTTGCACTGGGCGCGTTGTCGAGCGGCAACCGCCAGATGAACATCATCAACGCCGGATCAGGAACGGAAGCGACGCGTACTCTGAATGGTGTACAGGCGAACCCGATCCACTACTTCGAGTTAGTGTGCAAAGCAGCGGCGGGCGCAAACGCGTTCACCCATGAAATCTGGGTGGACGGTCAGCCGTTGTATCAGGGAGCGACCGGAATCGTCATGGGTAGTGGCTCTAGTGATACGACTTCGTTTCTGATCCTATGTCTGGATCGTTTCTTTACGATTACTGGTTACGATGACAGTTACTTCAACCTGATTGATGGTCAGGGCCTGTCCGGTGTACTTGGTATCGTCAATATCGTCGCTCAACGTGGCGAAACCGACACGCAAGCGCAGTGGGTGAAGACAGGTGGTGCAGCATCGAACTCGTTGTCAGTAAATCAGCCTGCTCTGTCCTCGTCATCTGCCAACTATGTCTCGTCATCCAATGCAGGTGACAAGGACATCTACGCGACCACTGACACGCTGCCAGCGGGTTACACACCCAAGGCTATCCAGAACGAAGCATACTTCACTAAGACATCAACGACCGCGCCGGTCGTCAATATCGGCTCGCTCAGTGGCTCTACTGAGAGTGACAGTGCCAACGCAACCATCAGCGGTACGGGTGCGTATGTATCGCAGATTCTGGAGAAAGACCCGAACGGGAACGTTGCTTTGACTTCTGGTGCTGTGAACGCGATGAAGTTTGTGCTGAATCACATAAGCTAACGGGAGGCTTAAATGGCTAACCCCGTAAAGGCTCAAGCCGTAGCTCGACAGGTGCTGCTGCAGGCGAGCCCTGTCGCCAAAGTTCAGGCAGTGGCCCGGCAGGTGATGCTGCAGCAAGGTACTACGGTCAAGGCTCAGGCGGTGGCGCGACAGGTCTTAACAATCGCGCCCACGAACACGCGAGATTTTAGTGTAGTGGTGGAGGCTGCTGCTGCGGGTTTCATCCCTGCACGAGATTCAGGTGTGGTCGTGGAAGTTTCAGCGGGCCTTCCGTATCAAGCCACAGACTCTGGCGTGGTGCTGGAGGTCGCTGCGGCTTCGACCGTAACGCCAGCGATGCCAATGCAGCGGATCGTGTGGTTCACACCTAGCTAGGAGATGACTATGTCTGATGTTCAACCCGGCATGAATTTGAGCGTAGACGATGCACGGCAGATGATCCAGGTCTATGACTTCAATCAGACTGACTGGAACGCCAATACGATTCCGATCCCGGACGAATACACGATCCAGTTTCAGCCGTCACTGGATCAGACCGTTCTGGAAAGCATCGCAAATGGTCGCGAGGTTTCCTACGCGACGCAGATTGCGTACGCGAATCGCCCGTTCGGCACCGGTTACATAACCGAGTCGTACACGGTGTCGCTGCAGCAGTTGCTTCCAAAAGACAGCACTACAACGACGGCATAACAGCTAAAGAGTTGGGTACGTGCACTCGATTGAGAAGGCGTACCCAACGACATAGGATGGTCAATTGAAGAAGGAGGTACCGTGAGAGTCGATGCTGCAAACCGACTTGCCGCAGACGTACTGATGAACAACGAAAACGTGACTGTTGGATTTGATGAGAGCCGGGTAGGGCAGGTGCATGAGCTAGAGGGTTCCTCTGAACTGCCGATCTATCCGCTTCCTCAGGGACACAATCTGGACGACGGTGTGCTGAAGACAGGCATCGATTGTGATCCGGAGATGGCACCTATCGAACCCGTGAGCGATCCGGGAGTGCCTGAGCTAAACGCAGCGGCCCGCCTGGCAGTAGCGACACCGAATATCTAAGTACATACCGTTCCCCAACACAATTTGATAGATGCAGGGACTTTGCGGCAAGTAACGACCTTTACTTGCGTATCAATTTGGGCACGGGGAATACAGTTATGGACAAGGTGGACGAGGCTCAAGGGCTGATTGAAGACGTGAGGGAGGACCATATTTCGCACATTCGCTCACGCGTAGGCAAGTCGCTAATCTTCAGCGGCTTCTGTTACTACTGCTATGAGGGTGTGCGCTCGCCTCATATATTTTGTGATCTTGATTGTCGGGATGACTACGAACGCGAGCAGAGAATGAACAGAATAGAAGGCCGATAGAGCAGAAGCCTCAAGAGCCCCGATCCCACAACGCAAGGGATCGGGGCTTTTTTATTGCAGTTTTATCCAAACTTGCAGAGCTAAGGAGTAAATAGATGTCCACAGTCATAGGAAATTGCACGGACTGTATCGTATCGCTTCCGGCGCAACCGACGCATGCGGTAAACCTTCGAGTCCAGACATCAGTGTCGGACAATATGGTGATCCGCGAGACCGGCGCGTACCAGCAGTCGTATGCGAACGAACAGTCATCCGATCTGGTGGTGCAGATCGCAAAGTCGGGGAATTACGCGCTTCCGTCCGGGACCCAATTCCTCTTCTTGCGTGTGTCCGCGCCGGTCTCAGTGACGGCTGTCGCTGGTGGCGTGTCGATGACGTTCAACGTTGCGGGATTCCTCATTCTGGATACGCCGTACTCTGCGATCCAAATTTCGAATCCGAGCGCAACAGCCACAGTAAATATGAATCTGACGTACATCCCAGCCTGACGGTCAAGCCCCGCGCCTAGCAAGCCCGGGGCTTTTTGTTGACTTTATATTGACGAAATGTGCAGCAACTGCTAAATTCGGCTAAGTGTGCAGTAAATATGGTGTGAGTCCAGCAGAAAAGCCGATTCTTTCTTGGCGTGCTGGGAAAACCCCTGCCTTAGACGAACGTTTCCACGGAGAGTGACGGATGGATGATCGACAGAAAATTGCAGCATTTCTTGAAACCCACGAGCTATCGAAGGGCCTAGGCTCCGAATCGTCACCGTGCTCCATTGCTGCAATCAACCTGGCGCTGACCGGGAGACTCACAGACGAGATTCCAGACTGCATGTCCGAAGTGATCGGGCGGTGGATCATTGGTGTACAGGATGCCATGACGGACGACTTACGCAATAGTGTGCGGTGGAAAGCATTGCTACCTACTGCTGCGGGAACCGGGCGTGCGCACGAACCAGAACGCAGCGCACTGATCCTGACGTGGATGTTCGAAAAGGTGTTGTCTCAGCTTCAAGGGCTTGCAGACGAAAAGGGTTTTGGTAACGAGTGGCGCAACATGCTGACGCTGAGAACCCCAGGTGCTGCTCGTGCGGCTGAGCATGCTGCGTTTGCTGCTGCTGCGTTTGCTGCTGCGTTTGCTGCTGAGGCTGTTGAATTTTGGCAACGCGCTGACCCCTGCGGGCTTTTGGAGCAATTGAGTGCGGTAACCGGGGCAGGGGGCAAGGAGTGACTTACACCGAACAAGAACTGTTTGACAAAGTTTTAGGACACCTCGCGCAACAGAAGGTGAAGAGCGCGGTGTTTAACGAACCTACCACGCTCCATTCGGAAGGAAACTGGTCCTGCCTTTATCGCGGGCCGAACAACACGCAGTGTGCGTTTGGTGTACTCATTCCTGATGCGGCTTATACGCCCTTCTTGGAGGGCTGGCTTCACGTGCAGAACGCTTCTAAACGAGGCGGAGCGAAAGGTTGCGGGAGAGGCTTTGGGTGAATACCGACTCACTTTGAATGAATATCGACTTAAAGAGGCGATGACTACCTCATTCGTGGACGCAATGATTCCGTTGATTCCGCACAAGGAACTTTTGCGAGGGCTACAGGCCGTCCACGATTCAGACTCTGGCCCGGATTCGTGGGGCTGGCGGCTTGAAACACTCGCAAAATCCCACGGTCTGGAATTCGACCGTGCCGCGTTCGAACAAAAAATGAAGAGTGAATAGTGAATCTCGCTAGAGAAAAAATCCTCGAAGTTCTGGAGAAGCACGGGCCCCAAACTCGTTACGCTGATTCGTGGACAGATGAACACCACATAGCGTTCGCTCAAGGGATTCTTGAAGCGGCCAGCGCGCAGCGTCCGGACATTTCGGAGTTTGAAGAACTGCTGGACGATCTGGCGGGTGCGGTTGCCGAGACGGCAGTATTCAACGTAACTCAGCGCTCGATGACCGTTCGTATGGTTCGGCCGCGCCGGATAGCCGTCCTGAAGTTCGTAGCTGATTTGGTGGCACGAGTTTCGAACAGGCAGCAAGCTGGTTACGTGATGAAACACAAGACGGGTCCTGGCCGTGGCTTTTCGTGGGATGCAAACGACAAGCAGTTCAGTGCCGACTGGATTCGAATCCCCGCATTTATCGAACAAAAATGAACAAGACAAAAATTGAAGCGTTGCGCAACGAGCTACTGCAGGAAGCGGACCGGCTCAACCGACCGACAGGCCAACTGGGGCGCATTGCGCGCAAATTGACTGCGATTCTGGAAGAGGAATCGACGCCAGAACAGGCTGGGAGTACTCCGCCTAACAGATGGGCCAAAGAGGGCGAAGCGGACCCGCACGGCACGTCCTATGACTGCGAGCGGGCATCTTTGACGCTGGGCCAATACACGGATGACGAATTGGCGAACGGGGTTTTCCTGAACGCCGATCAGCCGATGAACATAGAGCGCATCCTAGCCCGCGATCCGAACTATCACGCGCCGATTGCCTGGCTCACTGCAGCGAAGGACCGTATCCGGTGGCTGTCACGTGCGCTCGTGCGCGCTGAGAGTGCAGGGGGTTCGCTGACGCCCGCTCAGTGGGCTGACGTTTATTACTTCGCTCGCGCGTCTGAAATCGGTGAATTTTTGGGACGTGCCGAGGAAGTTTTTAACGCCTCACTTGTGGAGAAGCGCCAATGAATCGCGAGTCCCTGTACAAGCTGATCCAAAGTTTCGGATACACCACCGCTCCGCAGACAGACGAACTGGTTGGCGCGATTTTCTCAGCTATGCCTCCGTCAGAACCGGTCTATGAGGCGATGGCTACGGACGAGGATCACATCGAAAACGGCCCGAAAGACATCTGGATGGACTGCGAGTCTGACTTCTTCGAGCAGATGCGAACGCGCAAAGATATGCGAACGCGCATCCTGTACACGGCACCACCATCAGACAAGTTCGTGAGCATCGAACTGCTCAAGGAGAAGGTTGAGAAGATGAAGGAGCCGCTCGATTCCAGCGTGACACAGGAGCGGAGTAGCGGGTGGCGAGCGGCAGTGGAAAGCTTCGAGATTGAGTTCATTCCGGAGGCTAGAGAAGCGCACGCTGCGTTCTGGCGAGCGGCTGCGAAAGGGAGCAAATCATGAGAGGCGAGCAGCGGGAAGAGCAGCGCGCGCTGTTCGAGGAACGGGCGTTCAATCAGCGTTTCCTGATGTCGATCCGGAAAGTGGGCCAGGGCTGCATGACATTTCAGGCGGTAGGGTGCCCGACCAAGGCTGAATTTGTGAAGCGTCAAGCTGATGGCTCGTACGAGGACCAGACTCTCAATGCAATGTGGTGGGCGTGGTGCGAAGCGGTCAGACTCAACAGAGGGGCGGAGGAATGAAGACGCTTAGTGGCAACCAAAAGGCGCTCGCCTTGAACCTGGCCAGGCACGCAGAGGAATCACACATTCTTGCGGGCAACGAGGTTTGTGCTGAACTCATGAAGCAGTGTGGGAGGACAATCCGCGAATTACTGGGGACTCGCATCGAACTGGACGATCTGGTGAAGGACGCTAGTGATCACCGACTGTCAGACGATCTGATAGGCAAGCGTTTCCGCATGCTCTTGAGTGATCCCACCTGCACATGCGGCGTTTCGACGGGCACGCCGCACGCTGAAGACTGCCCGATAACGTCACACGTGCGAGCGCTGTTCGCACAGTCCGGAGAGTACCCGTCATGAGCGTCACACAAATAACGAACGAGCGGATTATCGAACTGCTGAACGAGGCAGATCGCGAAACGATTGAGTCCGAAGACAGTCAGGCGTTTTACATCCGGTTCGCGCGGAAGATTGAACAGGAGATGTCCCCGACGAAGGACGCGGAAGACGCAGCTTTGTTCCGTCATCTGGTTGAGCACGCGTGGGAATTCAAGACATCCTTCGACAAGGAGGGTCAGCCGACCCGGATCAAGGCTGACTTCAAAATCACGACGCTGACTAGCGACAGCATGGGCGACAGTATCCGTTCGCTGGTTCATGACTTCGGAAAGAACGCGGAAGCGCTAAGCGAGAAACTCGAAATGACAGCGACTGAATGCGCGGTTGGGGGTTGCTCGAAGATCGGCTGCGAGGGCGGAATCTACTGCTTCAACGCAGACGGTACGCGCAAGGAAGTGACAGAGGGCCAGAAAGAGCAACTGCGCGATGCGCTGAAACAGTTCACGCAAGGGAATGATGATCAGCGGCCGGAACTACCCGCCGCTTCAAGTGCAGGGGAGGCGGTAGGGTGAGCCTATACCAATGTGAGCACTGCGGCTGCATGGAGAACACTGCACCTGGGATGCAGCCCAAAACCCCTGAAAGGTGGTTCGACTGGACCGGTATCGAAGACCGAAAGGGCAAGCATCTGTGCAGCGTGTGTGGTCCCACGAAGTACCGCAGTGGTGAGCCGACTGAATATGGCGTATGGCATGGGCTGTTCCCCCGCTATTTCCTACCGATGGGCGAATTCAGGACGAACCGCGTGGGCAACCTAGAGCACATTAAAACGGGCAGCACCGACTGGAAGCCGTTTGTTTTGCGGCAAGAGGAACCGATATGACGAACCTAACGAATCCCCCTGGCGCTGAGGGGCAAGACACAGTGCGGGGCGATAACGCCGCGTCGATTGAACCTATCGTCGTCCTGACCAATGAAGAATTGAATGCGCTCACAAAGCAGCGATTCGGGAACATGCACCAACGGTACGCAGAAGGATTTCGCCGCCTCATGTGTGACGCCATCGAAGCAAACGCCGTGAAATCTCGCGTTGCCTCCGCTGTGCTGGCCACGGCTAAGGACGGCGAGGATTGCATCAATTGCGGCACCCGCGTCGATCCTCGCTGCGGATGCGAACGGGGACGAAAGCTTGCCGCGTACTATCGAACTCCTGAGAATGCAGTGCCGCCGTCGTCCACAGCAGCGACGAGTTCAACGGACCGCTGCTATGCACCCGCATGCGGCAAGTGGGATGGCAATGATTCGTGCACGTGCCAGCGAGTTACGGCCACAGAAGCGCAGCTTGAGAATCTTGACGTGGCGGTCCACAAGTTGGCGACAACGCACGCACTGGATCGCACGGGCTCAGGTGGTTGGATTTTTGAAAACCACAAGCTGTTCCTTTTCGCCCACGAGCTAGGCCCAAAGTATCCGGCCGCAACAAAGGCTGTGTCGCTGACTGATGATGCGCGCGAATGCCTGATGGATGTCGTTACCCATCACCATGACTTTCGGACTGCATGCATCGAGGTGAAAGCATCCAATGAAACGACGCGCAGTGATGAGTCATATTGGCAAAAGCAAATCGATGTGCTGGACCGCATGAGAGCGCAAGCGGAACGCGCGCTAGCTGCACGCGGACAGGTCACGACGAAGCGTGACGAACCCCGGCTAGATAAGCCCGCTCAGGTTGGGGGAACCCGATTTCATGCGGGAGTGAAGTGGTCCACGGTAATCGCAGCCACGCAACGACACTTCGAATACATGCAGACCCCTGAGAAAGAGGCTGAACGTATCGAGAAAGGCAAGGCGCTTGTTGAGTATCTTTTGAGCGGGCAGGCCGCGTCACCGGAAGCAGCGGAGAACGAGGCACTGCTCAAAGCGCTAGCTGAATGCCGCGAGGCGTTCCCTGTGCCAGAGGAGGGCTCGACGCTGGATGGCTACTGGGTGTCTGCGGTCGGTGACCCCTTCGAAGTTCCGGCTTACATACGCGCCGCGCTTGCTGCGCAAAAAGTTGCCGAGAACACGCAAAAACCAAACGTTAAAGGATAATTACATGACATCCAAAGTCACGACGGTAACCGACGTGCTGATGGCGCGCATCGTTAGCGGACAGTACGTCCACGTCCTGCCCCCTCAGGATAAGTTGTCGCTTAACCTTAAGGTCAGTCGGACATCGGTGCGCGAAGCAGTCTCCAAGCTCGAAGTCTGGAATGTTGTCGCGGTTCGTCCCAAGACAGGCACGAAAATCAATCCGCCCAAAGACTGGTCTATGGTCAGTCTGCCGGTGGTAAAGTACCGGTTGATGTCAGAGGGACGCGGACTGAGTGTCGAAACGATAGACAGCCTGCTGGAAGAAATACGCGCCACTCTGCTGGAGGTTGTGACACCTAGTGCCGCACCAGACACGGCCGGTTGATAAAAGGCAAAGAGATGAGTCCGAGGATCGACAAGCTCAGAGCAGGCCAGCGCGTGAGACTGGCTAACGGAGGACACGCGGTAATCCGTCAGCAGGATAGGGCGATGAAGCTGGTGACCGGCACGTCAGAGTACGGTGACCAATCGTTCATCTGGACGTATGACGGGGCCGCCGTTTCGTGTTTTTCCGTTTGCGTGCGTCAACGGATGCCAACCCTTGACATCGTTGAAGTGTTGATCTGATTTTCGCGTATCTGGTACGACCCGCTTCGGCGGGTTTTCTTTCCTCTAGTTGTTGACGTTCTGTGCAAAGTCACTTAGAATGGACTTGTTGGTTGAGTGAACGACTGAGGGGAACGAAAATGGCGGGTCAATATCTTGCACTTTGTCAGCGATGCAACGGCACCGGCCGGTATGATCGCGGTGCCTGTTTTGGTTGCCGCCCCTTCGGATCGTTGGGCTGGGTTCGCCGGGTATCGAGGGCTAAGGACGGTGCCCAAGTGACTGCGATACGGGATGCAGCGGAAGGGCGGATTGACTGGATCGTGATTTACAACGCGACCCCGAAGCAAGCTGTTCAGATCGTGCAACGGCAAATGCGTGTAGCAGGAAAGCCTGAAGCGTTGATCGAAAGCGTTCAGGCTCGTGTTCTCTGACGTTGGGCCAGACAAAAATGACGAAGCTTACCGTAAGTCGGGAGTGGCTGATTCACGAAGCCACCTCAATCGAGCAGTCTGCGCAGGAGTCGCTGAGGGCTTGGATTCTGTTGGGCAAGATGGAATTCTATGGTCAGGCGATGTCGAAGGCCGTTCAACTGCGGAGGATCGCGGAAGTCAAAAGCATCAGCGAGCGGCGCTTTCTGCTTCGCGAGCTTGGATACAATTGCTGAGACAATACACTACGCTAAGGGGCACACGATGAACAGCAAGCAGCGTCGCAAAGAATACAGGGCAATGCCGAAAGCAGGCACGCGCGTCAATTGGAGCAGTAAGTCCGGCCGCCCGATGGAAGGCGTTGCTGTTGGGCCGCACCCCGCTCACCAGGATAAGTGGAACGAAGAGCGCGGCAACGTTCCGAGCGTGCATCGCATGAAAGTGAGTCTGATCGGCGGGGCCCATGTTCATCCGCTCGTGTCGGGCCTGCGATCTGTTTGACGAGCGGCGCACAGACTGCTGACCAAACACAAAGAAGGGGATGCAATGAAAGTCATGATTAACGATCAGCCGTACGTGTCGATTGCCTTGCTCGAACGGGCGCTCGCGGCACACGGTGAAGCGCTCGAAGCGTATCGCCAACTTTGCGCTGAAACGAATAGCTGGTCGATCCCGGATGGCTTGACGGAGCGTCAGAAGGAAAACATCCGCGCGAGCCTCAACGGATTCGAACGACAGGCGGATCGCTCGGAGAAGGTGGCGGAAAAATTGCGTCGCGACATCGCTGCGCTGAACGAACAAGCATCTGCTTAACAAAGGAAAAACGATGACCACTATTTGCTGCCCGTCCTGCGACTGGACCGGCTATTCGTACGAAGCGAACAGCCTGACCAACGATCAACTTCGCGCACTGCAACCCGGCACGCCGGTACCGTACGGCGCGTGCCCGCTCTGCCGCACGCCGCTCATTCCGGGCCAGGTCTTCGCGAGCGACGAACTTCACCCGGAATTCGACTGGAACGCGGAACGTCCCGAACGTCAGAACCTCACGCAGTATCAGCGGGACTGCCTGGTGAACCTGATTGCGAAGCTGGTGCCGGACCATCCGGGTTTCCTGGGCTCGAACGAAATCGCGTTTGCTCTGCGCTCGACTATCGGGTCTGAAATCCCTATCGACTGCCCGCCGTTCAACCAGTTGACGTTGGCTCCGTACATGCAATCGTGGGTCTATCCGCTGCTGGTCGGCGCACTCTACGGTGAGCCGTATCCTGGACATCGTCGCCACGCTGCAGACGACGCGGCACAAGTGCGCAACGCAGTGAAGATCAAGCGCATCGCGCCAGAACAGACGGGCAGCACTGACGAGCTTCTATCATGACGACTACTGGACGCGAAAAGCGCATACCACTGACCGAGAGCGAGGTTGCGTTCCTCATTAAGAAGGCGGGGCACCACCGGCCGCTTGAACTGACGTTTGGTCGGCGCGTATGCCTGCGCGTCACGGATGAGAGCGCATGGGCTATTCCCTACCTCATGGCCTGTCGCCTGCAAACGATAGACCAACTCATCCAATACGGCGTGCTGCACTGACCCACGAGCACGGCATGAGAATCCACGACCCCGCATCGTTGCCTGTTTGGATGACTGATCCAGGCCCTATCGACGTGACCCACCATGCATGGATCAGATGGTGCGAAAGATACCCAGGCCAGAATCTCTTTGCGACCTACGCGCGGGCGAAACCGCTGACATCAGGGTACAGGAGACGGATTCGCGAGAGGTTCCCCGAACTGTATGCGAAATGGTTCGGCTCTGGCTGGAACGGCCGGAACTTACGGATGACCGGCGAAGGAGTTGTGTTCGTCTGCTCGCTGCGAAAGGGACACGTTGATCTGCTGATCACAGTGTTTCCGATGATGCCGAAGAGCGGGGCGGGGACCGTAATCGATTAGGCCGCTCTGCGCTCAACATAAATAACGAAGGACGAGATATGCCAGTCGAAGATTTGCACGAAGTTGCAGGCGTCACAGGCGGTCACGCAGTGGTCAAGATTCAGTCCGGGACCGATCACAAATGGATCGAGCTTTACGACGAAGAGTGGGACACGATTCTCGGAACGCTGCCTGCGGAGACGGGCGCGGATACGATCAGCACGGTGCTAAGCATGATCAACCGCGCGTTTGATCGCGGCTTCGAAACCGGCAAGGCGCGCAAGCAATACGAACTGTGTGAAGTGCTCGGAGTGCATCGGCTCGTGCGTGATCTGAAGGACGAAATCAGGGAAAGGTGACTGGATTGATAACGGAGAAAGAGTTGCCAAAGGGCTACGCGTGCGAAGCTTGTGGCACGGAGCACCGGTTCCCTGCCTATGTGTACGCACACTGGGAGGTGCGGATTACGCACTCGTGCGACTGCGGGGCGAAGCACGGCGTTCTGTGCGGCGTTGCTACACTTGTTGAACAAAACGAAGAATAGTTGACGGTTTGTGCAGGACCTGTATAATCGGTTCTGTTGGTGTTGGAGGTGAAACGAATCGGGGATCGAAATGAGCAAATTTACTGACCAGTTTGACGCGGTGGTGGCGGCGTTGGATAGTGCACCATTCGCCGCGCAAGTTGCTTGGGATTCAGCAAGTTGCCATGCTCAAAACGTTCTTGGTGGCGAAGCATGCAAGTGGGAAACGGAGGCATTCAAGGAATACGTTGTCGGCTGCGTTGACCAAGCTTCGTACTTTCAGGAAAGCGCTGAGGCACGGGAGTTTTTCGAAGAGTTCGGTATCTTTGGCTGAGGGGAACGGGATGGACGGAAAGATTCTTGCTGTGGATGTGTGCTCTGATCTGTACGTAGCGGGCCGCACGGAAGACGGTGAGCAGTACACGGCTGAGGTTTATCTGGTGTGCGCTGAATTTGCGGACGGTTCCGTGTACGCGCACGTCGAGCGCTTCAAGGGTTGCAAGGTCGAACAGGTCGATACAGAAGATGAGTCGTTCACCGCGTTCGTTGACATCCGTGAAGAACAGAAAGCTAAGGCCGAGAAACTGGCTGCGCGTGTCAATCAGTGTGTGGCTACAGGCCGCAAGCTCGATCCGCAGTTCTGGACGTTTCATCGCACAGTGTACGGGTCTTCAGCCTACCTCCACGAAGTTGCAGAAATGACGCCACGCCAACGCGCGGGCGAACCGGATTAAGGGAGTAGCAGATGGGTATCAAGTACGCCGTAGAGCAGCGCCTTCGCTTCATTGATTTTTTGGTGTCTCACTACGGCACGATCAACAGGGAAGCGCTCACCGACTACTACGGTATCTCGTTGCCTCAGGCGTCTGACGACATCGCTGAGTACAAAAAGATGGCACCGAATAACATCATGTATGACAACACCAAGAAGACCTACGTACGGGGCGCACTGTTCGCGCGGGTGTGGGGCTGATTTTTGACAGAGCGCTACCACTCACACAAGTCATGAAAATAAATAATCCCTTTCCCATAGAGATTGACGAACTGATGGCCCAGATGGCTGCGTTCGAGGAAGCCAACACGAAAGCGTGCATGGGTCCCGCACAACGTAATCACGGGTTTCTGCTGCAAGGCACCTGGTCGCAGGCATACGTAAGTCAGGAGGTGTCGAGTCGTTTTGTCGGCTGGGTCATGGCATCGCACGCGAGCGGACGCAGTGCCTTGCCTGAGCCCGGAAGTGCACGCGATCTGCTGCGCTGGTTGAAGAAGTACGAAAGTGTCCTGTCCAGTAGTCTGCTAGCGATGGAGGCTTCGAAAACTGACGCTGAAATACTGGAAGACTGTAGGGGAATGCTCGAAGCGTTGCGCGAAACAATTAAGGTTGCGGAGAGCGGAGCTACCGCGAGTCACTGATAGGTAAGCTTGACAAAACTGGGCACAGGAAAATGACAAAAGCACAGCTTCAGAAACGGCTCGATGCGATGGCTGCAGAGATAACGGCGATCACTGAGGAACTCACGAAGCAATACGGTGAGGGCGCGAATCTCTACTTCGAGGCGGGTGGCAGCATCTACGCGATGAAGCCCGAAGCCAGCTACAGGTACGACAGAGATGCAACGCTGGAAAAGCGCCAGGCGGGGGTCATCGCATCTAGCCAGTGGTGCAACTTTGATTGCGGCGCTTGGTAGCAAACACGGATAAACAATGACAAAGAATCTTGATAACGAGCGCGCTGCATTCTCCGCATGGGCACGATCCAAGCGAGTAGCGGATAACGACTTTCACTTCTACATCTGGGAGGCGGCGCTTGCATCCACCGCGACGAGCGATCCGGCCGCTGCCTTGCATGAAAGCCAGGTTCGAGCGTTGGCCGCTACGGTACAGCGCCGAATCGACGCGTGCGGTGTCGCTGCGAATACGCCAGACGCTGATTATTTCGACGCGTCAACGAACCTGATTATCGCAGCGCGCGAATTGCTGTCTGCTCTGGGCGGCCAACCGGCCGATGCGACGCCTCTCGATGAGGACGCGTCCAAGAGTGCGGGTCCCGATGGGCAACCCCTTTCCGATGGGCGGATATGGGAAATTGCTGCCGATGTTTGGCGGCGCAGAAGAGTCCTGACGGACCGCGAGTTCGAACGTCAATTCGCCCACGAAGTGATTGCCGCTGCGCTTCACGAAATCCGCGTCGCGCTCACCGCCGAAAAGGCATGGGAATCGGGGGAGCCGGTGGCATGGGAATCGACCACGCCCGTATATCACCGATTTATAACTGACACTCGGTATCAAGCTCTCCGCCCGGAGACGCGCAAATGGTACAAGCCGTACCTGTGCCCTCACTGCGTCGCTCCACAACAGCCCACGCAATCTGCCGATCAAGCCGACGCACCAACAGAAGGTTATGCGTTCAAGTGCGACGGCAAGCTATGGGTTGTGACTGATCCAGCGGTTGCTATGAAATGGCAGGATCAGGGGTTTCTAGTTACGGCCGTTGACGCCCTGACGCGCGACGCGGGGGACGCAAACCCAGACGAGCCGCTATCGCGTATTTCTCAAACGGAAGTCGATGCGTTGATTGCCGAGCATAGCGAATGGACACCTCAGGGCAGTGCAATTCTTGGCAGTCAGCGTCGGTTATTTGCAAAAGCTTTGCTGGATCTGGTGACCGCGCAATTGTGCAAGGAAGATGCCGCTACCGTGGCGTACCCGCGCTACATCGTCATCGGCTACGGGGAGACCGATCACCCGCAGGCCGCGTTCGTCAATGAGCGTGAGCAGCTTCTGGATGCGGTACTCGGCATGATGTACACGAGCCCATCCGATGCGTGTGACGACACGCGAGAAGAATACCGGAAAGACCTGGCTGATGACGACGAGTGGTCGCACGAAGGCATCTGGCGCACAGAGTTCGAAATCGGTGGGGTCGTCATCTATGACCTTGGCGAACCTGCCCACCAAGACGACAGCGGCAAGACTATCGGTGAGGACGCCGCGAATGGGGCAATTGGGGAGCGGGAAGCGTTCCTGACATGGTGGTGCGCAGACGTGCCCGAACACATGCGCGAGAAGTGGAAGGAAAGCGTTGATGAGTGTCTGCGTAACAATCACGCACAGGATAAGTTGGTCGGCGCGTGGGACGGCTTCCAATTCGGCCTGACTGTCGCCCGCGCCGCTCTCACCGCCGAAAAGGTGGCAGCGGAGCCGATTCGCACGCACCCATGCAAGTGTGGCGTGTGCGCCGAATGCAATTGGGCAATGAGCCATGAATGAGTCGCAACCAGCACAGGCACAGGTGAAGCTGACGGAGATTCAGCAGGCCATTGCCGACTATCACTTCGCTCTCGACACTCGCGCCCACGGCGGGGTTGCTCAGGACCGCGCGTTCAATGCGATTTGCAACGTGCTGGGCATGCACTGGAAACAGGGGGAGGAATTTGATCGACGCGCCAGAATGACGACGAGGATTGAATGAAGGTATCTGAATTGACCGGCGCAACGCTGGATTACTGGGTCGCCCGAGCCGAGGGCTTCAAGCGAGCCGATGGGCATTCTGACCCGATGGCGTTGCAGTTTCCTGCCGGAAGCCTGTACGATTTCCAGTTCGGCTACACAGCGCCACCGTTTTCGAGCGCCTGGCGATATGGCGGCCCGATCATTCAGCGCGAGAACATCGGCTTTCGTCGCGAGCGCGGACTGGACGGTAGTGAGTATTGGGCCGCAGTGGTTGACCAGTTGTATCTGCATGAGCAGGACATCTATCAGGGCGGCGCTAATGAGTTCGGCCCTACACAGCTAATTGCCGCGATGCGTGCTTGGGTCAAAAGCAAGTTTGGTGAGACCGTCCACCTGGACACACAAGGGGAAGTGACGCCCACTGACTGATGCAAACTGCATATGTCCATGCTGTGATTTACAATTCGACGTTGCGAAAAACTACAGAGAATAAGAAATGCTGTTCTTTCGGGATCGAAAAAAGGGTACCGGCGACATACCGGTAGTAAGACAGTTCTCGCGCCACGGCAACGACACGCTAGTACGCTGCCCGTTCTGCGCGGAGCCCACGGTTATTGAAGGCCCTGACAGGCACGTTTTCGGCAAGAGCCTGGTGCATGGCTGCGGCCATTCATTCATCGTGGCACGGGACGCAGAATATGACCCGTCGATAGAGTGATGCTGCTGCTGTAGCACGACACCTAGTGGGTTGGTTGAAGACTGGGGTGACAAACAGTTGAGCATCGGCAGCACAGCCAGAGCGAGTGTTGCGCTAATTGCCACACAGGCAGACGAGGGGTGACCATGGAAGTTGTAATGAGATATTTTAGCAGGCTGATGGGCGTGCGCACCGAACCGATCAGCGCTAGTTCTGCACGCTATCAGTACGCGGCTCGTATCGACCCACGGGTAAATGATCCGACGCGCATCCGGCGTATCGTCAGCAAGGCGTACGAGGCAATTCGTGGTGCCATGGCTCAGAAGCAAAGCGTGATCGTGCCGTACGTCACTACCGAGATTTACGATGACGAGGACGAAGGGCATCTCATGTATGCGCGCGCATTTAAGGCAGGTAAGCTCGCGGCCGAACAATTGCGTGATCAGGGCTACACGGTGAGTGTCGAACGGCGAGTCGTTGTTGAGCCCAACGACTCGGAATGCTACGAATACTATCTGGCGATCAACTGGGAAGAACAGAATGGCAAAGCTGAATGAGGCGGCGCTTAGGCCGGAAGCGTTTCAATGGCCGAAGCTGCCGGATTTACCGGCTCCGGAAAAGGTCGAGCTAAAAGGGCCATCGTTCGCGCACGCGCAACCGATCAACTACTTTACCGAGCATCAGATGCAAGGCTATGCAAACGCGTACGGCGAAGCTGTTCGTGCTGCCGTCACGGCCGACAAGCTGGCGGTGCAAGAGGTGATGGGTTTCGATGAATTCTGGCGAATGCTTGCAGCGAAAGGCTACAGGTGCGATTTCGATAGAGTGGACAGTGCTTATTTCGGATACAAGTTGGCTATCGAACTTGCCGCGCAGTGTGCTGGGCAAAACACAACTCCGCAAGACCGGGCAGGGTGGATTGATGCGAATGTGTCTGGAAATCCAACGCTGCTACGGGCCATGAAAAACATTGCGAACGCCGCTCCCGATAATTCAGGCGATCACACGACAGCACAGACGGTGCAGAGTGAGCAGAGTGAGCAGAGTGAGCAGGCGCGGACATCGGAGAACCTCATGGAAATGACCAATGAGACTTTGAAAGGCATGCGCGCGTTGCTGTCGAGACGCGCTAGTGCAGTTCAAGTGCTGCGCGAACGGCTTGCCCAATCCAAGCAAGCCCTGACGACGCTATCAGTGATGAAGGGCGCGGAGCTTTTGCCTCTGATTGACGCGTACGGAGCAGCCGAGCGCCGGTTTGGTTACTACGAAGGGTCTGGCGAGGTCTTTAATGATGCGGTCGAGAGAGCAGAGGCACAATTGAACGGAATTCGCGCACGGGCCAGGGAGAAAACAGGCAATGGCAAAGTTGAATGAGGAAGCAAAAAAAGCTGCTGGAAGATGCAACGGTGGAGCGGGCGGATTGGAGTGACCGAGAGTTGAACATCCATCCAGATTTTGCGGCTGACTATCGCTCGTTTCTGAAAACATGGAGCAATCAGACGCCAACGGAAGACATGAAGTCGCTGTGCTTCTACTACTTCCGTATGGGATCAACCAGCGCCGCACTCACCCACGAAAAGAGCTTGCCACTGAGCGTGGAACAAAAAGCCGCTCTCGATCTGGCGGTGCTGAATCTCAAGACTCACGGCGATGATCAGTTGCTGGCTGCGGTAAAGCCGATCATCGAGTATTTGCAACGCGTTTCGCAAGCGCCAAGTATTTAAACGAAGCAGCAAACAAACCGCAGTAGAACTAAAATCAAACCACGAGAGACCATCATGTTGAGCAAAATCGCAACGCTGTTGAAAAAGGTTCTGTCCGCAACGAAGCGCCCGGAACTTCCGGAAGACCACACCTGGAGTCAGGCGTCGATGACTGCTCAACGTGCCAAGGGCGAGATAGAAGTCCTGCGTCAGGAGTCAGGCAATCGAGCGGCCCCGGCCGATGGCGCACAAGGTCTGACCGACAGCGCTTCGGCCTGACGCAAAGGGGGCCGCACATGATGCTGCTGAAGCTGATAGCCAGGGCTCTTAGGCGAGCCCACGATCCGAGGGCGACACGCCGCGCGCAGTGGGCGGCAGTCAAGTCCACGGCCCACATAACGCGCGATCCTGCGCTGCTCGCGGCGATTGCAGACGCGGAACAACGCGCTAACGAAGCGCTCAGGGAAACGTATGGCTCCGCTGCTATCGCACACCCCACGCCCAAGCAGGCCGATGAACTGTGCGGGCTGGCACTGCGTCTTGTCTCCGATACAGACGGGTACATCGTAACGAAGAATAGTGAGGATCAACATGTCGGATTGGATTCCCGTAGCTGACGCGAAAGTAGACGGCCAACAGTGCGCCCTGAGGTTCCGTGATCGGTTAGGTTCGTACGAAATCGAGAAGCCGTGTTTTCTGCACGATGACGGTTTCTGGTACGTTATCGACCCACCATCGCAACTAACGGTCAAGCCGACGCACTTCCGCCTGCTGTAAGCGTACACACAGGGATTTACACAACCCGAAAAACGGTCTATAGTACATACGTCGTACACACACGATGTGAGGAACAACGAATGACCACTACACGGGTTTTCAAGAACGGCAACAGTCAGGCCGTTCGTATCCCTGCTGAGCTTGCATATGACCGTACGGATATCGATCTTGAAATCGAGCGCGTAGGGGACGAGATTCGCATTCGACCGATTGCCCGACCGCTGACCGGAGTGCTCAGGAAATTCGCGAAGTTCGGTGCAGATTTCATGAGCGAGGGGCGCGGTGATCAGGAGCAGACTGAGCGGGAGGGTCTCTGATGCCCCGCTACATGCTCGATACCAACATGTGCATCTACCTGATGAAGAATCAGCCTGAGCAGGTAGCCAAGCGGTTTGCGCAATGTGTCGTGGGCGATGTGGTGATGTCTGCTATCACGTACGCAGAGCTTGAATACGGCGTGGCCGTTTGCGAAAACCCGGCACGCGAGCGGCGTAATCTTTCATCGCTGATCGAGGACATTCCGGTCGTTCCGTTTGATGCACCGGCCGCCGTTGCGTACGGGCCGATTCGGCAAGCCACCCGCGACAAGAAAAAGGACCATCTGGACAAGCTCATAGCAGCGCACGCGGTTTCCCTTGACGTTCTGCTTGTCACGAACAACACGAAAGACTTCGTGCAGTATCCGGGCGTCCGGCTGGAAAACTGGCTTGATGAAAGCCACTAATCAGGGGGTCGTGTGGTTAATCTGAATGCACTGTTCAAGCTGAAGAAGCCGTGCGAAAACTGCCCGTTCCGCAAGGTCGGGGCAATCCAACTGCGGCCGGGTCGTGTGGAAGCAATCGTTGACGGCTTGATTCGAAACGATCAGTCCACGTTCCATTGTCACAAGACTGTGCACGGGCCGAAGGGTGGCGGTGACGGCGAACTGACGGGCGAGGAAAGCTACTGCACGGGCTCTATGATCTACTTGCAGAAGATCGGTCAGCCGAACGTGGCAATGCGTTTGGGTGCCGGGTTGAAGATGTTCAAGCCTGACGATCTGGCTGCTCAATATGATGTCGTGATCGATACGATTGCACCAAACAAGAAACGCGTGACCGATGATAGTTGACGATCTGTGCAGCGGGCTATAGAATGAACTCGTTGAACATCGAACGAGGGGAAAACATGACACAGCAAGAACTGTTGAAATCGATTCAGGAGCGGATCGAAACGTTCGAGGGGTACGTGAAAGACGGAGTGTCGAACATGCCGATCAGCGGCACCGTTTCGTTGCTCCAGCAAATCCAGAAGGATGTGGAATCGCTGGACATCGAACGAGGGAAAAATGGCTAAGCCCTACGCAACGCTGCAGCTAGACGAACAACAGTTTCTGTCGCTGCGAGGTGCCGCGTGTGAGACGCGCAAGACCGTGTTCAAGGCTTGGAGTGATGCGACGGACCCTAACGAAAAGGCGTTCTATCGCGAGCGTGTCGCAGTCTGGGACAACATGATCCAACTGTTCGATGACCGGCTGATTGCTGACACCAGTCAGGATGCGCCCGATGAGGAAGAGGGCGAGGGCTGAAAACCCGCTCGTAGCATCGATTTTTACTGTGATTTTTACAGAGGAATCGGGGCTAAAATGTGCCCTGAATGGTATCCCTAATGCGGGCCATCTACTACACAAAAACAGGTGCAACATGAACGCAGCAGAAGGACTAAGACGTATCGCAAAGGGAATCGGCTATTTAGGCTTCGTTCCTCTGGGTCTGGTGATCTACGACATCGTCTACGCTATGGCGAGTGGTCGGCACTGGCCCGGAGACAGCCTGCTCAATATCGGCTTTGCGCTCCTTCTGCTTGCAGTCTTCAAGGGGGTTGCGTGGGTCATCCTCGGATTTACAGCACCAAAGCGGACTGAGGGAAGCTGAGCGTAGAATTTCGCTTCGATAGATGAACCGGAGGATTGAATGCCGTTGAGTCAGCAAGACCTGAACACACTCGCGCAGTTGCATGCGCTGCGTGGTGCAGAGAAGGACGCAATCGACAAGGCGCTCAAGGCAGCAGTGCAGGAGATAGAAGCAGCCAATTTCGTAACGCTCGGAGACTCACACCTTGCGGCCCTACAGGCAGCGCTGACCAGGTATTTCCTGGCGTCGAATCCGGACATCTTGCCGTAGCTGCAACACCCATCAGGCCCAAAGAAAAAGCCCCCGAATCCAATACAGGAGACGGGGGCTTTTTTGTTGCTAGTTGGTCGCTTCCGCTTTCAACTGAGGGCCGAACGACAGGGGCAGCGGGTCGGCTGCTAGCTCGGTGTTCTTCTGCTCGACCCACAAGCGTAGCTGCGCGGTGTTAGGTGCATCGTAGGACAGCGTGAGATGCGCACGGTAGTCCGGGAACGAGTGCTGCAACCCTTCACCCAGCAACTCGGAATGCAGCCGCTGTAGGTCCGGAGAATCGATGCACGCAACGAGCACCGGCCGCTGCTTGTGATCGAGCCACACCTGCAGGCTAGTCACTGATCCCTTGCACACGCGATCTGCTGGCGGCTTCACACCGAACGGAAGATCATGCTTGTGGTAAAGCACCGTCACGTGAAAATCCGTGGAGTGGTTCGGCTTGAACGGTGCACCCGCCAGAAAGTTGCGCAGACTCAGGATCGACTGCTCATCCGGATCGGCCCACACGTAGAGTCCGGAGCCCGAATCAGCCTCCCGGATTTGATCGTAGAGAATCTGCGCTTCTATCTTGAACATACACTACCTTCATTGTTTATAGGGCTACCCGGATAGCATCGACCGTGAGTGCTGGCTTTTGTGTTGATCGGCGTACGCTATCGTTTGCTGTCATTTGGACCCGCTATGCAGTCAACTCCATTTGATCGACATGATTTCATCGATGTCCTTTGCTGAAGCCAACTTGGCCTTTAGCTTTGAACGCGTCTGGAAAGCCTCCCACCCTTGTGCGGTTATGGCTGCGTTTAAGCCCTGAATATCTTTCAGTGTGAAGGGAACCGGGGTGTTATCGGACGATATCCAGTAGAACCCGCTGGGAGTTTCGCCTAGGATGGAATACGATTGCGCTGCCCTTGCAACAGATGCCGCACTTTCTGCATCAGCTTCAAACTTCTTGGTCACACCTCCCTCTGTAGTGAAGGAGATGTCGCTGACCACAGCGGAGTTGTAAGACGCAGTTATCGTCCTCTTCTGTGCTCCGCGTGCCTGCGACAACAGGAATTCAGGCGAGGGCGGAGTTAGCTTGTCGTCATTTACTGTCCAGCCGCCTTGCACCGCGAGACAAGCTTGCCATTCGTCATGGCTCAGGGCAATCGCTTCTACGCCTTCTGGCACTGGACTGTCAGTGCTATCGTAGAAGGCAACGATAACCCCATTCTTATCATATGCTGCGTACTTCTGACCCATGTCGGTCTCCATTAATAGCCTATTGCGAGCCAGTTAGCACCTTTCTGATCGGCTCCGATAACAGCGGACGAATTTGTGAAACTCACAACTCCGCTGTAGTTGTTGTTGGCAACGTTTCCGGGGCCAAACAAAGAGACGCTGTTTAATACCCTCAAGCAAGCGTTAGGGAACGTAATAGGGAAATTAACGGTGGGGAACGTTTGATTGCCGGGAGTGGTGCCCCATTGGAGTATTAGTCCATCTGGTAAAACGTCATACCCGTTCCCTGCGAACAGCGTGCCGCTACCTAGTTTTCCGCGCATTGAAAACGGGAACCAGTCCGTCCAGTTAGCACCGTTGTTGTAGCCTTGTCGCCAGTACGGGGGATACCCACCGACACCGTGACTATCGCCACCGCCTGTATTCCACGGATACGCGATCTGCGTGATGTCTGAGCCATGCGCGCCGGACACACCGTCACCGATGTTGTGAACCCAGATGTTGCAGTTCCAGTTGATCGGCATGTTGGCCGGTAGGTTGCCCGAAGTCGCAATGTACAGCCCAGATGCAAGCGCGTTGCTGTTCAGATCGTCCGCACTGGTCAGTTGGCGTCCGCTGCTTGTTGACGGGCTCTGAAGCATGCCGACCGCTTGAATCACGCCCGGTTGCGGCATGTACAAGCCGGAACCACCGTACGCGAGACCAGGTGTGCCCACAGTGGCGAGAGGCGCGCTCGGAGGCGGGTCGATGATCTGCGAGTAGTAAATCTTCAGTCCCGATTGCGTGGACGAATACAGACGGCAGTGGCTACCAACAGCCGGTGAATTCAGCAGCGGGATATTGCTGTACGTGCCATCGTTCGTCACGTTCAGATTGAACCGGTAGTTAGCGCCTGACGTAACGATGCTCGACACTGACCGGAAAAATCCGTCCGGTGTTTCGAGGACCCACTGACGATTAGCAGATGCGAGCGCAGCAGGCGTGAACAGGGCCGGTGAAAACTCAACCCATGTCGTGGACGAGTTCAGGACCGGTGCCGCGTTGTTTACCTGATAGTAGGTCGTGCCCAGAGTCCACGATGAGTCACTCGAATTTTGCAGGAGCGACGAATCACCTGAAGGGCTTAGCTCGCGCACAACGTACAGCGGAACATCGGGGTTAGCCGATACACCGGGCGGGTACACGTCGGACCACTGATAGATATCGAGCACGGCCGGGGGCGCGTTGATTGTGTCGATCTGGAAGACTGCAACCGACTGCTCCAACTTCAACAGGCAGTTGAACGTGTAGCTCGATACGACGTTCGTGCCCAGGCTCGAATACTTCGTTTGCGGCTCGTCAAAGACGCCCTTTGCAAACATGACACCGCCATCGAGATACAGCGCGACTTCACCGAACTGAAAAGGACCGGCATCGACCGGAATCTGACAGATGATGTTGAGCGTGTTGTTGCCGATGTATTCGTAGCTAGTTGGCACACCTGTGAAAAGCAGGTTGCCATTCAGACCGGCATCAGTGCGTTGCGGATCGTAGCCATAGGCCGATCCAACTTCAAAGCTGGTGATGTGAATGTAGGGACCTTCAGGCATCGCGGTTGACGCGACAGCAAGCCCCGCATTGGTGATCACCAGAAGTGGTGTGCCGTTACTCATTTACATACCTCTGTTAATGATTGAAGTGCGGGCTCTCGCATTAGTGGTTTACCCGCGAAATGTTGATAAAATCCATTATGTCAAGTTCTGCTGCAACGCACCAAATGAATGAAATCAAATACATAGGTCAAGTAGCTGACCCTTTAATGAGTAAAAAGCGACAAAACAACACTTATTGCGTGCCCAGGCAACCAATATGCAATTGTTTTTCTGTGCAGCTATTGACAGTTTGTGCAACCCGTGCAGGTGCGAGTCATCGATGTGGAATCGAGCGGAAAAAGTTATCCACACGGCACGCAAGCCGCGTAGTTATCCACTTGCAGGGGAGTTGTTCACAATGCGTGAGGCTTATCCAACGCTTCGCGACTTATGCACAGCGTTGGAGCCTTATGCGTACTGCTGCAGGATGTCGGAGAGGCGTTCCATGTTCGTGTGCAGCCGGAAGTCTTGCCGCTCGCGTGTCGTGTGCACGTAGCCAGCCGGACGTGTCGAACCATCGAAGAACACCAGGTACAGATACTTGAAGCCCTTGTGCAGGGCCCCGCGAGCCTTGCGCGTAATCTCGTCTGTCACGCTTCCCCTATCGGCCGGGGGCTCGCTTGTGAGGTCGATCACCAGACCGCGCTTTTCGATCCACAGATCAGGCGCGTAGTCGCGTCCTTCCGAGCGATACGTTGGGCCGGATGTATCGATAGATTGCGCAGCGATTCCCTCAGTCAGGAGCCACGGAATCGCCACCTTTTGGGTGCCAACGACCAACCACGAAGCGCCGCCCGAATCGAGCCGTTGTGGGGCGTTTTTGAAGGCCGCACGCAGCGCTTCGACGGGTTCCAGAGGCGCGACCGGCAGCGCCTTTTTCTTGATACGCACGGGCACCGGCAGATCGTCTTCAACTTCGATCTTCAGGTTGTGTGCTGAGTCCCTGAGCTTTTCCCGCACCTCCCGCCGTTGGCTCGAACTGGTGCGTTTGCCGTTGCTGCGTTCTAGCTCGTTGCGCCGGTTTGATTCCACGCGTTTGGCTATCGCTTCCGGACGTGATCGCGGATCGACCGATGTACCGTTGGAGCGTTCAAGCTCGCGATCCATGATCATCTCTTTGTACGTCTTCGAGCGACGCAGCGCGCGGCTTCGGTTTCTGAGTTCCGGCCGCTGCGCTACGTTCGTGTACTTGCCGCCTGATCGTTCTAGCTCGTTGCGTCTGCGCGTCTCGATCTTCGCCGGGTCTTTCCACGAGCACGCAGCAGAGCAGTAGCTGATGTACTTCAGTGCGCGTTTATCGAACCGGACCGTTTCGTTGCAGCCCGGAGTCTTGCACGTTGATCGCGCGTTAGGAAACAGGTGCGTGTAGAACTCAAGCTGATTGAACCGTGAGCCCAATGCGTCCTGCAATTCACTAAACAGTTCCGCGTCTATACGGTTGCGCAGCCATGCACTGAATCCACCTGGTCCGCTAGGTTTGGATAGCTGCAGCAGCCCCCTCACATCCTTTATAACAAGTTTCTGGTCCATCTACATATCCCGCAGTTTGCTTGCATATAGCTCAAATTGGGGTATGTGCGTGTAGCGCTTCAGATGTGTTGGGGCTACAGCGTGCAGTCTACAGTTGGGTCTGTACAGCGTGCAGTCTATATAGCGCTCTACTGCTGCTTTGTGCTGCGTTTTTTTGTGTTCAGAACAGACGGCTAGACTGTATGTTCAGTGCACGTTGCTGCTGATCCGATTGCAGACCGAACACATAGTTGCGGAACCCGTAGTTGATATCGAACATCACAGGGAACGACGGTTGACTCACCTTAGAGCCGGTTACCGTCAGTTGCTCTGTATCAGCCCATGACAGAGATATGATCCCTGATTGGGTAGTTGAGTTGTTGGATGAGGGTTGCAGTGTCCCCTGTGTTTGGTTGTTACCAGCGAATCCTGAGAGCATCTTGATGAAGTACTGTCTCTGTGTAAGCTGTGCAGTAGTCGGTGAGTTCGCTGGTGTCATAAGCTTGCCGTTGATGAGGAACTGCGATCCATACTGAACGAACGACGTGCCCATTGATCCGCTTTGTGTTCCCATGAATCCCCAGTAGGCTGACGTATCTGTCATGTTTACTGTTGAACCTAGCAGCTTGACGTAGCCATGGCTCGATGAATCCATGTTCCTCACTACATCCGCATAGATCGAATACAGAGCGATTGACGGAGTGGCTGGTGCTTGGGGCAGGTTTAAAGCCACCCCTTCAAACGTGATAGACCCGCCGTACCTGTTGATTCCGTATAGAACCCATTGCGCGTTTGTTTGGCCTGTTGAGAACGTGATAGTCGGTCTCTGGAGGTCTTGCATATACTGCGATTTACACTGTGTTCCGGAGACCAATGTGTCGAAATCTCCGTAGTTCGTATCCCCATAGAACGTGAACACAAGGTTAGCTCCGGTGTAGATCGCAACGTCTGACTGAGGGAACGAGAAGGTCTGGGAGGCGAGCAGCGCGATATACACAGAGCCCGTTATCTGCTGATTCGGAAACAGCGATTGGGCTGCTTGTACGGCTTTGGCTATAGTCTGGAACGGCTGTGCTTTGGTACCCGGGTTTGTATCTGAACCTGAGTTGGACACGTAGAAAGCGGTGAACGAACCGAAGTAGGAGTGGCTCCCAACGTACACGCCATCTGCATTGGACTGAACGAGGTTACCGGGTTGCTGTGAAATCGGCACCTGAGTCGGGGGGATGGTCGCTGACGGGTCCATCGGCCGCGTTACCTGAAGGGCTGAATCGTAAAACGAAGGAAGCTGGTATGTCATGTTTTCACCAATAAGGGACGTACTGATTAGCTGAAAGCTGCGTGAACCCTTTGGGGTTGCACAGAAGGTTCTGGCGCTGGCCTACGATCTGGGCCGGAATCAGGTTTAGGCCCTGCGTGCGCTCGACCGGTACCGACGTATAGAACGGGATACGCGCGTCTGATCGGGTGGAACCTGGTACGGGCATCCACCCAACGGGGCCAAGAAGCACTGAATAGCCGGATGTCTGACCGTTCGTTGATTCGCCGCCCATTAGCGTTGAGGGAACCACCCCGCTTGTTGAACCCTGCCTGTCGGTCGCTGCGTATGCCGGTATGGAATTACCGTTCGTGTCTTTAATCCACGCAGTAGGCTGCCCCAGCATGTAAACGCCGCTGTAGTTCGTGTTTGCCGGTGTTGTAGTCAGCGCACCCATCGGTATTTGAGGCGACACATCGAACGTGGGTGGAGCATCTGATCCATACGAAAACAGATTGGACATCACGATTTCGTTGTTTGCCCACAGACCTATGGCCACGACCTCTGCGTCTGTCCGTTCTCTCGTTTCGTCGTCCGTCACCCACATATCGAACGATATATCGACCGAATGCAACACGAGGTTGTAGTTGGCAATCTCGTAGAAGAACGAAATCAGCGTGGAGATATCCAAGCCCTGTAATCCGCCCTGCGCGACAATCGCCACGTGCGTTGTCGGGTACCACGTGCCGCCTTCCCACAGAGGTGTACCGATAGCCGCGTCTCCGTCCTTGAAGAAGTGCACGTAATCCTGCGTCCACAGGCGTGACACCTGAAGCGATGAGCTTAGGCAGTAGTTGATGAAGTTGATAAACGACTGCGTGCCCTTGCCGAACCAGTAAGCACCGACCCAGCGCGCAATCGCCTGGTACGAGTCGTTGGATATGATCCCCGCGTTCATCAGCTTCATGCCAAGCATATTCACCTGTTTGACGAGAATCTGACGTTCGGGCTGAGACCACGCCTCAAACGGGATTAACTGCGCTTCTTCGACATACTGTGTTTCCAGTGCAGGATTCGATACCCACATGTTTCGCAGATCACCCAGAATCTCGGTCGGAATATCGACTGAAGCTTCGAACACATCGTCAATCGCATCCATAAATTCAACGAAATATGGGTTCTGCGCCATGTACGGCGGAAGAAGGATTGAACGCGGGGTCCGGTACCCCAAACGCTTGTTCTCAACCGGATTCGTGGATGGAACATCCAGCGTGTACTGATATTGAGTCATGGATCATCCTTAACCTATCGAGCTACGTGACGGCTGGCCTGAATCGATCTGCTGCTGACGCTCTGAATAGAACACGTTGATAACCGGAGGCTGAGCCAGCGTGTTGTACTGGATAGGCGTGTTAGCTATCGTTGTGGGCGTCGGTCCTGAAGGCGTCAGTGTCCCGTTGTCCGTGAACGTGTAGGTAGCTGCGGATGTTGCCGGAACCGTCGTCAGAATCCCCAAGCTTGCGCCCGGTGCACGTCCCCACACTGTGTACGATGCAGCGTCCATCACTGCGGGCCAGGTCAGCGTGATTCCGTAGTCGGCGGTTGTCGAAATGACTTGAGGGAATACCCAGTTCGTTGGGGTTCCCGACTGCCCATTCGTCAACGTCGTTGAAATCGCATAGCCGTACACCAGTTCACCAAGCGAGCCGCCACCTGGAACGAGCGTGTACGTGATCTGCGGGCTTGTTGGAGCCGTCACGATCATCGGCCCTGTCGGAGACAACACTTCTACGTACGAAATCTGTCCGGGGCTCGATTTGAATGCTGCGCGCTCAAGATCGGATTCATAGAAGTTCGTCCGAAGCAGGCCGGGGCGTGGAGCAAACAGCTTTATGATCGCGTCCGTCACCTGCGTCTGCACCTGTTGCGGAAGCGCAGAGTTGAAGATGTAGACGTTCATCTGCACGGTGCGAGGGACCGCAATGGGCTCCTGCCACAGGAAATAGCATGAGTACATGCTCACAGCCTGACAGTAGTCCGTGAACTCCTTGATCTGCGCTTGTGACCATGGGCTAGTGGTCAGTCCCGACACGCGGATCACGTTCATCCAGCGGTAGTCGCTCGGATTGATTTCGCGCTGCGCTTGTGTCACCGCATCAACGATTCCGGGAAACGTTGCGACGGTCGCGAGATACTGCGATTTTGTGACTGCTGATTGATACGTGCCGAACCCGCCTGATGCCACGTTTTTGTACGCGAGAGTCGGATTCTGGTTCGATCCGCCTTGCGGATTGTCAGTCATCACGCCATAGATCAACGGGAATCCGGTGACCGTGACTTGCGTGCCCGATGTCGTCAGCGAGTTGCCGTTTGCACCATGAGTCACCGGGTACGTGATAACGACCGTGTCAGAGACTTGCGGAATCGAGCCGAACGCTTGCAACGTGCCGAACTGCGCAGACGTTCCGCCCAGGTTGCCGAATTGCAGGAGCAGGCGTCCATCGCTTGTCGTAATGTCCGCGTATCCCGGGAGTCCATCGAAGTTCCACAGACCGCCATACGATTTCGGGATTATCGTGCTGTTGATCTGAACAGTCACGTCCTGATCAGAGACCACAAACGCATCTTGCGAACCCACAAACGTCTGGCGCTCGGTGCCCAGGCCGTTCATCTGGTAAGAGTACAGTTGCCCCTCATACAGCGTCACAGCCAGCGGAATATTCGCTTTGAAGGTCAGCGCATCACGGTTGAAGAAGTAGTTACCAGCGGCTGAGAATTGCGTGTAGGGCGGAAGCGTGACATCGACCGGGCTCGTGATTGACGCGGGAGCCTGAGCGGGCAGGCAGCGAGCAATACGCAGGCCCTGCATTTGCGTGATTGACAGGATCGCTGAATCTGACTGTGCGGTTTCAGCGAATGCATCCTCCGCTTCGCGGATCACACGGCCTTGTGCAAATGTCCCGACAGTCGAAACCAGTTCGATTAGCGTCTGTGAGGTCTGCGTCGTGAGGTTACCGACCCAAACAGGTTTCTGTTGCAAATAGGCTTGAAACTGCTGCACGAATTGATCGACATCGGCAGTCAGATCGCTCAGTACAAGCGTTACTGCTGGCGTCGATGTGGTGCTTGAGGTAGCGGGCGTAGACATGAATTAAGCCTTACGTATTTGTTGTACTCACACTGAAACTGACGGCGGAAGGCTGTAGATTCAGATTGATGGTGAATGCGATACGCACCTGATACCCCGGTAGCGTCATATCAGGCGTCACATACGAGTTCGAGTTATCGAGCGTGATTCGTGGCTCCCACCGCTGTAGAGCCTGGATCATCGCCACGTTCATTTTGTTCGCGGTTGATTGATCAATTGGTTCTTGCAGGAACTGGTACCAGAGGGAGCCATACAGCGGCTGGAAGATTCGGGAGCGTGCGCCAATCGCACAGTTGCAGATGTTGTAGATCGAGTTCTGGACTGCCAGGACGTTCGGCAGTCGGTCCGGGGCAGCGTTCAGCGTGACAAGACTATTTACGTCGATCCACGTTGCCCCGTTTAGCGAGATTTGGTAATTCGTTAGTTGTGCCATGGCTATCAAATATGCGGGGTAGGTGTGTTGGTATTGCGTTGCGCTCCATCATCGTCGTACACATGGAAATGTTCGTTGTAGAACGTGCGCATGTTCGCCATCGTTTGTCCGTTGCCGGTGCTCGTGCTGTCCGTGATGTCACCGCCAGCCGAAATCGTTGTGCTTGCGAGGACAGGGCCGTTGAACTGATGGACAGATGCTGTGTATGACGCTGGGCCCGACGCGTTCAGGTTGTACGCTGAGCAATTGATGTTTGCGGTGCCCGTCACCTGAAACTGCAGATTCCCTGACACCTGATGCGTTTCGTTGGCCTTTACCACGTGGATCACGTTACCGGCTTGATCGTAGGAAACCGTGTCGCCTGACTGATGGGTCCATACCCAGGTACCGGCTGACATATCGACTTGCAGCGAATTGCCCTGCGGATCGACAAAGCCCCATCGGGTCGGTACGTTGAACCACGGATGTGCGTTAGGTTGCGTGTACAGCGTCTGATACAGGGGCTTGTGCTCATCCCCGTTCTGAAGCTCTACCATGACCGTAGACCCCACCTGCGGGAAGCCGTAGACCCCATAGGGGCCCTTTGGTCCGGTACCGAAACCAAAAGGGGAGTCCTTGATTGCGCCAATCCACGGAACAGCGCCCTGCGTTGGATCGAACAGGCCGGGTACCGTTGCCTGGACTCGCGCGATACCCAATGAGTCCGTGTTCACAGACACAGTGCCCGCGTAATAGCCTTGCCCGTAGTCTTCTTTGTGTTGAACAGCATCATTGATCGTGTTGAGCGGCATAAATCACCCTGACGTATAGGGGGTATTCACACCTTGGCGAACACCCAAAATCTTTTCTGCGTATTGAGCACCAGTCACCAGAAGCGAACGACCGCCCACGATGTACGTACCTGAGTACGCTATGTCCTGCTTGTTCACATCGGAGTCCACGGCAAACGTGAACGTATCGAGAAGCCTGAACGTCGTAGGCGTCTGGATCAGAAACTCGACATCGAGCGAATACAGATTCGCGATGCGCATGTTCTGGTAAATCGCGCTCTCATAGTTCGCATGCGTGTTGCCTACGTCGATCCCCCCGAACGACTGATATCCCCGCGCGACGGTCTGCTTAACCGTTGAGTTGAAGAGGGGACTTGAAACGTCGGGCGAGAACGTGACCTGTTCGTTCGCTGTACTAAGATTCGCGCCGACCATAGATTGCGCATATCGGGTGTTCTGATACCCCGTCATCTTGTTTGCGATCCCCGATTTCGCTTTCGGGTTGTAGTCGGCTGCTGTGTAAGCTCCAGACTGATACTCGCCAAGAATCACTGTCTGCGTCGGTCCCGGAAGCTTCGTCACGTCGCGATAGACCATTGATCCATCGGGATTGACGCCTAGCTCCATATACGAGGTTGCTGATGCATAGCCACGACGCTTTATGATGTTTGCAAACTCACCGTACGTACGATTGCGGGGCATCCATAGCTGTGCGTCGTTTGTTGAGTCTCCAGAGAACGACATTCCGCATTTGCTTGCGATCTGCTGGAGCGCGGCGCTTGACGTACCCTGAATTCCACCTATCGAGGTGCCCGCCCAATACAGAGGGAGGTCCAGATATCCATCCACCTCGTAGGTGAAGCCGTTACCGTTGAAATCCTTCGTATGGTGAAACTTCCGGAAGTTGTAGGTAACGGTAGGAGAAGCCAGCGGTTTCAGCGTTATGCGCAGTGGTATGCCGTCCTGAAGCTCAAGCTGATCGAGCGAGTGCAAACCATCGAAGATGGAGAAGTGACAGAGCGGCAGGATTCCACGCGTCCACCAACTGATCTTGAGGAAGTTGAGCGTGTTGATCGATTCGAGCGGAAATTCCTGATTGTTTATGAACAGCGATACTTCAATTTTCCCCTCAACAACGTATCCCATTTGTACCTCAGATCGTTACCGACGCCTGCTGAGTGGACTTCTGCTTACTCAGGTATGCGAGCAGCGCGCTCTTCGTCGGTATGTTCAAAACAATGCCAATCGCTATATCTGAAAGCGGATCGGAATAGCCGTTGTATGCGAGCAGGCCGCGCCATAGCGAGGTATCACCAAAGAACCGATAGCTGAGACCCGGCAGGTTTGCCATATCGGTTGCAGTCAGTTGGTACTGCGTCTGCGGCTGCACGTTGAACCGTATATTTTTGTACGCGGACCGAAAGATGTCGTAGTTCTGTCCGGTTGAATCCAATGGCGTATAGTTCGACCAGTTGAAGTCTCCGGTGTAGCCAATAAAAGGCATGAGTCACCCCATCAAAGACTGAATGTGTAAGCTGAATTTCCCGACACGCCGAACGAGTTGGATTGAGGACTGCCAGCGCCTGGAGGGAGGGAGAACTGCGAAGCGGATGCCGTAGCTGGAGTTGAGTTCGCACCTGGATTAACAAACAACGATTCCAGATCGCCCTGTGTCAGCATGAACAGGGGCTTGAACCTCACCGATACGCGTGCGTGGTGTGGAAGCCCCGTCTTTGCGTCGAAGTTCGACAAGAACGTCTGACGCACTCCAGTGACCACCACCGAATCGAACTTCAGATAGTTGCCAATCCAGATCGTGATCGGATTCTTGACCAGCGATTTCCAGTAGGCTGCGGAGCCAATGCCTGGGTTCTGCGTGATCGACTGTACCGCTGCGCTGTTCGAGCCGTCCGTTGTCTGCGTATTCGGGTCGGTCATCTGACCGGACTGCGTGTTGATGCCCAACTGACTAGCGGCACCGCCTGCTAAGTTTGATGCGCCGTTAAACACCGCACCCAGTACGGACGAGCCGGACGCAAAAGCGGTCTGCAAAGTAGTGACCGCTGCGGAGCCCGCAGCCGCCCAATCGATGTAGGGTCCTGGGCTTGACAGAAAACCAGTAGCCGAACTTACTGAAGGCATCACCATCTTCAATAGATTCACGATGTTATTGCGCACATCGGCTACAGGATCGGATTCTGTGTGGAATTCAATCTCAACAGCCAGTTCGGTATCGGTTGACCCCGACCAAAGCTGTGCGGTAAATGCCTGCACCGCAAGCTTGGTTCCCATTAGAGCCGCACCGATGTTGATTACCTTATTGTTGCTCAGGCCCTGAGGGAGCATCTGCTCATAGGCCGCGCCCACATCCATTTCAAACTGTTCAGGCATTGGTGCTTCTACGGTGAGCGTGCTGGACCCAGAATTGTTAGACAGCGTCTGCTGTATAAGCACAACATAGTTCGTATTCGCCATAGCTATCTCACGTATTTACTGCGATCATTTCGCCGTTTTTGCCGGTCAAGATCGTTTTGCTTCCTGATGGCTGAGGCAGCAAGCCGCCCGCTCCTGGCTGCGACTGCGCGACCTTCGATGGAGTTGCTGCTGCGTTTGATATCGTGGTTCCGGGCTGCACCGAGACACCAGAGTCAGCTACTCTTGTGGGGTTCGCATTGCTAGCAAGCAACGCGATGACTTCGCGTGCGCGGTTGCCGACCTGTGTGAACCATGCGCTCGAAGTCAGAGATTGAACCGCGCCTTCGATGTTGAACATCTGCATGAACTTGGTGAACTGCGGCCAGCGCTTCCACCACGACGCACCCATGTTGTACGTAAGGTCGATCAGTGCCCCCTGACCCTTGGGGTTCAGCCGGTCGAAGTTTGGAATCTGCATTGCAGCTTTCTTGTGAGACTCGAAGTCCTTATCGAACAGAGCCATCACTTCCTGCATGCTGAATTCACGGTTCCACTCCGGGGGCAGTGATCTACCGTCACCGATCAGGTGACCCACGCCCACGGTCCACAATCCACGCGAGTCCTTATAGGGCTTCGTCTTCACACCCTCGTGGCGCATGATCATTTTCTTGGTGTCTGCGTCACTGCCGGACAGATTGGTTGCCGCTGCGTCGCCTGCTGCGTGCGGTGCTTCAGCAACAATCGCTCTACCACTGTCCGCAACGGTTGGCTGCGAGGGTGCTACCGGCTGCGAGGGCGCTACGTATGAGCTACCCTGATCTGCGGTTGTCGGCGCTTCGGAAACCTCCGCCCGTTCCGCTGCGTTAGCAAAGTCTGGCTCACTGGCTACGTCCGTAGGTGAGCCAGTGGACGAACCCTTGAAAAACTTGTCGTAGACATACCAGGCCAAAGCCGCTGCACCACCGGCAAGCGCGATGAATGGCCACAGTTCCGGATTGACCCCGATGAACTCAAGAACGCCCATGAAGATAGGGCGGATCAGCCACTCAAGGACACCGCGAATCGCATTCCGGACGACGGTTTTAACTACGTCCCATATCGCTTCCAGCGCATAGCGCATGATGCGTTTGATGACGGTCTTGAGCACCTTCTTGATCGTGCGTTCGACTATGCTCTTGATCAGTTTCTTACCAAGGCTTTTGAAGAAGTCCGCGCGCTCGCGCTTCTTCATTTCTTCGATGATGTCTGCTGATTCGAGCATCGCTTTTACGATGTCGTCCTTGTCAGCGTCTGTTAGCTTCGAAGAGTGATACTCGCCCAACGCCTCGAACGTCCATTCAACAGTTGGTGTGTTCTTTGCGTTGGGCACCACCATGATGTCCAGCAGATCGTCTAGCGGCATTTCACCAAGAGATGCCATGATCCGATCTTCATCACGGTCGTCTGATTCCTTGTAGGGAACCAGGGACGCAGCATCCATTAGTGTTTGCATTACTAGCCTGTGAAGTACGGTGTGTTCATCATCATCAGCGAATCATCAGTGCCCGTATGGAAGTTGAACGTTGACATGCCGATCTGAGGACCACCCTTTGAAGGACGGTTATCTCCAGTCCCAGCAGAAGCGCCCATACCTGCGGCAACCCCTGTGTTGGGGACTGCAACACCCGCCGTCATAGAAGCGGATTGAGCAGGCGCAGAGGTCGTTGATGTCGTGTTGCTGATTGAGGTCGGACCCGATACGGACGAGCGATTTCCGCCAATCGTCGTAGTCGAACCACCAACATTCACCGAAGATTCGCCCGGGTTCGTGGTGCTGCCACCAACTGAGGTTGTCGAACCTTCGAGGTTGACCTTGTCGGCACCGACAGTAATTCCCAGCTTGTTCGCAACCCACGACTGCCAACTTTGATGGCCCTCGCCAGGTGTGCCCTTCGCTACGGCGTTCGGGTTGCGGTCCTTGTTTGCCGCATCCATCTTTGCCATTTCCGCCTTTTGTTCGGGCGTCAGGTTGTTCAGGTCTGCGTGGCCCGCCTTAGGTCCCGTGAGCTTCGCTGCCGGACCATTGCGTGACGCGTCAACCTCCTGCTGAGTTACTGTGTCGGACTTCGGATGCAGCTTTTCGAGCACCCAATCGAGCACCTCATGCGCCTGTTTCCCGACCCAATCCCACGCTTCACCGACCGCCTTTTTAAGGTTGTCCCACGTCGCGTACTTGGTGATCAGATCACCGATTGTCTTGAACAGTTGCGGATTCGTTGCCATCAGGAGCAGGGCACCGCCCAATGTCTTCAGCCAACCCCAGCCATCGTCGTCGCTGCTCTTCTTCTTGCTCTTTGAAGGATCACCGACAATCGACTTGTACGAGTTCCAGAACGTGTCTGCTCTGTTCTCGTCCTCTTCCTTCTGATCTACGGTTGAGTCGTCGTCCTTTTGCAGGAAGTCCATCAGCTTCTGGTAAAGCGATGTCTGGTCTGATGCTGCCTTCGTGATTGCCTGCTCTGCGGCCGAACTCAGCGATATTGAACCTGAAGCAACAGACGACTTCGTGTGAGGCTCCATACCTCCGGTCTGATCCGTCAATGCCTTTGGCCCACTCGGCTGCACAAGTTGCATCGCGCTGTCTGCAATCGTGTGAGGCTCCATGTCAATCACGTCGTGCATCGCGTGACGTTGTTGAAGCGGAACCAACGCGTTGTTCGTCGCGCCGTGTGGAGCGGGAAGGGCTAGCGCTCCAGCATGTGGCGCATGGGCCTGCTTTGCCGCACGTTCCTTGTTGATCTGTTCCGCAAGATCGCGAAGCGTCGTCTTGAACACGTCGGCAATCTTTTCGACCAGCGACGTTTCGCGAGTCTGCCAGCGATTCGCATCAGCTTCGAGCAGCGACTCTTCCAGCAAGTCGTTCGCAGCAAGTAAATCGCTAGTCGAAGGAAGATCAGTCGGCAGCGCCTCGTGCACACCTGTGAAGCCGGTGTTCATCGTCTTCGTCAAATCCTCGTTGGATTCGAGGGCAGACAGTTCGATGAATTCCTTGATCGTTCCGACTATGTTCGGCTCGATTGTCTGGAGTGCTGCGTTGAGCGCCTTCTCGTAGGCCGTCAGGTTGTCTGCGTTGTCTTCGCGGATACCTTGCTCCAACTGCGCGTACGACGCTTCGAATTTCTTCGCCTGCACTTCGGATGCGGAGATTGCTTGTGCGAATGTCGTTGCTGCCAGAGACGAAAGACCGTTCAGGACCGAAGAGACGCGCGAGAAGTCTGCGGTGGATGCCCGACCCTGAACGATGTTGTTGAGTGACGAGCCTGCGCTGTTTTGCAGGCTCTGCCATTTCTTTGATGCCTGATCACTATTGAACCCAGCCATCTTTTACCCCACGTACTGTTTTCCTTCCTGTGCCGCTTTGATACGGTCATCCCGCCGCGCCTGAGCAGCATCGGAAAACTGCTGGAACTTATAGATAGGAGTGTCCTCGCTGACCTGAACTCCGTACTCGCTCAGAATCAGCAGTTCCCTATCCATCACTTCCTTGGCGCTAGTTAGCGGGAAAGAAGCTGTGGGCAGCAAGCGAAAGCTTACTTTCGCTCATTGCGCCACACCCCTTGCACTGGATTTTTACGGTTTGATCTACGCCATAATTACGTACCGCTTTGTCGTAGTCCTTAATTAGCTGCACCTGATCAGGAGTCGCGTTCTCAACAATGGCCACGCGCTGATCCAACGTCAGGTGAAGCTCCTGATGCTGAATGTGCGTAGCCAACTGTGCGAGGAACGAAAACTCAGCACGCTGATCCGGGTCCTGCATCTTCGGATGCTCTGCGAATTCGATTACATCGCGCATCGTCGGAGGACGAAACACCATGGTCGATGCGTCGCTGAAGTGATAAACCTCCGGATCAGGAATCGTTTCGAGTTCGGTGACCTTGACTGATGCGTTGGTGATGACTTGCGAAATCTCCAGCGACGATTCAGGAAGAACGGCCGCTTCGATTTCCGCATAGTGCTCTGCGGTCATCTGTCCGGCACGTACCATCGCCTGGAAGTCGATCAAGCGCAGACCATTCTCTACACGACGTGTATGCTCCGGATTCTTGCATCGCGTGGTGTGCACGAAATTCGATTTCGTGAACGAGTTCTGACGCAGCCAGAACAGCACGAAGTAGAAATCGGGTAGCGTCAGTTCGAACGCGAGGGGCACGCCACTCCATGCCGGATCACTCGTGTACAAAACAGAAGACACTGCTTCAACTACAGGCTGCAGTGACTGCTCGCGATGCGCCTTCTGGAGCTTGGCTATATGCTTAGCTAGGAACGGCTTTGCATAGAGGTCCTTGAACCCGTAAAACGCGAAGTGCGAGGGCAGACCCAGCGAGAACGAGGAACCATCTGCGACTGGTGTCTGAAACCCGGGCATCGGGTTGCTTACCTGATTTTGAATGTCCGGCGCAGTCTCGTGCTGCTGCATGGACTGATGGACCCACGAGAAATCATCGGCCGCTGGTACCTGCGGTTGCACAGCCTGAGCAATCGGCCGTTGCTGCGTTTGCGGGGGCCGTGATTGAGCCTGTTGCTTGGCCTGCGGAGGAACGCGGTGCTGAACCATCGGAGACGGTTGCGGCTGAGCAGCCGGTGCCGCCTGCGTTTGCGTTTGAGCCAGAGCCATCTGGTCCAAGCTCTGCGCGTGCATCGCAATGCCAGGACGCTGCGGCTGCTGTACACGGGGACCTTGATCCTCAGTCGGCACCATCATCGGAACGCCCGGGAGCTTGATCGGCTTCGGAAAATGCGCGACGCTTTTCATGCGGTCCTGTTGGGCGCGTGCCAGCGCATCCTTTTTGTCCTGCGTGAATGGCATGAATTCTGTCTTCTTTTCAGACACGTTATTAACTCCGGTTTATGAGCAAGAATTTAGAGTGAGGCGAAGCCCGAACCAACGGCATTAATCCCGCGTTGGAGCAGGGCAGAGCCCGCGTTGGTTATCACTGAACCAAAGCTGTTGATGGTTGCGGTTATCGCGTTGTTAGTGCCGTTCTGAGCCACAGAGCCGGGAAGGATTGAACCCGCGTCCACCAGGTTCACAAAAACGTCCCCGACTTCGAAGGTCACTTGATTGATGATCCGGTTGCTGTTGCCGGATTCCATGGCGTACGACTCAACGTTAGACGGCCAGCATTCGGTGTACTCGACAATCGCCAGAACGTTCGACGTAACGTCCAGCAGGTAGATGAAGATTGGAAACTTGTAGTCGGAAGGACGACCCCAACCACCTCCCATACTCGCTGCCTGATTAGCGGAGAACGGCGTGATAATCGCGTTCTGCCACGCCTGTATGTAGGTCAGCGCAACGTTTGATGAGTCCGCGTAGATTCCGAGACGCAAGCTGCCAACTGAATACTTCGCTGGGTATGCACGCGGGCGGCCCTCACGGAAAATGTGCTGAGCCTCAAACGTGCGGAAGGGCAGGGTAGCCTGCTCAACGTAGTACCACGGAAGCTGCGCAGCGTTAGACGTTGCAATCTGGCCGCCCAAGGCCGAGGTCAACCCACCGGCCAGTGCTGAACTCAGGTTCGATAGAATCGAACTGGAGGTCGCATTGGATGCCGTCTGGTTCGAGCCCGGAGTAATCACGGGCATCTGCGCGTACCACGTGTACGCGAGCATAGGATCGGAGCGAGCTTGCGCACCAGCCAGATCGTAGCCCGGGTTGATACCGTTATTTGACGAGCTTTGGAAGGAGGTCCCGGGACTCGAAAGCACGGAGCCGGACGACGCCATCCCACCTAAGCCGGATATAGCGGCCGAAAATGCGTTTGCCGGGGCTGAGGCGAGCGTAGAAACCGCTGCAGAGACATTCCCCGTGAGTAGGTCACCGGCTGCACCAACGACCGAACCTAAGGCCGATTTGACGGTATTGGACGCGGCACCTACGACATTAGATACAACTGTGTTCTTGGCGTTCGAAACAGCACCGGTAATGCCAGTCTTGATACTGTTGATCTGGCCTTTGGTATTTACTTTGATTTGACTTTCGGCGGAAGATACTGCATCGGAGAGAAACGACATAGGGCAGACCTTTCAAAAGGTGCGCCCTAACAATGAATGACAGGCGTTTGAACCTCTAACGCCTGTCTGTGCGTTAGGGCAAAAAAGAGGGCGGCAAACCCTCGAAGGTCTTAGCGCCGCCCTTGATACAGTTACATGCAAGCCCCCTTCCCTATGGGAATTCCGCGGCCCTTGCTCAAAGCCAACTTGCGTGCACCTGTTCGAGTTACTATGAAATTGGAGGTCAGTTTCCCCAGATCATCAACAATGCCGGGTCCACAGGGATATAGCCATTAGGTGCTGGTCTCAGCAGCGATATGGAATCCGGCGCGAGCCGCCCTTGCGGAGGCAAGTAATAGCCGTTGTTTCTGGCGTCATCAAGAACGACCATCTTGGGATCGGCCTTCGGCACGTACAGGTCACGCTGAATCAGCGTCCGTGTGTTTTCCACTTCTTCCGGCCAGTGCTCTTCTGTCCGATAGGCAATCCAGTCCTTGGCTAGTTCCGGCTTTACGAGCAGGGTCAATCCGAGTCCTGAAAGCATACGTTCCGGCTGCTTGTCGAGACCAACGACCACCACCTCTGAGTACTGGTGACGGGCGTTGGCCAGCAGCGTAAGACAGTCGCGAAGCATCTGCCCTTCAACTGCTGGCGTGTACTTTGTGTAAGTCACACCGATGTAGAAAATACGAGGCTTGTTCATCTCTTTGTCCCCTTAGCTAGGGCTCGCGCTTTCTCCAGCGGAACCAGATAGACGCGATCATTTGATGCCAGAGTAAATCGCACCAGGTCAGGATCAGAGGACTGACGAACTCCAAACTTTGTACCTTTCTCCAAAGTAACACTGCTCGTTATCTTCAACGACCGGCCGCTGTAAGTGAACCAGTCGAAGTTTTCCTCAGTTTTCTTCAGAAGGAAGCTGTACATTATTTGTAATTCCCAAAACCCGGAAGCGTTGCGCGGCCCAGCTTTTGCACGTTAGCCCGACGCAGCTTCTCCTGATAGTGCGGGTCACCATCGACCTTCTTCGCGATCTTCATAATCTGATCGTGCGCACGGTGGCGACGGTCTGCCATCGCCGCAGAAGGGATGTGCCGAACCTGATCGGTTTTCGTCAGCGCCCACGCATCACCCGAATCACCGAAGTCACGTGAAAGCAGGGGCTTGCGGTACGCGCGTTGTTGCATGAGGTTTGCGCTCATCGACGTATGCTGGTTAGTCCGTTCGATCAATGCGGAGAGTTCCGGCTGCTCTGCGTCATCGATTTCACGCTCGTCATCATCGAACTCGTTGGAGAAATGATCCTCGCCTTCGTGCGACGTATCCTTGCCGGTGAATTCCTCCAGGCGCTGACGCAACACCTTGTCTTCATCGAGGTCGCGTACCAGCGCGTCCGGGTCGATCTTTGCAGCGGCCATCCACATCTTGAGAGGGATAGGGACGCCCTTTTCCGAAGCCATTTCGAGCAGTTCCATCATGTTCTCTTCGCCCTTCGCTTCAAGCTCCTTGTGCCAGTGAAGCTGCGGCATCTTGAGGTTCGAACGGTTGGCGCGGTTGAACAGGAAGTCCACAATCTTGCCGCTCTTCGCTTTGTTCTTCGGATCGACATACAGATCGTTGACCACAGCAATCAGCGGGAACAGCTTCGCATAGAAGACGCGGTCTGTCAGGTCTGTGCGGTAGCTATTCATCGTTTCGAGGAACGTTGAATATGCAGACTCTGCCGCCGCGTACGACGATTCGCCAGACAGGAACGACTCACTGATGCCCAGCGCCCGGAGCTTGTACGGAACAAGCACATCGGCCATGTCCGTCCACTTCCAGAAATCGCCACCGGGTCGGATGTCTGCGGCCTGCACCGAATTACGTGTCGAAATCCATCCGCCCAACGGGTCGAATTCGGCCTGCTGGAACTGCGACACGAGCGCCTGGAGTTCTTCGCCGGTCGGAGTCCAGTTGTCATCGCCAGCCGTCAGGTGAGTCATCGCGCGCTGACGACGCTGAGCCTCAACAAGCGTCCCACGGAACAGCGTCTTTTCGATCAGATACATCGGCAAGATGCGGTGCAAGTAGGACGTGTATGCGCGGTCCGTTGTTGAACGGCGCGGGACGAACAGTGTGGTCACCGGGTCCAGCGTGAACGCGCCCGACTTCAGCATGTCCAGGAACTGCGGAGGCATCGAGTCGAGATACTTACGCGCGTACTCTGACGTGTCGTGCATGAACTGCTGTGTTGACTGACCAACACGCACATTGATCGTCGGGTCGATACCCCAGAACGGGGAGGGGATCACGGCGCAGGACAGCGCGTCATGAATCAGCGTGTCCATGAACTGCTTTGAACGTGGATCGAACACCAACGATCCGCAGAAGAAACCATCAGTCAGGTGAGCCGTCGATATCGTAGGCATCATCTGGCGGAGGTTCAGTCGGTCTAACGCCTCTTCATAGAACTTCAGTTCTTTCTCTTCCAGACCGCGCAGTTCCCAATCGGAGAACGGAAAATGCGACTGGATGTCCACAGACGAACCCGCTGTGTTATCGAACAGATACATATCCCGGTAGAACAGGGCTAGGGTAGAGGTGTCGATCAGATGCGGGTCTGCGGGGATGATACCCGTCATGTAGTACTGGTAGTTCGACTGCCAAAACCCGTTCACGGACATTGATGCGCCGCCCGATGTTCCGCTCATACCCATGCTTGCGGTCACCTGCGTCATCGAACGCGGGGACGCACGGTGTACGATGGTGTTCCCCGGTGATTCGCCCATCATGTTTATTGAGCCGTTTGTAACGCCCAAAATGCGCTTCTTGCTGTACATGTGTTTAATCCTGTTGTTCGATGCACTCGTACACGGCTCATTGCCTTGACCTTCGCGCGTATCGGTTAAAGTCGGCATTCCGGAAGGCCAAACGTATGCATAGGTTCAGCTTTGTGTCAGAGGCGATTTCTCGGTATTCCGCACGTTGAACCATGCGCAGGGTGTACCTAGCGCTCGCACCGTTCTTGGCTATGAACTTACGGACAACGAAGATGCCAACGCCTTTCGGAATGTCGCCCTTGATCTTCTCGTAGGTCTTGGAACCAACTACGAAAAACAATTTATTCGAGTAGTCCAGATACTTGGGCCACTTACCTGCACGGTGATCCACGTAAAAATCAGCGGGGCAGCTTTTGATTTCGCAGATGACGACTTCGCCTCTCATGTTGACGGCGAGTAGGTCTGCACGCAGCGCCCCGCTTGGGTTTAATCCGACCTCCGCATTCACCGCATAGCACTTATCTGTGTAATACCTTCGCACCTGATCCTTCAGAAGCTGTGCGATATCCTTGCGGGTCATCTGTGTTTTGATCATCGTTGAAGGAACTTCACCATGTCGTCTCGTATCTTTCCGTACTGATCCTGGAGGAACGCTGCGATACGTTCCCGGCTATCCAGTTGGACCTTTCGAAACTGTTTGTACTGTTCCTCGTCACCCACAACTTCCTTGGTATCGTGCGCGACCTTTGCATACTCGGTCATCACCTGCATCGCCATGTCCAGGAACGCGGGGCGCAAGATGTTTTCTGTTATGGCGACGCCTAGCGCGCCCCGATCCTTAGTTGATTGCAGATCGATCACAAGCTCACGAATCGTCTGAACCAGCCCGTTGTACGAGTGGACACCGTACCGGCCGTTCGACTCGTGAACGCCCTTTTCGACTTGCGCAATCAGGTTGATTGACGACTGAATCAGTCGCTTGTTGAGTTTGGAGATAGTGGAGTCATCATCGTCACCAGACTCCAGCAATTCGACCATCTCTTCAGCGTCGTCACCGAAAACGGTGCGGAGATTGGCGAGGTTCGACGGAGCGTCTGTCGCTGCTTTCTTACTCTTGCGCTCAGGCTCAACGATCACCAGTTCTGTGCTCGCTTTCTTTTTCTTCAGACGGGGTTGGTCGTCATCATCGTCATCCAGCGACATCGTGGGGCGCTTGCTCTTCGGCTTGCGATTAAGATTGAAGTCCTCATCGACTTCGACAGCAACAGACTTTTTCGGCATGGCTTAGACTTGGGAATCAGGGATCGGTATTGCGATGCGGTGCTCGTCGCACGTGAGTACCGGGAATCCGTTTGCGTGTGAGCGCTCCATCGGCTTGCGGCACTCCGGGCAGAGACCGGCACCGGCCACGTCGGCGGACATGTCGATACGCGCGTGAACCTTGGACGCAGATGATTCGAGCTTTTTCTGTTTGTCAGAGACGGTTGCAGATGCCGTCATAAATGCTGCTGGTATCTTTTTCATTTCAATTCCTTGGGTATATAAATCGTGTCCTTGCGCGGAGTCATTCCCTCAGGACATGCGAAGAACTGGAAGCGTGTGCCGTGGCGGTCACCGGAATTCCAATCCTTCGTTAGATCAGCTACCGCCCGATGCGCCGCGCGCTTATTCTTGTACTGCTTTGGTGTATCCCACCACCTACCGGTTTCAAGTGGGGTGTGTAGAACGCGGCACCATACGTACCATTTCATGCGGATGTCCTCGGTGTTCGTTTCTGTTTCGGCGGCAGGCGGGATGAGTTCTCTGCCTGCAGCATGACCTTGTGCGGGTCATAATCGAGCAACGAACCGGTCCCCTTTTCCAGACCGAAGATGCCGATGAAACACGCGTCCAACTGGTGCGGAGTAATCGCGCATTCTGCGTACATAGCATCGAGAGTCAGCGGATCAAATCGCCTGTTCCAAGCGTTCTTCCAGGTAGCGGCTGTGATTGCCTTGATCGGCAGTCTGTAGCCCCCTAGAAGCCCGACCATGACCCCAACGTATTCGATCAGGGGCCCAGACTGTCCACGCGTCTGGAACCGCTCTACGACGATTCCATTAGGCTGGTACACTTGAACCCATTTGTCGATTTCGGCAAGGAAGTCGTTGCGCTGCTGACCGTACGCAACCAGGTCAGAAATCGGCTTTGTTACCAGCGAGTTCGCAACGATCTTCACCTTGCCGTGTTCGTTGCACGCAACTACTGAAATTCCGCAGTTGCGCGAACCAGGGTCCAGAGCGAGCACACGTTTTGTTGCATCGAGCAAGCCCGAACTTTCCGGAAGTGTGTATTCCTTGTTCGGTTTTATTGGTTTTTTCGGCATCTCTTATAGACCTCAGGAAGATGCTATGAAATTAAAGCGAATCACCTCATCTGTATCGCTGGCCGTAGCGGTTAGCCATACCGGAACGTGACGCAAATCCTGGCATTGGCATGCCCACTCGATTCCCGTCGTAGTTGTACTTTCGAGCCTCAGACAAGCGCTCCATGACCTTTTCGTTATGGATGCATTTAGTCAGCAGCACAATCGCCCGCCAGATATCGTCCGTGGTGTGTTCGCCCTTTTCGGGTGCCCGCGTCGGGCCCGCATCGCGAACGGTCACTGCCTGCAACAGGAAGTGAGCCACGGGCTTATTCATCATTTCCGTACGGTAGTTCTCCACGCGTCCGTCCAGGATGAAATCGATGTCTATTTGCTGGACTGTCGGCAGTATCAGGTTCTTGTTCTCGAACATCGCACGTGTCGCCTCGAAGTCGGCACGCTTTGGCGAGTATTGCTTCGGCAAAGTCCGGGGTTTTCCATCCGGATTCAAGCCCATGTCCTGACGTATGCGGTACAGCAAATCAATCGACTGCCACTGGTCGGCACCGAGCCCCACGGCGTTCAGGTCCTTTGCCAACTTCAAAATCACTTCCTGATATAACAGGTTGAAGTTGATCTTTCGGCCCTCCGTAGGCATGCATTCGAGAATCGTGGATACGATGGTCTTGCCCGTATCGAAGTCGTAGTGCCCGCCAGTAATCACGAATGAGTTGTTGGTGTGCCCCGCGTCGATTGCGATCACGGAGGGGTAGCGGAACGTTCTGATCTTCTCGATCTTTCCGTAGACCTCGCCTGCGATGTCGTACTGGTAAATGAAGTTGTGACTGTTGTTGCCGTTGACGAAAATTCCTTCTTTCATCGTAGACGGCTGAATGAAACGCGAGTGCACGGCTGGCGGGTTCGCGCCCCAATCTCGCTCTGCCTTTTCATAATTAGAGTTATAGGCAGCGACGATCATGGGTGATTGTCGTGTGAAACCCGGGTTCACTTCCCAGGTTGGCAAGTTAATGCCTAAGATGGTTTCACGTCCTACGTCTGTCTCTTTCGATTCCTTCAGCAGGCGCATCATCTTGTCGCGCATGGAGTAGGGGGAGGACACATTGAAGAGAACAGGTTTCGGGCAGGTGAAGTAGCCTTGTTTCATCAGGCTCTCATACACCATGTTCATCGTACCGAGACTTGTGAAAAGCGATTTGTGAGCTTCGTCAGCGTTGGCACGCTCCGAAGTCTCGTCTTCTTCCGTGTCGCCCTTCGGCAAAGGGAAGAGACCCAACTCGTCCAGACCGGCGAAGATTCGCGTGTCACCACGGAGAACCGTTGAGCGCGGGCCAGACGGGTAGATAAAGAGGTTCCGGTGATGGAATCGCATGTACTCGGTTGATACCTTGTACAGTTCCTTGCCGTATTTCTCTTTGTAGTGATCCATGATTTCGAAGTACTGCTGAAACCACACAGAGTCTTCGATAATCTTTTTATACGGTGCCCACATCAGACCACGGGCTTTACCAAACGTCAGGCTGACGAACGTACCAGTAAGTTCGGTTGACGACTGCATCAGCTTTGTGAGCGTAGCAATCGGCGGAAATTTCAGATGCTTGTGCGTCAAGTACGACGAGTACATAGCCAGAGTCAGCGACTTACCGGAACGCTGACCTAGGACGTTCGCCAACTGGATGTAGTCATTCAGACCATACTTACGTTTCAGCAGACGCTTCGACCGGCCGCAGTCAGGACACTTTCCCTTTTCCAGCAGTACGAGGTGGCGGGTGAGCTTACGGGTGTCGTAGTCCACCGGCACATTGTGGACATCTAGCCATTCTTTCTTCGAGCAGCAGGGGCACACTTCACCGAAGAGCATCAACCCAATCCACATTTGCCGCGCGAACGGTGGATTGATCTTCTCGCCAAGAAGGTTGAAGCAGTAATCGAAGAAGTTTTTCGCCATCTTTAGATCGCGAGTATCAATCTTCAGATCGTGCAGGGTCCCCGTCTCGTGATCTTCCGCCTCGTGCATGTAGCGACGGATGTCGAAGTCATCAATGGGGGAGCCGTCCGTGTCGTACCCGCCATCCTTGATGATATATTCCGTGTCCTTAACTTCCTTGACCTTGACGCCCCTTGGTGTGCTCTTGATCCGCTTTTTCTGAATGTCCTCCATCTGACTATCCGACAGGAGCATCGGAAACAGAATGTCGGCTTTTGCCTTCATCAAGCGAGTCGTCGCATCGTCTACCTGGCTATAATCTACCTTTCTCATGATCAGTCCAGTTGTTCAGACTCTTCGCTGATTGGTTTTCGTTTAGGCTTCGACGTTACCGGCTGCGGCTGCGTTGATGCTGATCGGCGCTCCGGTTCTGTTGGGTGGAGTATCATCACTTCCTTTTTCGGAGTGATCGAGCCGACGAGTTCAGGAACGAGCGTTTCCGGCACGCCCATGTATTTCGCGATGAACTGTGCCATCCGGTAGCCGTGTGCGTACCGCATCATTTTTTCGAACTGCGCGAACGGCTCCTGATCAATAGGGGCGTCCAGTGTTCGCTGAAGCACGTCCATCGCCTGCGTGGTGCCTGCACTCACAGCCAGCACCTTGGGGCCCATTTCCTTCGTGAAGAACGAATAGACCTTTTCAATGTTGGGCGTCAGCTTAGGCGGCAGTTCTTTCGCGTACAGCTTGAGCTTCTTTTCAACTTCGCCGTTCACCACTTCCAGAGTGGTTGGTTGCACGCCTTGTTTAAGCGTATCCACCGACTCAGCGAACGAGGGGCTTAGATGGAAAAAGAAGCGCGAGCGTTTCTTTTGCTGGTTGTTCTTTTCGGGCTTTGGTTTGCGCTTCGGGGCAGGGTCATCTGCAGCACGCTTCGCTGACGGCGTTGCGTACGCAATGTTAGCAATGGCCGAAAGCACGTCATCTGCATCCTGCTCCTGCTTCCTTGTCTGAAGAACCAAATAACTGCTGCTTCCGGCCATTTCGTTTATTCCTCGTCGCTCTCTGCGGTCTTGCCAGCCTGACGTGTCAGGCTGAACAGTTCTTCTGCCTTGCCGGACCGCATCTGTTTGAAACAGTATTTCCGCAAGTCGAACGGCTTGTAGCCGAGTTGATTACAGATTTCCGTTTTCTGTGCCTTGTCGCCCAGAATCCATTGCTTCAGAGTCAGCCAATGAACAGGCTTGGCTGTCGGTCCAAAACCGTCGATGTTGACCTTCAGCTTCTTGCGGTCGTTACCGACAATCTGTCCCGTCAACTGCATGTAGTACAGCGTGTCGAACACAGGATCGATACCGCGAGCCTCACCCTTTTGGTCTTCAACCCAAAGGCGAATCCAGACCTTGCGATCTGGTAGCGAAAGCTTGTTTTTCTTGTTCTGGATACGCACGTAGCGGTAGCGGTCCACGCCTTTACCATCGGCTGACTTCTCGATTTCGCGGCGCTCTTCCTTGTCCAACTGACCATTGAACGGAAAGCCTGAGGTCAGGGACGTGAACCACGAGCGTGCGTCACTGTAAAACTTGAGCGCGTTACCGCACGCTTCCTTTTCCTTCGGTCCGTACATGGCCATCGGAATTTCGCGCAACTGGTTCAAGCCGTACAGCGCGACCATCTTGTCAGCCATGCGCGCCTTGATCCGGGGCAGGTGCTTTGCGTAGAATCGTGCGTGAACGCCCAGCGAGTTATCTACTTCTTCCTCGTCGTTCGAATCCGGATTCAGCGCAGGCCACGAGTCCATAATGATCAGACCCTGGAGTTTGCCGTCCTTGGCTTTAACCCACAGACCCTTACCGTATTTCCGGCGCATGGTTGCATCTGCAACATCGCCTACCATCGCTTTGTGTTTCTTGTTGTCCTCATCGAACACGAGCCACCACTCATCGCCAACGTAGCGCTTGTCCGGCAGCATCTTCAGCGTCGAGTGAAACCAGTTGAAGAACCGTTCGCCAGACTTAGGGCTCATGTAACGAACGCGAGGTGTGATCACCCACTTGCCGCTGGTCTTGTCCTTCTTGCCGAACAGTTGATCGGTCGTGAGGTTCACGCCCATCGTGCGCAGAATGTTCGACACGTACGGAATCGAATTGCGCGTTGAGCCTTCTGCGTCGGCAAAGACGATCATGTCGATGTTTTCCTGCACGGCCGATGCCATCACGTTCAGTGCCGCAGTCGTCTTCGATGACTGCTCGAAGCCCGCGCCACCGTACATTGCCGGACGGACACCGCCACCCAACAGGTGGTCATAACACAGCAGGCCCGTTGACATCGGCTCCGAGACATCATTGATGTCTGTATCGAGACCTTGCCGAGCACCGACCTCGTCAAGCGTGTCGTTGATCATCCCCGAAATATCGAAGTATGATGTTTCCTGCGTTGCTTCTTTCGCAACTTTTTTCGTCGCCATTCAATGCACCTGAGTTTGGGGTACAAAAGAAAAGGCCCGCAGCCCTCAAGAGAGGGTCACGGGCCGGGTTTCAATCGAGGGACTAACGATCAATCGTCTAGGTCGTCGTCATCCTCATCACGGGCGGGCTTACGCTTCGAACTGCGCTTAGGAGCAGGTTCGTCGTCTTCATCTTCATCCGGATCGGGACGGCGCTTTTTCGAGGTGCGCTTCGGTGCCGGTTCGTCGTCTTCGTCTTCGTCGTCGCGGGACGCTTTGCCACGCTTCTTGGGCGGCTCGTCGTCTTCATCTTCGTCGTCTTCATCCGGATCAGGGCGGCGCTTCTTGTTCGACTTCGACTTGGCGCTCACGCCTTCGTCGTCCTCGTCTTCGTCTGAATCGTCATCCCCGTCATCGTCGTCTTCCTCAGAGGCACGTTTTGAGCGACCCTTGGCTGAACTGGCGCTGCTTGTGCCGGTCTTGCCTTTGCCACGACGCGGTTCATCGTCATCATCGTCTTGATCGTCATCGTCTTCATCCTCATCGCGCGATGATTTCGAACCACGCTTCTTGGGCGGCTCATCCTCATCGTCCAGATCGTCGTCATCGTCATCCCGCGACGGCTTACCACGCTTTTTCGAAGCGGGTTCGTCGTCCTCGTCATCCTCATCTTCATCCGGGTCGGGGCGGCGCTTGCTGCTACGCTTGGGGCGATCTTCTTCGTCCTCGTCTTCATCTTCGTCAGATGAACGACGCTTGCTGCGCTTCGGCTGCTCGTCCTCGTCCTCGTCGTCTTCATCACGCTTCTTCGAACGCTGCTTGCGCTTCGGCTCGTCATCGAGTTCGATACCGGCGCGTCTGCAGAACCCTTCGAAGTCGCGCTTCACTTCCTCGTCGGTCTGCTCGGTGACCAGGTTCGACGTGTCGTAGCGGAGAAGTGCCAGTTCTTCTTCGGTCAGCGGCGTGCGCTCGCCCAACTGAATCTGGTACTGATCAGCCGGTGACTTCTCACTGTCGTAGTAAATACGAACATCGCAGCCGTAGGCTTCGTCTGCAACACTGTATGCTTTGCTACCTGACTTCTTCGAACGAACGACGTTCAGTCCCTTGAGTTCCTTCACCTTCTCAACGAGTGAAGGGGGCATTGCAAACACCGTCCACGGCGTCCACGTATCGGAATCCTTGTCCTTGAAACCCGACTCGCGCTCTGCACGCGTGGGCTTCGTCAGAGTTGACGGAGCCTGACGCTGTGCCGAGCGCAACAGGAAGTCCGCATAGAACTTCTTGTTGATCTGGATCGTCATCTTCTCTTTCGCTACACCTTCGTCCTTCTCTTTCTGCCAGAGCGCGAACCACGGATCGTAGATCGTGGAATCGAACGAGCCAGATTGCGGGTCCCACGAGCGAAGATTGACCGGGAATTTCCCCTTGCCGCCGCCTTCCTTCTTCTTGTAATTAACCCAGCCGGTTGCATAGCTGTTCAGTCCGCCATACAGTCGCCCCGTTACCCATTTCTTTTCAGGAAGCTTGAGTAGGTTGACCAGGTCAGTTACCTTGACCTTTTCTGAGCGCGAGTTTGTCTTAGCGTCGTCAAAAGAGACGCTTCGTTGTTTAGCCATCTGGAAAGTCCTTTGAGGGGAGGGTTACACTATTTATTTACTGCGGAGCAACCGGTTTCATGTGCTCAACACAACTCGTTAAATCTCGCAACATGTCCAATAAAATCCGCCGTTGTTCAGCAGCGTCCTGCGTTTGAAGCACAGCGTTGAGAGAGACAACCGTTGCTTGAAGCACTGCCTGCTGCTGAACGGAGCGCTCATATGCCTTAAGCTTGATTTGCTCAGTGATCAGCGAAACGACGGCGGCCATTTGCTGGTCGTTCAGTTTGTCCATGAGCAGGCGACCCGCTAGCTCTTCAGCTTGCTTCGCCCGCATCGCATAGTTGGAGACGAGGCTCTTCATCGCGGCTAGCGACAGTTCAAGTGAGGCTTCGCGGCTGTTGTTGCGTGACTGGAATGTCATGCATCCTCCAGAACAAACATTCGGAGTATTTCGCGATGCTCAGGACTGACGGTCTCAGGTATGCCCATGGACGCGCGGAGTATCCCCAGAGGGTCGAGCGGCTTCGTGATGTGCGCAACGTGCTCGATCAACTCTGAGGAAGTGTCTTGCTCGCAGTAGCCGATTACGTCTGAGACGGAATCTCCAAGCTCTTCAACCAGAGACTCATACGACTGATCGTTCTGTGTCTTGGCTAACTCAGCTACTTCGGATCGGCCGCTCTTAAACCAGTTCTGAATGAACGTCGTGAGAACACCCTGACGCGCGTCGCACCGGTCAATCGCCCGCGATGTCACCATGAGATAAATCTGCACAATGTCATCGAGCTTGATGTAGTGGTTGTAGTCCTTGTACGTGGCTTGGGCGGAGTTCAGCGCTAACCGGTAATACTTCTCGGTGATCATCTCCTTCCACTTTTGCGCCTTCTCGTACCAGTACTTGACCTGGAGAATGCAGTTGTAGAGTGAGCCGCCCGTGCGCAGACCAACGGCGCGTTCCATCTGCCACATTTTCGATTTGCGGATCGTCGTGTCCATCTCGATAAACGGCGAATGCAGCTTCTCGTAGCCTGCCAGGCAGCGGAGGAAGACCAGGATCAATCCGAATGACAGACCACGGTTCAGGAACATCTTCTTCGCGTGCTCGCGCGCCTTAACCGTGTCCTGCGTTGTCACCAGATTGAAGAGATGGATGGGTAGCTTGGCGCGGTCGTCGCTGGAAAACTTGGTGCTCGATTTCAGCGTCTGGTTGGAGACAACCTTAGCGATGTAGTTATTGAAGAACGCTGGACACTCATCGTGTATCGGGGATAGGGCGTTCCATAGGAACATGTCCAGCGTCTGCAAATATTCCAAGCTGAGAAGATTCTTTTCGATCTTCTCCCGTATGTTCTTCAGCTTGGAAAATGATTCTGAATGTTCATAGTCCTTCATTTTCTACCTTTCGATGCCGGACCACGGTTCGCGCGTCCCGGTGCGGCCTTCGAGCTTGGCGCTCGCATTGCTGCCGGTGGCGGTTTCACGGCTACGGGCTTCGGTGCTGTTCTGGGGGCAGTCATCATCGCAGGGGGTGCTGAGCGCGGAGGCTGCGACTTAACGGCTGGTGATTTCTTCGCTGGCGGGTTCTGCATTGACTTCGGAAGCGTGGATTGTTTCTTGCCCGGTTTCACTGAACGCTGAACATTCTTCGGCGTGTTGATCTTCACGGGCTTGATCAGTTGCTCCTTGCGTTTGCGTTCTTCCTCTTCCTTCCGGCGCTTCAACTCGGAAGGCGGAACCTGAATCTCAGGCACACCGATAGGCGACTGGCCTTTCTTGGGGGGCTTCGGTCTTGGCAACTGATCTTTGATCTTGTTGTACAGAGCAACAAGGTGCTTGCACTGAGCGGGCCGCATTTGCGGGTTGCGGATCACTGGGAGTTCGCCGTTCGAATATTCGATGTCGGCCGCCTGCTTGTGATTCAACGCGACTTCCCAACGGTATTTGAAGTCAGCACACGAGCACGAAACAATCACGTGTAGATACGTGTCGAGAAAGATGATGACGGTCACGTACCGGTTTGGCTTTCCGTTCTTGCCTGTCTTGTTCTTTACGAACTTCTGCTTGTAGTGATCCCAGACCTTTGTTGAGTAGGATGCTGAGGCAACATAGCCACGTCCCAGCGAATCCCATCCCTTTTTCTGGTGCACGATCTTTACGTACTTTGCAGACTCGTGGCGACGTTTGTTAACTCTTTTGACAATCTGGGGCAGCGTTAGCATAGTTACCTCTAATGCCTTATGTAGAACATCAAATTACGCTGCCCCGTGCTTCGCTCTATGCTTCGTACAAGAAGGTTGTGCCTCCGACAAGTTTGCGATTCGCAGACGTTGACTGAACAAAAACCGTGTACTTGCTTGTATCAAAACCTGCATCCCGTGGATTCAGATTAATAGATGCACCATGGGGCAGACCCAACACCTCACGGGCAGCCGCACCCTCGAACAGGTCACCGGTCTCGCGGTCGAGAATCAGGACTTCCTTCGATGCCTGAATCGTTTCGCGCTTGGTGAATTCGTAGAAGCCACGACCGATCTTGAAAACAAGGCCGTTATCGAGCACGAACTCCTTGATAGCTCGGTCTGTCGTGACTGGAATGCGTTGGAATCGCGATGGGTCTGTAGCACGGGCATCGACCGAAGCGAACGTGCCGGTTGCCGGATCACGCTTCATCACCTTGTCGAAGATCGCGGACAGCGAACGGGTCATGCGCTTTTCGGCTACGACTTCGGCCTCGTACGTCTGTACCGCTTCCGGACTCACCTGGCTGTAGGCAAGCGCAACCAGCATTTCGGTCGCTTCGCTAAACTGCGAGAGACGCAGGTGGGCACCACCAGTTGTCGCTGCAATCGTCTGGTAGAAAGATTCGGCGTACCGGTTGTTGAGAGCCTGCACGCCGTGGATCACGACACCCAGATCGAGCAGCGCTTTCGCTTCGGCTCTCCAGTCGATATGTCCAGGGTTATGCGCAAGCATGTGCGGCACATCGTCCCCGATCATGATCAACAGACGACGCGAGTCGGGCGTCCACTGCATTTTCGTGCGGGCCTCTTGAAGCACCAGTTCGTAGCATTCGGGCGCGTCACCGCCGTGCGTAGCTTCGACGTTCTTGACGAAATATGAAACGGCGTTCGGATCGTTCGTCAGTTGCAGGTGCTTCGTCACGTAGGTCCGACCCGCGTCGCAGTAGTCACCGTGCGCGATGATGCCAACGCGCAGACTTGGAACTTCCTTGAACAGCCGGGTAGCAGTCGCGTCCACACGACGGCGCACCTCAGACAGGCACGGATACATCGAACCCGTTGTATCGAAGCTCAGAACAATGTCAATCGGTTGCATTTATTCTCCAGGGAAGGGAGTTCGATCAGAACAGGCGGAAGAACACGCCGAACCACAGCATGCAAATTGTGTAGAAGCTCATCAGATGACCCTCACATGTTTGTAGATAAACGCGCAGGCCGCGCCTATCTGCTGCCCACACGACCAGATACCGCTGATCCCGGACCATAAGATCACGGCGAGGATCAGCCACCGCTGAATATGGCGCTTCATTTCGCTGTCCCGTAGAGAGCCACTGTCTTGCCGTACACTTGGCGCATCGCCTGGATCGAGCCCAGACGCTCCAAGATGTCGCGGTGCTGGAACCAACCACCTGTGAAGTTGCGGCAGGAGCCGTTTACCTCAGCGCCATAGGCTTGGTGCTCGGTCGGTGAGGCGTGAAGTGGCTTGGACTCAACGAGCCGCTCATAGAGCGCAATATCTGACTCGCGCGAGGGATTTTTCTTGTCGTGAGTCAGATACGAAACGCGTGCGCAGCGTGCGGCCGACATCGCCAAAAGGTCACAGACGGGAACATGCATACGCTCTTCGAGCGAGATGTATGGCAGGTGCCAGTTGCGTGCGTCGGAGCCGTTTGATGCGTATTTCACGACGCGCGGCTTTGACGCTTCGTAGGCCGTGATCATCGTGTGTGCCAGGTCTTGAATGTCCGGCTGCGCGTCTTCGTGGTCACGCAGTTCGTACCAGTTCTCCCATTCCGTAGCGGTAGCTACGACAGAGATTCGGGAATACGGCTCCAAATGTCGATTCACGATCTGTTTGTGGTAACCGGCTTCAGAGAACGCTTCAGCCCAATTGGCAGAGTGCGCGGCTGCACGGTCCCACGCTTCCTCGCGGGTCAGGAGTTCGCCTGTCATCGGATCGGCCACGAGGTTAGTGCACTCTTCGTGTGCTTGCATGCCCGGTTGGTTCTTCCCCCAGTGCACGGGCTTTGCTGCGTCCGTGCGTACTTCTTCGAGCAGCTTCGCAGTCGGGATGGCGCGCGACGAGGAAGCATTGCGCGAGAAAACTCGGTGAGTCAAGAACTCGGCATGGACGGCACGCCAGTAGCGTAGCTGGAACGTGAGCAGTTCCTTGCCGGTGTGTCCGTTAATCGAGTGTTCGATGACGGATACGAGTGCGGCTTTGCCTTGGAAGGTTTGATAGTTCATTTCTTCTCTTTGTTGAACAAGTTTTGAGTTTTGGGTTCAGCCGTTTTTCGAGCGTGCTTGATCCGGGCCCGTGAAATCTCGACGTACTCTGGCGTCATGTCGATACCCGCGAATTTGAAACCTTCGAGCATGCAGGCTTTGCCCGTCGAACCTGAGCCCATGAAGGGGTCAAGCACAATTCCGTTGGGTGGAGTTACGAGTCGGACCAGATATCGCATCAAGTCTGTAGGCTTGACTGTGGGGTGAATATTGGCTCTTGGAAGATTCGGATTTTTAGCCGCATCTTTTGACCACCCACCGCCCCCGCCGTCCTTACTAGCTATGTGTGCCTTGGACTTCTTTTCAAAACTTTCCAGTCCGTCGTCACGATCTTTCTTTGATGCCTTGGCGCAGTAGAAGAAACGAGCGGCTGACCCCTTGTCGAGATATTGATTCGCACTATTGTCGTGTGGGTTCTTAAACTCCCCGTAACTCACGACATTATTTTTCAGGCCGCCCTTCTGGCGACCGCCACCTCCCGAGGACCTCGCATCGGGGAATGCGGCTAGTACCTCATCCGAACCATCGTGGGTCACGTTCGCAGGCCAGCGGCCTAGGTCGCTTCCGTTAAAGCCCTCTTTCGGCGTCCACCCATCGTCGTTCATTCGCCCTAGTGAGCCAGGTGGGCGCTTTACGCGAGTTGATTCCGTTCCGACACGGCAACCATCAATGTTGATAGCGCCTGTTCTGTGAGCCAGCACATTGTTAGCTACTGTTCCCTTGAAAGGTTTACGCGCAACACAGATGGGCTCGTGTGCCGGTTTAAGTGCAGTGCCCCAGCCATCCCACTCTTTTGCCGCGTCTGTTGCAGGTGCGGTAATAGCAGATAGATCAATGGTTTTTGTTTGTTCACCCGCGTGTAGCCTTCCACCGCGCACATCTTGTTTGGGAGTTGCTTTTCTGCCAGCAGTATGATGGCCAATCACTTGGCGTTCTGCGCCTGCTGCCTTATCCAGAGCCTTTCCAACATTTTGGGATTTTGGAAATCCCGAACCGTATAACCACATAATCTGGTCACGAATTTCGAAGCCCGCATCTTCGATTGCGCACACCATCCGATGGTAGGTACGCGATCCGCTGAACGCTAGAAGATGTCCACCCGGTTTCAGAACTCGCAGTGCTTCTTTCCACAGATCGACGTTGTTGGCTATTCCCGATTTGTCCCAACCTTTTCCCATGAATCCGAGTTCGTACGGCGGATCACAAACTATCGAATGCACGGAGTTAGAGGGTATGGTTTTTAGAACTTGTTCGGACTTCCCCAGGAACAACTGATATCTTGAACACTTATACTTTGGTTTCATATTCGAACGGCTGAAGTAGGTCTGGTTGGACCACGATGAACTGCGCACGCGACGAGTCAGAGCCCGGGTTCTCATTCACCCACTGCATGTTTCTGTCCAGTGCCATATCCGTGAAGATCAGGCGACCGCGAACCTCCAGGATCAGGCCAACCTTCTTGAACTGAGCGGGAAGGACAATCGCGTCCTTTTGGAACGTCTCGAAGTCATCGCTCAAAAGCTGTGCTGTGTTCGAGTCCACAACGACGTGCTGCACGTCCGGCATCAGAATTCGAGCAATGAAATCCCCGGTCGTCGTGAATTCGAGGCGCTTCACATCAGCCGGGAAATGTTTTGAGCGGTAGTGCTGCCGTTGACCCATAGGGAACCTGTTGTGGATGTTTGATAACGCAGTCCATGAACTTCTGACGGAACGACTCAGGGATATCCGGATGCTGGATAACGAACTGCAGAAGTAGGTTCTTCACCTGGAGTGCAATGGCTCTTGGATCAGAGCCGTCCCAGACAAACGCATCAGTGAACTTGAGGTGGTGACCTCTGCGCGTTGACTCGAAGGCGAACTTGCAGGAGGCTTGAGGTCGTCCAACTGTTCCGTGGATGTTGAGGAAAGCGCGACCCGAATTCATGTTCATTGAGTAACTGAAAGACGTTACGTCAACGGTCATCGCACCCTGCTTCTCATCTTTGAACGTAAATTTTGTTCCCATTGTTTGTAGTATTTCCGTTCGATTCGTTTTTGTATGTGAGCACCTCGATTGTCGTCAGGTGGATCAAACAATGGTTGGCACTGCTCAGCCTCAAAGACTTTCGCTTGTTCGACAAGAATTTTTGCGATGTTCTCTGACAAAGGGGTGGGCCCAACAACGAGGATTGGCGTTCGATCACGTTGTGGTGAATCTTTCGGCTTCTGGTCCATCACTATCTCCGTTCGTCCACTGGCTAAGCCACTCCCGCTCCTGCTCTACCCACCAGTCAGGCGGTCGCACATCTATGTTCAAAAATCCAGTTTGTAGGGACTCAGGCGGGTTATTCGATTCGTCGCAGACCACGATGTATTGAAGCGGTTCGATTGAACCCTCGTTCTTCCACTTCTCCAGCAACTGATGCGCACGGTTGGTGATTTCACGCAGCAGCATTGGACTGATGGGTTCAGAGAGGAATTCATCAACTAGCAAGTCGCGCAGATACTGAGCGTTGACTGACATCTAGCGCCTCCCAGTCCGAGCACGTGCTCGCTTCTTGTCTCGATGGAGGGCTTTACGAAGCGCTCGATTTTTACGTCGAGCTTCTTCGGGGCGCTCCCAGCTATTGCCGTGGTACACGATCCATCCAGAAGCGCCATCCGGTGGTGCGGGAAGTGTTAGCGTAAGAGTGTTCGACTCCGAGTCTGTGCAATCGGGAAGCTCTCTCCAACCGTTGCCGAAGGCCACATGCGTTGTCCTGAATTCCACTAGCGTCTCCCAGTGCGTGCACGCGCCTGCTTCTTACGGAGGTTCGCGCGCAACCTGCTGCTGCGAATAACCTGACGCCATATTTCACCAAACTGCACGTCCTGAACTTGCGTAACCTGCGCTGCAGCGGATTCCCATGACGGGCCGTCGTCAAGCGTGAAGATCGGGAGGTTCACCCCGCGAAGAGCGGGCTGGCGTTCTTCACTTACTTTCATTTTGTGTCCTCACGTGAGACAGCGATTTCTCCACGAGAGAGACGACAGACTTCGGAAGCTTCACGCCGGTTAGGTGCAGAGATACGGACTCAGCAAATAGCTCAGCGACGCTCTTTGTGGCGTACTCGGTGACCAGCGGCTTCAGGTCGTTCATCGAGACGCCTGACACGGGCCACACCTCGCGAATGTCGTCTTTGAACCCGGCTTCGAACAGAACGTCCAGTTCCTTGATCGAGAGCTTGTGCTGCTGCTTGATGTGCTTCAGTATCCACTTCAGGGCCAGTGAATTTTCTTCGTCCAGTTGACCCTTGAAATCAGAGGGGAGGTCCTCTTGAGACAGAAACTGGTCCAGCAACTCAGTGCACACCTTCTTGTCGATGTCTTCGACCAGGATCGTTGAGTTGTACAGTTGGACCCACTGACCACGCAGCGACTTCGAGTGCAGAAACTCGCGGTCCATGTGGTGTGCGTGCTCGTGCAGGATGACCCACAGATAGTCTTTCGGCTCAACCATTTCCGGCCGGAAGATGAAGCGGTGCGGATTCTTTTCGGGATCGCGCGAACGCTTGTACATACCGCAATACTTCTCGCCGTTGTAGCGCTGGATTTCCCAGATGCTTGATTCCGGCTGAATCGTAAAGTCCAGACGTTGTTGCTTGAGAACGCGTGCGGCTTTATCGAAGGACTTGAAGATGCGTTCAGCAACTTCCTGTTCTGGTTTATAGAACCAGTAAAGGGTGCCAAACTGATCATGCGTCTTGCGACCCTTGTACAGCGTCGTCAGATCGCAGTCGTACGCTTTGCCCGGTCGTGGGCTGCGCCCAAGATTTATGATGATGTCTTTGGTCGGAACCTCAACGGTTTTACGCAGGGCGCGCACATGAGAATCCTTTTCGAGGGCCCCCACGACAATCCCTTGATCAACACCGGACACCTTGAAAAGAAAATTCTTGCCGCTATCGCCAGTACTGGCAATGACGTAGTCACCACTTTCGAATTTGGACATCACACAGACCTATAGAAAAAGGCCCGAACCTTGTTTCAGGATCGGGCCTCGTACACGGAGCAGACGGGCACTTATTGGGCCATCACCTGGACAACGGGAGCTTGCGGAACGACAGGGATCACAATCGGTTGCGGAACCGGCTGCGGCTGAATCGTGATCGGCGTCTCGACCACTTCCGGGGCGGGTGTGGGCGCTGCGACTTCGGCAGGGATCAGAGCTTCAGTGACCACTGCGGGAGCCTCCACGGCTGCTTCCGGTGCTCCTGCGACCGTTTCTTGCGCGGCTAGGATCGTAGCCGGATCGAACTCGCTTTCTGCGGAGCTAACAACGGGCTGCGTTGCTACGGGGCCAAGCTCCACAGCTTCCACGCCCGGGGTCGGTGCCGTATCGAGCGTCTTGTTCGCCGTGCCCACCAGAACCGCAGCGTACAGGCCGTTCACCGAGTATTCAGGAACGATGCCGATCCATGCGTCCCACACGATTTCGTCACGGCGGAACTTCGTCAGGACCGTGAAGTAATCGACCGTGTTGACTTCTGTTGACGGGTGGAACACTTCGCGCAGCGACTCTTCCGTGATGTTGCCTTCGAGCGGGAAGAGCAGCTTGTGTTCGGTCAGGTCGTATTGTTCGTTGGGCGAGTTCGAGTACAGAACGACTGCCTGCGACAAGTCTTCAGCCGTCAGCTTCGGCATGCGAAGGTCCGGATTCTGAGAGATTGCGAACGACACGCTCAGATGCGTCGGCTCTTCGTTGCTCGCGGTCAATTCGCGCAGCATCTGCTCCGCAAGCGTCTCGTCGGAGTTTGTCGTGGCCGGTGCGCGAACAATCAACGAATCTTCGTCTTCGCCGTCGTCCGTGATTTGGATTACCGCGTCGTCTTCGTCTTCAAGGGTGCTGTAATCAGCCGGGTTGAAGACGATCAGGCGATTCAGGCGCTGTTCAAGCTCGCCATCGACGTTGTAGAACTGGTAGACCTTCAGAAACTTGTCCACGTCACGGTTGTACACGTTGCCTTCAACGTCCGTGTAGATGACCTGTGGCGGATGGTCTTCCTGTGTTTTCGGGCTCAGGGTCAGGTTCGTCAGGAACAGGAATTTGACCTGGCTACCGTCCTTGCGCATCCATACACTGCCTTTTGACAGTTGCAAATCGAGGTTTTCGTTAGACGACATTCTAAAAATCCTTTAGGGAAGGGGTTACGCCTGCTTCATTAGTTATTTACTCGTCGCAGGTGCATCTTTCGCAGGTATTTGTGCACCCGCTTTCACGTTTATATTCAACAACTTAGAGGTCAGTTGCACGTATCTGGCAAAGCGTCCGGAGCAGTCGGTATAAGCGTTTGCCCATGCAGAAATGGGGTCCAACGTGTCGCTTTCTGAGTACGGCCGGGTGTCAAGCGAAGCCATCGGCGTGCAGGGTGCGATTAGCTGCTCGTCAATCGTTACGGACTGCTTGGCAGCAACGGTAGCCGGTAGGTCAGGGGCCACAGGTTTAGGCGGGGCCATTGAGCAGCCGCTAACAAGCACGGACACGCCGACAACAAAAAGTGCAAGTGCCACCAGCACTAGATCGCTCTTCTGTAGCTTCATTGAGATGCCCCGATAGGTGCTGAGGCAGGCGACTCAGCTTTCAGTATGTTGTTGATCGCTTGGACCGTTGGCAGAGACCAGCCGCACGATTTCGCTGTTTGCGGATTGGCTTCGCGATACTGCGTGACAACGCGCGACCGGGTAGTCATGGCCGCGAACGTAGCTGAGGCTGCGTCGGCGCGTGCGGCCTGCGCGTCACTCTCGAACTGCTCCAGCTTGCCGTTGTTTGCTGCAACCTGGAGATTGTTCGCATCGACCATCTTGTTGATTGTGGTTTGCTGCGTGTCCCATGCCACTTGATAGCCCTTGCTGTAGCCGTGACTCGAACCGGCCTCAAACGCACCGAGTAGAATCGCTAGGACTGCCACAAGGGGTAGCACGTACTTCAAAAGTAACGTTCCAATCATTCCTGCACCTCGCACGAGAAGTATTTCGATTTGATACGGTCGATAATCCACGCGGGACAGTTGCCGGGATCAAACAAATCAACCCCGTCCTCTTTCGCGCGTTTCGACGGCTCCGGATAATGCGCATATAGCTGGTAGGGCGAACCCTTCACGGCCCACAACCTGATGGCCACAACGTCGAAGAAATTCCTTAGCTGGGGTTTCAATTTGTCGGTTGCGTCGATGCCCGCATCGTCACCGTCCATCATCAAAATGATGCGTTCGACTCCTGAGATTTCCAGCAGACGGGACTTTTTGTCGGACCAGGACTGGGTGCCGAAAATACACACAGCAGGAATGCCGGACATAATCAAACGCAAGGCATCTCGCTGACCTTCGACCAGCACCAGCGTGTTCAATCCCATGTCCTTCATCATCTGCAACGACAGATCGAATGGCCACAATCCGCGCGATTTTGACCAGCCGTCGTGATCGATGGCAGCGGCCAGCAGGTAGGAGGGTTTGTCCTTTTTCTTCTTCAGACGTGCGAGAAAGAAGCCTTCGGTTTCACCCTTGACGACGACCGGGAAATGAATGAATTTTTCTGTTCCCCATTTTTCATATTCTTCGAACCACCGATAACAAAAACGAGCGCCAAGCTCGATCAGGAGATTCGTGGGTATCTGACGCCAGAATTTGTTTCGGGGAAGCTTCGAGAACTTGAATTTGTCCTTGCGATATTTCTCTTGGACAGTGAGCATCGATAGACCTTTGCTCATTAACAGGTCCATCGCTTCCTCATCCTTGGGCGGCCCCTTGGTGTAGGGCTGCAGTCCCAAGCGAGGTGCAACTTCGTCCCACGTAGCACGAGCAGGGCACGCAAAGCATTTGAAACGGCCTAGCCCACGTTCCCCTAACCAGATGCTGCCTGAGGGCGTCCGCTCGCTGTGGTAGGGGCACAGGATCATCACCCGGTTACCTGCGTCTTTCTTCTGCCCCGCGTACCGTGCTAGCTGATCACGGATGAAGTTGTATTTATTCTGCCGATCAATCGCGTCCATTTTCCGTTTTCCGTCTAGGCGGAAGCACATCTAGATTCGGGTTCTTGTACAGCACCGCTTCGAGCGCGTTAAACGCTTTCAGCAAGCCATCGGTTTCCGTGAACGTGTTGCCCCACGAGTACCAGCGTGAGCACAGACTTTGCGTGTGGATGAACAACGGCCGGTTGTAGATCGCGGGGTACCGATAGAACACGTACCGCGTTGGCTCCTGATCGCGGATTTCCGGAATCCAGGAGTCGTCCGTCGAAAACAGCAGCCTCACAGACTTATTTACTACGTCGTAGCAGCCCGTGAGGTGTAGCGGAACTTTTTCGGCCAGGACAATGAAGTACGAGTGATCCGACTGGTTGTTGATGATCGCTAGATACGGATCGTCTAACAGCAACCGAACATCCGACATCATCTGGTTGAGCTTGTACAGATTGCGTGCGCCTTCGAATCTCGAATCTATTTCCGTCAGCAACTCTTTGAGTTTGGTTGTGATGGTCGCAGATGCCGGACCGGATTCAGATATCACCGATACAGTGAGATACTTGTTGCGCTGGGGGATCGCAACAACGTCCTCTGTCTTGTTCAGACTGGATATGAGCAGGGAATAGATACCGCGAAATCGGGATTCGGTGTGAGCCCCGTGTTTCGTCTGTTCGTCCCTGAAAACGGGGAACGGTTTTACTGGCGTTGTTGCAGCCAGCATCACCGAGCCATAGACAGATGACTCTTGCATAGGGGAACCTCTGAGGGCTGGTTAATTCGTGGCGAGCATCTGGGGGACGGTGATCGCGCGGTTGCGGACCGTTCCACCAAAGAGGTGCGCGAGTTCGACGGGATTCTCAATCTCTGAATCCATGAGCACGTCAATTACGTCGAATATCAGTAGCTCGCGCTGATCGGCCGTAGAGGCAAAAAACATCGTTGAGTACAGTTCCTGCTCAAAGACGTAAGTGCCTCTAGGCTCAGATGCGTCGTATGACGTGATGGTGAGTTGCATGTCGAACACGCCGCTAACCTTCGTCACAAACAGCAGATACGTGATGGGCGTGTCCTGCTTCTCCGCATCAAATATCTGCCATTCATCATCACCAACCCGATCTACTGTGTATCGGGCCTGTGCTGTCATGCTTCTACTTCCTCCTTAATTGCGTCCCTGATCTGTGCGTCAAGATCGGGAACGTTCAGCAGCGGGAAATTCTTCTGGAGCCAACGGCGCGTATCCTTCATCGTCCACGGCTTGAGAATCTTCTCTAAAACTTCGGACTGTGAGCCTTCGAGCACGCCCAGTTCCTCCGAGTCCTTCAGGGTTGATTTCAGGCCGGAAATGAGGTTAGGCAACGACCAGTCCCACTTGTAGGTCTGTGCGTCGTGTGCCCCGATTTCGATTTCGATTTCGGGCTCGACCGTGAACTCGATGTTGAAGTCTTCGAGGTACGCTTGAGTCACGCCATACGTCGCCTGGTATTGCAGAATGTGGATGAACGGAATCACCATTTCGTAGGGGACGCTGTAGTAATTTGCGTCGTGCACAGTTCGATTGAACAGAACACGCCAGTCCCAGTTGGTCCCATCGAGGCTTAGCCACTCCTTGAAGCGTCGCAGGTGCATGTAGTAAGCCTTCATGATTTCCCGCCCAGCCTTCACCCCAATCTCCGATGCCATACCCTGCACTGGAGCGTTAGAACCACGCCGCACCTGTTCCGCAACGATTGCCCGGTTCTCTGTCATGGCCGCAGGCAGAAAGCGACGACGGCCGTTAGGCGCGTAGACGTAATACTCGTTTTCTGCCATCTCCTGCATCTTCTTGGTCCAACGCGCGCCAGCTTTGAATTCCTTGAACATCTTGTCGATGATGTCCTGCGCGTAGCCCGTGCGATCTTCTTCGAGCAGGGCGGTCAGCTTCAGGTCAAGCTCTTCGAGCATCTTGTTGATTTCGATCAGACGCTTGCTGTCCTTCGTGACCAGCGATTCTTCGTAGAGCGCGGAAATCTTGCCCTTCAACGAATCCATGTCACCCTTCTTCGTGTCGATACCCAAGGTCTTTGCTCCCTTGCCGTACAGCACGCCGAACACAACCGCCTTCACGGCGTCACGGAGCGGGTGATCCTTGTCCACCAACTGACCGAAGAACCGGAGCACGTTCAAGATGTGGATGTCGCCTTTCTCCTTGATCGCCTTCTTGTTCTCGTCTGTCGGGTTCTTGATGAAGTCTTGGCGCAGCTTCTGGCCAGCACGGAACGCTTCGGCCAACACCTTGTCTCCAGCGATAATCGACCACACGCGAACTTCGTGAGCAGAGTAGTCGTACCGGATCATCAGGTACCCTTTCTTCGCCACGAACATGCGCTTGATGATCTTCGCGAGCTTCCCGCGCGATGGAATCTGCTGAAGGTTCGGACCCATCGAAGCTAGACGGCCGGTGACCACGGCCCAGATCGAGTAGTCGGGTCTCAGGTGATTGTCGAACGCCGCGTCGATGTTCACGGTGAGCCGCTTGTACCACCCCTTGACGTAGGTGGACATCAACTTGTGCAACGCTTGAAATTCACCGTACAGCGAGATGATCTTGTTCGTGTCCTTGTAGTGAGCAACGAACGCTTTGTCGATGGCCGGTGCGCCCGTAGCAGTCTGAGATAGCGGCTCTAGCCCCAGGATATCGAGAAAGAGCTTCCGCTTGTGGAGCGGCTTCGTCAGCTTGAACATCCAGGTTGCTGCGACATTCTTGAACCCTAGTCCCGCAGACTTGAATCCCGACTCGTTCAGCAGTTCCTTGTTTGCCTGCTTTACTTCCCGGTGGACCTTGAACTCGCCTTCCGCCCGTGTCAGTTCCTTCTGGAGTGGCGACTCCGCACCGAGCAGGTGCTTCAGGTACGATTTCTGGATCAGAGACCCGTCCTGCTTCAAATGCGATAGCTGGTGAGCGGTGTCGCCCATCTGGCAGAGCATGTGCCGCAGGTAATACGGCTTGTAGTTCTGCCCAGCAATCTCCATGAACGACGAGCGACGTATCTGCTCTTTACGTATGTGGAAAATCGACACAACGTCAGTCGCAGCGTACGCCAGAAAGTCTTTGGATGACGGATCGGTCGAACCGGTGTTCGAACGTTCCTCTTTCGAGAATGCGGCCTTGAAATAGAAGTCGTTGCCGTACGAGCAGTAGATCGGCCGCAGACCACCGAACTTCGAACTGTCGTTTGCTGCTTCATCGCGGATCGACGTGACGTGATTAAGCGCCGAAATGTTTTCGTCTAGCTCGTGCTCGCCAAACGTCACTTCCCAAACGTCGTGCCAGATGATCGGAATCTTCAGGCATTGTCTGATCACACGCAAATCAAACATGCCGTTCATCGTTATGAGAAGCTTGCGATCCTCGTAGTCCTTCGAGAACCGTTTTTTCAACTCACGTTTTATGTACAGACGCTCGTCGTCCGTCCAGTGCACCAGCGGGTGATCAACAGGAATCACGTAGCCGGTTTCTGGCGCGTGGTCCATACAGAACTGGATCGTATATATTCGATTGAACAGGACCGACAGGTTACGTGTTTCCGTGTCTACCGCGATGATCCGCGCTTCATCGAAACGGCGCATCACCTGGTTGAATTTCTCAATCGTATCTACATACTTTGGCTTTGCCTGTATGTGCGAGAGATTGTGCGGCATCCTTCCGATAAACAGATTCATCAGATGCCGACACCAGAACCCTAAGAGGTTTGCGTACTCGCCGTCCTTCTCCATGAGTTTGAAGAAGTCCAGGGTCGATACCACTTTCAGATCGAGCCCCTGGACCTTCAGTTCGTGGACCCACCCACGTTTGTATTGTGGGTGTTCGATCATCGGAAATAGCGCACGCATCGCCTGATCGCCGGACACCAGGATGTGTGTCGGCTTGATTTTCTGAATCAGCTTGTGGATGCGTTCGGCAAACAGGCCCTCAGCCTCACGGCGATGGCCCGGACTCAAATGCAGATGTCGGAACGCGTTGAAGTTGGCAACCGTGTAAGCCGCTTCAGGTAGCCCCTTCTTCTGGTAGGGAACCGACAGCTTCCGTGCGTATTTGATAGCGTTCTTCACCGGGGTCATCGTGTCCTGATGACCAAGCATCTCGCCTTCTTTCAGGTCCCGGATGTCTACCGTCTGCATCACGACCAGGACGCGGGTCTTTGAGTCACCCCACGTCCTACACTGCTTGATGCCTAGCCCGTAAGGCTCGCGTTTGGCGAACGCTTCGGTTTGTATGTCAAATGCAAATGCCCGCTCAAGCAACATGGGTTGATCCTTAGTTCGAACTCTCTACTTGCTATTTACTGCGGGCAAAGCGCTTCATTGCGGTGTTGAGCGATGTCGTCCCCTAACGCCAGCAGACAGTCGTTGAGGAAAGTTGACTGCATGTACTGCCCATGCTCGGTGTACATACGGGCACCAGTCAGGAACTTGCTAGTCTGTTCGATGAACCGATCATGATCAGACATGAAGTTGAAACCCATCTCCAAGCCCAGACCGATTGTCAGTTGACGACCTTCGGCTGAATAAATCATCATCAGATCGGCGTCACGCATGCACTGATGCATGAGCGAAGCGGGTTCGCGGGGAAAGGTCCCGTTGGAGAACTCCGTGCAGCGGATGGTGTCGATCACCTTCGCGAGCGTTGAACTGGAGACCACGTCGTGTAGCCGGTACTGCGCGAAGCGGGTCGCGCGGCCGATGTTCTCGCGGTCGGACGTGCGGCCTCCGCTGTGATTGTGGTCATGGAACAGCGCAGCGAGGACGAGCGCGGGGATGCTGGTATCTAGCAGGGGGCCTGGGCTGTTCATGGCGCACGAGTGGGCCCAGTAAACACAACTCAACTCGTGATGCAGATTGTGGTATGGGTTCTGCGTGTGCGTGCCCGATTGCGCGAGAAGCATGAGGGTACTGAAATCATCGGGGAAGTAATGCGAGAGAATATTCAAACCCTCAACTGAGGGTTCGAGTGCCACCTCGTCCGAGATTAGCGGGATGATCCGGGTGTTTTCGTTAGTCATTTTTGAGTTTGAGCAGGTGAGGGAGGATCATTGATGCGACGTGTTGCATCAGAGGAACAACCACTGAATTACCGAACTGCTTGTAGGCACGTGTGTCGGAGACTGGGATTACGAATGAATCGGGGAATCCCATCAGGCGCGCGCACTCGCGGGGTGTCAGCTTGCGTGGGTTCATCGAACCACGGCTAACGAGAATTTCGGAGCCGTCCTTGTAGTAGCGGGCACTCAGCGTACGCGCGACATCTGACGGTCCGACGACCGAGCAGCCGAACCCGTTACCCGCGTCCTTGTGCTTCTGTGCGTAGCCCTGAAGGAACGCCCACAGTTTGTCGCTCAGGACGTAGCGCGGATTAATGCCACCCGGAACGATGAAACGGTCGTCCACTGGCTCGGACCGTCTGTGTAGTACCTGAGCCATAGTGACGCCATCCGTAGTCGGTAACGGCTTCTGATCGAAGGAGAAGGGCACGGGCCTACGGAACCCAACGATCACAATGCGCAGCCGCTTCTGCGGTGTGAAGTGCTGGCCGTTCAGCACGCGATAGTGCACGTCGTAACCAAGATCGGTCAGCGTCTGGTAGATCACGCGGAACGTGTTGCCGCCGTCGTGGGACAAAAGATTGCGGACGTTTTCAAGCATGAAGGCGTGAGGCTGCTTGTGCTTGATGATGCGTGCAACATCGAAGAAGAGGGTGCCGCGCGTCTCGTCTTCGAACCCGTGCTTGCGGCCCATCGAATTGTTTTTCGATACGCCTGCAATTGAGAACGGCTGACACGGAAACCCTGCAACCAGCACGTCGTGGTCTGGAATAGATGACGCTTTGATGTTCGTGATGTCCCCATGGATCGGATCGTCACCGAAGTTAGCGCGGTACGTCTGCTGTGCGTAAGAGTCGAACTCAGAGGTGAACACGCATTCGCCACCCACGTTTTCAAACGCAGTGCGGAGCCCGCCGATCCCTGCAAACAGGTCAATGAACGTAAATTTTCTCTTCATGCTCTTTTGTTCCACAGTTCGACTGCCTCTCTCTCGCGTTCCCCAACCGGTCCCGATGCTTCGGGCCCCAGAGCCCCGCATTTTGAGCAACGGACGCACCAGAACGAGAACCCGAAGCCAACTTCATAATTTTCAATTTCGTTGAGGCTACCTTTACCGTTATCGAATGGGCACGGAAGGATGGAAGGGAGCTTAGACTTCACGAACGATCCTCAGGGCCTCAACACGCTGGATATCCAGGCGACCCTCCGGAGTGTTTACGTTCATTAGCAAGCGCCACGACCCGTCGGGCAGTTTGTCTAGATGGATGAATTCCTTTTCAACGGCGGGCGTCGCGAACTTCGACAGGTCTAGCAACAGGTGAAGGTCAGGACCTTCAATCTTGATCGAGCGTTTCATTTCGCGGGTGCCCTCTTGATGCGCGACAGGAAATCGGGATACTTCGAAAGAAGCTTCAGGTGGACTAGAGCCTGATTCTCTGCATCGTTGAGCGCTGTGTGTTGAGCTTCAGACGTGGGCCATTCGAGTTCATCGATATAGAGAATGCCTAGCGTCCGGAAGTCGATCTTCTTCTTGTAATGCCATGGCGCAGAGCCCCACATCGATTCCAGAACGGGTAGATCAAAGTCGTTGCCGTTGGCAGACATGTAGAGTTCGGTCGGGTCGTCCAGTTCTAGCGAGCACTGGACATCTGCATAGAACCTGCAGAACTCAGCCAGAGATTCGGCCACTGTCATTCGGTCGCGGGAGGCAACGTCGCGACGTGCGCTTTCTGACTGTTGGAGCCACCAGAAGAACGCGTCTTGTTCCGGCTTCCGACCGGAGTCGAACTGCTCCTGTAGCTCGATGAACGCCTCGAAGCGCTTGAACACCCCGAACGTGAGGTTGTAGGCAACGGCACCAATACTCAGGACCGGGGCGCTCGACTTTAGCCCCATAGTTTCGCAATCGATCATGATGAACGAGCGGTCACCAGCGCCTTTATTTCCGTTTGTCATTATCTGTTCTTTTATGAGCATGACGATTCGCCGGTCTTCTTCCGGATCGTCGTAAATGGTTGTTTGCAACTCAGTCACCCAGCAGTCGATCTGCTGCACGCACGATGACTTTCACGGCCTTGTCGTCGTACAGCTTTTCCATATGTGGGTCTTTGATGCAGGTGACTTCCAGCCGCTGACCAATGTGCTTTTCGGTCCAGTCCTGGATAATCTTGGTTTTCTCTTCAACCGTCAGTTCGTCGTCTTCAGCGACACGTGCTGTGAATATCTTGACGGTCTTGCCCTGCGCGAGATAGCGCTTGATCAACGCCACGATCTTCGGTACGGGCTCACCAATGTGTTCCGAGCCTTTCCATCCATCGTAGTAGGCCGTCGTGTTGTCCAAATCGAAACCGATCCAGCCGTCACTCATGTCCCGCTCCGATATAAACAGGTATTGTCTGTTCAGCTAGCTTCATCCCTTCGGGGGAGATAGCGACGCTTGCGTTGTGCCGAAGTACATTCAATTCTTCGGGGCTGATCCAGGCATCAGGCTGACTTGCCCTGGGCCATTTGATCAGCACCTCGTCTTCAATTGCACGCGCGAATTGACGCCATCCCCAAAGCTTCGCGAAGCTATCCAGGCCACCGGGCATCGACTGCGCAACGGTGTCGATATCTGGATCGGAGAGTCGCGGCGGGTCTGCTTGGGGAGCAAGTTCCGGTTTGCTTTCAGAGGGCTTCCTGATGTTCCAGGCTTCACCAATGTTGAATGTCATATTGCGTGCGTACGAGAATTTCGGGCCCGTAGCTCCGCACCCGGTACACACGCAAAACAGATTGACGGCAGGTTGACCCTCGTAGCCCACTGTTACGCCCTGCGAACCGCAGAAAGGGCATGGGTCAAAGACCGTTTGTGGTTGTTCCATCGATAGTGTTTCCATTTAATCCTCCGCTAGAACGAGAGCCATCGATTCAGAGGCTCTGGTTGCTGCTGTATATAGATGATTCCAACGCTGATCAGCGAACACCTGTGATTCGTCAATGACCAGCGTCTTTCCGAATTGCGAGCCCTGCAACTTGTGCACGGTCCCCGCGTATGCGAACGTGAACGCGTCGGTTCCTGCAATGTCCTTCCAGTAGGGTTCGGGCAGGCTCTCATCGAAGTGATGAGTCGAACACACTGTGTCGATAATCACGGGTGAGCCATTCGCATCGAACAGGTCAAGAGCACGGACCTTGAAGTGCAGACCCTCAACGCGCGTCGCTTCGAATCCAAGTTCGGGTCTGCGGTGGTCGATGAGCTTCATCATCGGCTTGATTTCAGGCGTCGAGCACGTCCACTGCGTACCGTTCAGGAAGCCGTTCTGCTTGTTGTTCTTCGTGCACATCAGCTTGTCGCCGCGCACAGGGAACTGCGTATCAACGTCGAATTTCCCGCTCAGGATTCGGTGGCGTCGATTTAGGGTGTGGCGCGTGCGGTTGAGTCCAACGATGATCTGATCGCTGCCAATGATCAGTTCATCGGTGACCTTGAAGCCGGGGCGGTACACGCGAGATTCGCCGTATCTACCGGGCTTTGGTAATCGCCCGTTGCGAATCTCTGTCGCTAGCCAGATCAACGGATTTTCGGCCGCTACCCGCTCCACCTCTGTTAGGGTGATGTCTGCGTCGCCACGCGTGAAGAATCCTTCGCCCTTGATAGGCTTCACCTGACCGGGGTCTCCCAGCACGAGAATCGGGATACCGAACGAAAGTAGATCAGCCCCTAGCTCGTCATTGACCATAGACATTTCGTCACAGATCAGCAGCTTCGCCTCGCACAGCGGAGACTCAGGGTTTAGGGTGAATCCCTTCGCCTTGCCCGTTACGTAATCTATAACTGGCTTGTAGATCAGCGAGTGCAGGGTAGATGCACCTGCACAGCCTTTTGACGCTAGGACAGACGCAGCTTTGCCGGTGTATGCAGCGAACAGGACTTGCCCGCGTTCGCCACCGGATTCGCCGTTCTCGATACACCACGCAATCTCTTTGGCTAGTGTCGTCTTGCCGGTGCCCGCGAAACCGAACAGCCTGAAAACCTGCTTGCGACCATTTGACTTGTACCACTTGAATACAGAGCGCAGCGCTTTCGACTGCTGCCCGTTCCACTTCAGATTGGGTCTATCGGCTACAACGTGTGAGCCGACTGCCGCGATCCCGCCGAACAGTTCGTCTAACGTTGGGTCGGGTACCGGTTGCGGTGGTTCGTCGTGCTTCGAAGGTTCCCAAAAATCCGCAGGATCATTGAGAACAAACGCGGTGATCAGGTCGTGCAAAAGAAGATAGCGCGAGTCCTCTTTCAACACAGGAGGATCGCGCTTCTCAAGTACAGATCGTCTTCGAAAAATGTTGTGTGGATCAGCTTCAAGGTGGACCATGCAGGAAGAAAATACGATACGTGTAGTTTGCTTCTGCAGGTCCAACACTTGGTCAGTCGTCAGAGTCGTTCTGAGTGCCGCATCTTGGATGAGCGAACGAGTAACGCTTTTTGTTTTGTTCCGTAACACAGGCGGTCCTCACTGTGGCCTTTCGGTTTAATGTAGGTATGCGGGCACCTCATCGTCGGACTCTTCATCCATGCCCAGGACCGTGTCCGCGTCAGAATCCAGACCGACAGTGCGCTGAGTCGGGACCTTGGACATCGAGCGCATTTCGTAGATCAGATGGCGCTGAACAAACTCTTCAAGCGCCTCTTCGGGCAGATCGTCAGGCAAGTCATCTGCATCCGGGATAAACGCAAGCGCCTGCCGGAAGATCAGAGCGCGCTGCCACTCTGGATGAGGAAGTACCGTGTACACAAAATCAATGAACCGATCTGTGTATATCTCCATAGCAAACTTTCCGTGCATGTAGGAAGCCGATGGAATCTGCTTGGCCTTCGCTATGTTTTCTTCGGTGAATTGAGGGCACTCCTTGATAAAGCCGCCGTAGTGCACGGCCCCAAGGAAATCAGCATCGGCTAGCGCTGGGTCATCTACGTCAACCAAGACCAGCAACTTGTCTACATCCGCATGGCTCATCGTCATAACTAACCTCAACTGAAAGTGGTACCTCTAAATGGGCACTACCATCAAATTCGGAGGCTAGTCTTTGCTCAGGAGCTTCATGTCTACGTCGATTACGTCCGGGTCCGATTCAATCAGGCGCGGTGCATACCGATGATGTGACGGCCCACTCAGCGCGGGCGTTCGCTCTACGCTAGGAGCGGCCTGCATGACCACACACCCGCCGATGTTGAACGTTGGATTAGCCCGCTCACCGTCCCAAGACATGTACGATTTTCGAATCGGAACAGTGCACTGAAACCACATCGAAGGGCGGTCCAGTGTATGAAAGCAGTCGCCCACCGTCACCTGCGATAGGTACGCCTCGAAAATCTGGTTGCCCCGGAATATCTCTACGAGCTTATCGTTGTAGCCTTGTCTGTGATGCCCAACTGCGTGCTCTTGCTTCTTCTGGATATCCTGGCCCATGATTTGCCCTTTAGTGGCGCGTCTGCGGTTCGAAATCTCCGAGTGAAGACTCGACCTTCGAACCAACCGTGTCCGCTACTTGCTGAAGTTCTTCGTGCAAACTCAGCGGCCCGACGTTTGGATGTTGCTCGCGAATACCCTTGAGGATGCCTGCGACGACATCTGGAGCGTTCGATAGTGCGCTGCTCTTGAGCAGAGAATCGGCGTAGTTTGCGGCCCAGATCGTGAGGATTCGCAGTTCGTGACGAGTGATCTTGAGGTCCAGCATTTCGCGGAGGTCGGCGGGAATTCCTGCAGAACCGCAGTGAGGACAAGACGTGGCTGTCGCTGTCTCTTCGGCCGTGAAGGTGGTTCTGCATTCCACGCACAGAATGTATTTCTCTGACATTGTGTTCTCCGTTTTAACGGGGGCAAATACCCCTCACTTCTTATTTACGACAGTGGAGCAAGAAAGGGAGCGTGGTTGGAAATATGGGACCGACAGACGCAAAAAAGGGGAGTCGGATTTTAGTTTCCGCTCCCCTTGCTATTTTCTTTCTTCTGGACACTTCATAGTCAAATGTGCAGGAGAAAGAGCGAATGCAGAAATCGTAGCTGAATCTGCATCCGCACTTCGGACGTTAATCCCAATCACATAGAGCAAGTCATCAAGGCTAGTTACGATAACAAGAAAAGCCGACCCTCTACCGCTGAGGTACTCACCTCCCAAGATCACTTCAGCCGACAAATGATCTAGGGCAGGTGAGACGGGATTCGAACCCGCGTCTTTCGACTTGAACCAGTGCTCTCATCCATTGGGTGCACTGGCAACCTTCCGCCTGCTTTAAACTGCGATTGCTTAATACAATGAGATTTGGGTAATACGATCAATGAAAGTTGCCGCTCGCTGCCGCACGTCTACCAATTCCGTCACCTCTGCACCAAACACGCTGCCATACTCAAAACCGGGTTATCGGGAACCGGCTCTGATTAGAGCAGACGACCCAAACTTTTCCCAAGAAAAGATCGCTACCGTGGGAATCCACCCCCGTCGAGAAAGGTGGCACGACTACATACAGCAGTGTGTTTGGTGCAGAGGGGTGGAGTCGAACCACCACTGAGCTTCTACTATCAACGATAACTATAACGATTTCCCATTTATCTCAACTCTATAATTCAATACTTTTTGAAGCGTACCGTCGTTTAGCCGCGAGTGACATATTAAGCCGCGCCTGTTCGCTGTGAACTCTTCCTCGGTTCCCCTTCCCGGTCATGCCGCGTCGTTGACCTTCCGACATGTTCATGCGGGACTGTTCAGTGTGGACACGCCCAAGGTTCAGCCTGCCTCCCATGCTAGGAGCCTTACGGCCCGCCGCCATGTTTCTCTTAGACTGTTCCGTGTGTTTATATCCACGTTCACGATGCTGCCAAGCCTCAGCCATTTTCCGTCGCGCTTCTGCGTCGTGCATATCGCCGCTGCGTCCCTCACCGCCGTCTGTCATATTCGCTAAACACCCGGTGCCGTTGTTGCGCCGACCGTAGAAAGCTATCGTGTTGATTTCACAGCCAAACGCCTGTTTCTCCGTTAGCTCCGTGGCCTCATACTCAATGTGAATTCGCTTACCTTCGCGAATCGCCTTGCGTATGATGTGGTTCTTGTAACTTGGTTTGGCTAACAACTCAGGCTTCAAATGATTTCTAGCACGATTTGCCTTTCCTTTTCCGACGTAGAAGGGTAGCTCTTCATCATCCACTCTGAATTTATAAACGTAATATATTCGGTGTCTATCAAAGGGCTTCCCGTTCTTTCTCGGCATGGCATAGGTCTATTTACTGTTGACTCTTCGAAATGAAATTGAATTCTATCGGAACGTCATCAGAACGCAACAGACGGTTACTGCTGTTTCTTCAAATCGAAAAAGAAGGTTAGGCGAATCTCACCGATGCCGGATGTCTCGTTGTCGGTCAGATCGTCTGAGTTCGAAATCGGATAGCAGTCCGTGAAGGTGAGATGTCTATCGTCATCGGTAACCACCCTGAGATTCGAACCTTCCCACCACAGACTTTTGATCCGGTGTTCGGACATGTTTAAACCTGGTTGCTGGCTGGCGGATTACGCAGCGGCTCAAGGATCACTGCAATCAGGTCGCGGCCGATGTTCTGCGTCATCACAGGCACCGAGTTCGCGCGGGTCCGAGCCTGCTTAACAGCCGTGATCAGTTCGTCCAGAGTCGCGATAACCTGCGCCTTCTGGATTGCGGTCGTCGCGCCCGACACGTTTTCCTGCGTGAACGTGCCGATGATCTTGTCGCTGGTCACTTCCTTGACCTGTGCCGGGTGCTTGTCCGAGTGCGGGTACAGGACCACGGGCACAGTCTGCTTTTCGGTCTTGGTCGTGATCGACGGATGTGCTGCCTTCCACGTACCGGCTTGTGCCGCGTTGGGGTCGATGCGCCAATCCTTCGATGCGTCCAGCGTCGGGATTTGCATCGCGAGCTTGCGCAGTTCGCCCAGACGCACTTCCAGACCCATCAACTCATCGACCGGCACATTCTCTGCGAATGTTTGTCCACGGAATTCGATGTTGGCGAGAGCGGTCGTGTTGGTCAGGTTCTTCGACGCCAGAACGTCTTCGGCCTTCGCCCAGTAGCTCAGGAAGTAGTCCAGAGTCGTGAGCACCGTTGTCGGCAGCGTCTTATCCTGGCGCGCGGCCTTTTCGAGGTCTTCGTTGTTCGGATCGTCACCGAGCAGCTTCAGGGTCTTCGTGAAGCCCGTGAAGTAGTTGTCACCCTTTTCAAATTTCGTCAGGGTGTCCTTAGCCATCGCGTCGCGCGAATTTGTTGCCGTCTTTTCAGCGGCCAACAGTTCATGAAGTTGAGCCATGTGTGTTTGTATGAGCAAGAGTTATGGGGCCTTACACTTCTTATTTACTGGAGCGTCCACGTTTCCGCTCGATTATTTTAGTTGACGGTCTGTGCAATCAGTGTATAATCGTTTCTGTGGTGATGACGAGCGAACTGGGGAACGAAATGGCTACGAAGAAGAGACTGACAACGGCACAAAAGGCGGCGTTGAAGGCGTACGAATACGCTTTGAGGCAGGAAGATCGTTACCTTGGTTCTGTGTTCGTTACGCCGCAAGGTCAGCGCGATGTCGAAGCGAAGACCAGGGCAGCATACGACCACTGCAAGTCGTTGGGCATGACGCACGAGCATGGCCTTTAAAAGCAGCATCGCAAACTTAAAGAGAACAGAATGAATTCTGCCTACTACGCTCCGCTGGTTCTTCTCCCCGCTATCGTCACTGAGCCAGGGAGTTACCTGACCCGTTGCGGCGAAACCGTGACTGTCACCGCCGTTTCGATTCGGCATGATCACGGATGCAAAGGCACCTACTCGAACGGCGTCAGTGAAGGCTGGCACAAGAGCGGTCGTATTTTCGCGGGGCAAGAAACCGCGAACGACATTGTCAAAGCGGTTTAACGCGAGCGTGGCGGTTCGGGAACCCTTCTAGGAGCAGTTATGACTTTCGAAGAATGGATGCAGCGGCCGGTGTACGTTGCTCAGTGTAAGACTGCGACGCTGGCCGGGGAGTTGGGAATCAGCGGCTACTATTTCCGCAAGCTCCCGGCGTACCGAAGCGAACAGGACAAGGCTGACCGAAAACTGATAGCGGACGCGATGCGCAAGATTCGGAACAACCGGTAAGTCGAGCAGATAAAAGAAAAGCCCCGTCAAATCTCACTTTGACGGGGCTTTTGTTTTGGCAGGGGGTACAGGATTCGAACCTGTGCATGCTGGGATCAAAACCCAGTGCCTTAACCGGACTTGGCGAACCCCCAACTGAAACAAACTACTGGTCGGAACAGCAGGAATCGAACGCTGCGTCATCCTCTCCCTACCGGGCTTCAAGACACATGCGGTGTGCTGAGTGCATGCTGAATTGTGGGTCCCGGCGAGGATTACTCTACCTTTGAGCTATGCTCCGAGTGGAACAGGGTGAGCGTGCGTGCGCTCAAGAAGTGGCGAGTTTCAGGCGGGCCTCTTTGTTGTGTTGCTCGCACGCTCAAAACTTACTTACGAAACGACGCCCATGATTTCAGCTTCTTGGAAAAGCGTCAGTTCTTCACCGTCAACCTCAACCGGGTAACCAGCGTTCGGATTGAAGTGAACGATGTCACCGACCTTCACTGTCATAGGTACGACGCGGCCGTCAGCCACGAAATGACCGGCACCGACTGCAACGACTTCGCCCTGATCGGGACGCTGCTCGCGGTTGGAAGGGATCACGATGCCTGAGGCAGTCGTCTGCGGCTTAACAGTGACACGGACCAGCAAGCGATCATACAGCGGTTGAAACGGCATTTTGTACCTTTGATTTGAGCAAGAAACTTTGGCTCCATAGCCTGGGCTCGAACCAGGGACCAACGGATTAACAGTCCGCTACTCTACCAACTGAGCTACTATGGAACAGACGAGAACTTAATTCGTATAGGCGGTGATGATCGAAGCCAGCGGGCCCGCTAGGAGGCGCGTACAAGGAAGACGCGCTACGACGATCATCACCGCCTATACAAACTTGAGGGGTGGAGACTTATCGTCTCCGACTTCTTGTGCCGACAGCAGGTAGCTAATCCGCTGAATACCTGTAGATTCAGGTTGTCCTGGTGCGCTAGACACTGCAGGCTCCGTTTCCAGAGCGTTGCAAGCGTGACCGGCGAATTCTGGCGAGGTGTAGGGGATTCGAACCCCTGACATGCGGATAGACAATCCGCTGCTCTACCAACTGAGCTAACACCCCTTTACTGATTGAAACTCGAAGGTCGGGCAGGATTCGAACCTGCGGACGGTATGGGAAAGTCGGACCTTTGACACCGATAGCCTGATCAGGAGCAACCGCCTACGCGTTGATGCTCTGGTCAGACAGTCCCAACCCGTTCTTGTCTCGGTCACCATTAAGCCACTCTGGCACCGACCCTCACAACTCTTAAGCTCCGTGCGGCGTCAGCCTTACATGCCCGTCGTCGCTAAGTACTGCCCGCCACTGATCACCACCGTGAGACTTTGGCGTTCGCATGATGTAGTGAACAGCATCACGTGTCCGGTACCCGCTGATGATGTGTACAGGAGGGTCCCAGCGCGCTTCGTTATCTCGCATTTCCGACACGGTCAGCGCCCGGGGCCAGGGCCAACTCTGCGGTTGCGTGACACCAAAGCCGAATATCGAAGACACCTCAACTTGCACGGATCACCTCGTCAAAACGTTTAGTGGTGGGTGCGGAAGGATTCGAACCTTCGAAGGCAGAGCCGCCGGATTTACAGTCCAGCCCGTTTGACCGCTTCGGTACACACCCATTACTAAATGTTCCAATTACTACGGCCCAAAGAGTTGGGCATCCCCGGGAGGACTCGAACCTCACAGCGCCCCGTAACTGCTGTCGCAGCGCGAGACACGTCGGACCGAAGTCCGCACGTACAGGCTACCAATTACCTGCATACAGGGGTACTGATACAATTGGCGGAAGCGGTGAGATTCGAACTCACGGATAGTTTCCCATCGCCGGTTTTCAAGACCGGTGCCTTAAACCCCTCGGCCACACTTCCCCTTCACTAACCTATTTACTACAGCGCTTCGGTTTCCCGAAACTTTCTTTGCAAATCTTTCTGCTGTGCCCGACGCTGCTTCGACTGAACGTTGCGCCCGTGCTTTCCACGCTCGCGAAACATCATCTCTGCAATCATCGGGTTGCGCGGCTTCATCAGATTGTCCACCACGTTACCTTTTCAAATTGGAGGCGGTACCCAGATTCGAACTGGGGAACCAAGGATTTGCAATCCTGGACCTTAGACCACTCAGACATACCGCCGTATTTAAAACTGGTGGGCCGTGCCTGACTCGAACAGGCAACCAACGAATTATGAGTTCGCTGCTCTAACCGCTTGAGCTAACGGCCCACTTACAGAATGAATAACAGTTCCCTGAGCTTGCCGTTCTGCTCCAGCAATACCTTGCAACCCGCGTCTCGCTGCTTCTGCAAGAAGCTCTCGGTGCTGATGGCCCTGCGTACGGCTTCTGACAGGCTGATGCTTTGCGATTCCGCTAGATACTGGAGAGCGTCAGCCACGTCCGGTGCGAGGTCTGCGTTCAATCTCACTTTCTTCGTCTTCATTTTCTGCCCCGATTCGGTGTTGTAACTGAGGCGATTTTACGGAGCAGTGAAGCGACTGTGTGATCGGTGTTCTACTAGGAGTACCGCAGAGCAGGTAAGTCTTTGATTCTACAAGTAGCACCTGCAACATCTATTGCGGTTCGAACGTGAACTTTTCCAGGAACTCTGAAACCGGACGCGACCATATGGCACCAGCTTCGTCACGGTACACGACAGTCGGAACGAAATCCGGCTTTGTCGAGCGTTCGTTCGACACGATGAGAACTTCGTATTCGTTGCCAGTCTTCGGGTGCGTCCACTTGCGGCCTGCTCGCAGATTTTCAGGAATCGGCGCGGGGGCACGGACTGCAGCCACGTTTACGACTTCCGCACCTTGCACAAACGTGGTCGTAAACTCCACGCAGTCACGGGTTGCGACGAGTCCGATTTTGCCATCGTCAACGTTCAAGCCTTTGGTGAAGCGTGCAGCGATGTCCTGAAGCTCAGCCTCGGTCGGGGTCCACGAGTCGTTGCCTGCCGTGATGTGAAGCAGCGTGCGTACTTTGTCTGTCATGTTCGATCCTTCGTTCAGTCCTTTCTTGTAGGACTGGAAAATTGCGTCTGCTAGGCATGGAACATCCCAAGGACGCTTGTTGATAAACAAGGAGGCGATTGAGTTGGCTTCGCTCATGCACCACGCGGGGATTCCGTGAAACGTTCCGTCATCTCTGGCGTTGAAACCTTCGGGCATCGTCATAGATCAAGAAATGTTTTGTAGAAGGACTCGAACTGCTTTTCGCATTCGATGATTGCCATCTGCTCAGCGTCCGGCCGTCCCTTCAATAGTTTGCGTCTGCGCCGGATGTCCTCGAAGTCCAGAAGCATAGACTTGTAGAATTCCGGATCGAAGAAATCACGGTTGGATATCAGCACCATACGACTTTGTTTTCGCGCACGAAGTAGTGCGAGTTGCACGGCATCTGGAAATTGCCGATAGAAGGGGAGAGCGTCACCTTGCCGTCGATGTTCGTCATGGACCAGCCGGTGTACGGATTGTGAATCGGGGTGACCGTCTGTTGGTTACACCAGCCACACGCACACAGGTGGATTGCTACCCCGTATTTCTCGGATATGTACAGCTTGCCTTGTTCGAGTTCGGAGTCGATAAGCTCAACGAAAACAGGCTCCAGTTCAAACAGCTTGGTCATTCGTGCCTCACAGAATGAAACAGGCTGCTACCTGTTGAGGGCAGCAGCCTGCGTTCAAAAGTCCGGATAGACTCCGGTATCCAGAAACTCATGCCAGCGGTTGGATGCGCGGTTAGACAGTTCATCCGAGTCGGACACCTCGTCCCAGTGCGCGCGTTCGTCAAACGATTCTTCGCTGCGTTCGATGCGAGTGAGTAACCGTTCTTCTATCTTACGAACGAACCGGCGTTCGCGCTGCCGATGCTTTGGGCTGGGTCCGCAGCACGGACAGTGGTAGCCGCCCGGACCGTAGCTGATGAGTTTGTGGTGATAGCCTTTTGCTTTCATGATTGCCTCCATTAGATGATCTAATGTCGCTTCATGATTGCCTCCTTGTCGGTCGTTACTCTTCAGTATTTAGTCTCTAGTCCGATACTCATCTGGGTACAGAGCAGACATCGCCACCACGGAACAGTACGAAGCGCACCGCTCATCCGCTAGGCCCAGGTTCATTGCGTCGGCTATCAACAGTAACGCCCTGCGTGTGCGCGTAGGCGCATGCGGTTCATTCGTTACTGACTTCACCAAGTCCACGCACTTCGCCTGTATAGCTGCGTCGGTACTCCAGACCATAGCTCAACTCCTGTAGAAACCCATGTCGATGAAATCAGAGTTGTTCAGGCCAAGGTACTCGAACTCTGCGTACGCCTTGTCTGAAATCTTCAGAGGCTGGCCATTTGCGCCCAGCCACTCGATGTCTTTGACCTCGTGCTTGTTCACAGAACGCAGGAACTTGCGCGCGTTGAGCACGTCCTGAACGTTGATCTTGACCTTTTCCTTGGGTTTCTGTGCCATGCTTCTCTCTTGTATGTGTGGTCGGAGATACAGGATTCTAGCCTGTGACCCCTTGATCCCAAATCAAGTGCGCTACCAGACTGCGCTAATCTCCGAATGAACGCCCACTCCCCTGAATTTGCAGCAGGGGCTAGACGCTCGGATGTTTCACCGAACGCAACTACCGCGATGTTTCACCAGGCGCGGTGTTCCTGGATGACCTGAAAGTCGGACAATCAGGTCACGGGGATGGAGCAGGATACCGGGCTCGAACCGGTGACCGACAGCTTGGAAGGCTGCGACTCTACCAACTGAGTTAATCCTGCGTTACCTTAGAGACCTCGCGCTTTGAGCGCGGCTTGCAGCAATGACCTACGTGACTGCCAGAAGCGGCGCTGCGTAGCTTCCGATAGATAAGAAGCGCCTTGGCCCATCTCATAGTTCATCGCGTAGTCGGCCGCTTCCTGCGCTGCGGCCTTCAGTTCTTCGTCTGACATCGCGTCGATGTTCAGTGGTCTGGTGTCCATCTGGTTAAACCCTTGGCTACTAGATAAGGGACCGACGACACATGTCGGTACGTGCGTTTGGTGCGTTTGGCCATTTCCCACACGCAGTCCATACCAGCACACACGGCGTGGAGCTTCAGCGCCTCATCGCGCAACATAAATACATGATCGCGATTGTGGAAATGGCGCTCGCACACGTGGCACCGGTCCTTGGTGAACGCGGGCGGAAACTTCCGGTTGAACAGAAACGTACGGATGAACTTGATCATTGCGTTGTTTCGTGTGGTGCCCCGTGACGGATTCGAACCGCCAACATTCGCATTACAAGTGCGCTGCTCTACCAGTTGGAGCTAACGGGGCATCAGACTCACATCTCAGCGAGTCCTTTTAAATTGCGGCCAGTGCGTCGAACTTGCGCTTACGGTTCTGGAAGTCAACTTGGATCACGTTGCTTGGAGGCGGGATGATCCCGTCGTCCTTCATGGCTGTGATGATCTTCCGATGAAGTTCCTCAGCCTTCTTGGTAACCAGGGAGCCAGCATTCGAACTGGTGAGGAACGCGGGTCCCCATCGGTGCTCAGAACGAAGCGTGTCGCCGTTTCGTTCAACGTATTCAAACGAGATGATGAAGTTACCGTCGATCACGCTTTGTCCTATACCAGAAAGTTAGTTTGCCAGGTTGTCCACGTCGCCACCGGCTACGACCGACGAGTACGCGCAATCCACGCTCGTAGCGCCAGCAGCCGTAGCCGTGAAGTAGTTCGATGTTGACGCGTTCAACGCAGACTTGGCGAAACCACGCGAACGGACTGACGAAGCATCAAACTGCACAGTGTTGCCGGACAGCACACCGAGGTTCTTCGTGAACAGGTCCAACGACCCACGCGGACCCATAACCGTCACGGTCCACCGGCCTGTTGCGTTCAACTCTCCGATCATCGATTTCAGACGCGCTGCCGTGTATTTACGGCTGTGGTTTTCATCACCGTCAGTAAAGACTTGCAGCAGGAACTGTGCGTTGGAGAGCGCACCATCGAAACCCTGCGCGGTCTCGATAGCCAGGCCAATTGCGTCGTACAGGGCCGTCCAGCCGTCTGGAATGTAGTTTGATTTGTTGAGGTGAGTCGCACGGTCCGGATGCGCCGCCGCGTACTCTACCTTCACCTTGTCGTTACTGGAGAAGGTGACCAGTGTGGCCGTGACCTTGGCTACTTTTTCCTGTGCAGCCAGCACGCCCAGGTTTTCGTTGAATGCCGAAATCGTGATGTCGATACCGGTATCCATCGAACGCGAGCGGTCTAGCACGTTGATTACGTGCACGATCTTTTCACCAGTGGACTGCGCTTTCTTCGCCTGCAACGTTTGCAGGATTTGTTCTTCTTCGGGGGTCAAGCCTGACATGCGTTTCTCCGTTCTGTTAAGTTTCCGGGTCTTACACTTGGCTATTTACTAGACCCTGAGCCAATTCGTGAAAGTTAATTCTCACGACCTCTCGAAAGTTGTAGGACGTGGTTGAGAGCGCGACGAAGCAGCGTAGGGCGCTCGCCGCTGACCCGGGGACTGTGAAGCGTGGATCGTTGGACCAGCGCTGCAGGGTCCGCTGACTCACGCCCAAGAGTGACGCGACTTCACGCTTTGTCAGATTCAGATGCTTGACGATCAGGTGCATCTCCGCACCCGTCATTTCCGTGTTGCTGCTCATCTAATTCTCCCAACTGTTCTGCGTACTGCACTAACCGTCTACGCTCTTCGAGAGTAAGCCTTTCACCCTTGAACCAAGCATGACGACGAGTATTGCCGCAACCAGAACATGAACATAGCTGAGGCGTATGTACGACCATACCCAACTGCTTAGCTTCCATCGGCTCACGCGCGACAGGAGCAGCATCAACACCGAGTGGATAAGTCCTACGAGGATAACCCCAGTAATTACGGCGATTACGTTTGAGTCGCTGCACATGATGGCGGCGTTCCGCGCGATTTGAGACTCGCATTTTGCTTCTCCAACCGTGCCCCCTGCGGTGGACCCGCAGACCCAGAGCACGGCGTGAAGAAAGCTCCGTACTGTCTAAATGAGTTCATCTCTACTATTCCTTTTTGTGAGCGGGGTGGGCTATCCGCACTTAAATTACTGTGAAGTCGTCATTCGACTCAAGTGCAGCGACGAGACCTTCCACGGATTCAGGAGGTACTATCTTGAGTTTGCGGAACTCCGCAAACGCCAGACGTTGAGCATTGCGGGCCGATGCCGCACGATGGTTGTAAATGTCCTCTTGGCGGCTCTTACGCAGGAGGAACGACTCCAGGGCTTCAGCCATTGTCGGGAGTGCGTAACGCTTGCGCGCGGTCAGCAATACGAATCTCTTCTCACCGAATCCCATGGAGAGCCACACGCCTTTGGGTGTACGCTTGATCACAGGATACGTCCGATGTACGAGTTTGTGGGTACCCACGCCTATCGGGTCATCGAACTCGTCTAGCATGGGAGCGTAGTGTTGATCGTCATAGCGATGGAACACTTCATTAGTTTCGTTCGTGTGCTCGGTGTGGGGTGAGGCAAACGACGGAGCCTCAACAATTTTCACGCTCATTTATAGACCTACCTGTCGTAGTATTGTTCTAGCGTCAGCCCGAAATATTTGCTATCTGATTCGAACCGCGAACCAACGATCACGTAGCTACCGCAAGTTTCGTCCACCGTATCAGACGAGTCGTCAAGAATCGCATCGGTCTGGAACGCGCGTAGCTTTTCAACGAACGCGCGCCAGTAGGTTTCGTGCGGATAGCCGTCGCTCGAACGCAATATCTCGTCGCTGAGGTTGAGCACGCGGTTGCCATCGTTATCAGTATCGAGAACAAGAGACCATTTATTCAGGAACACGATTTCTTTGCGGGTATGACTCACCGCGTAGTAGAGAACACCCATGAATTTCTCCGGTTGAGTCGGGAGAGTGCAGGAATCGAACGCTGCATCTTTTGCCCAGGCGTAGGCAACTGTAAAGGCCACTCCACTACCTCTCCCCAAGTCAGGCAACGCACCGCTTTGAATCCATGGTAGCGAACGGCTTGCGCCGCACGATATGCGACCCGTGGTTTATCAAAAAGGTTAAGAAAGTAACGGTGCGCTGTTCATTCCTGACAATTCGTATTTACTGGAGCCCAGCGGATTTCTCTGAAACTATTTGCAGATTGGCGTCGCTTGCCCCCGCAAGATACCGGCGAGAGACGAGGCTGACCGGGTTGGTAAGTGACGGCGTAATGATCACCACCCAAAATGATTTCGTGAGTTTCAGCGTGTCCAATAACTCGAAATTGCCCTTGCCGTCATATTTGCGATCACGCTCGTAGGAGGCGATCATCCCGGTACTAAGGTTGTGGATTTTCAAATCGGGATGTTTCTCCTGATAAGCAGCACACAGTGCGCCAATCTCGGAGTCAGCGCGTTCCGCCGATTCCCTATCCACAGCGCGCAGAACAATCGCTTCGAACCCTTCCTTGAACTCCAGGTGTCCTAGCATAAACTCACGGTTCGCTGACATCAGATCGTGCCCTCGGATTCGACGGCCGATGCGCGACGCGATTTCACGTCTGCCTCGAACTCAGCGAGTTGCAGATAGTTCTGCGGACCGCGCACGGGGAACCGGCCGATTTCGATTCCGTTGTCGGACATGTACAGCACGTCCTCTGTCCGGTTGTGCCACCACTGGTAGAGGTGCGTTTCGCGCGGAATTACCCCACCGTCTGCTGACTTGCCTTCTTCGTCCTGTGCGAACGAAAGTTGGTAGCGAAGAGCCACGTCTACGCCACGAAGGTCGTAGCCCTGCTGGAACCCTTCCAGCAAAACCAGATCGCGCATATGCTCTTCGATCCAGTGAATCGGGTTCGAGCCCTTGAAGTGAAGCGAGCGCGCTTCGAGTTCGGACAGCGGGTAATGACGGAAGACTTTGAACTGCGCATCCTGTGCGCTCGGTGCCTCGCCGTGGAACGGCAGGCGGAAGCATGTGCCTTTTGCGTACACGTTCAGGCGGTTGTTCTCGAAGCTGAGGGAGAGGTTGATGGTGAGGCTGTTGTTCATTTCTTTTCCTTCGGTGGTGGTAACTGGATACCTTTACTTTCGACCTGGTTGAATTCCGTCTTGCCTAGCACACCCGCATAATCCTCAACGTCTTCAACCTGCTGATGTGTGAACGCCAAAATCTCCACGTGACGCCAAGCGCTCTGTATCTGATGGATGGGTGCCGTCTCCATCAGCGAAAATGACATTTGCAGGAAATTCCGGAGCTTCGCTAGGTCCTCAATCGAGACCGTGCCCTTTTCGATGTCGCGCATCACGCGCATCACGTTGGTCCGGTAAGTCTTGATGTAGGTGGCGTGATTGACGATCTGGCCGTTCTCGGCTTGACTCAACTTCTTTTGTGACTTCTTCGCTGCTGTCATTGTCAGGCTCTTAGCTCGTGCTCTTAAACGGCGTAACGACAGCGGCATAGCCCGACACGAACTCACCGTACTGTTCGTACGTCATGGGCAGTCGGGTCTGGACTCGCGACGCGGTGTTTTCGATCACGACAATCACACCTCTGGCAATCGGATCGACCCCGGCGTCAGCGTCTTCTCGCCAGATTTTCAGACGCGCTGGCTTCGAAGGCTCCACGTGCTTCGGTTTAACCTTCTTGCCTGTTTGCAATTTTTCGTTGGTTTGTTCCCGGATGATCGCGGGAAGCAGGGGAGACTTCGAGCCCGTTCTCATTACTGACCTTCGACTTGCGGTGCGTTCTCTACGGCGGTCTCTTCAGGCTGCACGTACTCTTCGACATCAACCGTGTGGACAGGCGGCACCGACAGGTAGTTGACGTACACATCTGACAGTGCGCGCCAGACTTTGCCGTCCGTCGAATCAACGAAATGGAACACATCGCCCTCGTTGAGTTCGGTGAAGATCACTGGTTCACGCGGCGCACCGTCTTCGACGTGCTTAATGATCCACTGGACCGGATCAGACACGGCAGGGAGCTTCGAGCGCAGCGATTTAACCAGACTCAGGAAGAGGGCGCTCTTCGTTTGCTGATCGGCGGGCAAATCTGCGAAGGGCACCAAATCCGGATGCTCCTTCAGTTCGGCGTTTTCTTCAGGGCCGTATTTCCAACCGTCCTTGATGAGAGCCTCCAGCCAGGTCTGGTGATTTTGCTCCGGAGTCGGATCGTAGCGGAGCGCCGAAATCACAGCGCGGATCACGTCGCTGCGGACTTCAATCGATGATCCATGCCAGTGTGCCGAGTGCTCGCCAAGGGCGTTGCTGTAGTCGGCAGTCGTGTCGAAGGCGATGCGCGCGATGTCTTCCACGCTGAACAGCGGGTAGACGTAGACACCCGAAATTTGTGCCGCGTCTTCGATCTGAATGTTGTGAATCGTCACGTCCGAAGGCGTCACGAAAATCGAATCTTTCTGATCGTTGTGGACCAGTGCCGCGATCTGCTCACCGACCTTTTGTTGTTGAGCAGGGGCCATCGACGCGGGCACCTGGATGTGGATGATACGTTTCATTCAATTCTCCAATAGATAAGTGTGTTCCACTTTTTATTTACTAGAGGTGTTGTAGTACGCCTGAAAGTGCGCGTCGAGTGTTGAGCGTTCAACCTTCCATTGCGTCTTGATCGCTTCGAAGTCTGCTTCGAGTTTTGGCACCCGTTCAGAGTTTTCGCGGCGTGCCCGGGCAAGTGCTGCGCTCAGGGATTTGTACTTGCGATAGATTTCCGAGTGCTGCTTGTAATACGCGTCGCGCGCCATATTGCGGGCGCGCACATCTACGCGATCCTTGTACGCGCGTTCCTTGATTCGAACTGACGGCCGCTCTCTACGTTTGCGCTGTCGAGCCTTCGCATCTTCATCAACCAGGTGGTACGTCACGTCCTTCAGCGGAATTCCGAAGTGTGAGGGTGGGACTAATTTCGGTAGCATCCCAAGCTGTGCACGCACCTTCATCGCGAGCTTCTTCTCTGTCACGATCAACAGAGGTTCGACCGTTGACCGCGTATCCCGAATTGCGCAACGCGTGAGCGACTGTATGCACTGATCGAGCGTGTGATCTAGGTCCGCGTTATATAGCGGGCAGAGTTGCGCGAACAATTCCTTCACTTCAGGTGCCGCGTTCAGCGTCGCAAGAAATGCGATTGTCGGATGCCTCAGAAATCTGTTGAGCCCGTGGCTTTGCATCGGAAGCTCACGAACCTTCGCTCCGAACATCGGTTTAATCTCTGTCGCGAAATATCGCATCTCACGATTCTGGATGCCGCGATCACCAACGTTCACGGTGACCGGTACAGGCAGAATCTCGTAGCCCTTTTCGCGCTGCCATTTGCGACTCATGTAGGAAGCGCATCGCACGTACCACTGGAGCGGAGTGTTGTCGCCCACGAGCCCGGGAAGCTTGCGCAGATGCTTTACGATCTGTTTGTCGATTGGCTGCGGGTCGGGAAATCCGGATTCAACGTAGCGCGATGCGACGCGCAGGGGCAGAAGCTTTCCGCCAGTCTCGGTCTTGCGTTCGAGCACCAACTGACGATACGTAGAGAAGAAATCGGACAGATCGAAATCAGACTTCGGGCTGAACACAGAACTGTCGATCATCACGCCGGACTTCAAATGGTTCTGCGCAAACTCAGAATACGTACTCACGTAGGTAATCGAAGTCTTCGCGTAGCGGGCCATCACTTTCTGTACACGCTTCGGGTTGACGATTTCGTCCGTCGCGTTCTTCAGCATGATGTACGAGTGATCACCCTCGAACGTGGCACGCGCTAAACGTTGACGAAATTCCTTCGCGCTTTCGTCTGAGCTTCTGCTCGATACATCGCGCGTGCGTAGAAGGTGATACATCTGCGAGTTCTCGAAGAACGCAGAGAGCAGCGTGCACTCTTTCCAACCGAAGAAAATCTGGTACGGGACCAACAGCACCTGCATGCGTATGGTCATCAACTCGTCGTCATCCTCTTCATCGTCACGAATCGAAATTTTTCCGTACAGGTGAACCGACTCGTCGTCCACTGTCTGAAGAAGGTTGAGCAGACGTTCGCGCAGTTTCCGCAAACCCTTGTTGTCACCGAACAGAGCATCGAATTCTGCGGTGTCCAGTTTCTTGCGCGGCCGAAGTCTTGAATACGATTCGGGGGTTGAGGGAGTGAAGTCCAGGAAGCGTGTGTTGATCGCGTTCGCCAGAGAGAAGGGCATCTTGAAATCGTACTTCGACACGTTGCACTTGCGCGCCTCATCAAAGATCACGGAAATTTCGGCACGTCTCTCGAATTTCGGATTGCCGTCCTGATCGTAACCATGGGGCAGGTTCGATACGAACGTAGCGTGCGTGATCAGGAACACTGAACCGCTCTTCATCTGCTGTGTTGGCAATCCGTACTGATCCGATGTTCCGTCGAGAGCCGTCCGAATCTGATTTCCTGTTCGATCACCCGTTCCCGACAGGATCAGCTTCACCTGATTTTTCATCTGCTGAGGTGTTAGCTCGCGTTCGAGGACCGTATGAACTTCGCGCAATAACTGGTGAGTGGGTGCAACGTAAAACGTGATTCCTGATTTTCCTTGTACGCGTTGAATCAGTTGTTTGATCGCCCAGAGAGTCTTGCCTGTGCCTGGGAGGACGGATGCGTACCGGACAACGGACGCCCGCTGTTGCAAAAGTTTGAGGTCGGAAGCCATGAATCGAGGTGCCTGATAGAAGCGTAAATACGGCGTTAGCATGATGCCTACACTTTCTATTTACTGCTCGAATGTTAGAAGCGTCACGGTGGACTTTATATATACAAACGAATCTAACATCGTGCTACGCACAACCTTCAGAAAGTGTTTGAGGTCATGAACGCGTGATAGTCCCTAGATCGAGCAAAGAGCAAAGAGAATTCGAACCGCAGGAGCGAAGCGACGCGGAATGAGGTGGAGCGGAGCGAACACCTCTCATCGAGGAAGCAGGGACCTTTCTTGCTTTCTGGATTCGATGAGAAAGTGTGCAACTGAGCACTTCGGCGCATGCGCGCCTTCGCGCTCTATTCCGTGCACAGAGTCAACGCTCCGCGTTTGTGAATTCCTCTTTCCCTTTTCTCTCCGATCCCCTGTTGACCCACGACGCGTCAGGAATCGAAGGGCACGTCAGGAGCTTCGCTAACGCCGTTTTCACGCTTCTACCCGCGCTCTCGTATATGTATTACGCGCGAGTAAATAAAAGGATGAGAAGGTCCGTCTTCATCATTCATCTTTATAGGTACGCAAATGAATCACGTATTGAAATACATACACGGCGTTGACACGCTGGAGTACGAAATCCCCTGTCCCGGTATGTACTGGGCGGATCGCACTACTCACCTGATGGTCAGGGTCGTGAAGTTCGAGGAAGCATCGCAAGATATGTTTCCGAAGTCTGCCGTTCACCTCGAAATTGTTCGTTCTCGCGTTCCGTTTTCGCTCACGGTTGAGGAATTGCGGAAGAATTACGTCCGTATTTCGACGCCCCCGTCAGAGAAGCCCTTTGCGTGGCTCCGGAAATTCTTCGAAAAGCGCCGGACCCTTTCCATCCGTGACCTCGAACGGACCCCGCAAGACAAGTTGGAGCATCTGTACGTAATGAACGGGTTGACTGTTGAATCGTTTATGAAGCATCGCACGTTCACCAAGATTCCGTTCCCGATTCCGAAACAGATCATTCCGATACGGAAGCCCGAAGCTGGAGCCCGCTTCCTGTCGCTCTCAGTGTGGGAGTCATGGGCACCAGTTGATCTGCTAGAGCAGTACGACCCATCCACAATTCTCGCCTCGAAAGAATTCCGGGATGCTGTCGCGGTCGGTAGCTTGTACGTACTTTCCGAGAAATACGCGAAGCGCTTGCTATCTAAGCAAGAGACGCAGGCAGAGATTGAGCGCCTGGCCCAAATGCAGCAATTCATCGCGAACTTCCAGCCGTCCTTTCGCGCCGTGGCTAACGGCCCGACCGACAACCAACCGGCGCACTATGCGGACCTCGAAGCGGACCACAACACCTCCGGTCCCAACACTTTGTCGAAGAACGTCGAAATCATGGGCGATTTCGGCCGTCATCTGTCCTGACGCAGCAAGTAAATAAAAGTCGTGGGACGCGCGGCGCGTCCTTTGACTGATACAAGGGTGAAACAGATGCAGGCAATCGGGATCGGGGATTTGCACTTAACGGATATTGCGGGCACCGGAGGTCTGGCGAAATACATCGAGCAGCCAGACCTGATGGTTTGCAACGAAGTGCGGAACGTTTTGAAGTATGCAGAGAATCATGGGATCACGGAAATCTTTCAGTACGGCGATGTTTGCCAGAATCCGCGCATGTCGTACGAAGCGATGCTCTCCCTGTTTGATCTGCTCACAGAGAACACGCAGTTCAACTTCCACATCATCGTAGGCAATCACGACATGTACGGGGAGACACCGCAAACCGGTCACTCTCTCCAGGTCCTGCAAAAGATGTTGATGGGCTATGACCACGTACGAATCTACACCAAGCCTCGCACAATCAAATACGGGAAGGGTAGGGACGTTGGGGTTCGGTTTCTTCCGTATCCGTCCGAAGACTTCGACACGTCTGCGCTCAACATCTTCCACAAGGAAGTGTACGGCTGCTCGAACGATGCGGGGCGCGTCCATAAGGATGACGGCCTTTCGAAGTCGAAAGCAGTCACGTGTGCCGGACACATCCACACTGCGCACCGGGTGCGAAATACATATTACTCAGGCACGTTGTACCAGACGAACTTCGGTGAGCGTCTGCCCAAGTATTTTCACCACATCGAATTTAACAGCGCCAAGGATTACGAAATCCAGTTGATCGAGCACGCGCCGAAATTCAAGCTCCACAACGTCGTGTTGCAGACGCGCGATGACCTTGCGCTGATCCCGAAATCGGAATTCGATCTGGTGAAGCTGGTGATCCAGGATGGCTGCGATGTGTCCGGCTCCGACTATGCGCACATGCAAAACGTCGTTGAGCACAAGAACTTCAAGACGAAAGATGAACTGAAGGCCGTCCTTCTCGAAGACCTGACCGAAGGCAAGGAACTGAAGATCAAGACCGAAGAGTTCTTTCAGTCATGGGTGGAGTCTCTGGACGTTGAACCAGCAATGCGCGAGCGCGTTGTATCTGTGCGTGAACGTGTTCTTACCAAGGTGAAGTCATGAGTCCGCTTCCGAAATCCCTTATGTTCCAGCAGCGGTCGCAATCATTCCTGTTACTCCACACCAACCCGGCTGACGCGCAGCCGCTAGCGGTTTCTTCTGTGCAGCACGCGCATGACCTGAATGTGTTCGGGGGGTTGAATGCGAAGGCCAATGAGTTCGCTTTTCTCTATCACTATCTCTTCGAATACATGGGTCCGATGATTGTATGTGGTGTGGACAACGTAGGTCTGGCGCTCGATAGGTTCGGAGACACGATCAACGATTTCATCGCCATCAGCCAGTTGAGTGACGACCAGATTATCAATTGCGTTGCAGCGCTGGATAAAAGAAGAACAGGTGTTTTGCACCTGCTTCACCAGAAGCCCCCGGCCGCACCGCTCGTTGAATACCGGGAACTTAATCTATGAGACAGGATGAAGTGCAACTAGACGTGCTGCAGATGAACTTGCGTCTGCGGCACTCGTATTACTGGTACCTGGGCCAGCACATAGGTCTGACCGCAGGGGGTCCTGATCACATGCCTCCGAACCTGGACAGGGCAGATCAGGATAGCTGGATCGGGGGCTACCGGGAAGGACTGAAACAACGTGAAGATCAAAAGAACGGGAACCGAGCAAAGATGAAACACATGATTGGCGTAGCCGCCGTGCTCTTTGACGACAAGGGCTCGATACTGCTGGAGCACCGTGCCAAAGACCCCGGGTCTGGGCTGTTCGTTCTTGCGGGTGGAAAGCTGGATGAGCCCGACCCTCGCGATGGTGTATCGCGTGAAGTGAAAGAAGAGCTAGGGCTTGAGATTCATCCATCGCGCTTCACTCCCGTGTATTCGGGATTCGACACAATGGGCGATGGAACGCCCTTGATCATGCTGTATTTCGCTGCCCGCATCGAGCGGGGAACAGAGCGGAATATGGAGCCCAACAAGTGTCACGGACTGCGTTGGTTCCGTCCTTATCTGCTGCCTACCGAAGAAATGTGGACCAATGATCGAAGCGCGATTTCCTACGCTGACACGATCTTCGATTTCCGACGCATGGGGATGTATCGATGAAACCTGAGCGCGGTACATGGTGTGTCGTGATTGAACAGCAGTTGATGACTGCGACATGTCCACTACCAAAAAACGGCTGCATGTGGAAACACGCAGTCAACGGACGCTGCACCTACGACCAAGAATTTGCCGAATCTCTCACTGATCCAAAGCTTGTGAAGAATCCGGTTGGAGAATTCGCGAATCACGTCGGTTTGGGTGCGCTAGACCCCGATATCGTGAAAATCATCAAGCGCTCGCTGGTTTCTGCGGTGAAAAAAGAGATCAGTACGTAATTACATATGCGCGAGTAAATAATAAGTAGAGGATAAGTATTCAACTCTATGAGTACGCACCACAAGATGTGCGGCTCCTTGCTCTGTCACACCCCTTCCCGAATACACAAATCCCTGGTTATTTTTGGAGTTAGCAATGAAATCAATCCCACTGTCAGAACTGGACGTAAAGGACACACGCGGCCCCATCTGGATCGTGAACACTGCAGCGCAATCAAAGTATCGCGTTACCGGCCAACTGATCATCAGCATTCCGTCGCTGAATGGCGGCAAGGAAGAAGCGCTGACTGTTCCGTATACGTGGTTGCCGATGGACGCAGCAGCGCACTTCCCGCGTGATCGCCTGCTCGTGTCCACGGAATTCCGCAAGTCAGTGATCAACGGCTTGGTCACGATCATTTCCGCGAATGATGCAAAACGTCTGGAAGAAACGGAAGGCGCGGATGAAGAACGCGAGCGTCTGAGCGAACTGGATGAAATCGTCCGTCAGCAATCGTCAGCCCGTTCGATCAGCGACGCGAATGTGGAAATCAACGGTCAGCAGCAAGGCAAGGGCGAGGACTCGGAAACGGTTTCGATGTTCGGTTTCGATGAGACACCGTCGATTGCCAAGCAACTGGCAGGCAAGAAGAAACCGTCTGTGGACGATTCCGGCTTCACGAACCAGTTCCTGATGTTCGCGAACAAGGTCAAGGAAGACACGGACATGGGCGCGCTCAATCAAATCCGTGCGCGCTCGAAATTCACGCGCAAGGAAATCCGCTATCTGGCGGATCACCTGAGCAACCACCCGAAGACGCAGAAGCAACTTCAGGCGCGCATCGCTGCGTTCGAAAAGGCGTAAGCCTCCTGTTTTCTCCCAGAGGTTCATAAATACCCAGCGGAGACTTTAACCAATGGGAGCAACCCGTGTCCGAGAGTCCCCAGTACGACATCATCAACAAGTCCAAGCACTACAACCAGCATCCGTCAGGTGTCGAGTGTATCGAACTGGCTGAGCGTCTGTCTTTCTGCGCTGGCAACGCGTTCAAGTATGTATTCCGGCGTGGTGAAAAGGACGACACTGTCCAAGACCTGAAAAAAGCAATTTACTACCTGAATCGCGAGCGCTATCAGATGGAGAATCTGATCCGCTGGCGGAGCAAGCAGAACGCTGACGCCATGTTCGTCAACGACCACTTCACCCGCACTGATTATGCGAACATCGCGACGCTGCTCGAAACAGAGCCGAACAAGCTGGCGTGCGCTGTCTACTCACGAATCTTCCTGGGCGGTGTGAAGATCGACTACTACATCGAGTCGCTCGGCTACGCGGTTGGGTACGTACAGACCATGATCGAGCAAATCGAGAACGGTCTCCCCGTGATCGAGCAGCCGGAATTCGGTGAAGCCACTGCAACAGAAATCTAAATGTGTTGCACAATACGTCAGTGGCTGATAGTATGGCTTTGCACAATACGTCAGCTACTGGCTGTATGTAATGGATGGTCTGGTTTCTATACTTGACCTCCTTGATATCTACCTCCCTATGAAACGGAGCGCACATTGAAGCAAATCAGCAACCAAACGGTTATCCAGCAGGCTGACCGCTACCACGACCTCCAACGCAAACACCGCGATCTGATGGCACAGGCACGTGAAGCCGAAGCCGAAATGCGAAAAATTTACCCGGCTCTGATCAAGGCCGCACAAGGCCAGGATTTCAGCTTTCCCTCCGCCGACGAGTACATGAAAGTGTGTGAAATCAATCAGGTAGAGGGACCTGAGGACGTTCCGAAGATGCGCGAGATGCTGCTGAAGCTGCGCCGGAAAATCCCGATGACAACAAAAACTTCGGTCGTTGTTCGATATTTAACGGACGACGAGGTGCAAGAATCGGATTCGGAGCAGTAAATGGGTATATGGGGACTGCTGTCGCTGTGCGTGGCTTTCCTCTGGGCCGTGTTCGGCATCGTCTATTTCATGGTGCCGAACAGATAAATTGATCACGGGGGTGGTAAATGCAAGTTGGTCTCCTGTTGCTGATCCTGCTGTCTGATTCATTTGCCTTCGGGCTACGCGCAAGCTGGGGCTACCCAACAGACCTAGCGGTCGCGTGGGTGCTTGGCTCGCTGCTTCTCATGTCTCTGCCTTACTTCAGAAAACCAAAATGGACGGACGACTCAAAGTGGTTAAGCTCAGGTCAAGACCTCTGGTCGTGACTGCACATCGCGTATCTGATTTCAAAATAGAAATACGCGTGCTCCACTCACGGAGCAACAAGCTTCTGAAGTCTGTACCGTACTTTACGAACTCGAATCGTAATGCGCGGGATATCTGCACGCGTTACATACACAAGCACTATCCACAAACGGGGTCTGCAAAATGAATGTTCGGCGCTTCAAGAATTCCTTTCTTACTTTTTTCTTCGCTGCGGCCTTATTCGTTGCGTGGCTCGCGGAGCAGTCTTCGAGCCTTTATCAGCAACGAATGACGCTGCTGATCAGCGTCCTGATGCTGATGTTGTGCATTGCCCTGGCGCTGGCTATTTCAATGCCCGAACAGCCGAAACGGCCCAAAGCGGCGCGCTCGTCCCTGACACCGGAGCAGCAACGCAATGCCGCGATGTTCCGCCATCAACCGGCCAGCGCTCAGTTTAAGGTCCGCATGTTTTACAACGAGCAACTGCAGCGCACAGGCAGCAGGGTCCACCGTCAAGCTTAATCAACCGTATTGGGTAGTGAAATGAGTGAAGAAATGCAGCAGCCGCCCGAATTGCAGTTCCTGGAGCTAATCCGACAGTTGAACGCAGAACTGCCACAGCATCTGAAAGATTATCAAGCGGACGCCTATAGAAGGCCCTCATTTGGAGAGCAGCCTAATCACACCGACCAAGCGCTTGCCATCTTCTTTCACCACATCGCGTTCGAAACATTCAGTGCGTTTGAGCGCGTGCGGCTAGAAGCCGATGGTGCAGAGGGTGGTGACTTCCCCGAAATCAAGTCGCCTGTCGTTCGTAACTTCTGGAGTCGCGTTGTAGAGCAGCGCACAGCGTCTCGTGACCGGCGCGCAGCGGAGATTCTGAACGCGCTGACTGAGGAAGACCGTCGCGCACTCATTCAAGCTGGTGTCCGCTTTCCATCTCCAGCAAAGCCTGTATCCACTAAGCACAGATCGACACGAAATATGTATTGACACTCTGTGCAAGGCTGTTTAAAGTGAAGTCAACGGTGAGCGAAACAGAAAAGCGAACCGATAAGAAAATCCCAAACCACTCCTTATGAAACGGAGAAGAACAAATGCAAATCTTCAAAAGCAAGCTGGCTAAAACCGAAACCGCAACCGTTCAACTGAACGCTGACGAAATCGCGAAGTTGAAAAATGCGCTCGGCACTGCACCGGAAGCAACGAAGATTAACCTGCTCAACGGCGTATCGATGCGCCAACTGCCGAACCGCTGGTTCACGGTCGAAGCAGACAGCGCTCCCGTGTCGAAGGTCGAACGCATCGAAGCTGCGCTGCAACTGATCGAAAAGTGCGTGGTGCACAACTATTCACTGAACGTGGAAGCGCCGGACGCCGACGAAGCAGAAAAGCCGGTTCAAGAGGTCGTACACGGCGGTGGTCGTTCGCACAAAACCCCGCCGTCGCAACTGCTGATCCAGATGTTTAGTCGCCTGTCGTTCTGATCGACTCACAGCATTACTTCTAACGACGGCTCTGAAACACGGGCCGCCTGTGTAAAACCTCACTGGAGAAGTACCTCATGTTCAATATCCTCGGTTCCTTCGCGAACGCAAAGAAGCCCAAGACCGTCGAAGCCTGCGCCGAATACGTCAAAGGTCACTGGGTTGTGTTGGTCCGCAATGCTGGTCACAAGAACTGGGTGCCGGTTCTGGATCACCAGAAGCAGATTTCCGACCACGATGCTTTTGGCGAAGTGATCCATACGCGTGCGTCAATCATGACGTTCGGAACTAAGGCCCAAGCTGACGACTATATCCGCGTTTCGATTCCGGAAGCGGCCGAACACCGCGCGCAGCGCAGGCCGTCCAAGGAACTGGTGAATTTTTCGATTCCTTCGGGATCACGGGATTCCATGATCGCTGCCTGACTCGTGAACTGTGTGGAGCGGGTGGGCGATTTGCCCACCTTCAGTAAATAAGATAGTAGAACCCTCCACATTTCACTGTAGGTAGCCTATGCAGAATTCAGTTCCTGCGGTCGGGACCGAAATCCCGATTGTCGAAGGATCACTGGTCTTGAGCCGTGATCAACGCACGCAAGTGTGCCGTATCAAATACCAAAAAGATTCGGAAGATTGGGTTATGGTCCCCGCCCGCCTGAATCGACACGGATCGCTCATCAATCACGGACTGCTCGTGTTTCTGAACAGCCAAGCGACAGCGTCCAACACCCACATCCGAATCACTGCGATCCAACCAACCGGGAAAGGTGCTTATGCCAGTCCCGCTACGGTTTGACCTCGTAGCTGCCGACAGATCAAAGCTTAGTCTAGGTGCCCTGGCGGAATACCGCAAACTCAGGGCGCTAATCCCCCGGGAACGTGAGAAGTATTATCGGGTACACCAGCAAACGCTGCGTGTAGCGAACCTCTATTACGACCAACACGACCAGCGTGACTACGTGGTGCGGCTGCGCTTAAGCGTGCGCAACGCAACGCGGGGCTCTGTGCCGTCCTCAGGCATGAGCACACCCACAGTCGCGGGCTACGTCACGAGCGGCACAGAGCAGCTATACAACGCAGAGCAGCACCTACTTTCTGCGGCCTATCGCAAAGTTCGTTCTCTGGTTCATCCCGACTCCAGTAAATTAAAGAATAGCCAAGAGCTATTTCAGTTAGTGAACGCAGCGTATCACCTGCGTGACCTGACGTTTTTACAGGAGACGTACTTTACGCTGGCTAAAGCGCACGATCTGTTCTGGCAGCAGACGGACGGTCTCGAATACGTAAAGCAGGAACTGGAGCGACCGAAGGCTAGCCTTCGCATCCTTCAGGCGTCTCCTGAATTCCGTATCTCGCAATTACATATGACTCGCAAGTTCGATGATGCGGCAAAGCTCGCTGATCTTCGTATCAAGCAGCTAATTGTCGAACTGACTGCCGAGTTTCATTCGCTGCTCACGTAGTTCACCCATCTATTCAGAGGTATCAATTGAAATCCACTACCAAGGTGAGTGGCGGGAATCTCACGCCCCTCGAAAAAGCACGTCTCGCGCGTGCTGCCAACAAGGCAAACGGCACAACGTCTACAGCTACACGTTCGGCGCTGCCCATCTACGAAGCGCCCGCAGATTTCACCCCGCACTTCCTGGAAGTGGTGGTGCGCACTGAGAAAGACGGTCTGTTCGCCACGGGCATCCGTGCGACTCGCTTCAAGGGTCGCTATGACCCGAACGCGGAAGACAAGAAAAAGTTCGATATGGCTGCGTACGACCAGACAACGATCATGGGCATCATGGCTCGCCTGTCGGCCGTCACGTTCAAGCCGACCAACGAGAACAAGTATCCCAAGTCGCCTAAAGAGCGCATTGGTCTCAAGGGTTCCTTCCGACTCCCGGCATCAACGAGCTTCAAGCTGATCATGCGCGTTGGACGCCGCTCCGCCGATCAAGCACTGATGGTCGGCATCAAACAGATCAAGCAGGGCATCAAGAAAAACGGCGTGATGACTGCCATCACGTTGCAGAACGACGACCCTGTGTATCGGTTGCTTCGTCGCGCTACGCGGTTCCTGCCCGCTGCATTCGCGAATGTTCAGCAACCGCCTGCAAAGCGCCGCACGAAGAAAACCACAGACTCCGACGAGTGAAATTCGAAGTCTCTAGTAAATAAGCTTGTGAAGGCCCTTCGAGGTTCCCCGCATTCAGGACGGATGCAAGGGTTGCCGGTCCCCACTCCGCAGACCGGTACTGCCTATCTTTGAGGAAATCAAATGGCAAAGAAGAACGCTGCAACTGCCGCTGCACCGAAAGCATCGGCTATCGGTTTGGCTGTCTACGCTCAGGTCACAGCCAAGGTTCTGGCTGATGGCGCACCGAAGGACGGTGCCTACTTCGGTGAAGGCGGTCTGGTGATCCCGCGCACGAATGTTATCACGGTCGTGGGCAAGACGATTTACTACCGCAAGCTCGAACTGATCGGCAGCATCAAGGAAGTCACGATCAAGAACGACGTTGTGATCTACATCACGGACGCGGGTCCTGTGATCGCGCTCAACCCGGCTGATCTTCACATCGGTGAAACTCTGAGCGCGCCGGTCGCTGCTGTTGCTGCTGAATCGGACAGCGACGAAGAGGAAGACGACCAAGACGACGAACCGGCACCGGCTCCGAAGAAGCGCGGCGCTAAGAAGCCCGCTGTCGCTGCTGACGAAGACGAAGACGACGAAGACGAAGATTCGGACAACGACGACGAAGACGACGAACCCGCTCCGAAAAAGCGCGGTAAGAAAGTCGTAGACGAAGACGACGAAGACGACGAACCGGCTCCGAAAAAGCGCGGTAAGAAAGTCGTAGACGAAGACGACGAAGACGAAGATTCGGACAACGACGACGAAGACGAGGACGACGAACCGGCACCGAAGAAGCGTGGCGGCCGTAAGCCCGCTCGTGACGAAGATGAAGATGAAGACGACGAACCCGCTCCGAAAAAGCGTGGCAAGCCGTCGCGCGATGAAGACGAAGACGAAGAAGAGATGTTCTAAGTAGCCGTCTGCGTTGGGGTAGGGAGCACCTGTATTGCAGGAGGTTCCCTGCCCCTTTTGCGTTCGAAACATACATGGTGGTGGCCGTGGTTGATAGTAAAAAGCCCAACAGCAAGAAACGCGATGAGCGCGAACATCTGGCGTTATTCAGTCAAGACTGCAAGCGATGTAAGCACCTGGACCCTGCCGAAAAGACTGCGTACACGCAATGTCACTTTTCGAAAGGGAACGAATACTGTCCGGCTTCGGAGATTCAGATCGTTGTTGTGGGTGCGGCCTACCGCTTAGCGAAGCAGTTGAGAGCAGCACGAGACCAGCGGGACGCGGTTACAGAGGCCAGATTGATGGCCAAGGTTGCAAAGGAAACTGAGGCGTTCCAGGAACGTTTCTATCAAGCGATTGAGACCGGAGAACAAGAGTGAACACGGAAGAGATTATGAAAGTCTCTAAATCAGATGAGCCGACGATCATCCATCTGACGCGGATCAAGCAGTGGTACATCGTAGCCGACGCAGAGTCCTATCTGACGCTACGTAAAGCGGGCGTCGCTCTGACCCGGTTCCATCAGGATTTCCTGCCCACGCTCAGGATGCTGACGCGCGGCAAAAACATTCGCGGCAAGGAGATTGATTTTCGCAAGGAAATCATGGCTCCATACTTTGACAAGATCGGCGCGACGTGGAATCGAAAGCCTCATTGCGATTGCACGATTGGATCGAAGACCATGGTTTTCGAAACGTTGAAGGCTGAGAGCCTGCCGATTGCCAAGGCATCGATCCCGAAGCTTCAGGACATCCTGACCAAATTCTTCCAGCGCTGGGGCTACCGTTCGACTTTCGAGTACTCGGAGCTTCGCGGCAAGTGCAAGCTCAACGTTGAGTACTGGTTCGATCCTGAGCGTCAGCCTGTCGTGATTCTTGAAGACGAGCCAGAGGACCTGAACAAGAAAGTTCAGTTCAAGCTGGGGAATCTGCGCCTCACTTTCACGTTCGACAATTTTGAATCGAGAACGGTAATTAGCAGGGGTGTCAGGCGCGCATCTAACGATGACGAGCGCCCACCGAAGGACTACCAGATTGGCTACGTGCACACCTTGGTCGAAATCTCGCAGGGCGGCAAGTTCGTGCCTGTCCAGAGTTCGCGATGCACCTGGTCGGAACTGTCCACTGTTAAACCGCTGATCGCTGCACTGATGGATGTGCCTAACCGTCAGCCAAATAACTTTAACGAAGCTCCCGATTAAATGGCAAAGACTTCTACGACTCAAGCCTACGATAGTTCCTCGATTCAAACGCTGCGGTTCCCCGATGACATCCGTTCGTCGCCTGGTATGTTCATCGGATCAACAGACGGCTACGGCCTGTGGGTTTTGATTCGTGAGATGCTGGACAACGCGATTGACGAATTCCTGGCGGGCCGTGGCTCTTCCGTCCGGCTCCATGTTCAAGATGGCGAATACTGGGTACTGGACGACGCGAACGGTATCCCGCAAGGTATTCAGAAACACGTCCAGCACATCAACGGCAAGGACGTGACGATCAAGACACCGACGATGCAAGCGGTGTTTGGTGAGTTGCACACGTCGGGCAAATTCCATTCTGAAGCCTACAAGATTTCGCGCGGTACTCATGGTATCGGCGTGAAGGCAACGAACGCACTGTCGAAGTTTCTGAATATCTTCACCTTCTACGAAGGCCAGTGGTATTCGATTGCGTTCAAGAAAGGCAAAATCGTTCAGGCAGTCGAGAAGTGCAAAGCCCCAAAGCTGTGGGATGGCTCGACCGCGACGCGCGGCACGCTCCTGCACATGGCTCCAGACCTCACGGTCTTCAGTGCGAAGTCGTTCCCCTCATCTCTGACTATCGAATGGGCAGAGATTGCGGCGCTTCTGAGCCCCGGTTTCAAGGTCGTCGTTTCCTCGCCAAAAGGCAAGAAAGAATTCTTCTCGGACAAGGGGCCATCAGAGTTTGTCACCCGGTTCATCGAGAAGCACAATCTGATGGGCGAGCGTCAGATGTTCGAGTACAAGTCAGAACTCGCAGACGTAATTATCGGATTCACGAACCACGATGGCTGTAGCGTTCGCGGGTTCGTCAACGGCCTGAGTCAGGCGCAGGGTGGTAAGCACGTTGAATCTGTAACCGGCGCGCTCTATGCGGGCCTGAAGCCGTTTATCAAGACGAAGAAGGTCAAGGAAGACGGCAAGGTCAAGGAAGTCCCAAGCTTCAAGGAAGCGGACCTGAAAGAAGGGCTCGTGGGCATGGTCAACATGTACCTGCACAAAGCCACTTATTCATCGCAGGACAAAGCGCGCCTTTCTGATGATCGAGCAGGCGAGCCGTTCGAGCAGCTACTCGAAGTAGCGACGAAGAAATTCTTCCAGGACAACAAGGCGCTGGCTAATCGCCTGTGCGAACGCGCTGCGCAGATGAACGCGCTCAAGCAAAAGTTCACGCTGTCGAAGGCTGCGGCTAAGGCGCTCAACGGACTGCGCCGAAATGGTCTCCCCGCGAAGTTTGCATCGTGGGACCTGAAGACGAAGGCGCAAGACCGCGAACTGTACATCGTGGAAGGCGACTCCGCAGGCGGTACCGTCAAGAAAGCGCGTTTTTCGTATCAAGGCATTCTGCCGCTGAAGGGCAAAATCTTCAACGCGCTGAAGGACGCTACAGGCAAGACGCTGGAGTCAGAGGAAATTCTGAACATCCTTGCGGCTATCGGCTACGACGTGAACGCGGCCGATCCGTATGCGAAGTTGCAAGTCGGCAAGATCGTCTGTCTGGCTGACCCGGACTCCGATGGCCCGTTCGTTGGTGAGACGAAGATTCGCGTTCGACGCGCAGATGACGGTGATCTGGGTGCTCAGCCTCACGAGGTCGAGATTCAGACGCTTGTAGGCGTCACGGGCGCTATCCAGTTCGAAGTTCCGGTCTGGACCGGCACGAAGGAAATCTGGGCATCGGCTACGGCCGAACTCGTGCGTCACGTTGACACGCTGGTAGCGCTCGAAATCGCGGGCACGAAATACAAGGTGTCTGAGGATCACAAATTCCTGGTGCATGCCAACACACCGGCTATGCGCGGTCGTCCCCAGGCAGCATCCAAGTTCGAAAATCTGGTGTTTGTGCGCGCGGCCGATCTGCATATAGGTGACCGTGTGTTCATGCCTTCGAACAACGGATCGCGCCAGCCGAACGAAGCCGACAAGTTCACGAAGCTTGGGTTTGCGCCAGTCTCGAAGCTGCGAATCCAGAAACTGTCAGAGCCGATCCCGGTGTACTGCCTGCAGGTTCCGAACCATCACCAGTTCATTCTGCCGTCCGGAATCGTATCGAGCAACTGCCACATCAATTCGCTGCTGCTCGCGCTGTTCTACCGGTACCTGCCCGATCTGTTTGAGCGCGGAATGGTCTACATCGCTGACGCTCCGGAATTCTATTCTCTGTACAAGGGGCAACTCGTGTACGGCGATTCGCTGTCTGAAGTCCAGAACCTGCTGAAGAAGAAATGCAAGGCTCCGGATAGCACGGCGATTCGCCACGTCAAGGGGTACGGCGAACTGGATGAAGACCTGGTGAAGATCATGGTCATGGACCCGAAGACGCGCAAGCTCATCCGGATCAAGGCAATCGAAACGGAGGACAAGGTGGAGTTCGCGTCACTTATGAACGAAGACGTAGCGTATCGACGCAGCCTGTTGGGTTTGCCTGAAGACGCAGAAAGCGAAGAAAAAGTTTCGGCAAAGGCGAAGACAGCAGTAAATACGAAAGTGAAGGAGGCTGCGTAACATGGAACACATTCGCGATGAAACGCTGCGCGACTTCGGACGGCGCAACATGACTGTCTACGGTCTGGAACTGAACCTGAAGCGCTCGGTTCCGGACATCTACGATGGGTGGAAGCCTGTCCAGAAGCGAATCCTGTTCGCCGCCTCACAGCAGGAAAAGAAGTTCATCAAGGCCGCGCGTATCGTGGGCGACACACTGGGCCGCTATCACCCCCACGGTGACCTGGCGATTTCGGATTCACTGGTTACGCTCGTGAACTCGTCAACGCCACCTGTGAAGGGTTCGGGTAACTGGGGCTCGCTGACGGATAACGCAGCGGCTCCGCGTTACATCGAGTGCAAGCTTTCGAATTACGGGCTGTCGTTCTTCGAGCCGAACTACATCCACAAGGAAGTAACGGACTTCGTGCCGAACTACGACGGCTCGGAACTGGAGCCGGTGACGCTTCCGGCGCGGTTGCCGAACGTGCTGCTGCAGAACGTGTTCGGTATCGGATACGGCATCACCACGGAGCTTCCTGCGTTCACGCACGAGTCGATGATCGGCGTTCTGAAACGGATGCTGACAGGTGAAAAGCTGGAAGCAAAGGATTTCGCAAAGTCCCTCAAACTCGCGTCGGGTTTCCATGAAATGATCATGCGGACCGACGAGAACAAGAAGGGCTGGCTCCAGATGTTCACGAGCCCGAAGGGGAAGCTGAAGTTCGAATCACCGCTGGATATTGATCGCGACCGCAAGACGATCCGGATTTCGGACTGGGGTCCGGACGTTGACGGGAAGTTCATCCTGACGTTCGTGGACAAGATTCGTTCGATGCCCGAATGTCAGCGTTGCTACAACTCGAAGGGCACCACCACGTACACGATTGAATGCCGCACGCAGTACAACTACGCGCAGTTCGATAAGTTCGTGGAGAAGGTCAAGGCGGCAACCCGCAACTCGAAGTCGTACAAGCTGAACGTGACGCGGCGCACCGCTGAAATCGTGGACGGCAAGACGAACTTCAAGGTTGACTTCCTGGCGCTGTCGGTCCCCGACATGCTGAAGGAGTGGTTGAAGCTGCGGATCGAACTGGAACTGAAGAGCCTCCAGTATCAGATTCGAAAGATCGAGAAGGCTATCGCGTACTCGGAGCTTTTGATTTACGCAGCGGATCACGTGGACAACGGTGCCAAGGCTTTGAAGTCAGCCGACCCGAAGGCCACGCTGATGAAGCTGATGAAGATCAACGAGGCTGACGCGCAGACGCTGCTCAATCTGCGGTTTGTTCAGTGGTCAAAGCTGGATCAGTCCGCGATCAAGGAAACGCTCAAGGAGCAGCAGGCGCACCTCAAGCAGTTGACTCGTTGGTTGAAAAACCCGAAGTCAAAGGTGCTGCTGGACCTTGATGAGATGACGCAGGTTTTGGCGGCCGACGCCAAGACTGAAGAGACCAAGAAGAAACAGAAATTGGTCGTCGTTGTTTGATTTCGTGAATAGTGCGCGGCTCTAAGCGGCGCATCACAGGGCTAGTGGGGTTCCCAAAATATCCCACACATCTGATTGGAGTTTGAAATGGGTAAGGCTGTTGCAATCGGTATCAAGAAGAAGCGCGCTGCGCAAGCTGCACTGAACGAAGAAATCCTGATGCACGCAGAACACGGCGCGGTTCGTGCGCTGTCTCTGGAAGTGGTCACGAATCTCAGCAACGTCAAAGAGACGCGTGTGCGCGCGATGATTCTGAACAACGGTGAGTCCGCTCTGCTAGCACTGACCGATCTGGAGCTACTGACCAAGCGCCAGTGGAAAGCGATCAAGGGCAAGGACGGGATCGAAGCAAGCGTTGCGCTGGACCAGCATCTATCGGCTGAAGCTATGAGGCTGCGGTTTTCTGACCTCGGCTTGCTGCAACCGTTCAAGATTGACGATTCGGGTGATGAGTTCATCAAGGTGGGTAACACCTCCGCGATTCTTGCACCCATCGTTCGGGGCACCTCGCTGTTCGTGCGTCTTGACCGTGACGACGCCCAAATCGGAAAAGTCCGTTTCTCGAAGTCGCAGGGCGTTTCTCTGATTACGCTGTAGCCAGCAGCCGTAACGAATGCAAGAACGGGAGCCTTCGGGTTCCCGTTTTTCCATCGGCCCAGATTCACCCACTCCAATTTAAAAGTTCGGGGCCTGAAGAAATCTTCTGCGCTCTAGTAAATAGAGAAGTGTAGGGGACAAAAAACCTACACGCTCAACCTAAACCCCTTCCTTATTGGATTGAAACAAAATGGCAACTACCAAAGCAGCAGCACCGACCGTGGACGTGGCAAAGCAACTGAAGACCGCCGCTGGCGTGTTCGCTTCGTCGCAAAAGGAACTCGCCCGCAAGGACAAGACGATCCTGAAGCTGCAAGCGCAAGTCGCGAAGCTCGAAGCAAAGAAGGCAGGCGCAGCGGCACCGGCAGCTAAGGGCGGCCGTAAGGCAGCATCGGCAGCCGACGCAGACGCACCGGTCGCAAAGCGCGTGAAGGCAGCCGCCGCACCGGCAGCAGCGCCGACCAAGCGTGGCCCGAAGGCAGCAGTTGCAGCACCGGTTGCGGCTGAGCCGAAGAAGCGCGGTCCGAAGCCGAAGGCAGCAGTTGCAGCAGCACCTGCAGCAGCCCCGGCAAAGCGTGGCCCGAAGGCTAAGGCAGTGGTCGAAGCCGCTCCGGTCGCGAAGAAGGGCAAGAAGTCGTCGGGTGATGACGATTTCCTGGTGTAACTCTCTGTCCGCATCCCAGCCGACACAGTAGAGATTGGAAGGGGATTAGTTGACGATTGCTCATCTAATCCCCTTTCGTGCGTTTAACCCTGAAAAGTTTTCGACCGTGAAGAAAAACGAAGTCCGGATTGCAGATTCCAACTTTGATCGGCTCCAGGCGTATCGCGGCCTGACCATGAAGAATCAGTCGCAGATGTCGAAGCTGATTCCGATGCTCCAGGTCGGCGCTAAGAAGTCGCAGAGCGACGAAGAGATTCAAGAGACGCTCAGCGCGCGGTTGGAGAAGCTGATGGATGCTCAGCTTGAGTTTCGCGAGAACACGCGGAAGCTCCGGACGATGGCGCGTGTCGATACTCCACGGCAAATGAAGCGGCTGACTGATGGTCTGGAGTTCATACGGGAGTTGAAGTCCCGGAAGATCAACGGGTTGTCGAAAAGCCTGCGAATCCTGATCAACGAGCTAACGAGCTTGCGGGAAGCGGTGTATCACCGTGAGATTGAGGGCGAAGAGGTCAGCCTGTCTCAACTGGATTTTGTTGAGGAAGAGTTCCAGCGCCTCATCAAGTCCACCCACACGCGGATCAGCGATCACGCAGCGGAGGTAGCTGGCACCTCTGTAAATGACCGTCTATTCTCCGATTCGATTGTTCAGGTCATCGCTGAGAATACGAACCTTGAAGCCCCTACGCTCGAAGGCAAGCCGTTCACGATTGGCCGCATGCCTGTAATTCCTGTGCCCGTGGCGTCGCTCTCGATTGCAACGCTCCAGTCGAAGGGATTCGATGTGACCCTCCTGGGTGACTACCCGATCATGAAATCGCAGTTGGTTCTGGGCATCGCCAAGGAACAGCTAGGTTTGACGGATAAGGAGAAGCTGCAGCCGGTGCCGCGCTCCCGGTTCGTGGCCGCCGCTCAGGAGATTCTGGTAACCCTGAAACGCGAAACGAAGCAGAAGCTGACGCTCGTCACGGACAAGCCCCACGGTCACAAGGGCGGCACGTGGTTCTGGTTGATGACGGACTCTGAACTCCAGAGTTTTATGGAAGCGTTCCCCGGCCGTAGCCTACAGCTACGCACGTGGGGTTTCTAATTCCCATCTGGAGTTTCACATGCAAGTAAACGAACTGCTGGTCATCCCGACCCAAGAGACGCTGGAATATCTGGCGCAGACGATGAGCGCGTGCCCGTTCGATATGGACCTGACCAAGGCACACGTCACGTTGAACATGTCGCAGTCTCCGATGGAGCCTGACGCAGATCGACTGTATAAGGCCACGGCGGGCTCCCTGGGAATCTGGTACGACCAGTCAACCGGTTATTCCTCGTTGATCCTGCCGCTAGTGTCCGAGTCGATGAACGCGCGTGTAGCGGAGCTTCGAGCCGACGCACCGTGCCCCTTCTACGGTGATCACTGGTTCGCCTTCATGGTTCTGGTCGCAGACTTCCCGCCGAGCAGCCGTAGATATTCGCGATTCATCAACTCCGTTAGCGACAGCCTGGCGATGGCGCAAAACGCACCGCTGTTCTTTGATGCCGAACTGGTGCGGACGACTGAGGTGCACGCCGTTCCATTCGCGGATTATTACGCTGCACAGCGGGCGCGGCAAGCGGGCGTCTGATCGTGGAGTCGATTTATCTGCCGCATTGCTGGGTGTGCAATGTCCGATTTACGGATGCTCGTCCACCGGGCCCCGCAAACCGAGAAGAGCACCATATCGTTCCACGGCAAGCAGGCGGCACTGATGGCCCCACAGTTTCTCTTTGTGACGGTCATCATGCCTGCCTGCATAAAATCGCGCTTCGTATTAAATCAAAGCGCCCGTATTTCGATTTAGTAACAGAAGAGCCTGACGAATCTAAGAGAAAGCTATATTGGCTCGCGACCGTGGTTTTTAATTCATTTGAAGCCACGCGCGACGATCCAAACAAAATCGTTATGTCGATGATGGCCTTAGACCGCAGGCAGCAATTGATGATCGAGAGGCTACGCCAGGTATATCCAAAGATACGTAGCCGCGAGGCTCTGCTCAACCTGGCGCTCGAATCCCTTTACAAAAAACACTTCACGGAGTGACCCATGTTTCAAAACGGAGACATTCTTGTCGTGCACCTGGTTTCCGGCCAGGAAATTGTTACTCGGTTGCTGGAGCAAGAAGAAGGCGGGCTGCTTATTGAGGCACCTACATACCTGATGACCAGGGATGACCCTAAAGGGGGCGGGATCAGCGTAGGCTTCTCTCACTATCTTACTTGCGGAGATGTTCTGCCCCCGTTGAAACGTTTGCTACTTCCGTACCACGCAATCGTCCTTCCGCGCAAGGCTCCGGAAAAAATCGCTGAAGGGTACGTCAGAGCCACTTCCGGCATCGAAATCGCCCGGACAATGCCTTCTATCGTGCAACGGGCCTGACCCTAAAAACTCAGAGCGCATGAAATAGTTGTTTCGAGATGTTGCAGAGTTGAAACAAATTGTGTTGTCACTTTTTTGCTGTTATATTGACGCCTTGTGTTGAACACAAGTAGGGAATTCTTACCGAACACGGCGTACCCTGTCCCTGGCGTAGAGACCGCGCCAGGCATATCGAACTAACAACAAGCTTCGAAAAGAAATGCAAAAACGTGATACGCTCGCGGGCGCTCCCCCGGCTGCATCGCTAACTGAAGGCTTCAAGTGCCGTGAATGCCTTCACTTCCAAAAATTCCCGCACTCGAAATATGAGCGGCCTTGCGAATTAGAAGGAATTTTGGGGACCGCTGTTGCTCCCCGCTGTTTTACTCCCGATGTCACGCTATTGACCGGCAATTCGGATCAATTCGTGCAGCTTGCGTCATTGTTTCAGAGTTACGACCATAAACAGCGTCGTGTGCTTCTGGCTTTGCTGCGGGAGAAAAAGAAAAGTTTTGTATTAGGCACGAAACTTTACTTTTATATCGGAGACGATTTTCTTTCGAATTACCTTTCAGCATACGTCGCTGGTTACACCAGTGATGGTCGCCTGCTGCTGATCGGCAGTCCGGACCAGAAGAGCCGTGGCTCTTCCTTCGTGACGTTCACCGACGACAAGTCGGATGGGCTGCTCACACACTCCCAGTGGAAACAGAAAAAAGCTTCGCTGCTCGAAGCTGGGCGCATCTACGACCCCTTGAACAAGCGCATCAAGAAAGGGTCTGTGCTTGACGACTACGAAGCACCGACCATCGATACGGTACCCGACTACGTCTACAACAAGGGCGAGCCTGGTGACCAGCCACGCCGACGAAAGTCCACTGACGAAATCTCGTTCCAAGTGTCCTGATTGATTCGCTAGCCGAAGGTTAAACAAAATGTTGATGCGCAAATTTGGACTACCCGAGCACTTGATGGCACGGGTAGGCGGGGCGGTGTTTGCCTACCTTTTTTCGAGAATCGATCAGAAGCGACTGGTCGAGATAATCCGTGAGGACTGCCCGGATGCAGAAGAACGAATCCTGGACGCTGTTCGTAAGTCCGGGTACCTGCTGATCAACTGCAAGTTGTACGCGTGGGCGTTCTATAAAGCACGCATGGGCAAAGGTGTAAAACCGGCTCCCGAAGCGTACGAAATCCGTCCGGTCGATGTCGCGTTTCTGTCGCGTATCAATCTGGCTCACGTCTCTCTGGACTTCCCGTCGTACTCGCTGTCTGAATACCGCACGTTGGTCGCGGACGCGACGACGAGCAAGCCGATTCAGGAGTACATCGGCCGCTTCATCTCGAAGCGCATGACGTTCCTGATCCGGAACTACGGTGTCAAGCGCGACGACCTGGAGCACGACATGATGCTGAGCGCGTGCCGCGCTATCCATATGGGCTATCCGCACTTCGAGTCGGAACTGCACCTGCGGAACACAGCGAAGACCGCGATACACAACGAGGGTGAATCGAAGGTCACGTATTACACGGCACCGACCCGTCAGCGACTGGAGCGGAATGACGATGGCGAATACACGTCCATCGAAGTGTCTACAGAGGAACTCGCTGAAGTCGAAGCGCAGACGAACTACCTGGATCACATCCGGGATCGGCTCGAAGGTCTCGTGCGCCTCTCGGAGCGGCTGGCACCTCAGGTGCAGCGCTTCCTGCTGGCATGCGCCGGACAGTATGACAAGGGGTTCTCGGACTTCCTGAAAACGAACAATGCAGAAGCAGTAGAAGACATGGCGTATTCGCGCTACCTAGGTCAGGCGCGCGCCTACTTCGGCTACAGCCCGAACGACGTAAAGAAGCTGTTTAACTCGCTTAGGACACAACTCGAATAAAAGGGGGTGGGCCGTGGAATTAGTGCAACGTCAGGCTGAATTTGCGGTCCGCTTCAACCTGTCGCTCGATGAGTATCAGCGTATCGTGCGTGCATGCAACACACAGGAAATCATTGCAATACTTGAACTGTTCAAGGTCCGGAGCCATCGTTCTCCCGCTCGCAGGTTTGCGCACGAGCAGGTTAAGCGCTGGCTCATGCTGAACTTGCCAGGCAAGCCACTTCGGGATTCGCAGTTCAGGGCTTTGATCCCGAAGTGGCCTGTTCTCTATCAACTGCCAACTAACGCACACGTATGAACTTAATTCACGAATTCGACGCTCACGGATGGAAGACCTTTCATCGCCTCGTATGGATCAGTCCGGAGGGCAAGCGTGTAGAGGGTACGTGGGCGCTCTTCGAGCATCCTGCATTCATCAGCGCGAAAGAACTGTCGGGCGATCAGGAAAGCAGCATGACACCGGCCGCAGGCTATTTTGCTCTGACCGACTACTACACGGCTGAAGGTTCTATGGTTGCGGGCTACAGCAGCAGTTCGCTCGGTTCTTCGGAACCCATCACGGTCACTTCCTACGAACTGACGCAGGCAGAGCACGAAGCGGCTCAAGCCGCTGACGGAGAAGCCAATGATGACGAGTTCGCGCTGAAAGCGTAGTTGACACGCAGTTGACGTTTAGTGCATAGTTGAAACGTCAACAAGATCACCGGAGCGGTGGCGAAATTGGTAGACGCAGGCGGCTAAGGTTGTCCCCGCAAGGGGTTGGGAAACGGGACGCCAAAACCCGGAACTGGAAAACCTGAAACTGCCGGTAGGGATAGGCTGTCCCGCTTGAGGGTTCGACTCCCTCCCGCTCCGCCAAACCCGGAGGCTGCTTTCGTAAAGCAGCCTTTTCACCAGGACACTCAGATGACAAACGTATGGTTGATCCATCTACTCGCGTACGTGGCTGTCGCGATGATCGCTCTGGCAGTCATCAGGACGGTGCTCTACGTTTGTCTGATTCTGGTGGTCTCCATGATCCTGTCCACGGTTATACCGCATCAGCAGGCTCAACCCCAACCCGCAGTCCCCTATGAACACTCTGACTGAAAACGAACTGCAGCTAATCGAGCACGCGGCACTAGCTCTTGGTTATGCGCCGTCTCGCTATACCGTGCGCGATTCAACCGTGATCTACGTAAGCCGCAGAGGTTCGAGCGCACACTACTGGAACCCGCTGGACCCCGGCCGCCATGACTTTTTCGACGTTCTGACCTTTCTGTCGAGCCATCACAGCTTGGAGGTCGTGGCGGAGGGCCACGGCTCTATTCCCGGTGTATACGCAGCAGTCCACCACGACGCCCTAAGGGCTCCCGTGGCTGCGGTCGCTGCGTCAGCACAGTACTCCATTCCTAAAGCTTTCTGCATGGCTTTGACGCGGGCCGCGCAGAAATTCCATAAAGAGGTAACTCCGCGATGACATCATTCAACTCGAATCCCCTGTCCCTGGCTGACCAGGCTAGCTATCTCAAGCTGACTGGGGCGAGCGTGTTGGACCCTCAAGCTGAGGGTGCCTCACTCTGTCCTGACTGGGCAGACTCTTTGACGACCGCCCGCGTCGCGCTGCGCGATCTGGATGACGCGTTCCCCGGCTCCGACGCAGAAAAGGCTGTCGAAGCGCACAAGCAGCTTGTGGCAGCAGCTAACGGCCTACGCATGTTCCTGCTGCTTCGCGGAGTCCAGACGCTGGTATGAGCGAACGCAAGGTAAAGCTGCTGAAGGTCCGCTGCCTGTCGGCGGCCGAAATAGCAGCTATGGCTCCCGTGGACAGCCTGGAAACCGTCGATAACCAGGCTGTGTACTGTGAGGTGAGCGTGATCAAGCAGCGGCTCAAGAGGCTCGCGGAGCTTCACCACCTCGCGCCGGAAAAGGCCAGAAAGATAATCGAACTTTTGTTTTAACTGTTGACGTTTTGTGTTATTATCTGAGTGAGGTCTTAAAAAGCGAATTTTTGAAGAGGCACTGATCATGAACACCGATACCCGTAATTTCGAATGCCGAGCGTCCGATATTGATACCCAAGGCACGGTAAGTCTGGAATCCAATGACTACTACAAGGTATCGGCTAACGTTGGAGGTCGTCTCTTCAAGTTCGCGATGGTGCGCAGGCGCGCACAGTGGCAGACAAACATGTTGTCGGTCTTTGATGGGCACGGCAAACTCCAGTCCGTGGACGCCTTCCCCTTAGCGAATCGCGATATCTCTGGCTTGTTCCAAGCTGCTTTAAATCACCTGGCAGACTATCAAGTTTAGGATGAAGAATCCGGCTCTGAGCCTGCTCTGGCTTAGCTGAACATTTGTCATATGAATTTGTCAAGAGTTGCAGAAAGCGTCAGCGGGACGTTACACTTTGCCTATCAAGTAGATAGGAAAATACGTTTGCCTGCATTTGAAGCGGAACGTTATACTTGAAGGGGGAATGTAAGCTTTGAACGGAGAATTATACATGCGGGCCGATCCAGAGGTGCGCCATCAGCAGTTGATGGACGCAGCCATACAAATATCAAAGACAGATGGTTGGAGCAAGCTCACGCGCACTAAGGTAGCGGCTCAAGCACAAGTCGCTGCATCACTCATCAATTTCTACTTCGGGGATAAGGAAGCGTTCCGGACTGCGGTCATGGCAGAGGCAGTATCTCGCAACCTCGTCTCTGTCGTAGCCGAGGGCTTGCTGTATCGAAACGAGGCAGCACTCAACGCACCTCCGCTCTTGCGCAAGCGTGCTGAGGAATACAAAGAGCGTCACAAACTGACGCTACCGCGCTGGCGCAAAGAGAGGGAAGACGGGAAGGGGGTCGTCCATGCCTGGACAGGGAGATAACCTAAAGAAGGGTGAAAGAATTTTTCCGTTCGAGAGGGTGATGCATCTTTGTGTGGTTGTGGATGGGGTGCCCGTCCCTGCAACTTTCCAATCCAAGGGCAATGCTGAAAAAGTCGCGAACCGAGTAGGCGGCGAGAGCTATCGAAGACTTGGAAGGCCGTACATGATACGGTTCCCCTGAAGCCCGATCTAACCAATCGGGCTTTTTTATTTGGTGCTCCAAGATTCGGCAGGCGCTTAGTAAAGGTCCTCACTGAAGAGTAGGTCGAGCGGCTCAGTCTTGTCTCGAATCTGATCGGCGGCCTGCGCTACTCCCAAAGCCTCTTTGCGATCCATGAAGATGCCCTCTTGATCGAGGAAGCCCATTAGACCCGCGTTCGCATCCGGAGCACCCGCACCGCTAAACGCGCGGCGATACTGTGCAAGCATAACGTAGTCCAAATGTCTGGGACCCACCAACACGACATCGCCCAGCTTTACTGCTGCGCAGACCACAACACGCTGTCTCATTACACTCCCTTTTCGAACTGCTAAAAGTTGCACTGCGAATCCATCATTGTACCTAGTTAGCGTAGCTCAAGACGAAGCACGCAGCACTTTTTACTCCCCACACCTGGACAGAAACTCAACAACACTTAGTGCGATTTGTTGTTGACGTTCTGTGCAACGTGCACTAAACTCAGGACCTTACTCAAAGAATTTTGCAAAACTATGACACTGATCAAAGTTGACGAGGTTGAAATTAACGACTGGATTCGCGTGAAGCAGCGCGCCGGTTTTGTGAACGCCTGCGTTCTCGATATCGAGTATCGTCCGCGTGCTCTCATTCTCCAAGCTGAGACCGATGAGGGTAGGACGCTTTCAGTTTCGTTCCAGTACGGCGCACTCATAGAAACTCGGCAGTAAGCTTGTTGTTGACACTTTGTGCATCGCCTGTATAATCGGAACTGTGATTAGTGACCAGCGGAGCAGACATGCAGAACAAGACGTTTTTCAATGACGACGACAAAGAAGCCTACGAGTGGGCCGTCAAGCGGGGCATCAAGATTCCGCAGTATCGCGCGTTCGGTAAGACGTTCGAAGGCAAGGATTTCTCGGAAATTCGAGAGTTCACGCCGGTTCAGTTTCGTAGGATCACTGCGGAGCCGTTTCCTGAGTGCTGTCACCCGCGTAATCTCGCGTGGCTGACCGAACTGTGGAACGGCGAGGGCAACCCGAATAATTTCTTCTACGAACTGGTGTAATTGCGTTGCCAGTTTGTACACTGATCGCAGTTGAGAAAAATCCAAACACCCGGAGCCAGACATGAACTTGAACGACCTTAGCCCCATGAACAACCTCCGTGCGCGCTCCGTGGTGGGCGAGCCTGCACCCGAAGTCGGAATGGGCGCGACCCTGCTCGTAGGCTCCGACCGCTACGGGTGCACGATCCATGGAATCTTCAAAGACGGCGGCCGGGATGTGTTGGTCGTCACCCACGACGATTCGAAGCTCGTGGCGGGCTCTGTGGCGAGCGAAGAGCAAGATTACGAATACACTCCGCGCCCGGACGGTCAGAAGATGTATTTCGTAAAGGATGCTCGCGGTTTCTGGCAAGAGATGGAGTACAAGGTTTTCGAGTACGGTTACGACGAAGAGAAAGACGAACGGACAATCGTGCGTCAATCAAAACGTTTGTCAAAGGTCGGCTCACGTGGCCTTCAGATCGGGACACGTGAAGAGTACCGCGACCCGACTTTCTAATACCTTTCAAAAGCGTACGCACAACAGGGGCAAATATTTGCCCCTTTTCTTCGTTCTGTTGTTGACGTTTTGTGCAGAACCTGTAAAATCGTTTCTGTAGTGACCGATTCGAAGCGAACCAGGGGACCGAGAATGATGAACCAGAAACCGATGATGCGACCGACCCGCAAAGAAAATCTGCGACTCAATCTCGGTTGGCACCTGAAGGACTATCACGGGACAGTCAGGTTCGAGGGCAAGGAGGCCGCAGCGAACTATGCGGCGTACATCCTGAAGCGAATTGAGCAACTCGGCGGCCTAATGGGGAGGTGGTGAAAATGTTGAGCGTTCAGGTCCGAAGCGGTGCGCAGGTGTTGCGGGTTTTGAGTCCCGCCCAATTCCTGGGAGCCCAGGTAATGCCGAGCGCGATGTTTGTTGAAGACGCAATCATACGCTTCAACGCGGTTCAGGCCGAAGTAGGTGCTCCGGAGCGTGCCCTGTTGGTCCGGGCTCCGGTTCTCCACTAAACTCCAGGTGATCGAAATGCAGACCAGATTCAGCAAACTCCGTGCGGGTGATGCCTTCCAGTTCGAAGTAAACGGCCCCGTGTTCGTGAAGTGCCGTGGTGGCTTCCGGCCTGGTTGTGGTGGCCAGCTTCACGCGTGCGCACCCCATCAAGTCGTGTTCAAGTTCAACGCTAACTAATACGAGGTGATTCAAATGGCAGATGCAACACTCGTCGTTCCTCCCGCCTACGAAGCTCAGTTGTTCGGTCAAGGGTACTGCGCCGCGCAGATTTCCGCGCGCAAGGTTACGCTCGTGAAGTTTGGCGAAGCCAAGGGCCCGTCGCGTTTCTACAACAAGTTCCAGGCGGTCGCGCAGATGTCGTTCGCTGAACTTGTTCAATTTGTTCTCAACCAAGGCCCGAAACAATGACCACAGTGTATCAATTTCCCAACGGTTTCCGTCGCGAAGCTCAAGATACGTTCGGCTGGCTCCGTCACTATCAGTTCACACCTAGCTGGGTGCCGAACGAGAACGACGCAAACGGCGTTGCAATCGCAATTCCGGAAAATGAGATTTCCCAATTGCGTCTGCTCCAGAAAAACAACCCAGCACGCTGGGGGTCGCCTCCGAACGCCGCAGAAACTAAATCGGCGTAAATATCATTGTCTGTCTAAAATCGTGTTGACGTTCTGTGCAAAAGGCGTAAAATCGTTTCTGTGGTGATTGATTTGAAACAAACCAGGAGAACGAGATGAATGCAGTCAGGCACGTAGCGTACGAAAACGGCGCGATTCGTAACGCCGAAGGTGTGTTGGTCGCGTTTTATGACGCTGAAGCGCGGCAACTGAATGTTAATGGTTTCGTTCTCACGTTCTACGCTGAAAATCTCGAAGCCGCGATGGAAATCGTCGCTCGTCGGGTCCCGTGACGCTGCAGGCGCGGCCCCCACTGGATCAGCACAGCGACCCCGTGAAGTCACTGTGCTGACCGAGCAAATCATTTGACTGGAACAAGACACATGAGCTACCGAGTAATCGTAAAGATCGAGGTCGTCAACGAAGAGGGTGATCCGGTTAACTACAAGGGGTACGTTGGGGTCGTCGGCAGAAAGCATTCGCCCCTGGAGACCTCCCAGGAATTCAGCGAGCACGAAGCGATTGCTGATGCTCATCAGCAACTCAACAACGTTTTCCACCTCATCGAAGCCGCACAGAAGCTCAAGTGATTCTCTAGTTGACGTTTTGTGCATCGATCTGTACAATGGGTTCTGTTGGATGTGAAACGAACCCGGAGCTAGAAATGGAACAGTTGCCCTACCGATTGCATTGCGCCAATGGCGGCCGTTTGTTTTTCTCGACCATCGGCAAGGCCCGCGCAGCGCGCAGACAGCATGGCGGCTCGATCCGGATGCTGATGCCTGGTGGTGACGCAGCAAACCCGCTTCACTGGATCGCTCTCTAATCTCACGGACTCAGGAGAAAAACATGGCACTCGCCCAAAACGAAATCAACGCAATCGTGATGCAGTACCCCAGCGGAAAGTTCGGCTATGTCGGCTGGCGCGTCCCCGGTGAACTGAGCTTCCTGGCGACTCCGGAAGAGCTTCAAAAGGCGCGCGATGCAGGTATCACCCAATTCCTCAAGAAGCGCGTGTTCGAGACGCAGGATGAAGCCAACGAGGTGCTGTCTGCATGGCTCGAAGCTCACCCGGAATACACGAACGTCGGTGGTATTGCGTAAGGCGTGTCACGTCGATCTGTGGATGATCATTCAGTAACCCGAACAATGGAGAAAGCTGATGTTTGAGGTGCTATTTTCGCCCGTAGGTGAGAAGACGCTGGCTCTGCGCTTCACCCTCACGGGGTCCTCCAACCTGGTGGAATTCCTTCGAACCATGGGCCTTACCCGCGAAAAGGCCCGCTCCGTCGTAAAGAACGTGGAGAAGGGGCGTTTTCCTCCGCTGCTGCTGCCGTCGTCGGATTTGCTGCATTTGAAAATGCTCTAAAAATACGTATTGACGTTTTGTGCGCTGATCTGTACAATCGTTTCTGTGGTTGAGAGAAACGAACCGGAGAATGAAAATGGTGACCAAGGTAAAGCTTCGCAACATGCTGGCTGTTCAACTCCCAGAAATCGAAGTTCGCGGAAAGGGCGAAAACTGGGAAGTCGAATGCCCGGATCGTCGCGCTGCCGTTCTGTTCCGCCGTTTCTGCCGTCGCAACAAGATCGCGTACAACGGCTTCTACACTGGCTACGGCGCACTGATCGCTCGCCAGGGCCCGGGGCCGCAAGGCTACGAATACACCTGCGATTTCGGTGACAAGGCAAGCATTCACCACTACTGATACGCGGAATCGAGACAGGGGCCGAAAGGCCCTTTTCTTTATTCTCCTGTTGACGTTTTGTGCGGTGATCTGTACAATCGTTTCTGTGGTTGAGAGAAACGAACTGGAGAGCGAAATGAGAGCAGCCCTCGTGATGGTCCGGAACCTGGCAACTGTGACCGAGTGTCTTGATGCTATAGACGGCATCGAGCGCGATCCGGTCAACACCGTGGGCGGCATCAACGCGTTTTACAGCGGACAGCAGACGTTCCTCACCCCAGGTGCACAGCGGAAGATTGAAGCGATTCAGCGGCACCTCGAAGCCCTTGGCGGGGATGACGAAGAAGGAATGTGATTACGAGCCCTCGAAAAGCTTGAGGGGCGCTCAGAGCAACCAGGACAAGGGAAAACAATGCAGATCGACAGGCAATCCTTCGATACATGGGCCGCTGAAAAGACGGTCGAGTTCGCGGCAACCACTGTGGCGGGGCACCGTCCGCATGTGCGTGAACGACTGATCTTCCACGTGATCGTGGCCGGTAGCTTCAAGGTGACGAAAGGCAGCAAAACGCTGTACGCCGGAACGTCCTTTGACGAAGCGGCCGGACACTTCAATGCAGGAGCTAACGCCTAAATATTTCCGTTTTCTTGTTGACGTTTTGTGCACGACCTGTATAATAGGTCTTGTTGGATGTGAAACGAACCAGGGGATTTAAAAATGATCTACGCTCCCGAACTTGGCCAAGTTGCTGAAGCCCGCGTTTTCAACATTGAACACAACTACGGCTCCAGCTACAACGTGGTGTGGAAGGCCGAAGACGACGTGTGCGCGCGTGAGGTTCTTCGCAAGCTGCGTATTCGCCCCGCGTTCCGCAGTGAGTTCGAACTGCGCCCTCTGGGTTGCGGCAACCTCTGGAGCGAACGTCTTGGTTCGGACGTGTACCAAATCCTGGTGACGAGCGCCGCTTATCGCAAGCTCTCCGACATCGACGTTGCAGCGATCCTCGAACTTCTGGACTGATACATGTACACGATTCAACTTGAAAACGGCGAAACCTTGATCAATGGTCTTGATGACAGCGGGCTCGATAACTGGTGGGCCGCGAATCAGAATCAATATTTCGGGCTTCGTGTGGAGAACGGCAACACAATCATCGTTTGCCGGACCTCGATTCCGTTGACCAACTAAGGTGGCGCGTATGCCCAAGCTCTCTGTTCCGACTCCAAGTGATCTTATGCGCATGCTCGATAACGCAGGCGTCGAAGGCGTGCTTAGATCGTCGTTCCTGCCTCTGGAGCAGCGTCACGGTACGCGACTATTCCTATCGTATGAAAACGGCTGGTATCGCGTCCATACGCGTTTTGAAAACTTCTTCCAGCGCCGTACCCTGCAACCGGCCGCCGATTACTACGAGCGCGTTTTGTTGGGCACTCAGGAGCTTCCTTAACCAGGGCAACGCAGCCCGCGACCGCGCAGCCGACCAAACAACCAGCCCGTAAGAGAGGCCCCATGCCTGAATTCAAAGTACGCTACTGCAAGCCTGCTCCTATCACCCTCAAACGTTGGCTCGACGCTAACGCAGACAAGGTAGAAGAGTTCGACAAGGGCCATGGGTACTGCGGAGACCGCTATCACGATTTCGCCTACGATATCCTGCTTCGCGCCGGATGGCGCATGTGCGATGACTACGTACACACGCTCATCGAGCAGACCGTAGCTGACATGCTCTCGCAATTACGTTCCATCGTGCCCTGCGACTGCGATGAGTGTCAGGAACGCAAGCAGGAGCAAACGAAATGAAATGCGATGTAAAGCTGTTCAACGAGATTCTGGAGACGCGGTCCATGACCCTGATCCAGCATCAGATTGACGAAAAGATGACGGGGCTCGACCTCATCGAGCGCTATGATCGGGAAGCATTCACAAGGATTCTGAGCACAAACGACCTCGATGAGGTGTACTTGATCTGTCATGAGCGGCTGACTGACTACCACAGGGAGCAGTGCCTGGTTCTGAAAGAGTGGTTGAATAAAAAGAAATCTTGTTGACGTTCTGTGCAGGACCTGTATAATCGTTTCTGTAGCAGGACAGATCAAACGAACCAGGAGCGGAAGATGAGCCAAGTCGAATACACCAAGGAAGAACGGATGCAAATCGCTAACACTATCATCCAACAACTCGGTGGTCCCGGCCGCCTCAAGGCCATGGCCGGTTGCAAGGACTTCACAGCGATTGACGCGGGTGTTCAATTTGGTATCGGCAGGAACGCGGCAGGGATCAACAAGGCAATCATCAAGCTCCGCGCTGACGACACCTACGATGTCGAATTTGGCACCGTTCGTATGAACCGGAAGACTTTCGAGTGCACTTGGACTGTGAAGGACAAGACCGAAGGCGCGTACGCTGACATGCTCAAGAGCCTCTTCGAGCGCGCAACCGGAATGTATCTCACGTTCTAAAACCAAGGCCGTCAATGGAATGTCTTTCATCGCATGGCACGGATGGGACCGGTTCGCCGATCCTATAATCGTATTCAAGATCAACGCAACAAAGAAAGGTGATTCAAATGACCGAAGCCGAACAAATAAACCAACTTCGTAACGCACTTGAAACGCTTGTTGAGCTTCACGCTAATTGGGATAAAGGAACGGCGTATATTCCGGTTGCATTTATGCACAAGAATAACGCTGCTATTGCCGCCGCGCGTGAAGCGATGCGCAACAGTCAAACGCGAATCGGTTAAGTAATCGCAATGGACCTGCTAACGGTCATTTGTGCAAGGGGCCTGCGGGCCCTCGCGTTTATCCAGCGCTCTAGTAAATAAGAAGTAAGAACAGCATACAGAGGGCATCATGTGGTCCATTGTTTCGGTGCTGCGGATGGTATTTGCGGTGTGCGTACCGTACGCCCCGTGGCGTGATTTAACTTCTACTGCGGCATCAGCGTGCAGCCGCAGGAATAGCCGGGGTTGCAGGCCCCTCCAACAGGAATATGGCTAGCTGCTGCGGCTGTAATGGACGCACCCAGCACAGCCGCTTCCATGAACCTAGAGAAAGGTCTACTATGGGACTGGTGGCCGCTCATTGACTCATGCGTTAACCTAACGGAGCACATGAGGGGCCGTCACCGGGGAAAAGCCGCGAGCCTAAAAACTTGCGGCTTTTTCTTAATCTCTTGTTGACGTTTTGTGCATCAAGCGTATAATCGATTCTGTAGTGCTGATCAACCTGATCCGGGAGTGTAGAAATGCTGACAGTCGCTGAATACCGCGTTGGTGAATTCCAGAAGAAAATCGAAACATTCAACCGGAAGGCTGCAAAGCTTCAACTCCCCGCAATCTCGTACCGCCAGGTCGATAGCTTCATCAAGACCATCACGCCTGTCGTTGGCCAGGACGAAGAGGGCCGCGTGATCCAGGGTGAACCGTTCGACATTGTGATGTTCAACTACGAACTCGAAGGTGCGCTACCCCGGATCAACGGCTGGGCCTTTCACTCACGTGTCGAGCCGACTGACGAGGAAGGCGTGAACCTGGTATACGCAGCGCCCGGATTCGAAGCTGTTGAGCGTCTGCGCTCCACTCCGATGATCTGCGAGCACTGCAACCGTAACCGTAAGCGCTCGCTGGTGTACCTGCTGCAGAATGCAGAGACGGGCGAACAGAAGATCGTTGGCAAGTCCTGCCTGAAAGATTTCCTCCCTGACGCGGGAATCGAAAATCTTCTGGCTTACCTTGAATACCTGAAGAAGGTTGAAGAATTCGAGGAAGACGAAGACTACGAACGCATGCGTTTCAACGCTGTATACGACACGGAACGGGCCATTGCAGAGGCTCTGGTACTGATCAAGCGTAACGGCTACGTGTCGAAGAAGTTGAGCGCCGAAAAGCCTGATTTGATCCCCACGGCCGTATTTATGGGTCGCAAGGATCAGAAGGAAGCAAACAAGCTGTACACGGCGGAAGAAATCCGGGCGCAGTTCAGCAATGATGAGCTTGAAGCCCTGGCAGGTTGTGAAGTGCGTAACGTGATCGACTATGTGAATTCGCAAAATCCTGATCGTTCGGATTTCATCTACAACCTGCAAACGATCATGGTCCAGAAGGCATGCCCGTCCCGGATGTTCCCGTTCGTTGCGGCCGGGGTCCAGATGTATCTCAAGTCGCTCGAAAACAAAGCGAAGAAGGAAGCGAAGTCGAACGAGCACCTTGGTCAGATTGGCGTACGTTCCGATTTCATGGGGCTGACCGTAGTTCGTGTGACTCCTGTCGAAGGTGCATACAACATGACCTACATCACGGGCTTCGAGGATGAGCAGGGTAACTCGATAGTGTGGTTCGCATCGAAGCGGATTGCAGAAGTGGGTAAGACCGTGAACCTCAAAGCGACGGTCAAGAAACACGATGAGTACAAAGGCCGTAACCAGACGATCATAACGCGCGGCGCGCTTATCTAATTACATACACGGGGCTCTACGGAGAGCCCTGCGTTCAAAAAACCAAGATCAGACAGTAAATAAGGAAGAGAGATGAAAGCGGTTCGCGTTGCCCTGATCGTCGGCCCATTCATGTTCGCGGCGTTTGAATTTTCGAAGTATCTTCACGTACTGGGGTTAGCAGGTGACCAGAAAACATATTATTGTGCGGGGCGTGACCAACGATTCGCGTACGCCCGTGGCGCTGGACCCGTCCATCGACCTGTCGAAGATCGCACGGGTTCATCATTTGCTCGATGAGAAGCTGTATCGGGAAATCGGGACCCTGCATTGGCGCTCGACTTTTCTCGAAGATAAGATGCACGATTGGGATGTGCGCCGTGGTCAGTTCTTCTACTACGCGCACTCGTGTGAAAAAGGTGATGTAGTGGACCTGGTACTGGAGATTGCAGAATGAGCGATTTTTTCGGCCTGAGGGGATCGGCCAAAGAGAAGGCCGAAGATGCGCATCACGCAAAGGATGCAGCGCTGCGGACACTCGATGACGCGATTCGCTCGGTGCGTGGCGTTGCGCTCGATAAGATTGCGGCGCTCGTTCGGCTACACGGAGACACGCCGGTTTCGACCGCGACGCTTCGCGACATCCTGAACGCGTCTAACAAAGCAATTGATGCTGCAACGCGCATGTACGAAGCAAAAGTCAAACAGATCGAGGAAGCGTACAAATGAAAGAAGGTGATCGTCCGGCATTCCCGGCCCATAGCTTTTACAGCGACGGCTCCCCGCAACTTCCGGACGCGACGAACAGCGGGGTGACCTTGCGCGACTGGTTTGCGACGTTTGCGCCACGGCCACAGAAGTGGCAAATCGACCTAGCGATGCAGAGTGATAGGAATCGAAATCCGCACAACGACTCGCATAAACCTCCGATCAGATCGCAGACGGAGGTGATCGCCGCCCTACGTTACGACTACGCAGATGCGATGATCAAAGCCCGTAGCTCGAACCGGAAATAGACGTTGTTCTGATGTCGTTGACCGTTGTCACTTTGTGCATTACACTGGGCACGTGATTGATAGCCCCGCGCGTAAATGAATCTTGAACTGATCCCGTTTGATCCCGTCAAGGCCGCCCATGGGGCCCAGGTCATGACGCGCGATTTTCGCAAGGTTGACTTCGAAGTTTATAACCCCCGGCTCAAAGAACCGGTCCGGTGCCGCGCCATCATCGGCAGCACGTTGAACCCGCTGACGTTTTTCGAGAATGGCCGCCGCGTTCTGGAAAAAGAAACGAAGGACGATCTTTTCCTGACTGCTCCCCGGACTATCGAGGGCGAAGCGGAACCGGATGTGCAAATCGTTGCGCTTGTCGTGGATATGGCGAGCAAACAGAAGGGCGGAAAGCGGACAGTCAAGAAGATGACGCCTGAGCAGTTCGGACATGTCGCAACCCCCGAACAGATCGCGAAGGCCCTGAAGAACGTCCAACAACGGACCCGGAAAGAAAAATGAGCACCGAGTTTCTGATTCGCCAAAAGATCAAAGCGCTGAACGGCGCTCGGTACGAGCTAGAGAACGGTGGGGCTCTGACCTTGTGCAACGCCCTGAGCAACACGCTCAACGGCCCGCACCCGAAGAACGTGCACATTCCGGTTCAGTGGTGGAACGAGACGTACAAGCAAGGCGTGCGGGAACTCACGAGCTATATGCGCGCTGCGATCAAGCCCCATCGAGACCTGAGCGGCTGGCTGAAGGCAAACGGAATGCCAGGCGACTATGTGAGTACGTTCAAGGCCCGTTTTTCATGGCTCGAATGGATGTGGCTTTGCCTGAAAGAAGACCTCGCAGAATTGGAGAGCGCGAAGAGTGAAGCAGTCACCTGATCAACCAAATCCCTACATCGTTGCTTTTGTCGTGCAGCTAGCTAGGTCCGGCAACTACACCGCCCGCCAGATAACGACTGTGACGCGGTCCGAATTCGTGGGATCGGCAAGTCTTCCGGAAATTAACGCAGCTATAAAGAACGCAGCAGATCGGCTGCTTAAACAGCATGAGCGCTAAGATGAAAGAGCGAACTAAAGAAGAATTCACGGCCCGCTTTCGCGGAGTTGCTCCCCACAAGGTAGCACGGGCTCTTACGGCGTTGGTCCCAGGCATTAGCTTTAGCGGCTGTTCAAAGGGTCACCTTGCCGACGTGTGGGTTTCGTGTCTAACGAGTCACGGTTACGAAAAGGTACGCCACGTCGAACTGGATGACCTCGAAGCGAAAATCAAGGATTTCTACCCGAAATGAAAGCCAAGCTACTAGAGAAACCGGACGGCTACACGAGCCGTTACTACGAGGTCACGGTCGGCAAGGAGTATACGGTACTCGATACACGGGGTTCGTGCTTCCTGATCCGTGATGACACTGGGGAAGAAGCAACAATCGCAACCGCCAGGTTCGAGGTAACTGGATGATCGAACAACTGCGGACCTGACTCTGTCGGCACGCGCAAAGAAAAGGAGCCATTGGGCTCCTTTTTTATTTGGAAATCTAAGCTGCTCCAGTAAATAGGCTAGTGAAACACCCCTCAACCCGCAACTAGCCTGGGGCAGTCATGAAAGAAAGTCCGTTCGCACGCAAATCCAGCGTGGCGGCTCCCGTAGTCCCCCTTCATCAGGACACTAGCGAAAACGCGCTGGCCGTCCGTCAATCCACGTTCGTAGCCGGAAAATCAAAGGCGCTGCCCGTCATCCGCTGGACAAGCGATGACATCGACCGCATTGGCTCAGAAGCCTCGAAGCGCAACACAGCGCTCACGGATCGCGTTACGAAGAAGATGACGTTGAACCGCTTGGGCGACATCGGCAGTCTACTGGCCGATCTTCAAACGAAAGCGAACGGGATGGAACCCGGCAATCTGCTCAACAAGGGCGGAGTCTTTGGCTGGTTTCAGCAAAAGTTCGTGGACATCCGCAAGGAACTCACTATCCGTTTCACGACCGTCGATGAAGCATTCGAAAAGCTCGTCGGTGGTATTTCTGCGCACGTCGGTGTGCTGCGCGAATGGGAAAAAGACGATGACGTGATGTACGCGGAGAACTATGAGCGCTTCCGCGACTTCCTGCAATCGAAGAACGAAATCGAAGCGGTGATCGCGGAACTGACTGCAGCGGTTAATGCATGGCCCGATGCCGATCCTGCCGACCCAGAGGCTGTGATGAAAGCGCAGCAACGGCTGGCCGCACAGGAACTGCTCAACCGCGCTGAGGTGCGTCGCGAAAGCATCTTGCGGAGCATGACGAAATGCGAGACGAACGGCCCGGAAATTCTGATGATGAAATCCGTGTCCTCGAAGCTGATCGCGAAGTTCACGGCCGACGCGACCGACATCGTTCCCGAAATCAAACGCGAAATCGCGAAGGAAATCCAGCGACTGAACACGATGGACGCAATCGCCGTTCAGCAGGCGTTCAAGGACTTCGCCAACACGACACTGACGCAAGGCGCTCAGCGCTCAAAAGACATGGTGCTCGCTGGCAACAAGGCATTCAACGAAGCCACGATCACGACGAACACGATCAGCACAATCCAGAACTCGGTACGCGACATGGTTACAGGCGCGCAAACGATCATGGAAGAGGCGCGTGCGCGACGTGACCAGGAGCAACGCCAGATTGAAGCGAACCAAAAACTGCTGCTGGCCGATCTGCAAAAGCGCGGCGCAGTGTAAATCTTTTTAACGGAGAAGAAAAATGAGCGATCAGAGTTTCGTGTTGGACCTCTCGAAGTCCTTCGAACTGAATCTGGAAAAAGCGGGTGTCACAGAAATCCCGGTGTTGCGTACGCGCGCAGCAATCGACAAGAGCGGCAGCATGAGCATGAACTTCGCACGCGGCTTTGCACAGCGCGCGGTCGATCTGTTCATCGCTGCGGCCCTCAAGTTCGATGACAACGGCGAACTGGAAATCGGTTTCTTCAACGAGAGTTTTGACGAAACGCCCGTTGCGGTGCTGGCTGATGCCGGTGTCTACATGACCACGAAGGCCCGTCATATCCGCGCAGATGGTGGCACGCGTTTCGATCCGATCATCGAATGGACGCTGGAAGAAGACACGCGAGAAGGCGCAGGCAGCACCGCTACAGAGAAGCCGGGTTTCTTCGGCCGCATGTTCGGTAAGAAGCCGGTCACGACGAAGATCGAAAGCGCGCTGCCTGAGTGTGGTCAGTACACGGGCATCATCACTGACGGCGAACTGTCTGCGCGGGATAAGGCCCTGTTCGAAGCTAGCCTGACACGCATGAACGTGGCTGACTCGTTCTATCAGTTCATCGGCATCGGTTCCGACGTGGACAGCGACTATCTGGAGCGTGTCTGCGGGCAGTACCCGAATCTGGCTTTCGTCCAAATCGAAGACCCGCTGTCGTTCGACAATGACGAGTTCTATGCAGAACTCTGCGGCGAAAAGCTGGTCGCGTGGATCGACCAATACAACGCAGCGCGGAGTGGCAAGTAATGAAAAAGTTGATTCTGATTCCGCTGCTCATCGCGACGGGCGCGCTGTTCGCGCTGTGGTACAAGACGCATGATATGTCGTATCTGTACCAGGCTATCACGCTGTCCCTGATCGAAATATCGATGTCGTTCGATAACGCGGTAGCCAACGAGCGGAAGCTCCGCAACATGTCGAACTTCTGGCGCGAGATGTTCTTTTGGGTCGGTCTACCGATTGCAGTCGTTGGCATGCGGTTCTACATTCCGCTCGAAATCGTGGCACAGATCGAAGGCATTGGTGTGAACGACGCCTACCACATGGCGATGACGAACAGCGTCCATTTTGCTGAAACCCTAACCTCCGCGCATCAGGCAATCGCTGGGTTCGGCGGTGCGTTCTTGCTGCTGACTGCACTTGAGTTCTTCACGGGTGACGAGAAGGAGCATGTGTGGATTCCGGGCGAAGAGATTCTGTCGAAGATTGGCGTGATCAAGGGTTTGGAATTCGTCGCAGTGTTCGCAGCAACGTTGCTCGCCTATGTCGAAACGCACAGCGTTCCCCTCGTTCTGGCTTCGCTGGCTGGTTGCATTACGTTCGTCGCAATGGGCGCACTGAAGCAGGGTATGGAGCACGTAGACGGCTGGTTGGGTGCGAGCGGTAGCTCGGTAGCTCGCGTTCTGTCTGGCGGCTTGGGCGGCTTCCTTTACCTTGAAGTGCTGGACGCGAGTTTTTCGCTCGATGGTGTTGTGGCAGCATTCGCGATTTCCAAAAACATCTGGGTGGTTGCTGTCGGTCTCGGCATCGGTGCTGCGTTCGTGCGTGAACTCACGCTATGGATGCTCAAGTCCGGGCTGACCGCATCCTTGAAGTTCCTGCCGAACGGCGCGTTCTTCTCGATCCTGGCGCTCTCGCTGTCGATGTACTACACGGCAGCACACGAACTTCCTGAGTGGTTGATTGCCGCTATGTCGGTCGGTTTCATCGTGGCCGCTGGCGTCTCGTCACTCGTTTCTAACCGTAACGCTGTCGCAACACAAGGAGCATGACATGGCCGCTTTTGAACTCGATCTGGTCAAGGACAAGGGTTTCGAACTCGATCTGAACAAGGAATTCCCAACACTCTCGAAGCTGCGTTTCGAAGTGACGTGGAAGGAGCATCCGGTCAATAAGTCGTCGCATCAAGACGGCTACGACCTGGACCTGTCGGTGTTTGCGCTCGACGCAGAAGGTATCGTGGAAGCGCCGAAGCACATTCTGTTCTTCAACAACAAGAATGTGTTCGAAGGCGCTGGCATTCTGCCGAAGGACAACCGCACGGGCGGCAAAGAGTTCCTGACGCTCGATCTGACGAAGTTCCCCGACTTCATCAAGCAACTCGACATGTACGTGAACATCTTCGAAGCGGTGAAACGTGCGCAGACGTTCCTGATGATGCAGGACGCGAGGGTCAAGCTGATCGATGACGAAAAGGGCGAAGACTTGATCACGCTGAAGCTCACGGACTACACGAACGACAACGCGTTGCACGTCGTGTCGCTCCCGCGTAACGACAACGGCTTCACGTTCAAGCTGGTCGGCGCGTCGGCAGCGGTCGATAGCGGCCTGAACAGCATCCTCGCGAACTACCGTCCGTAAGGAGTCGAAATGGGGTTCATGGTTTCTGTGGATGGTATGCGGGCACCCAAATACGTGCATGCAACGATTGACGACGCGATAACGGAGGCTATGCGCATTCAGCAATTGAGTGTGGAGCAGCGCGGCTGGTGCCAGCCTGTGCGCATCACTGAAGAAGTCATGACCCTGCCATCGGTGCAGCGCAACGGCCTGATGAATCTCGACGAGCTAGACATCATCAGGAACAGCGTTCAAGTCAAGATCGACACGATGGTCCAACTTTTCAGGCGCTGCGTTAAATCGTGAAAATTTAGCCAGCTATTGCTGGGGCAGCAGTAAATAGGGAGTTGAGGGGGTTTTCCTCTCAACTCCTTTTTTCTTTTCGCGGGGCGTCTATGCATCAATTGCCAGTCATCGTGAAGCGTACGGCGCTCCCGATTGACTTCAACGAGGGCACGTACTATTTCGACCCCTCCGATGAACGCTGGAAGCCTTATCGCAGCGTTCCGTACGACTACGGCGTTATCCGAAATTTCTTTCGCCGGTTGAAGCTCGCATACGGCGTCTTCACCGGCCGCTACGACTGTCTTGACTGGTCCTAATTCTCACAAAACACGGAGCTAACAATGAACAACCAAAAAACCGATAACCTGGTGCAGATGATCGAGTCGCTGGTCCAGGAACAGACGTTCTCGCTGGACGCCGTCGAAGCAATCAAGGCGCTGCGTGACAGGGCTGAAAGCGTTCAGCAAAAACTGGAAGAGACGCAGCAAACACTTCAGAAGACTCGCGACCAAGTCACCGAGGTGACCGCCAAGGCTGAGAGCCTGCGCGAAGAACTGAATGCATGGAAGAAACGCGAAGCCGAACTGGCGACTCGCGAACGCAACATCTTCGCACTGGAAATGAAGGCGGCTGTAGCTGAGGCGAAGGCAGACGCCTACCAAACGTCCATGAAGATCACGTTCGCTCCGAACCTCGTGCGCAATGCCGTACAAAGTTTCGGCGGCAGTAACCAGAATGGTGGTTACAACACCATCAACGAAAGCTCAACCCGGACAGTAGTTGACGGCTACGCGCGTGACGGTGATGCGGATGCAAACGGCGGTGCAGGTGCTCAGCCGAAGAACACGCTCTAAAAGAAAAACATGAACCAGAACGAAATTTACGAATCCTGGTTCCAGGGGCGTGCTCGCTTCTGGACCGGACAAATGCCAGTGGAGCAGGAAGCTCTGGATCAGGTGCGCAACATTTCTCAGTTGCCCATTTTGGCCGGTCACGTTGCGCTCATGCCGGACATTCACTTCGGAATGGGTGCGACGGTCGGTTCAGTCATCCCGCTGAATAGCGCGGTGATTCCGGCCGCTGTTGGTGTCGATATCGGCTGCGGTATGGTGGCGGTTCAAACGACCCTCAAGGCGTCCGATCTGCCTGACTCGTTGCACGACCTGAGGCACCAGATCGAACGCGATGTGCCGACTGGCTTTAACTATCACAATCGTCCGATTTCGCTGCACGCGAAGGGTCTGGAGGGGCTCGCGCTGGAGCAAACGCGCACGAATCTTCTGGGACGATTCTCTGATCTTCGGATCATGAAGCGCGTTGGCCGCTTCGATGAGAAGCGCATGGAATTGCAGCTTGGAACGTTGGGCGGAGGCAATCATTTTGCCGAAATCTGTCTGGACACCAAACAAAATGTGTGGGTGATGCTGCACTCCGGTTCGCGCAACGTCGGCAAGACAATCGGGGAGTGCGCAACTGAACTCGCTAAAGAGGAAGTCAAGAAGAAGCACGTCGAACTGGTTGACTACAACCTTGCGTGGTTTGCCGAAGGCGAGCCCCTGTTCGATGAGTACGTTGAGGGCCTGAACTGGGCGCAGGAATATGCGCGGCTGAACCGTGATCTGATGCTCCTGCTCGTACTTGATGCAATGAAGCGCAAGCTCCCGGAGTTCACGCTAGTCAACAAGGCCGTAAATTGCCACCACAACTATCTGTCGAAAGAGACGCACTTCGGACGCGATATGTGGATCACGCGTAAGGGCGCTGTGTCCGCTCAGAAAGGACAGCTTGGCATCATCCCCGGATCGATGGGCGCTAAGTCGTTCATCGTGTGCGGCAAGGGTCACGAGGCGGCTTATTGCTCGTGCTCCCACGGTGCGGGCCGTAAGCTGTCACGAACCAAGGCGAAAAAGCTGTTCTCGATTGACGATCTGCGCGAGCAAACGGCGGGTGTTGAGTGTCGGAAAGACGGCGGAGTTCTGGACGAACTGCCCGCTGCCTATAAGGACATCGATGAGGTGATGGAAGCTCAATCGGACTTGGTAGAAGTGAGAGCCGAACTCAAGCAGATTCTCTGTATCAAGGGCTAGACATGGGCACTCTTTACTTCACGGCCGATCTGCACTTCAACCACCGCTCAATCCTGAATCCCGAATACACGAATCGCTGGGAAGCTCTACCTTGTGATGAGGCGCACCTGACGCTAAGCGAACAGATCGAAGCTCACAATCGTTGGATCATCGACACGATCAACGAGCGCGTCACCGACAAAGACCACCTGTATTTTCTAGGTGACGTGGCGTTCGGTTCGAGGTGGGAAGCCGCTGCGCTGATCGACCAGATTAACGGTCACAAACACCTGGTGTGGGGCAACCATGACTCGAAGCTCGTGGACTTCTACAAAGCGTCCGGCCTGTTCGAGACTGTGACTAAGTACGCAGAGGTCATTTACTCGAAAAAGCGCCTGGTCTTGTTCCATGCTCCGATTGCCGAATGGGAAAACGGTCATCACGGCGCTATCCATCTGCACGGGCACACGCACGGAAATTTCGACTACGAGAGAGCGGGGCTCTCGAACAAGCGGATTCTCGACGTGGGCTGGGACAACTCGAAGAAGGCGTTGGGTTTCTACGGACCGATTTCCTTCGAGCAGGTTGAAAGCTACATGGAGGGTCGCGAGTCGATCACCCACCACGGGCAGGCAGACTGACATGGCAAAGCAGAATAAACGCGAATTCGTGGTGTATGTGCGGATGAACGGGGAGCCCAAAGGATGGACATACATGCTAATGGCTCGATCCGCTGGGCATGCGGTGGAGCGCATCCTGTGGCATACGGGTTGGCTTCCCGCGCAATACGGTGACCGATTCGTGACTGCCGTTGCAGAGATACCCTTTTGAGGAAAAATGGATAAATCCCAGTGGGTGTTTTTGGGCGTTTGCGTTCCGCTAGTCGTCGTTGCTATGGTCCTCTGTGTCGGGCTGCTCATCGTGATCTATTGGGCGATGGCCTGGACTCTGGGGTCGTTCCTGGGGATCATGGTCGGAGCCTTCGTCAATGGATTTCGCGTGCTGGCTAGTTGACGGTCTGTGCACCATGTGTATAATGGGTTCCGTAGGTTAACCCCACGGAGCCCAACATGGCGAACTTGCTGTACGTAACCCTGCTTAGCAGCGAAAACACATACCTCACATACCCGTGTGAGGGTTTGCTTCAGATTCTGGAGTACGGCACCGATGGATCGATCATCGCTGCGGGCTTCCGGGTCAAGCGTGATATCTCAGAGTACAACGGGAAATTCAACTCGCTGTACAGCGCGCAGGTGCAAGTCAGCAAACCTACGTTCCAATATGAACCGGGCAAGTCGTCGTTCCGCCACTGGAAGGCAGCTACCGAAGCAACCGGAATCAAGCCGGACTACTCCGACTCTCCGAACGCCTTCTGAACAGAGGCACAAAACTGGCTGTAATCGTGAATTCGGGTGTCTGAGACGAGGCTTAGAATGAATGCAACGCAGATTATCGAAAAGGTGCAGAGTGGTTCGTACCGGCTCGTTCAGGCGGCAGGAACACCCGGATTCACGGTTGAGCGGCTACACAAGGGTCAGTGGTTAGTAGGCGTCCGGATCAGCACCAACGCGGGTCGGGCTGCGGCTTCGAAGCTGCAAGAGTCGAAGGGCGTCCACTACACCTTCTGGTACGGCAACAACGGAGCATAAATGAACCTGGCACTTGTATTGAATCTCCGTCGAACGATGGAAGTATCTCCGTCGAACGATGACGCGTACCAAACGATCCTGCGAATCCTTGATGAACAGATCGCGAGCACCGTAGCGAAGCTTGAGCCGCTCAACACGTCCGAAATAGCGGTTTTGCTAACCGGCAACCTGGTTGCAGCCCTCAAGCTATATCGTGAACGCACGGGCGCATTACTGGCTGAAGGAAAGGTCATGTGCGACGATTACATTGCACGTGTGTCGCGCGGCTCGATTATCTAAATAGCTGTTGACGTTTTGTGCATAAAGCGTATACTCGGTTCTGTGGTTGAAACGAAAGCGAACCGGAGAACGAAATGCCTGCATTGTTCAAAGTCCTTGGTTACGACGATGGAGTTCACATCTGCGATTGCTGCGGAAAGGCTGACCTCAAGGGAACCTTCGGCATCGAGATGATCGAGAGCGGCGAAATCCTCAACTACGGCAGTGTGTGCGTGACCCGCAACACCGGCCGTCCGATGAAGGAACTCAATGCGATGGCCAGGGCTTACGAAGCGGAACGGATCGCGGCGGCGGTTGCTGAGTACCGGGCGACTCCTGAGTATGCAGCGTCTGAAGCGAAGTTCAAGCAAGCACGTGAAATGCAAAAGGCTGATCGGCATTTTATCGGCGCGCAATTCAAGGCGTTCGTTCTTGCTGAGTCGGATGCGGCCAATGCGGTGCGGAAGTCGATAGCTCAAAAGCATAAGGTCGCTGTCTATCAAATCTGAATTTAGATCGGGGGTGAAGCCCCGATCACGGAGAGGACATGTATTACGTGGCATATGCCTGCGGGTTTCTCGCGATTCGCAACACGGACAAGGGGCTGAACAAGACAGTGCCCGTCGTTGACGTACGTGAAGCGAAACCGTTTACAAATTTCGCTGAGGCTGACGAGGAAGCGCGTGGGCGCATCCAAGGTCATTACGCAATCTTGAACACTGGAGCATAGGCAATGCCGCAAATCTACGAAGAGCCCATATCGACGCGCAGTGACGGACCGCGCGACGAAATCAAGGTCACTCATCCGGCCTACGCCCAGATTTCTGCCTCTCACGTGACGGGCGGTGCTTATCTGTACGGCTCCGATTTCCAACACCAGCACTACGTGTGCATCAGAATCAGGCGCTCGGAATTGAACCGGCACTTGTCCAATGACTGGCAGTCCGGCCAAGAGGAACTGATCGAAGTCGCGCTGAGCGAATCGCAGTGGGCGTCATTCGTGTCTTCGATGAATCGCGGCATGGGCGTTCAGTGCACGCTCCAGCACATCAACCACAAGCAGGTGCCCCAAATTCCGGCACCCCGTTCCACTCTAAAGGACTTCAAGGCTGAAGGCTCTGAGGCGGCACGTGACGCGCTCAAGTTGGTCACGGAGGTCATGACAGACATTGAGTCCTCGAAGCTCTCACAGAAGCAGAAGGACGAGTTGATGCGGAAGCTCGACCGCATCAAGAGCAACACGCGGAGCAACCTGAAGTTCGTGCTCGAACAGTTTGGCGAGCATATGGAAGCGACCGTGAACAAGGCCAAAACCGAAATTTCGGCATACGCAAATCATCTGATCGTCGCATCTGGGCTGGCCAAGCTGGCGGGCATCAAGGGCACCAAGAAAATTCTTGGCTACGAAGAACGGAAGGATGACGAATGATCCTGACGGATACGCAGGCGCTCCATATTGTCGATATGTTGCAAAGCGCGAAACGCAGGTTGCCAGTGCTCCGCGAGTTCAATCTCATGTTCGCGGCCGATGAGGCGCTCGTGTCTTTCCATTACAACGAGAACCTCATACCGCGTCTTACGGGATTTCCCATCGTGGTGTCAAGATTATTGACGGTACACAGAACTGGTACCGCCCATGACACTGAGGATTATTTCGATCTGCATGCGTTCAGAAGCGCTTATCGGCTATGAGAAAAGGTCAGTTCAAGTCAAGCGAAGACGCTATAGACGCGAAATGCCAGCACACGAGTCCTTGTTCTGACTGTCCGTGGACGCGCAAATCGCTCAACGGCTGGCTTGGTTCCCTGTCGGCTGACGAGTGGGTGCGGATCGCTCACTCGGACTCTGTGGTGGACTGCCATACGCTCCGTGGCGCACAGTGTGCGGGTATCGCGGTCTACCGCAGGAACGTGGCAAAGATGGCGTATCCGCCGAATCTGAAGCTCGAAGCAGATCGCGTGAACGTGTTTGCAAATCCTATGCAGTTCGTTGAGCACCACTCCAAGGTGCCTGGAAGAAAATAAAATGGCAAAGTTCAAAGAAGAAAAATCCTGGCTTAGCTTCCCCGGCAACTCGGAGGGTATTGACGACTCCAGATTTGCGGAGAATGGCGCTGGCATCACGCAGCGGGTGCACGATATCCAGGCTCGTGCGCGCCAGATCGACCAAGTTGCTAATAACCTGATGGCGGTCGGTATGGAGCTTCCAGCGCGCCAGCTATTCGCGATGACTCAGGATATCAGGGACCTGTGCGAGCCGATTCCTAAGATCGTGCTGAAGGAACTGGATAGCAGTATTGCGCATGGCAAGCACATGATGGGCGGGCTGCTGGCCGTGGCCCTGAAGATGGGCGAGAAGGACGGCCAGATTCACGAACTCGAAACTAAGCTGCAGGACACCAGTCACTGAAAATGGCGAAAATCAAATTATCCAAAGCGGTGCAGGACAAGCTCGAAGCGGAGCGGCTGGAACGCAACAAGGTTAGGCTCTTCGATTTGATTGTCCGCATCGAGCAGATGCATAAAGCTGAGGTGCGTGGAGTGGACCCGGTCAGCTTTGAGCATGGGGTGGAGGGGGGATTTAAGCCGGGGTTCCGTGTCGCCCTCAGGTGCTACGAGGGTCCTAAGGATTTGTCCGGCTGCCATGATCGCAAAGTTCTTCGCATCGACGCGGAAGATTGGGAATTCGAGGTTATGGACGAATACCTGAACCAGCTTCAGTGGCGCGATGATGAAGCGAAACGAAAGCAAGCTGAACGTGATGCCGAGCTTCGAAAGCTTTCTCCGAAGCAGCGCGAAGTCCTTGGGTTCGGCAATTGGCGCGACCCTCTGACAGTACAAGCTTAACCCGGTTCCTCCTGATTGCATATTTCGAAATCACAATCAGGGGACGGAACCTCTATAACCTATGCTCGGTAAATATAGCCAGACTATATCTGTACATTTGCTATAATCGGCAGGTGCACAAATCGACAAGGAAGTGACAAAGCATGAAGCGTATTACATGGAAGCCGGATCAGCGCCTACAGGTCGCAAAGCGTTCGCATCAACTGATCACCGATCCGCTATTTACCGGGTCCAGGCTCGAAGCCGTGCGTCAAGCGCAGGCCGAACTCCTTCCTCGCGAAGTGCACCGCGATCTGACTAACATACAGATGGTGAGTAAATGGATTGAACCTCTGTGGGCAGAGATGAACACCCACAAGTCAGGACCGGCTCCCGCAATTCAGCCCGTGGTCGATCATCGAGCCGAAGCCCATTATCAGGCGAAGCAGCTAGCACTATCTGAACTCTCCACACACGATCTGCTATCAGAGTACATGCGGCGCATTACCGATCTAACATCAGAGCGGCGCATCCGAACGATAGTCCAGGAACAAGTGCAACTTGAACTCGAACGCGCGATTCCCGGATGGAAGCCTACAAGCTACATCGAAGAACCTGAGGTAGCGGAGAAGGTCGCGGACAAACCTCACGTCCTGATTCTAGGTTTGATGGAAGACCAAAAGCAGATCATCGAAAATAAGTATCGCGGCAAACTCGATTTGCATTTCAGGGCTGGTTCCGAGGGTGCCAAGCACGTTAAATCGATGACAGGTACGATGGACCTGACGATCAAAACGAAATGGTGCAAAGGCCACTTGGGTTCAACGAGCGGCTGGCCGAACTTCACATCCTCTTCAGGCGGGCTGTCAGACATTCAACGTCTGATCAACCAGCGTTTCAAAATTCAATGACCTATGTGCGTGCCGGTTAGTCGGCACCCAGTCAGACAAACAAGATTTGAAAAATGAAAATACAAAGCAGGTTTCGTGACTACTACGATTATGTAGCTCACATCTATGGTGGCGGGGACCCGAAAAATACATATGTCCGTGACATCATCGTTCCCGACAGAGTCACGCCTCTCGGTGAAAAGTTCGAAGAAACGGCGGAATTTCGTGAACCCGAATTCGAACTGTGGGTGCCTGGCGATTACCAGTTGGCAGACGGATCGATGCAACAGTTCTTCGGTATCTCGATAGCCGGAAAAGTGTACATCGTGACCCGTGTCCACAACGTTGGTACCTGGTCATACACGAACAACCGCTACGAGGGTGACCACACGGAACCGTGGAAGATCGCGACGTACGGCGATCTGAGTAAGCGACAAATCCGCGCCTATCGCCAATCCCTCCCGTCCGGCCGCGAACCTGATCACGTCATCCGTTGCGGCGTTCCGTCTCCCGAAGCGGGGGCGCTGTCCAAGCGACTGAAAGCGCCAGTTTTCAAGTTCGATAATCACTACAGCACGCGTGTGTACGGACGCTGTCCGCTGCTATCGGAGTACGGAATTCCCCCAGTGCTCGAACCTGAGCAAGCGTACCAGGAGATTTCCATGTTCCTGATGTCTGTAGTCAATGAATCACCAGACTCGATGCCACGTGCAGAGATGACCAACGTACAGAAGGTCGAGAGCCACGGGTTCGACAAACGCATCAGCTTCCGACACAGGAAATAAATATGAGTATGTACAACGGCTTTCTGTCCGGCGATGACCTACGGGAGATTCTTAAGGACGAGGTGTCGCTGGCTCTGTTTCGGATTGACGAGCAGATTCGCCAAAAGATCAGAGATTTTGGGTGGACCAACTCCATTAACGTCAACGCTGATATCCCTCCGCACGCGGCCGATGAGGTCCGGAAGATACTGCGAAACCGTGGATTTCACGTGATCGTCAGTCCGTCCGTGTTTCGTGTAGGACGTTGCACTCTCGATGTGCGTTGGATCGGTGCCGGTTGTCCATCGGATGGCGCTCCCAACAATGGAGGTCACTAATGTTAGTGCTCGTTGACAGGGTAGTTACCGAACTTGACACGCAGAACATTGCGACGTACGCGCTGTTGATGCGGCATCACTTCGACGCGGTGCTAGCGGCTTACTCCAATCACGGGCCTGTGCAAATCAAGTACGGGTCTCCGCAGGAAGCGCTGCGCACCGTTCAGATGCTCAACCGGCATTTGATATGTCTAAAAGGCTTCTATCGGGCAGGCGTGCGGGTTCATGCACGCGGCCCCTACGTCGTTGCCGTGTCTGCTTGTGCGCAGCTTGAAAGCGTCAGTCTGTACACGGTAGATAAAAACAGAAATTTCCGCATGCCCGCGTCAAAACAGATGCACTGACAGTAAATAGGGAAGTAGGACAACCAGCAACGGACCTACTCCCGAAATGAAGATCATCAAAGAGGGCAGACTTCCTCAAGAAAAGGTCTACCGTACTTCGTGCGGCAATTGCGGCACCGTCTTCGAGTTTAAAGAAGCAGAGGCAAAGTACACATGCGATCAGCGCGACGGTGACTTCTACACTCTACACTGCCCCCTGCGGGGCTGCGGGGCTGCGGTCGCGCTGTACACGAGTCGGCTCACCGCGTACGAGGTTGCGGCATCGTGAACTTCAAGAAGATGACGCTGGCGGAGCGGCAGAAGCTCTACATCAAGGCTAAGCACGCCTACTACGAAAAGAAGACGCTGATCCTGACAGACGGCGAATTCGACAAGCTGGAAGACCTTCTGACGGCTGAGGTTCCCGACTGGGACGAACTCCACAAGACCGGGGTGCGGACCGATGACGGACGGTCCGAAATCGAGCTTCCGCAATTCATGCCGTCGTTAGACAAGGCGTATCCGGAGCAGGTACCGAAATTCGTCAAGCGATTTGCTCATGATCGATTCACGGGCATGGACAAGCTCGATGGCACGTCTCTGTTCCTCCGGTACGTCAAGGGTATGCCTACGCTGCTGGTCACGCGTGGCGACGGCACCAAGGGCCGCGATATCTCGTTCCTGATCCCTTCTCTGGTGAAGCTGAAGCGCATCCCTGCCGAAATCGGAGAGGCGGGCGTTTTTGACGTGCGCATCGAAGCTGTGATGGCAAAGAAGATGTTCAGCCGAAACTGGTCGAAAAAGGTCAATCCGAAATACGGGGCAGACAACGCGCGTCAACTGGTGAATGGTGCGTTCCTTCGCAAGAAGGCGTCAACCGTCTTGGGCGACATCGATCTGGTCGTGCTGGGCGTCTACGGCATGACGATTGCCCACGGCTTGGAGCTTGCGGACGAACTTGGCTTCATGACGGTTGCCTGTTTCGATAACGTCCGAAGCTCAAATTTTGAAAAATTGCTCGAAGAACGCAAAGCCTCTAGTAAATACGAAATTGACGGGATGGTGTTCGCTGATCCGAGCGTGAGCCTGAGCTACGAAAACGCCCACAAGCCGAAGTGGATTTTCGCGTTCAAGATCAACAACGACGCGGACGCGTACGAGGTTCGAATCCTGGACATCGAATACGCACGTACACGTCTGAATCGCTGGTCGGCCGTGTGCGTGGTCAATCCGACACAAATGGATGGGGTGGTGGTTGAGCGGGTGACCGCGCACAACGCGGGCTGGATGATGGAAAACGGCATTGGCCCGGGTGCGCGGATCAAGGTCCTGCGTTCGGGTGGCGTCATTCCGAAGATCGTCGGTGTAGTGGAGCGAGCACAGTTCAAGGAACCGCCCGGGGCTTATGAGCAGCGCGGACGTTTCCTGTATGCGCTCGATGTCGATACGGCGCAGCAGATAAGGGCTTTGCACTTTTTCATGACGACTCTAGGAATTGAGTTGCTGGCTGAGAAGACGCTGGAGAAGTTGTACGAGGTCGGGTTCACCGAAGCACGCGTCTACCTGGCGTTGGCCGGTCATATCGGAAATCGTAGCGCTGTGTACCTGAAAGCAGGGCAACAGTTCACAAAGGCCGGTCTGGGCGAAAAGCAGGCAGAGAACATTTTTCAGGAGTTGAAGCGCGTGCTCGATTCGACAATCACGCTGAAAAAGCTGATGGTAGCTTCCGGTTGCTTTGACGCGGGCATGGGTGAGCGCAAGCTCTCGCAACTCGAAGACGCGGGTATTTCCATGCGTGAGCTTGGGAACATGCGCTCGGATGAAATCGCAACGGTGATCCCACAGATTAAGGGGTTCTCTCAAAAGACGACGTTGCTGATCCGTGACGGTGTGCGCTCGTTCCGTGCTTGGTACAAGCCGATTCACGGACTCTTAAAGATCGACGGTGCGCTGCCCGCCAAGAAAGCAACAACCGGAAGACTGTCGGGCATGAAGTTTACGTGGACAGGGTACCGTGCGCCGGACGAGGAACAGACGATTCTTGCGAACGGTGGCGCGATTGTTTCGTTCTCGGCTAAGACCTCTGTCCTCTTCTACAAGGAAGGCGGGAAAGCCTCAACGAAGGTTGCGAATGCTGGAGACCGCGCGATGACCTGGCAGCAGTTCGAACTGCAATACCTTGGACGGATGTGCGCATGAACAAGACCTTGCGCGCGCTGATTGTGCTCAGCTTCGGAGCTTTCTGGCTGCTCATTTCGTTGCAGATATTCGGCCCCGCACTTGACCGAATATTCGCGGCGCACAGCGATAGTTTTCTGATTCGATTCGCTGCGCTTCTTACGTACGCTATGTGCACCTCTGCAAGCTTGCATGCCTGTGACAATTTCGTCCTGGGTATCCACGCAGTGTGGCTCAAGCGGAGGAAGCGCAAATGACGTTCACATTCGACAACCACGAGAAGCTGAAGAACGGATTCCCGGTCGAAGACTGTCCTTACTGCGGTGAGGAAGAGTGCGAGGCGGAATGGTGCGATGTAGGAGTCGGCTACGTACAGATGGGCCCGTATCATTGCACCTCGTGCGGGGCGTTCTCGATTGGTGCCTATGACCGAACGACGCCGACCGACGAAGAGCGTAAGTGCGGATGGTACCGGCCGGATCGCAGACCGCTGCCGGACACTGTCTCGACAATCGGCGGGCGCGTCATTGACTCCAGTACCGCGCTCGGACTGTACCGCATGGGCGTAGTTAACAAGGTGCCTTTTCACATATGAAAGTCGTACTCAAGAAGACTGGACCGCATTCATTCGAAGCGGACCCCGTGGATCGGTCGGGGTCGCCGCGCGTTGGGCGGGGCAGGACCCTGCTCGAAGCCTACGGCAATTTCCTGATCCAGTATCAAGATGAACTGGGCTTGAAACTGGTGGTTGACTCATCCGCCTGGGACGCAGAGAACCGACGTAGGAAGAAACGTCGATGACAGGTATCGAATATCTCAGGTCGCTACACGGGGTCTGTTATTTTCAAACCCGGGAAAAGGGCACAGGTCTGGCTTCTAATTCAGAACTCGGAAGGTGGTTGAAGGATAAGGCGTTGCGAATTAATGGTCTGCCTGTTGGGCCGATGGATCAGATACCAACGCCAATTAACTCGGTTGTTTTGTTTCCGAAGTCGCAGCAGCGTCGCACAACGATTCTTTAGATATTCACCAGAAATAGCGCAAAGAGCACCATTTAATATTTGTGAAACTGTTACACTGATCGTCAACTTTTTTAACTGGGTAAACAAATGAATTCCGTAACTCGCACCGAAACCGCTGCTGTCACCGAAGCATCGCCGGTCAATCAACCCGCAGCAGAAATCTCGCTGGCTTACTTGCAACTCGCGTTCGAGCGCACCTACAAGGGCCCTGTTGGTCTCGCACCGAACGCACCGGAGGAACAACGCCACTTGCAATTCTCGAAGCGCAAGAACGGCACGTATCAAAGCGACCGACTCCAGAACATCTTCCAAGGGTTTTGCTTGGCTATGCAGTCGATCAACGATTCGTCTATCGCGTTCTCCGATCTGAAGAACGGCAAGTGAGGGTCTCGGCTCCCGTGATTACGCGATGCCCCGGTTTGTTGGAACGGGGCAGCGAATTCATGGGGGTTTGGGAAACTGCAGAGATAGGCTCTAGCTGCTCGGAACCTAGAGGGAGGTGCGGCAAGACCAGCAAGCGTTTGCTTACTCGTCGGCTACGCTAACAAGTTGGGTCCTGTCGGTCCTGAGCGGATGTTGGTTGTGCCGGTTCTCAAATCTGATGCGAGGGTCACTACGACGTACGCGGACGGAGTCCGGTAATCGGCGGCTATACCCCATATCCCGGAACGTGTCCCGTGGGAGCGTGCGGCTGTTTGGGTGCGCGCGTTTGTTTGAATTTTGCAAGTTCAGTTTCCCTATTCGCCATGAATTATTGGTCTTCGTACTTCGCAGCCCTAGCCCAGCAGCTACGATCACTCAGCTACGTTTCTTCGGTCGAATGCTCACTCTCAGGTGAGCGTGCTGATCATGCCTGCTTGGTCGTGGACACAAACATAGTGCTCACGCTGTCAATGATAACAGAAATTTTCGCTGCGGTGCAAAAACTCGTGGGGGATCAGAGCAACCCTCAAATCGACCTTGGCCCCAAGACAATTATCCTGGCCGATCTTGTATATACCCGAACTACGGTTGAAACCAATGCCCCATCATTTATTGGATATAGCTACTGATGCCAGTTCCAGCGATTTTGATGACGACGATTTTCTGGATATAGCCGATGAATTTGGGCACGTAGTGGATCGCGTTCCCGAAGACGATCAGACGGGCTTCGCAGATTTTCCGCTTTCCGGTTTTATTGAATATTCTCGAAGACTTGTAGTTTTGGCGCGTACCTACTCGCAGCCTCAGCCCAGCCCCGGAATTTCAAACGATCTGGAATTAGCAGTTGCCAAAGCCACGCGCGATGCGTTGGCGTCCGAATTAGACAAGAAATATCAAGGGCAAACGTGGTTGCCCATGGACCCGTACGTGTTTAGTCACGTTCAGCTTTATTCAGCGATCAGAAATTACGAGAAATTAAAACACGATGAAATACTTCAGCAGACAGAACAGGCTTCAGAGGCGGATGCGCTCGCTGCAGATTCTCAGGGCGGGGAAAGTTAGCGAGCAGCGCCATCTGGCCGCAACGCTAGCTCCAGTCAAGTCGATTCCACCTCACTACGTTGAAATGAACCTGAAGCTCGTCCGTGAAATCGGTGCGATGGACGAGGAACTCCGGTTGATCAACGAAGAGCTAAAAATCTTCGCTGAAACCTGAAACGCTCCAGTAAATACGAAGTGAGGGCAGCAGAGTCCCTCACCATCCATCGTATGAGCTAGGAGATAGCAATGTCTGAAGCAACACAACCGACTGAGCCGATGTTCGATCTGCTTTCGCTGATCGGAAAGTTCCGCATGTTCCACAACGGCCATAAGCACGTGGTGGACGAGGCACTGAAGAGAACGCGAAATCTGCTGATCTGCATTGGTTCAGCCAACCGGCCGCGTTCGCGCCATCTCCCATGGACCGCTGCTGAGGTCGAACAGATGATCCGCATGGTTTATCCGTTGGATTCTGAGGCGGGCGGTCGTATCAAGATCGTGCAACTGGATGACTGGATGCACGACAACGATTTCATGTGGTTGATGAACGTGCACAAGGCTGTAGCAAAGGAAGAACAGGCGCTGCGCTCACTTCACGGTCAACGAGCACCGATTAAAACAGGGCTCGTCGGATTCTCGAAGGACCACACGTCTTACTACCTGAAGAAGTTCCCGCAGTGGGGTTCGGTCGATGTCGGGCCGTACCGGCAGGACGGAAAGATACTCAATGCTACCGATCTACGCGCTCTGTTCTTTGCGCGCGGTGAGGCTGTGCTTAGTTCCTACGTCCCCCGTCAGGTCGCTGGTTTTATCTACGACTGGACGGAGCGCCATCCGCAGACGGTTTCGTACCTGAAGGACGCAATCGAGTTTGCAGGCGACTACAAAAAGAAGCACAAGTTTGTCGGGACCAATGCGTACGACCCCGTACACAGCACGACAGACGCCATTCTTATCCAGAGCGGTCACGTGCTTCTGGTGCGCCGCAAATTCCATCCGGGCAGGGGCCTTTGGGCGCTTCCTGGTGGCTTCCTGAAAGCAACGGAGCCCACGCGCGAGGCGGTAACGCGCGAACTGAAGGAAGAAACGAAGATCGCGGTTAAGAAAGGAGTGCTCGATCTGGCATTCCGTTTCAAGACCGTATTTTCGGATGTCAATCGGTCGGATGATCGTGGCCGCATTATCACTCACGCGTACTTGTACCTGTTGAATGATCGTGCGGAGCTTCCGGCAATCGAAGCAGCAGACGACGCGGATAAAGCTAAGTGGGTTCCCTTGGGCCTGCTCGACCCGCGTGAGATGTACAGCGATCACTTCTTCATCATCATGAAGATGATCAATCTGATTCCGGTTGACTGAGGAAATTATGGGGATTGGTATTGGTAGTAGATGCAGCAGTTCGCCGTATTCGGTGCCGAATTCGAACCCTGACCCATCGCGTTTCACGATTCTTGATTGGGCTGCGTTTGGTTTGTTTCTAGTCCTCAAGGTTCACTATCCGGATGCTCGCAACTACGAGGGCATCAAGATCATGGTGTACGAGGGGTTTCGAGACACCGAAGCACTCCGCAGGGCTGTATCAAACAGGCTCGATCCTCACTTTTCCGAATCGGGCGTTTCCCCAATCGCGCGGTTCGAGCCGACAGACGCCGGTTGGATAAACGCCAGTCAGTTCGCACAAGTGTTGTCTACACGTCGCATCTAGTACCCCGCTACACAGAGTGGCGGGTTCTCAATCTATGCTAGGAGATAGCAAAATGTTTGATATTTCATCCGCGTTGGACAGTGACTCATACAAGCTCGGCCATTCGAAAATGTTGCCGGAATCTGCTGACTACATGTGTTCGTACGGGGAAGCCCGTTCGGACGAACGTTGGAGGCAATCCGTTTTTACTGGTCTTCAGTCCTGGTTGATGGGTCTGAAGCCGGTGACGGCCGGTGACGTTGAAGAAGCTCGTGATCTGGCGATTCCGCACTGCGGAGTTTTCAATTTCGACGGCTGGATGCGTGTGGTCAATGAACTCGGTGGTGTCCTCCCGATCCGCATTGATGCGCTCCCTGAGGGTACCGTTGTACCGAATCACAATGCGCTGTACCAAGTACGCAATACGAAATCTGGCTTCTCGTGGGTTACTCAGTTTATCGAAACTCCGCTGCTGCGCGCCGTGTGGTATCCGACAACGGTTGCCACACTTAGCTGGCACGTGAAGCAGGACATTCGTGCGTTTCTTGAGAGGACGTGCGACAACCCCGAACAGGAATTGCTGTTCCGACTGCATGACTTCGGGGCCCGTGGTGCGTCGTCTCTTGAAACGGCTGCTCGTGGCGGTCTCGCCCACCTCATCAATTTCAACGGAAGCGATACGCTGCCAGCGTTGATGATGGCACGGCGTTACTACGACGAGCCGCTTGCGGCCTACAACATTCCGGCGATGGAACACTCAACGGTATGTGCGTGGGGCCGTGATGGTGAAGAGCGCGCCTACGCCAATGCGATTGATAAGTTTCTGACGGGACCGGGCACTATGCTTTCGATCCCGCCTGACGCTTACGATCTGCACAACGCAATCGACGTGATCATCGGGAAGAACCTCAAGGACAAGATCATCAAGTCCGGAGGTCGTCTGGTGGTTCGTCCTGATTCGGGCGATCCCGTTTCAGAGGTGATGTTTGCGTTGCGGTCACTGGCCAAAAACTTTGGCTATACGACCAACAGCAAGGGCTTCATGGTGCTGCACCCCGCCGTTCGCATCATTCAGGGTGACGGGGTGAATGAGCAGTCTATCCACGCAATCATGACGGCCATGGAAATCAATGGGTTCTCCATTGAAAACGTGGCTTTCGGTATGGGTGGCGGTTTGCTCCAGTCCGTCAATCGTGACACGCTGGGCTTCGCTCAAAAGGCGAACGCAGTGTCGAACGGTCAGTATGCATGGATCGGCATCAGCAAAGCACCGGCTACGGCACTTCAGAAGACCTCGAAGAAGGGTGTTCAGATGGTCGTGCGCGAAGAGGGCCGCATCGTTACGGTTCCTGAGGGCACGTACCCGGCTGAGCGCAACCTTCTGCAGCCCGTGTGGCAAGACGGTCAGCTTCTGCGCAAGCAGTCGCTTCAGAGCCTGCGGGACAACAGCAACGAATTTACGTGGAATTTTGAGTCACAAAGTCTGCGTGAATTAAAAGCTGCGTAGTAAATAGGGGGTAGAGGGCCACAAACCTTCTACCCCCTTTCTCTTTTCGGAGCTACAAAAAATGGGCGTCGTCGTACACCGCATCATCTCGGTCACTGGCCCGACTGATGCAACAAAGGCAGCACACGATTTCATATCGGCAGAAGCTCCCGATGACACCATTTGCTTCATCGGCCCGCTCTTCCAGCAGATCAACGGAACCGACACGTTCTGCATTCACAGCAACGGCTCGAAAAGCGGCTACGAAGAAGAACGCAGTTGTGCAACATTCATGAATGAGGTCGCAAAGTGGCTGGGAAGCGCAGAACGTCTGCAGTTCATTGACGTGTCCTATTCGAAGGATCGACACATGGACGCGGGCGACTTCACCCGGATCGAGAACGCGACGTACAAGAACAGAGAGACCGAAGATGCCTGATAAGTTGAGAGTTACCAATTCAGCGATCCGCGCGTCAGAGGACGCTGTAAAACAGGCTCAGGATGACCTGAAGCGTACCAGGTATGCGGTGACCACCATCTGTTCCCATGCGACCGTTGGTGAGGCTCCACACCAGCAGAACGCTCATGTAAGGAACTTTCCGCCTCTGCGCGTGTGTATGACCTGTGGGCTGGTCGAAGAAGGCTGGTCATGTGGCTACCTCGTTTTGGATAACGAGCTTGCGTACTCACTGACGCGTGATCAGGTCTACGACATACGGTCCGTCACGGTTGAGCAGGAAGACAAGGGGCCGCTCCTGCGCAAAGAGGTAACGCTCAAGCAGTTGATCGCACAGAAACTGGGAATCGAAAAATGAAAAAAGATGCATTCGGGGACCGCATGAAGCGGTACGAACTGGAAGATGCCGGACGCCGCTTGATGCCGCGTCTGCCGATCATGGCTCGGTTAGATGGTCGCGCGTTCCACTCCTTCACCCGTGGCCTGGAATACCCGTTCGACGCACGGTTCACCCACTGCATGATCGAGACGATGAAGTTCCTGGTTAAGCACTGGAATGTGACGCTGGCGTATCGCCAGTCGGACGAAATCACACTGTACTGGGAAAACTCGGACATCGACGCGCAGATGCCGTTCGACGGCCGGGTCCAGAAACTGGTATCGCTTCTCGCTTCGTCTGCATCGGTTCGTTTCTACCAGCTTATCCACGAGCACCTGCCGGAAAAGGACGACAAGATTCCTGAACTTGACTGCCGCGTGTGGCAGCTTCCGACCTACGGCGAGGTCTACAACGCGTTTCTGTGGCGCGAGCAGGACGCGACTCGCAACTCGTTGCAGATGGCAGCACGTTCGCTTTACTCGCACAAGCAACTGCACGGTAAGGGCTATGCGGCACTCCACGACATGCTGCATGAAAAGGGCGTCAACTGGAACGACCTACCTGCATTCTTCAAACGCGGGACCTACGCGCGCACGTTTCGGTCCGTGAAGATTTTCACGAAAGAAGAACTGGAAGCGATGAACGACAAGGCACGGTCCCACGCTCTACAGAACCCGGTTCTTCGGTCTGAGGTTCGCTGCGTCGTCGCTAACCCGCTAAGCGAATACGGGATGTTGGCCAACTTGCTCGCGGAAGCTGGCTCCGAGGAATCCCCAATCAGCAAAGGCATGTTGCGGGAAGCCCGTAATCGGGAAGCCCTGAAGAAAAATGGTCTTGTCAATTGGAGCTTCAAGTGAGCCGAGAAGAATACGTACCGAACGAACGCATCGTGGACCGCGCTGTTTATTTGTGGCTCAAGGCGCTCCGTAAGCCTCAGTACAACAACGGCGGCGGTCTTGAATCCTTCATGGCGTCAGGTATAGCTTCCATGCTTCCGAAGAATAATGACGAGCAGACACTCGCTCGCTTCGGTGCCGAACTCAAAACGCTGCTGATGAGTGGAGAGGTGAGCCAATACGGGAACGGAGAGTCGTTCACGCATTATCAGACGTATCTGGGCGTGGACTACCACCCCGACAAAACACTGAGTACTGCGGCTGAGGCGGCCGGATTGAAGATGGAGTTCCCGTGGAAAACGTCCATGCATCTGTGGACTAACTACGTTCAGTTCAGTCTCGGCTACGGTAACCGTGGGCTATATCACTACCCGCTGAGCAACGGCAAGTGGTTGCTTACGACGTTGACCGGGGCTCCGGAGCACGTCACGGGGCTCTGCGAGCTTGCGGAAAGCAGGCTTAGCGAGGGTGCGCCGTGCCCAATCTTCTATCACATCGAAGAGTGATAAATGCGCCAAAGAATCATAGAAGCCCTTCGCTGGATCGAGCACAAAGAAAAGGTCAAGATTCTCGTTGCTGTCGAAGCCGGGTCGCGGGCCTGGGGCTTCGAGTCCCCAGACTCTGATTTCGACGTGCGCTATGTGTACGTCCGGCGACCGACTGCCTACCTGGAAATTGACGACCGGCGCGATGTGATCGACCACTACCACCAGCAACCGTATATCCAAGGATCGGGGTTTGATGATCCGCTGCTTGATATCACGGGGTGGGACGTGAAGAAGGCTTTGCAATTGCTGCGCAAAGGCTCACCCCAACTTCAGGAGTGGTTGAACAGCACCACGATTTACATCGAGGGCCAACGCCAAAGCTTGCTTGATCTGTCGAATTCGATCAACCGGTTTGAGCCTGTGTACATGTTCTATCGGTCGATGGCAGCGAACAACTTCCGGACGTATCTGCAGGGCGACATGGTTCGCTACAAGAAGTATTTGTATGTGATTCGTCCACTGCTCGCTGCCCAGTGGGTCCTGACGTATCGCACGTTTCCACCTGTCGATTTCCGGACGCTACTGCTCGATGTGATCCAGCAGTACGAGACGATGTTCCCGCACCTACGCGAAGCCATCGAACGGCTGCTCGAACGGAAGGCTAAGGCCAGCGAGTTGGAGGACGCGCCGCGTGACGAGGTTTTGCACGAGTGGATTCGATGGGAATTTGACCGCAAACCCCATCAGATGGATGACCCGGTGTCAGACCCGACGCCCCAACTGAACAGTTTCTTTCATCGGGTGCTATGTGGAAAAGAGCTACGTTGATTCAGCGGTGCAAATCGAGTGTGCCGTCTCCGCTGACGGTACGGCGATTCACGCCGGTCAAATCTGGAAACACAAACGGTCGAAGTTCCATTCGGTGTTTGTGGTCACCTCCGTCTACGAGCGCTCCTATCAAGGCGGCAAGAACTCACGAGCCCGCGTTAAGGGAGTTCTGATTTCGTCCGGTGACCCGCAATCCTGCGACCCATCAAGATCGTTAGACGTTGAGTCACTCCGAACGATGTACCCGTTCATCCACTTCGAGCCGTACAAGCCAAGACCTGAGGAAGATAAATGAGCAGCGCAAAAGATCATGAACTGGAGGCAGAACTCCAGCGACTTCAGGCCAACGCACCGCGCCTGAAACCCGAAGACATCGACGCGGTAATCGTGGGCACCACCTACACCAAGCTACCGTCAGAAAAAGTGCTGGTGTGTGAACTCACGCTTCGAAACAAGTACACGGTGCGCGGCGAATCGGCTGTCGTATCCATCGCCAACTACAGGCAAGAGGTCGGCGAGCGCATCTCGAAAGAGCGGGCGTACGCGAAAATCTGGGAGCTTGAGGGCTATCTGCTTCAGCAGCGCCTTTACGAGCAGGCACTCGCCTCAGTCGGCGGGGTGGCGGTACCAGCTACGGCGCAGCGAACCTATACCCGCAACGATGTGCAGACCTGGCGCGACGATGCATTTAAGACCGCGCTGTCGCTGATAGAGCGTATCAAGCTGATCGACGGAAATCCGGACCACGATTTTGTGCGCGGCCAACTCGATATGGTCACCTGTGCGATTGACGGCTTGATTTCAAAGGACTACGAACAAGCATGGTACCTGGCCTCAGCGCTCCGCCGGACCTTCAATGGTGAAAATCTGCCGCTCGTGCTGGGTTTCGAACAGAGCGTGACAGAACAGACTGGGTACTACGGCACCGGCCCGGAGCAGTGGGGGCCGCACGATCAGGCACCCGGGTTTTTCACGGACAATCATCAGCCGTGTCAACCGTTCGTGTGGCGTTTCGCGGACTAACCCCGTAGTTTGTTGTTGACGTGCTGTTGACGTTTTGTGTATGATGAACACATAAACTAAACAACAAGGGGTTCGAAATGAACGCAACGTTTCCTGGTTTCATTGGGGCCTGTGCTGTTGGGGCAATTCTGGCAATCATGATTGCAGCCAGCATGTAAGGGTTTTAAAATCCGGGCTTCCGTTTTTGAAGTTTTGAAATGAGCGACGATCTACACTACGCGTGCGGCATGTTGTTTCTTTGCGCGCTGCTGGCCGCCCTATTGACCGTGCCCGATTTACTCTAATCCAAAATGAAAGAGTCAAAAGCTACAGTTGACCGGTGGATGGCTGAGAAAGCCGCCTCAGGTTTCCAGTTTATGTTTGTTGTGTGCGATACGTTCGACTATCAACAGTATCCGGTTGGCGTCAAAGCTTCCGAGTTTTGGAGCATGCACGAGCGCTATCACGGGATGGACATGCAGCGCATCGAGGGATACTACGACTTGTCCACGAAACAGACGCTCATCAACTTTCCGCCAAAGGTCGAGCCGGAAGCGTACATGTTGACTCTGCTGAAGGCCCGACCGACCCATACGACGTTCACTGTCCATATGGACTATCAGCGCCGGAAACTGACCGAAATCGACACGACTGAGCGTCAGGCGCTGGAACAGGTGCGCGAGGCGCTGCTTGATCCACAAAACCCGCACGTTGCAAGTCGCGCAAACAACGCACTGAACATCATCGACAAGGTAATAGGCGAGCCAAAATGAGCGATAACCTGATGACCAAGACGGAAATCATGAAGTTGATCGCAGCGGGTCGAATTCATGAATCGTTCGTGCACTCGATTGAAGGCACGTTCGACATCACGGAGATGCGAGCACGCGCGTCTGGGTCGCAGGTAGTCACCGTGCCGATCCAGTCGGTATTGCCGTTCGTCCTCGAAAATCGGGTGTTCGAACTGGATCGGGTGTTCGAACTGGACGACAACAGTTGGAAGAACGACCCCGCGATGTGCGTCGTTTTTGACCGGGCCGAAGTCGTTGAGCACCTGCTGGTGGATGGCGTTCACCGGATCATGCGCCGGTACCACGAGGGGTTAGAAGACTTCGAATGCTACTTCGTGGCCGAAAGAGACATCGTTCGGCCGGACATGTCCAAGTGGCAGGACGGTACCGAACGCGGCTTAGACTGGGGTACCGAAATCGTGGTTGACGGCAAGATCGTAAAGCGTAGTTAAAACAACTATTCGGGGAATCTATGAAATATCTGGTCGCTGGTTTGCTTAGTGCGGTGGCGTTCGCCATCTCTTTTTTCTTTCAGGCCGCAATGTGGGTCCGGCTGTACGCGGGACTCGAACCGCCGATCTTCTTCTTTGTTCTCCTGTCCGTTGTGGTCGGCGCGTTCTTTTTCTTGGGGTACGCCGTCGCTGACTGTACGTCTGGCCGCACCCCGGTCAAAGACGAAGCCGACGAGTGGAAGCCCGTGCGGAGGTCGATTGATGAGCACGGAGCGGAATTCGTGAGCGCTCAGGAGATTCGCTTTCGCATGAAAAAGAGGTACCCAAGTTGATGGACCCGCGTTTGAAAGAGGGTGACGCCTATCAAATTCGAAGGTATGACCGGGACAACACGGTAACCCCCGGTTGGGGAGAGTGGGAGACTGTGACGCGTCAGAAGTATGACGATGTTTGCGCCTACATAGAGATGGGTTACCTGTTTTACCAGGCTCGATCACTGACCTGTAGTCACGCCGTGTGCCACAAGCTTTCGCCACCTGACGACTGTCCGGGCACGCAAGAAGTAGGAATTGCAAAAGAATTTCGGGGAAATCCATTCGCCTTCCGTAAATAAGCTGATGTAGGGGCCAGACCGAGTCCCTCACATCAACAAGGAGCGGAAGGTGTCAACGATTGGAACTGAAACTATCGAGCAGCAAAAGAAGCGCCTGGGCACGGACTCTGATTCGGATTACAGCGCGTTTCTGGCCCACGTGAAATCGACGTTCAAGAAGGCGGTAGCCGATCAGGACGCCCGCCTCTTCTATGTGAGTTTTGATCCGGCCGATGCTCCGGGCCCGACCGAAGACGACGAAGACGCGCCTCTCGCTCTTTTCGATCACTACCTCGCGCACATCCATCCGTCGCAACGTCAGGTCCACACCTGCAGCACGTGCCGTTCGTTCATGAAGCGATACGGCGGGCTCGTGACCGTGTCGAAGAAAGGTCGCATCAAGTCGGCGCTGTGGGACGAAGAAGGGTATGAAGGCCCGTACGAAGACGCAATATGTGGTCTGCGTCAGGAAGTCGAGAGCGCGCACATCAAGGGCGTGTTTCTGACCAAGGAAATCAAGCTCGGTTATGAGACCACTGGCGGCGCATACTTCAGCGAACCTGAATGGAGTCACCTGTCTGTGTCGGTGCCCCGTCATCTGATCTTCCAAAGCTCGTTGCTGTCGGCCAAGCAAAAGATGGCGGCCAAGCGCGAGGACTACAAAAACATGGTCAGGGCTCTGACCGAGTTTTCGATTGACACCGTAAATCAGGCAGTGGCTCTTCTGGAATCGAACGCGCTGTACCGTGCAGATGCGGTTCTTGGGCCCGCGAAGTTCCTGCAAGAGGTGCTGCTCGAACGCGCGGGCGTGAACAACCGCCAGTACCGGGCTAACTTGCTGTGGAAGCGCGTGGCTTCCGCTCCTGATGGTTTCCTGCATCCGAACTCTTCAATGATCGGTACGCTGCTCGATGACATCCAGAAGGGGTTGAAGTTTGACGCGGTGAAGGCGCGTTTTGCCGAGAAGATGGCACCGACGCAATACATGCGACCACAGGTAGCACCGAAGGCCGGTAACATCCAGCAAGCTGAAACGATCATCGCTAAGCTCAACGCGGCAGGTGCTCTGGAGCGTCGCTTTGCTCGTCTCGAAGACATCCAGACGATCTGGCACCCGCAGCGACAGGTGTCGAAGCGGTCATCGGCCGATGAAGGTGGTGTGTTCTCGCACCTGCAATCGAAGGGGGCAGCACTCTCGGCTAATCTGGAGCCGATGCGCGGTATGCAACCGAGCGTGATGACGTGGAGCCTCTTCCGCTCGAAAGTCCTGCCGAAAGCACTGCGAATCCAGGTGTACACGCAGCCCCATGGGCTGTACGGAGCCTACACGACTGCGGCGTATGAAGACGCGGAGCCGATCATCCAGTGGGACAACACGGAGCGCCGCAACCCCGTTGCCTGGTACGTGTACCACGCTGGCTCGTCTGCGCATCAGTGGGGGTTGGCCGCAAACGCTTGGATCGATGTATCAGCCATGAGCCTGCAACCGCACCAGTGGTTCGAGGAAGAGAAGTACATGCACCATGGTGAAGGCGTTCTGCTCGTTCTTCCGAACTGTCGGGATTCGCAGTACAAACGGGCGGGCAATGCTCTGTTTCCGCAGTGCCTGCGCTCCGAGTTGCATGGAGTCCGCGCGACTATCGAGGCGTACTCGCAAACCGCTGTCCTGTCTGGTGCCGATGAGCCGAATCTCGCTTGCGGTATCAAGTTCAACAAGGACAACAATCTGCGCGGCATCCTGTTCCGAGTCCAGAAGAATGACGGGACAGTCATGAGCTACGCGCTGGATCGCTGGGAATAAAGGCGAAAGCTGAGTTAATGCTCGTGGGCCCCGTAATTCGGGGCTCTCTGCACGTTACCACCTGAAAAATAAAATGAACAAACTTCAGATTAAGAAAAGTGCCTGGCACTATCGGCTGGCGCTCAAATTCGGTTGGACTGAACTGGTACGGAACCCGAACTGGGGTTACCGTGATACGCCGATGTACGTACCGAACGATGACTTCTGCTCCTATCTGCGACGCGTCCTTCTGGGGCTAGCGATTATCGCGCTGTGTGCTGGCATGCTCGCTTTCTATTGCTACTGCAATTACCTTCTCTGCGTAGACTTGCTGAAAGGCACCTTCGTATTTCAAAACGGCCCGCTTCGCCAGCTTTTTGCCGTGACTTTTGACGTGATTATCGTGGTCCTGGCAGCAGGTTGGGTCTTGTGGAATACGTGGATTCATTGGGGCTTGGGTGATTGGGTGTATGAAAAAACGGAGGGTTGGAGGGATGCCCTTTACGAAAAGTCCTATGCCAAACGAAAGACCAAGCCTGCGCGCGATCCGTTTTACAAGGCCGCGTACGAAACATTGAAGCACAAGTTCTGCATGAAGATCGAGGTAACGAATGACTAACGCGTTCGACAAATTCACAGAACTGTATAAGTCCGATCCGTCAGCACCGCATCTGCGCTTAGGTCAGTTCTTCTGCAATCTGTACATACGCGAATCGTGGCCCGAACTCTACTACGAAGCAGATGATTCGAAGGCCGCCGCGCTGATCTGTGATTGGCTGGAGCGTCACCAGTACACCGACAGTCTGCCGAAGCCCCAAAACCGCATCCAACTTCCGCACTGAGCCCAACTATGGATAACGCAAAAGAGTATGCCTCGCTGGTGGCCAATGGCGCGGTCCTTGACACGCTGGTTGCTTTGATCGAGCGGGGCCCACTGGATGACGGCAGTGTGCCCTCCAAGCGCGGTCGCGACACGCTGATCGCCCACGGGTGCGCGCAACGGGTGATCATGCGCTCCGAAGACGGCTACACGGCCGCAACGCTAAAGGGTGCCGATCTGTATCGGTACGCCTTTGGCAACGCAGACACCCTGAAGCAAGCTGCCGAGCGTCGCACTGCCGAGCGCGCGATTGCGAACGCTCGGACGATCCAGCTTAAACAGGCCAGCGTAACAACCCACGCGGAGTGCACACATTGCACCAACGTGCGTCTCTGCAAGGCAGAACACGGATGTGCGGCATATCACGGCATCAACCTCTGGGGCTAACCTGTGACCAAGAAACGATTCAAAGCCTCGGACACCGTGGCATTCAACGTCGAAGCCGTTGAGGTGAATGGCGAGCACTTCATCTCGATTCGCAAGATGTACCAGACGCAGAAGGAACCTGGCGTGTGGAAGCCCGGGTTTCAGGGCATCACGCTTCCGCTGAAGGGCGTCAAGAAAATAGCCGACTACGCTGCGACGATTGCTGCTGATCCGGCCACGGAGTTCCTTCATATCGAGCCGAAACCCAAGGGCGAGAAGAAGGGTAAGAAATGACAGAGCAAACCGATCCGCAAAAACTACGGGCAGCACTGGAGCAGAAGGCGCTGGATTCAGAACAGCGTATGTCGTCCGCTCTGACGAGCGCCGCGTTTCAGCTTGTGCAGGCTTTAGCCAATCGGAGAGTTGACGGCATCAATCTCCGTATCGAGCGCGAGCGTCTAGATTTCGTGATGCGAACTCAGGCGGTGTGGACGCCCGCTGGAGCCTTTGGATATTTGAAGTATCAGATGGATGGTGCTTCATTCGTCATCCAGGCGATGACCTACGAGCGGGCAATCGATAGAGCGATGAGAGATGAAACAGACGGAAATCGAGATAGTAGCAGCCCATCGTATACGTGTACTCCGCAAGCTGCACGAGAACCCGACGCCAGAACTGAAAGCGGAATTTCGGAAGCTTAATGAGCGTATGCTCGAACTCAGCCCACGGGTTCATCCAGATCAGTTGGTCGCACTAAATCGGACGCTGGGTGCGCTCAATCGTGCGCGCTCTGAGATGGATGAACTAGACAAATTAATAGCGAGCGTCACGCGTTCATTTTACTGACGCCCGCCATTAAATCCTGGACGCTGAAGTAAATAGGTTGTGTAGGACACGCCTACTAACCCAAACTTCACACAGGACCAAAATGAATCTGGACACCTACACTCGCGTAGTTGGATCGACAGCCGCTGAATTTGCCGAACTGGAACTGAGTATTGACCAGCTATTTGCCTGGCAAATACTCAAAATGAATCAAATGTACGAACTGCCGATGAACCGCTTTCCGACGCTGGACGGTCTGGGCGAAACTCCGGTTCAGCGCATGCAAGGTTTCATGAAGACCCTGCAGAAAGAAATGGAAGAGGGCAAGGAAGTTCTGGCGGCTCTGGTCTATCGCGAGTGGTTGCAGAAGGGCGTAGATGTCACGCAGGAAGGTCTGCTGTCCGGTCTCATGACCAAGCTCGAAATCACGGACGACAGCCGCGCGAAGAAGGTGATTGCATTCCTTCAGCAGTACACGGTTGAGGCGCAACTCGAAGAACTGAGCCGCCAGATTCTCGTGCAGCTTGCCGATTGGCTTGGTGACATGAGCGTGTTCAATCGTTCGGAAGCCCTGAAGTATGGCATCCCGCTCGAAGGCGTTCTGGCGTGCATCATGGGCTCGAACTTCACGAAGCTGGATGAGAACGGCCAGCCGATCAAGGACGAGAACGGCAAGTTCCTGAAGGGACCGAATTTCCTTCCGCCCGAAGATCACATCTACGCGACGCTGTTCGAAGCAGATGCGCTGCAGCAGGAAGCTTACGACCTGTCGATGAAGGTGCGCGAGCAGCAGGCGATTGCCGTGCCGGTCCTGCTCAATCCGCTGGCCGCGATTGTCGAGCGTATCGAGGAAGTTGCGGAAGCCCAGGCCGTCGATGCTGAGGAAGATGACGAAGGCGAGGAACTGGAACACGATCATGAAGCTGAGCACGCGGCCACGGCCGGTGATTCAGTCTTCGGCGCAGAGTAAGATGCCATGTTCGTTTTCTACGGTGACCGCGATCTACCGCCCGAATTCATCAGGGCGTGTGAGGGCTTGGTAACCATCGCAAACAATCAGGAGCTAACACCTGAACAACGCGAGCGGGCGCTAAAGGAAATACGACGCATTGCCCTCAACTTATGCCGTGAGCTTCAGCCGAACAATCTGCAACGAGAGGTGACTCCGCTGATCGGCGGCACGCTGTTCGATGATGTGTACTGGGTTCGAAAAGAGTGAAAACGGCCGGGGCCTAAAAATCCCGGCTTTTTCTTCATTCTGTTGTTGACGCTTTGTGCAGCACGTGTACAATAGATTCTGTTGGATGTGAAACGAACCAGGAGCTAGAAATGACCAAGATCGATCAGTTGGAAGCGCAAGTTCGCGAGACGTTCGCTTTGGGTCACGAGCGTGCGTATGTCGAAGCCGGTATCTACAAGTTCTACATGCCCAACACGATCTTGGCTTTACAGAAGCGCGGCTACAAGGTTGAAAGTCCGAAGGTTGGTGTTTATTACGTCTACCCGAAAGGTGCTTAAATGTCCGTGATCCAAGCCCAAGAAGAATTCATTGCTCAGGTCAACGCGTGTGTGCGGCCGGGTGACAGGCAACACCGAGTGAAACGCTCAGCTAACCGGAAGCTCGCTGACTATCTGAATGCGGTGGGCTACACCGCAGAACAGATCAGGCAAGCGCAGATCGACGCGTGGGATGTGGCAGAACTTGAGAATAGAGCGGACTGATCAATGGCTTCCGATGACGAAGAAATGATTTGCAGTATCTGCAGCAAGCCGATCCTGGATGGAGAAGGCCGGTACACCGCTGGCGAGCACAGGGGCATATTCCGGCACTGGGACTGCTACAAGCCCGATCTGGACAAGATTGACCGGCTAATGAAGGAGTTGAAGTCCGACATCGACAGCTTGGGGCCCATAAAGAAACGCAGGAGCCCCTGCCGCCCCGGGGATGGACCCACGGCCAAGCGTCTCGGTCTGAAGATCGTGAAGGCTCTTAAACGCCAGCTTGACCTGGATGTGACCATCGATCATCTGGATTTCTGGGTTCAGCCTCCAACATACCGTGGTCCCCGATGGGACCTAGCAATATGGGGCTGCACAGTTGAGCACCCGGATATTGTGGGTGGCAGGCTCATGCTTCATTCGTGGGAGCCCATGACCAAACTCGCGAAGCAGGAGACGGTGACGTTATTCCCCGAAGGCGTTCTAACTTTCGACGTTGGCTAAGTTTTTTGTTGACGGTTTGTGCGCGACGTGTACAATGGGTTCTGTAGTGAGTGATCTGAAACGAAACGGGGAACGAAATGGACTACGCAGCTAACCTTGCTCTCTTCCTTCAAGAAAAGACCGGAACGATTTTCGGTGAATGGGATGGGCGGATGACCGCAGCAGAGCAGCGTGCGTTGTTCGGTCGCTTTCTCGGAAAGGGATTGCTCTGTATCAACGGTTTGACTGAAGTGGTGGAACACCATGTCAAGGTCTGTTTTGGAACGGACAGCGATTGCACCGCACGTGTCGCCTGGCGCGATCTGAAGTAAAAAGGATAAATGATGAGCAGCCTTCTTAAAACAGCAAGCTGGGTCATTCGCAACATCGAGACTCAGGAAGTCGTGATGGAGACGTTCAACGAAAACCTCGTGGCGAAATTGAACGTCGCGAAGTACGAAGCTGTGCCGATCCTCGAATATCTTCAAAGCCTCAACCGGAGCTAAAAACATGTTCGGAAAATCGATTTCGCGTCACGCCTACTCGCTGGATAAGCGAGATGCCAAGATGGCTGCGTGTCGTGGGTTGCTTAACCGCGCACGAATCTCGCGGAACCACGTGGAGATCACCCGGTTGACGCGCGAACTGAAACTTCTTGGTCAAAGTATTTGTTGACGTTCTGTGCACGACCTGTATAATGGGTCTTGTTGGATGTGACTCGAAACGAACCGGAGAACGAGATGGCTTTTATGGACCAAATCAAGAAGGCAAAGATCGCGGCGGCCCTCAAGAAGGTGATGCCTAACGACTGGAAGTACAGCCTGGCGGTTCGGCACCACAGCCGGATTGTGTTGACCATCAAGCAAGCTCCGGTTGATCTGATCGGTATCATCAACGCGAAGAACAAGGCGTACGCAGAGAAGTGGGGTGAGGATTTTCGGGAGTGCAGCGACTACGTACAGTTGAGCCCCTACCACCTCGAACGGAACTACGAGGGTGACGTGCTCAAGGTCCTCGAAGCTGCGAAGGCCGCACTGTACAGCGCTGACTACTACGACCACAGCGACGCGCAAACCGACTATTTCAACTGCGCGTACTACGTCGATATGAACATCGGCAAGTGGAACAAGCCGTTTGTGTGCAGCGCAAAGGCGAAGGGCGAACCGGATAACGGCAACAAGTTCGCGAAGTTCATGGAGCAGGTTCTCAGCCCGGTCGAAATGCTTGACGAATAAACAACGGGGCCTACAAGGGCCCCATTTTTCGCTTCTGTGTTGACGTTTTGTGCTGTCTCTGTATAGTAAATCCTGTAAACGCAAAAAGAACTGAGGACAACATCATGCCTAGCAGTAAATATGAATTGGACCCGTCACTCACGTTCGAGCAGGCACAGGAAATCGCGGACAAGCTACAAGCGGCCTGGAGCGCTGCGGGCAACGCCCTGAGCGCTTTTGTCGATGCTCAGGGTCCACGGGGTCCCATGAATCTGACGCCGGATAGCGTACGGCTGATGCCTCAATATCGGACGCTTCAAAGCGAACTCCAAAGTGCACGTGTTCGAGCGCAACGTTTCGGTGCGTTGTACACGCGGAAGTTCAAGAAAGAAATCCGCGATTCCGTGATGGCACGTCGGAAAGCGATGATGAAAGCGAACCAGGAAAACGAAAGTGAACAATCTTAACGGCGATGACCAGGCGCAAACGAAAGACGCATGGCCCATGCTGAAGCCGCTGCACTTGGAGGCTCTTATGTTTGCGTACAACGAGGGCTACTCAAAAGCGTTCGATGGGCGAATGTTCCCGAACCCGTTTGTGGAGTCTGGTTCGCAGGCTGCAGCATGGGCTCTTGGCACACGTGACGGCACAGAGGCGCGCAATAAGTCGCAGGCTCAGGCAGACATGCTTCCCGAATTGCGACTGTATGCGTTTGCTCTGGCGACATCAGTTACGAGCAACAAGCATGCGACTACGGCCATGAAAAAGCTGGCTGACTCCATGCTGAAACTTTTGAACAAGTGAGAGGAAATTATGGGCGTTCGGACAACAGCGGATGAGAAAGTTGAATCGGCACTCGAAAACATCAACAACGCGATCCAATCCCTGTCTGACATCGTGGTCAACCAGTGTTGGGGTCACGATTCGTGGAACGTAGAGTACCGCGCAAAACTGGAAGAGTCGTTCCTGTCGCTGATGGAAATTCGAAAAAAGCTTGAGGGTTGTTGACGTTTTGTGCGGCGCTCTGTACAATCGTTCCTGTAGTGATTCGAGACGAACCAGGAGAACGAAATGTTGGCACTGAGCGCGTGTGAATACCGGAAGGCAAGCAAAACTCTCGTTGTTTCTTCTGCTCTGGTTGGTCCCGGTTTTCCTCGCAAGATCGAAGTGAAGAGCCACCACACTGGCTCGGTAGTCGAGTTCGAAGTTGACGTTGAAGCGGGTATCGCTGCTGAATTCTGGGATGGTGAGATGTGCGAGTATGTTCCGGTCGAACCGGTACCCAACGTCGTCAAGCTCGTTGTCTCCAACTTCTGCTGAGAAAAATCATGTACCTCGTTCAAGTGACCTATTGGGAAACGGTGAATGGGACTCGTGCTTGGGTGAACGAGCACGAACTTCAGGTTGTGGATCAACAGCAGTTGGATGTCGAAATCGACGTAGAGAACGTTAGTCTTCGGATGAAGAACGCGGGCTACGATGAGGTTGTGATTTCGTGCGCCGGTCTGGATTTTTTCCGAACACTCAAATAACAGAACATGACCATTTTTAAAGATTTCGCCGTGCTCGCTGATTTGAAAAAGCAGTATGAAGATCAGCAGGCACGAATCGACGCGTTGGTTGATGCGCAGGAGCAATTGAGCCTCCGCATTCGTAGGGCTTCGCGGGTTAAAGAAGTAACGAAAGATGGGATAGCCCTGGACACGACCGTAGCTTTTCTGAAACGCGAGGGCGGTTACGCATCCACGGTTCCGCTGCACGACGAAGACGGACGCCGGACCGTTGACGTTTACCAGAAGCGGGGCGCACACCACAAAGGGTGGGCAGTTAAGGTCAACTCGTTCGGAGGCTTCAAAGAGGAATTCTACGGCGGTAAAGTTTTAGGTCTGGACGCAGCGTGGAGTAAATCGAAGGCCGCGCGTGTAGCTATTGCGTGGCTAACGTTTGGAAAAATCCTGGAGGATCAAGCGAATGACGTTGCAACAACCTAAAGACAAGCCCCATAAAGTCTTCGAGAAAATACGTTTGTCAAAAGCATTGTCGTCTATTCAGCTACGCGCTGAGCGGGCACTAGCCCGGTATCAGGATGACGGTATCGACCTGAGCCCCACGGATATGGTGCTTCTGAAACAGATTATCCATGCGGATGATCTGGATGAAGTGCATCTGATCTGCGCTGAGCGCTTGGGTCACGACGACGAAGCGAAGAAGCTGCGCACGTGTATTTCAGGTAAGGCTGAGCGTGGGGACGGAAGGGCGATAGGTATCGTCCTGTAGTCCAAGCGTTCAATTTCATGATTGAAAATCTAACAGGGTATTCAACCAGAATCTGAACCGTTCAGGTGTCTGGGTTTGTGAACTTCAGGATGAGTAAATCATGAAACTTAATGCAGCGTCACGCTTGACCGCTAACTGGTGGGACAATCTCGGACCGGATGGTCAGGCCCAATACCTCAAGGACCACCCGAACTCGGAGAAAGCCAAGGAAGCCCGCCAGCAACAGCAGAAGACTGGCGAGAAGCCAAAGGCTGAAGAGAAGCCGAAAAAGGAAGAGCCACAGAAGCAAACTCCGAAGGCTGACGACGAGCCGGACGCAGAAGGGAAAAAACAGAAGCCGGAACCGGAGCAGAAAAAGCCGGAACCAAAGGCTGACGATTCCGAGCAGAAGCAACCGGAACCAAAGGCTGACGAACCGGCCGCACAGGAGCCGAAAGCCGCACCCGGGATCGATGAGAAGCCGAAGCAAAAACCGCTCGCTCCTGGCCGCCCGTTGGCAGACTTTGCGAAAGAACGCGACGATCCGACCTTCACTGCGGAGAAGCTGTTCGCAAAGCTGAAGCCTGAGGATGCTCAGGAAATCAAGGACAAGACGCAACAGGCGATGCGCCTGCCGCCGTCCGACAAGGAATACATCAAGAACGGCGAGTACACTCCGGAACGCAAACGGCTGCACCAGGAGATTACCCGCAAGATTCTCACACCGGACCGCATCAAGGCCGCGACGCCAAAGCCTGGCGAGAACCCGACGTTCATCGTGCTCGGTGGGCGTGGGGGTTCTGGCAAATCTTCGTTCACGCATAACGAGGAAACCGGCGCACCTGCGACAGTCAGCGAGTTCGATTCGTCCAAGTTCCTGACGCTGGACGCGGATGCGATCAAGCAGATGCTGTATCCGCCGTATGAAGGCTGGAACGCGAACCAGGTGCACGAAGAATCGTCCGAACTGTTCGATCAGATCATGAAGACGGCGCAAGGCATGGGTCTTAACATCATCTCGGATGCGACGCTCAAGTCAGACAAGATGGGCTCGCAGTTGGAAGAACTCGCAGCGAAGGGTTACGACATCGAGGGGCACTACATGTACCTGCCGCGTCAGAAAGCTGCTGAGCGCGCTTGCGGACGCTACCTGAAGGATGGCCCGGGTAACCGGGGCCGTCTGGTGCCGCCTGAGGTTATCTTGGGCAACGTCAACAACGAAGCGAACTTCGACAAGCTGAAGAAATATTTCAAGCGCTGGTCGGCCTACAACAACGATGTGGCTCGTGGCGAAAATCCGCAGTTGATTGACCATTCCGATTTGAATCCGAAGAAGACTGATGCACGAGTCGTCAAATCGTCATATAATCGAAGCGTCGTAAAGGCACACCAGCTTCTTTTTGGTGGCCTGCGTAGGCTTTTGCTGGCAGATAACGAGGGGGCCGATATGGGCACTCAGGAACAAGAACAACCGCAATATACCGCCGACTCGTGGGAAAACGATCCGTATCTCACGAACAATCCTGAACGTGAAGCGCGGGTGAAGCGTGACACGTACCCGATGATGAAGGCGCTTGGTATCCGGACCTCGCAAGTCAAGGACCCGCAGACGAAAGCTGAGTACATCGCCTATCTCAAGGGCGAACAGGGTGCTAAGGACGAACAGAGCGAGTGATCTATGACCTTCATCCAGCGTCTACTGGCAACAGCAGACGGGGAAGAGGATCAGGGGCCACTGGCTGACACTGAATATTGGGCAAAACGCGGCGCAGGTTGTGTGCTAATGGCACAGTCTACGCTGCGTTTTCTTTTGCCCATGCGCTCCGCACAGGTTTCCGAACCCCACACCTACGGCACGTGGGGTGGCGGAATCGACGGATCAGAAAGTCCTGGGGCATCCGTTCGTCGCGAGCTACGCGAAGAAGCCGGTTATGTCGGTGTTTCCTCCCTTTACCCGTTGCTCGTCTATCGCGATCTTGATCAAGGTCGCGTCTATCACAATTTCCTCGCCGTCGTCCCTGAAGAGTTCGAGCCCGTTCTGAACTGGGAGACGGAACACGCAATATGGGTGCCATTTGACGAATTCCATCAACCTCTGCATCCGGGGTTGGAGTCCTTGCTGAAAGACCCGTATTCAATACGAACGATCAATTCGCATATGGAGCGGGCTTATCATGTATAGGATACATTGGCAGTGGGTTGTAATTAATGGCGCAGTATCAACGGCCGATATGTTCGTCACGGTATTTTCGCTCATTGTCATCTCACAATGCATTCCGTGTTTTGCGATTCAGCTTGTTTCGTCGCTGTTTATCCGACAGCCCTACGAACACTGCCTGAGAGCTAAACGCCGGTCCCGTTATATCCAAAGGGTGGCGACATGAATGCAGCGCACAGACTTTTAGCTACCGCCATTCATCCGGAAGTTCAGCATATGGTGGATACAACGCTCAAGATGCTAAAGCGGAAGTTTCCGAAAGTCCCCAAAAAGCTGAAGGTTGTTTTTGAAAGGCGGGTGGGCGCTACGTTCGATCCGTGGGACTGGGAACTCAAGATGTCTGACTACGGGCTCGATCAGCCGCTGCACGTGGTAGATAAAGAGGAAGATCAGGCTCAAGGCCCCGGAACCCTCCAGTACGGTCTGGAGGGCACCCTAATCCACGAATTCGGGCACGCGGTCAACGCAACGATCATCAAGCTCCACAGGCAGGACGATGACGCTCTGGGCGCATGGCAGCAGACGAAGCATGAATTGGAGCAAAAGCTAGGACACCCATCGGCCTACGCGAAGAAAAACAATAGCGAGTGGTTTGCTGAACAGTTCCTGTACGAGATGAAGGGCCACGGGCATGCGCTGCTCGATGCAATCCAAGAGTGGAGCAAATAATGAAGATACACGCAGCGCAACGATTGCTCGGCTCCGCGTGGCAGGGGCACTTCAAGCTGGAGCTACCGGACGCCGTACGCGAAGAAATCCACGACATCATGAACAAGCTGTCCGCAGATTTCCCCACGCTGGCACATATCAACATCGAAGCTGGCGATCCGGAGTGGATGGAGAATATTCTCGCAACGAAGAGTCTGACGGCGCTGTACCTGAACGCTCATTATTTTCAGGACCCCGAAAAGCTGCGTGTGCATTTCGAGAACTGGAAGGGTTTGCAGGTTGAACCAACGCTGACGGGCACGATTATCCACGAGTGCGGACACATTCTGGCCAATCAGGTGCTGCAAAAAGCGGGCGCGCGTAAATTCAATAACGTACTAAAGAAACACCTGAGTGATCTTAACGGCATCTGGAATTATGAGAGTCCCTCGTCCTACGGCCAGGAGAACACCTCAGAATTTCTCGCTGAAGCGTTCGTTGCACATTATCTCGGCAAACACGCGTGGGACCCGATAGGTGAGTTCGGAACAATGTCTATGGCAACCAGCAATGCAGTCTGGACAGCCATGCGCAAACTTTTGAAATAGGAGATTAGCTTGACTACAGGAATCAATGCGGCGCATCGGCTAATCGCAGCCTCTGCTGAAGATGCGATACGCGAAGCAATCAACAACGCACCCAACCAGCACATCGGCAAGCCGTTCCCTGTCGTCACTCACTTCAACGGCGTGACGGTCCCCTTTATGGCCTACATCACGCGTATCGCTAACTCTGCGGAGCAGATGCGCGGGTCTTTCACCAAGGTCACTCTGACAACGGTGAAATGGGGCTTGCTGATCAAGGGTCATCCAAAGTGCTGGATTGCGGCGCACTACATACTGGATCAAAAGAACCGGCTGAAGGAAAGCGGCTTACCGTCGCGTATCGAAGACCACGAAGCCGAAAAATTCTTCCACGACTGCGGTGTTCCGGTTCCTCCCCATCTCCAGTAAATAAAAAGTAGGTACACAAAAACTGGGGTGGCAGAGTGGCAAAGCAGGCTGATGAAGATCGCATGGCTATGGACATCGCGTATCTGGCGGCTGAACGGTCTCATGATCCTAAGCATGGAGTCGGGTGTGCAATTGTGACACCCGACCACATGATTACGCTGGGCTGGAACGGGATGCCTCAAGGTATGGACAACCAGATGCGCGAGCCGCGTCTCGTGCGAACCGCTTGTGGCTGTCTGCATTTCCAGGACAAGACCAAGCCGGAAGTCATGCATGCCGAGTTCAACGCTCTATCGAAGTTCGTCGGATCGACAGCTTCCACAGAAAACGCAAAACTCTACACGACGTTGAGCCCGTGTCTCCCGTGCGCGATATTCGCACATCGAGCCAAGATCGAACGCGTGATCTACGACCAGGTGTACCTGGACGGGGCAGGAATTGAATTTCTGCTTGAACGGGGAATAGTAGTCACGAGGATTTGATCAATGGGTGGGTATGTATTTGACGGGATAGGTTCAGCAGCGAGAGAAGCACAACGACTCGAAGCGTGGACAGCGGTTAGAGAGGGGCTCCACGGCATCAACGGACAGTGGTTGACCAACTACCATGAGCAGTCGGTGACGTTCAGGCACAGGAGGCGAGGGCACAACGTAAGGGTAACGCTAGCTGGCGAGGTCTACACTGACCTGAAGTTGCGCGCAGGAGCGTACAAATCGAACGTTCACAAGTCTGATCTGAAGTCGGCGCTGATCTACACCAGGCAATTTCTCGAAGAGCACGTATGAACGAAGCCCGCCATAGAGCGGGCTTTTTCATTTCAATTTCATAGCATCGACTACAAATTAGTGAGGTGCCACAGTGCCCTACGTTGATCGCTCAAATTCCAGAATAATGCCTGCAAACTCGCGCACCGCCGACGTTGCAGAAAAGGCGATCCAGGAAATTATCCCGGTGCAGCAGCGTCGTTACTACGATAGCTTTCGCGTGCAAGGCATACAGTGCATCCATTATTCGCGACTCACCTCCGGACGCAAGTGCAACTGTCAATCTTCGGCAAAACAGTTGAATGGTCTGCTCGATAAAAGCGGTAAGGCGAGCACCGGAACCATCAACCAGTTGTTGACCGGCAACCTCGAATTCAACGTCACTCCGTACAACTTCGATCAGAAGAGGCTCCCCGGAGTAACGAGCGCCCAGACTTCTCCGCAGGCACCAGCAAACAAGAATCAGGGGGTGTTCGACATCGCGACTGCGTCCGACGATATCCCGTTTGCTGACCTGATCAAAGGGACGCACGGCATGGGCGACAACGGTCCAGTCGAAAACACGACGATTGATGAACTCGTGGGTGACTGGGACCCTTCGATCATGGGCTTCTCCGACGTTGCGTGCCCGATCTGTTTCGGTACCGGCTTCGTATCCGGTTTCTCACCGTTTCACGGTCACCGTCAGGTGCTGGCCGTGCCCGATGTTCAGTTGCTGGCTGGCTCTGACATCGACACGCTCAAGCGCCCATTCACAGCACAGACACCCGGCTTCAACGTCGTCGTGATACTGCCCGCTGGAGCCATTGGAATTGACGTGTTCCGCGTCTGGAATATGGCGAACCCCGTGAACAATGTGCAGATGTCGGTTGACGGTACGCCTCTCACTTCAGAGGCACAGTTGATGCAGTACTGCAACGGCAAACCACATCTGTTGCGCTTCACGGGGCCGAACGGTCAACCGTTCGAATTCACGCACCTCGAAATACAGTTCCAGTTGACTACAGAATCTGTGTACTTCGAATTCCCCAAGCGCTCAACTTCGAACAACACGGACCTTCTCGAACAGATGGAGCCGTTCAACATCATCGTTTCACCCAATCTCCCAACTCTCGAATCGATGGACATCATCGTTGAGCAGCAGCTAGGAAAAATTCTGGTTGTTCAGAACACGAACCCTTGGCGTTCGCGTCAGCGAAACGTGCTGGGATGGGAAGCACAGGTGCGAGTGATCCAGCCCATGGAACTGTTCCGTATCTTGCCGATGCGTGGGCGGGTGATGAACAAAGACGCGACCACTAGGATGGTGCGGCCGAACTCTACAGGACCGCGCGTCACTTAAGGACGATATATGGAAGCAGCAAAAAGACTGGCAGCATCGGAAAAATCATGTTCGATGGAACTACCGCGTTTCCGTTACATGGACGACGTGACGCGGTATCTGTCGAACATGCGGTCAGATATCGAAGACTCTGAGAATCTAATCAGGGTTACACAGAAGGCGCTGGCGTCGCTCACCAAAGCAAAGATCGAAGCACAAAAGATCGACCCGGAAATCAAGAAGAAAGTCGTGCCGTCCGTGTCAAAGCTCCAGTCACAGTATGGCCTGATTGAAGACCTCTACGAGAAGCACCGGACACTGGAATCCGTCGAGTCGCAGATCACGCTGCAGTTTCCCGTGCGCAAGGGCGAGGTCTACGAGCGGACAACTGCGACGCTGCGTGAACTGAAGAAGAAAGTGGAAACACAGTTGCGGACGGTTCTAGATTTCCTTCGCGACATCTCGAACAAGCACGAGCCCAAGTCTTTCGCGAAATATCGACAGGCGGTGATTCAGGAAATTCAGGAGCGGCTGGAATTCCGCGACTCCGAGCAGTATCTGTATGTGTCCACTGCCGACTCTGACCTGATTTTCACCTCGTACTTCCTGTTGAATGACGTGCTGACAGAGGACAGGCGGAAGGTTCCGAACCTGTACGTATCTATTCAGTGGGTGGTTGGTACAGGCGTCTTCACGCATCTGTCCAACGAGTTCGAACTCCCCGAAAGTCTGACACACGAGCCGGGTACCGAGTGCAAGACGATGGCGGAGACGGTCACCTCGCTTTCGAACCTACTCAGCGCAGAAGGCTTCTTCAATAAACAAGGTAAATGATATGTACGCGAAATTAGATAGGCGTCAGGGGCAATTCCACAGCGTGGAGCTAAAGCTTGTGTCGAAACAGGGGAAGACGCTGAAGAACTGGTGCAAGCCTGAAGAAATGAACACGTATCTCAGAGAGAACGGCTTCAGGAATGGCCCTGGCGGCACGCTCGAAACAGACAAAGAGTTGCAGAAGAAAGGAACGTTCGCAGACGCCCAGCACCTCGCTACAGACGGAGACTTGCCGATTGGCAACTTGGACATGAAGACAGGAGGCGGCGTGAATAACTACGCGATGCCCTCGATCCCGGTTCAAGGCGCGGCAGAGCGGCTGCTCGCAACCAAAGAATGGCCTTTCCCTGAGAAGGATGAATGATTATGGCGGCACCCTTTCTGTTTTTCAAAGAAGTCCTACCCGACCTGTCGTATCAGGTAGACATCTCGCAGTACATCAACCAAGCCGAAACGATTACGTCAATCGTAGCCTCTGCGCCGCTTCCCACATCGTCCGCACCCCTGGCCGTCACGATCACCTCAGGACTCAGTCCCGTGATCCGGATGACAGCATCTGGCGGCAATGAAGCTGTGAGCTACGGCTACACACTGACGGTCACGACGACAGCACAGGTGCTTCTGTTCACGGTCGCAATCACCGTACAGGACCCGTCCTTTGTTCCGTACATCACTTCGAACCCAAGCGCCTTCCAAGACCTCGTTGACGAGATTCAAGCGGGCGACGCGGCAATCGCTTCATCCGTTTTCGCGTTTCCTGCCGGTATCGATCCTTCAGGCGGTTTCGTCACGTGGGAGCTTCTGGCGAGTGACGGCACAGTGTATTCAGCCGGTAACGCGTTCGAGTACAAGATCATCCAGAATGGTCTGTCGAACACGGTGATTTCGCGCTGCGTTATCTCGGTTCCGTCCACGGTCCCGCCGTCGCTGGACGGCCAGAAATACCAACTTCGATACACGCTGGCTCTGCCTCAGGACTCAGGAACCCCACAAGACCCGACGACCGGCGCGCTGTCACAGAACACGTTCTTCCAGTTCGAAAATATCCGCGTCGTATCGCTTACGAACGTTCCGCTCGGTACTCAGCCATCTGTGGAGCTTCAGGGCGTCAACGCAACTGTTTCGCTGGTCACAGATAAGCCCTACGACAACGTGACGGTTGAAATATGGGCGGGTACTTCGCAGGTTGCTCCCGCGTCGGTGATTCAGGAATTCGAGCGCACGGCGACTGGTTTCTGCTTTTCTGGCGTGATCAACACGTCACAGTTCCAAGTATCGCTGGTTCCGTATCAGGTGATCTGGAAATACTGGGCGTCGAATAATCCCGGTGTCGTGTACCAAGAATCGGCCGATCTGTTTGTGATCAACCCTTCGATCATGAACGCGATCAACAACGTCAAGGACAAGATCAACAAGGCGCGCACAACGCTCTACGGTCATCCTGATCTGTTGTATCCGAACGCCGTGATCATGACTTGGCTGCGCCGTGGGGCAGATGCGTTTAACGCTGCATACGGTCAGTTCACTAGCTTCACCATGACCGACGCGCTGGGCCCGATCCGCGAATTCTGGCTGCTCGAAGCCGAACTGTCAGCCATCCGAGCGCAATACCTGGCTGAGGGTGAGAAAGCATTCGACTTCCAAGGCGGTGCAATCTCACTCGAAGTGGATCGTACGCAGTATCTCGATACTGCTGCGCAGGCGATAGAAAACGTACTCGATCAACAACTGAAGCTGATCAAGCAAAACCTGATCATCAAAGGCAACACGTCCGGAACAGGCGCGTCTGGAGCGAACGCTGGTGCCCTTCAACCGGGTGCTATCGGGGCCGTTGGAATCACCATCACTCCCGCAAGCATGTTCGGACGTTTCTCCCCAGCGTATGGACTAAGTGGGCCGCGCAATTTGTAAAGGATAACCAGATGCTCAATGTCTTACCTGATCTTCGTTATCTGGCAGCTAACGGGATGGACCTGGTACTGATGGTTATGGTAGCTGCGTCCGTCGCTATCTTGCTCAAAATCCAGAGAACGAAGGATGACTACGATCTGCGCTCCGTCATATCTGACGAGAACGGACAACCCTCAATCCACAAGATCGGACAACTGATCGCGCTAATGCTGTCTACGTGGATGCTGGTGTATCTGGCACTCCACAACCAGATGACTGAAGGTTATTTCGGTACGTACATGGGAATCTGGGCAGCGGCTCAGGCAGCAGATAGATGGCTGGGTCGTGGTGGAGATAAGCCGGAAGGCGACAGACCTCCGGAGCGGTAATTTGAGGTAGTAACTCAACCAAAAGGAATCGATCATGACGATTAACTACGTGCAGTTGAAAGAAGCTATGGCCGCAGCAGGACTTCCTGTTTCGCAGGGTGCCGCGTGGCTGGGCTCGGATGATGGTTTGTACATTCAGCAGTACGTTCCGGGGGTCGCCTACGCAGCAGGTGTACGCCCTGACCGTTCGAACGCACATTACGGTCTGGCGTACGCGGGGGCTATGCCTGCTGCCCTCTCTGCTGCTGTTACCGGCGCTCAGTACAGCGCAACGCTCGCAGGTTCTCCGCTGACCGGTGTGCACTCATCAGCCCCGGTTACCTGGACGCTGACTGAAGCACACAAACCGGCCGGTGCAACCGTGTCGTATCTGTGGGCGCTGGGTGATGGCACGAACCAGACCACCTCAGTCCCGTCCGTCACACGCACTTACACGGCTGCTGGCTCGTTCACCGCGACGTGCACTCCGACCATCAACGGAATTCCGCAGACCCTCGTGACGGCTGCGGCACCGGCAGTTCTGACGTAAGGGGTAGCACATGTGGCAGCGCCGTGTGCGGACCGGACGTAGGAACTCGCACGGCGTTGCTCCCATCCGTCGCGAGAATTACTCAACTGTGAACGGCTTTACGCAGAAAGACGGGTGGTGGGAAGTACGTAAGAAGGTCGAGAAGAGGTCAGGTGGGAAATGTGAAGCGTTGATCGCGGGTGTGCGATGCGGCGCGAAAGGCACCGACGTTCACCACATCATCCCCCTATCAAAGGGAGGGACGAACAGCCTTTCAAATCTGCTCATGATCTGTCTCTCCTGCCACGAAAAGCGCCACCGTCATCTGTTCAGGGCTGGTTACAGTAAATAAAAGGTAAGAGGTAGTTATGGAAAACGAACAGCAGTTGCAGCAACTGATTACGCTGTTTCTCGAAATCAATCCGAACCCGTCAGATCAGCAATTCCACATGCTGGCTGACAGCATCGGTGTGGATCACGAAGCACTTGAAGCAGTGTCGTACGCGATGCTTGCCAAGGATGGTCCGCAACAATCTGTTATGTCCGGAACCGAAGACCTGTCGGAATCGCAAAAGGTTCTGGACGGTGACTACGATCCGAACGTCACGTCGCCCGATGATCTGCTGTTGAACGACGGCGCACCCGAAGGCACGTCGAACATTCAGGAACTGCAAGACGACCTGTACGACGATGGCGTGGCGGCCGACGACATTGGGCTAGGCGTATCGAGCGATAAGGATGCGATGGTTTCTGATGGCGCACCTGCCGTCCAGTTGAAAGCACACTCACGACTCATGGGTGGCTAAATGGCCGATCCGTTTCTGTCGAATCTGGGGATTGACTCGCTGAAGCAGGCGAGACCCCCAACGGGTTCTGCGTTTCCGCTGGCGTTCAATCAGAACAACTCGTACATCTGGCAAGAGGCGGTTCAGCTAATCACTTCGTCAGGGGACGCCGCCACTGACTGGGTACTCGCTATCCGAAAGTACGTGGATATCTGCGAACAACGCGATCTGTTTCCTTTTCAAAATGTCCAGGCCAACCGCAACGACTCGATTGCAGATTATCTGCGCGAGCGACGCACCGCGTTCGTTCAGTTCTGTGAGGCTGTCGAGTTTTTCACAGACATGAAGGTACGGGACACGCAGCGAAAGGTAACGATGACGGACTCTGGTTTCATGCTCCGTGGCGAAGCCAAGGTTCGGGTGGAGGACCCTTCCTTCGACCAATGGCTACAGCAGAAACCGGCAATGCAGTCGGTAAATGACCGGTTCTCTCGCTCTCTGATGTCTGGGATCGACGTATTTGCAGAGCGCGGTGAGTCTGATGTCTGGACCCTTGGGTACGAGATTGCATGTCCGATGTATCCGGAAGTTCCAGATAGCCCGCTGCCGTCCCGCGCCACGCTGGAAAACTTTGTCCTGTCCGTTTTGTGGATGCCTGTTTTGCGGTGCATGCGTCCATCTAATCTTGCTCACCGTTTGATCTAGGAGAAATGATGGACTACGTTTCAATCATCGGGGATGTGCTTCATGTTGTGATCGCCGCGCCTCTGTTGGGTGTCGGCATCGTGATCGGTGCTATCGGCTACCGCTACCTGCTGAAGAACGAGCCTTCGCTGCTCAACAGTCTTGTGTCGGCGGCCTACACGGACCTTCAAGCCGCGCTGAAGGCTCTGGAGGCGAAAGCTGGAGCCGCAGTAATGCCCACCCCAGCGACGACCACGGCAGCGGCACCAACGAGCGCTGCGCCAGCCGCCGTAGTAACCACAGCCGTGGATGCTGCCGCTGCTGTAACCACCACAGCCGCAACACAAGTAACAGACGCTAGTAAATAAAAAGTGAGAAAGCAAATCTGTTGCTAAATTTTCACCCGGCACCTAAAAAGTGCCGGGTTTTCGTCGTTCCTTAAAAGACCATGAAACTGCGCCCCTCTACAAATCTGATCGTCCCGCAGCATCTCGCCCTTCCGCGCGCTCAACTGAAAACGGGGTTCTTCCATGTGTACGGCGCGCACTATGCGGGCTCTCCGGTCATGTACATGACGAAGCTATGGGCGTCGCTGTTCTTTCCGTCCCTAACGCTGAATCCCAAGTTCGGACAGTCACGCAACCGGGCGAAGATCGGAGATGCGCTGCGCAGGCTCACGCGTCCGTCCTACCTCAAAGTCAAGATCGAGCGCCAGTTCAAGGACCCGCACATCATTGCGTCGGTTCCGGTCTTTTCGTGCTCTGCAAACAATGCAGGCGGCGCATTCTCTTTCCTTTACGATCACTTCGTGCGCCCACCGCGCACGAACGACGCGTACATGCCAACGGCCGAACAGGAAGCAGAAATTCAGGGACTCCGGGCGTATTTCACGGACGAGTCACAGGAGGCTCAGGAGATTGTCTTTTCTCCGCTTCAGGTGCTGCACTCGCTCCGACATCTGACTCAGAATGAGCAGGGGATGCTCCGCCAGTCTCTGCAATCAGTGCGAATCGTGCGGAAGAAGGGGCTTGCGGTTTTCTTCGTTGACTTCAAAATCACGAGAGCGGAAGCGCAGCAACTCACCACAACCGAATGGCACCAGCTTCGCGAAATCGACATCTATCCGCTGCTCCTGCAATGGACGATGACTAGTTTCGGTGAGCGTGAACCAGCGCCGCTGGCATCGTTCCCGATTTCGAAGATTGCACTGTCGTTGCCCGCGTCTCACGTCGAATCGGCGCGCGTCAGTGAGCATGGGCTGTCGATTGGGCCCAACGGCAAACCGTACTACCTGCCGCGATCAATTGATCGTCAGCATACCGTTCAATACGAGGATGCATACACGCAGGCCGGTATGCGTCCGGATGGATCGTATGCGCTGACAGACATTCACGAAGGGGCAGAAGCTCACGCGGCCGGTACGGAAATCAAGGTGAAGCTTCCGAAGTCTGTGCCTGTCCTGATCGACTGGGTGAACAACAAATATTCGTACACGGATACGAACGGGCTGCTCCACGTGATGGACCTGATGCGTTTCCGGAAGGCTGAGATTCCGCACGTCCGCATCTTGCTCGCAGAACACTACATCACCGAAGAGCGTTTGGAGCTATTCCTGAAGTTGGGGAAAGCTGCGGGCGTCAAGGACATGGAGTTCATGCCAACAAACGACGATCTTGAACGCGCGCCGTACACGATTCGTCACGAGTTGATGCGTGCGGCCACGCCTAAGCGGTGGTTTGATGTTGCGCTGCTCGGCTGGCAGATCGATAAGGACCGCGAGGACTTGCCGTTCCGGGAAGTGTCAGCTACCGCTTACCCGCCGTTCCGGCCGCTGGCTGAGTTTCTCAAGCTGATCTGCAAAGAAGTGTTGGCGAACCTAGCTGCGGTGTATCGTGAATATTCGGTGCGAACGGTCATGGAGAATCTGTCGTGGCTCGTGATGATGGCTGAATACAACGAGCGCTTTGACCAGATACAGGCTGAGGACTTGCTCATTCGCAAACCCGCAATCGAGCAGGGAGTACTTCCGGATTGGTCACTTCCGGAGTGCCCGCTGATCAACCGTTCGCTTGACATCGGTCTGATTCCCCATCAGGTGAAAGTCAGGAACCTGCTACGCGAATCGCCGCTGTTTGCGTTGATTCCGGTGCAGGCGGGCGGAGGTAAGACTCTGTTGCTGCTGACTGACATCCTGTACGAAATCCAGCGCGGAAATCCGGGGCCTTTCCTCATCATGTGCCCGGGGCATCTGGTTTCGAACTACGTGAACGAAGTGCTGTATTTCACGGGCGGGCGTATGAACGTGATGCCCGTCACGTCTGCGGTAATTCGTGAGCATGGCGTGGAGCGCCTACAGGAAATGATGGAGGCGCTGCCCATTAATTCGCTGGTCGTCGTGGACTACGACACGTTGAAATACCGGCAGCAAACAATCTGCTACGGAACGACACCGGTCGCTTTGTATCCAGTGATCGATTTCCTGCGTCAGTTCAGTTTCGCGTACGCCGGACTTGACGAGAGTCACCGCGTGAAGCGGGATACGGCACGAACCAAGGCCGCGATGTGCCTGATCACGGATATTCCGAAACTGCGCCTGGCGTCAGGCACGATGGCCCATGATTCCCCGTCAGATATCGCGATGCAGGTTGCTTCGATGGACCCGACATTGTTCGGCACGCGCGAGGAATTCAACCGTAAGTACGGATCGTATGTATCGGGTGGTCGGGTCATGCATTGGAGAGAGGGCGCACAGGAACAGATCAGACACAAAATCAATTCGCGGATCGTCGTGGCTGGAGCCATGCGCAAGGAATGGGCTGCATTCCTGCCGACCAAACGCGAATGGATCGGCGGTGTCGAACTCAAAACTAACCAGCAGCTAGTGTACGACTCGATTCTTGAAGAGACGTTGGAAAAAATCCAGGAGGATGCGAAGGAGAACAAGGAACTCGCGAAGTTCCTGAAGCCCCAAACGAGCATTGTGCCGAGCCAGAACGATCCAGAAGCGGACGACGATGATCCGCTGGACGAAGACGCCGGGTCGGACCTCGCGTCGCTTCTACGGCCGTATTTGGCCCGTCTGGAGCGATTCTTGTTGGCACCGGGCAAAGACGAGCTTGGGGCGAAGCTACTGGAAGGCAATGATCTGGTTTCACCGAAGGCTAAAGCTGTAATCGAGCGCCTCAAGCTGCACATGTTCGGCGGGAAGGTCCGGGATTCAGAAGGGGTGGAGCAGGAAGTTGGCCCAACACCTGGAAAGGTCCTGATCTTCACGAACTACATTATCTCGGCTGAAGCGATTTGGGAGCTAGCTGGTCCGGAGCTTCAGAAGTGCGGGATTCTGTACAAGGCCGAAGACAAGTCCGAGTGCGTTGCACGCTTCGAGAAGCTCGATTCGCTGCAATGGATGGTCGGTGTCGAGCAGTCGATGAACGAAGGTTTGAATTTCCAGTTCGTGAGTCGGACGATTCGACCTGAGGCTGTGTGGAATCCGGGGACTCTCGAACAGGGTAACTCCCGGACCGGGCGTCCTCAGTTGAAGACGGTCGATCAGCGTACGTCCGTCTACTACGATTCGCTCGTGATAAACCGGACAATCGACATAACGAAGACTGCGCGACTCATCTCGAAAATCATTTCCGTGGCGAAGTTCGAGAACTCGGAGAATCCGGAATTCAGCACCATACCGGATGTTCCGATCATCAAGATGTCGCTTGATGCAATCCAGATGTTCAACACGTGGGAGTACATTGACGATGCACATCCGGGACTAGCGTCGTACGCTGCTGCGCTATCGAAGTACGAACAGGTACGTAATAGGGACTATGAAGCGTATCTGTCGAAGTATGTGTCGAAGTACGGCAATCGCCCAGTTCGTACAGCAATCCCAATTGCAGACGATCCTGAGGGTTCGGCGTTCATGGGGTCACTGCCGTATGTACCCGGCTCAGACATCCCGATGAAGGAGCGAATTCGCGCCGTACGCGTTGATGATTACCTCAACCAGATCGAAGAAGAGTTGTCTGACTCGGACGAGGAAGAATCGGAGGGTTCGCTACAGCGCAAGATCGAGTATCTCAAGACACGACGAGTGCACACGTCATTTGGCGAAGGTCAGGTGCGGCGCTGCGGCCCGAACTCGAAGCACGTTCTCGTGCAGCTTGATTCGGATTACTCCGTGGCCGTCCGAAAGTCTGCGTGTTTTATGCTTCAGGGAAAGACTCAGGAATCGGTGCGCGAGGTCTTGGCCGAACGTTTGCGACTGGACTTCAAGAAGGTGCGTGCGGTACCTGCGTCACTCTTCAAGGAATCCCGGCAGAAATCGAAAGCTCGAATTCTGCGCGAGCAGCGCATTGCGGCTAGAGCAGAACGTGTGCGAATTCGCGAACGACGTAAGGCGCTGAGTATCAAGCTGTCACTCGTCATGAGCAACGGGTTCTTCGGACTGTCGTATGCAGCGGACGACAATCAGAAGGCAATGCAAACGCTTCAGGCGAACGGTTTCCGTTCGAGTGCCGCGTTCTACTTTGCAAAGCTCGGATCGGGTAAGGCTCTGGCACGGCAGTTGAATCGCTGGGAAGAAAACGGCCTGCAGCCGGATCGCAAACACCTGAAGGAGGGTTCTGCTCAGTGGTTCTCTGAAGTGTACCAGCAGATGGAAGCAGGAATCACCGGCCAACGATCTATCAATCGATTGCATCGCGCGGGCGTTCCGAATTTCTACCAGGTGAAGCACGTCGCGTGCGCTGACCGGCACGTGATCAAGCCGTACCCAGTTGTCGAAAATGGCGAGGTTTTCCTTGCTTTGCCTAAGGAAAATCAAGCTTGGACGAAAAATGCGATCCGCCACTCTTCGCTGGAGTGGTTCGAGGGTGAGCCTTCGCTAACCTATTTTGGATCAATCAAGGATGTGCTACGCGTCGCAAAAGACCTGAAAGCCTCAGGAATCACTGTGCAAAACGCTGCATCCATCAATCGTAGCTTCAAAAAGCTGCGCGGACTCACAGTACGTACATAGAAATACAAAAACCCTAATTTGATGAGCATGGGGCAGAAGTTGCCCCGCTCACTCTTTAGGAGCGTACTGCCATGAGTTTCAACATCACAGCAATCAAAAAAGCGCTGGCTGATGCCGGTTACGAAGTCTCGAAGGTTGAGGGCATGCTCTCAACCGACTTCAAACACCTGCTGACGTTCGCTCACTTTCAATTCGGTTTGTCACCTGCCCAGGTTGGGTACGGCTTGGCTTATCCCGAAACCATCACCACCGATTTCCCCGGTCACCCGAACGCGACTTCCGCGCCGGTAGCTGCGGCTGTTGCCGAATCAGCACCTGTAGCCCCCGAAGCGCCGGTTGAAGCCCCGCAACCTGTTGCTGCGCCTGTTGCAGAAACTGCTGCTGAGACCCCGGCTCCGGAAGCTGCTCAGGAAACGCAAACCCCGGCCGCAGAAAACACCCAAGCTCCAGAAGCTGCTGAACAGGCCGATGCTGCACAGGAACCTGCTCAGGACGCTGAAGAAAAGCCCGCAGCAGCAGCGGAAGGCGCTACTGAACAAACGCAGAGCGAAGAAACCGCTAGCTAATCGGAGAACGTATGACAGCGAAAGTTATAGGCAATCGCTCAGCATACTTCCGTGGCGGTTCAGATGGTATCGGACGGCGCAATCTGCCGGACGGCAACATCGGATGGGTTGGCGTCACCTCGAATACTCAGGGTGATGTCGCCTATCTCTCGGCTGTGGATGTAACGAGCAATGACCGCCCCTTCCTAGGTTATTCACTTCAGGCAGTTGGGCACGTGGTTACGGTCGAGTTCACCCTGCAGAATTCAGGCTTGGCTACGGACCCCGATCCGAGCGTGCAGGCCAGCGTGGCGTGGTGCAACTCAACCACTGTGACCCCGGGCACTGTCACACCGATCACGTTCCCCTTTTCTGCGCTAAAGATCACGTTCTCAGGCGGTGCAGGCACTGAGTGCTACGTCGTTTGCCGCTGATCGGAGTACGTAAATCATGGCAAAAATCCCACAGGCGTTTGCAAACGCACTCTCAAAGCAGAAAGCAGCACCCACCGTCTACGTCCCGCAGAAACCAGACGCGACGATGGAAGACATGATGGATTCCCATTCGGTCGGCACGATGTCTCAGGGTGTAGAGACATTCGACGCTGAGCGGGAACCCGGAAAAATTCAGCAAATGAATAACCCGGACGGTGAAGAGCGCGGCAAGATGGATTTCGAAACCTGGCTGCCATTCGCAGCTAAGGTCTACAAGATCAGCCCGCGTATCGAAGACTACATCATCGTCAACACGCTGATCTGTCCTTCAGACATTCCGAACCGAAACGGTATTGCGTTCCCCGCGACCGAACTCGGACGTTTTCTCCCACCGCCGATGAATCGCATGGTTTACAAGGCGTGGGCCGGATGTCCCGTGCATCTGGAGCATGACAACGAAGTGCACGAAAAAGCGTACGGCGTGATTCTTGACGCAGCCTTGATGAAGGTTGCGGGTTTCGGTGGCGGAAAGCTCTGGAAGGTTATGGGGTTGCTCGCAATCGATAAAAACAAGAATCCCGACATCGCTCAGCAAGTTCTCACACGAAAAATCAATACGTATTCGATGGGTGCACTGGTCGAGTCATTTACGTGTGGGTATTGCGGCGCTGAATGCGATTCCCGTTTCACTTGCGGTCACATCTCTTCTACAAAGAACGTCAACTGGAAGAAATACAGAGACTTTGACGGTTCTACACATCTCGCCTTTCTGAATGCGCACTCAATCTCTCCAATCGAATGCTCGATTGTGAAAGACCCTGCGTGGGCTCCTGCGCTTTCCGACACAGTCTATGACCCGTGGGCGCAAATTTCACAGGACACCAGTTCGGAAGTGTCGGATGCGTTGAGCGGCAAAGGTGCTACGCGCACTCTCTAGTTTTATGACGTGTAGATTCCTCTGGTGAAGATCACACAATCCAAAGTGAGGACAATATGGCAATCTTGAAGAAGGAAAAGGTGATCGCTCGCGAATCAACGAGCACGCACTTTCCAAATGAAACAACTCAGGCACCGCTCGATTCGGATCAGGCAGCGCTGAATCACCAAACGTCAAATACGTTGATCGATCCGGAGGACTTCGAAGGCGGTTCTACTCACTTCAAAAATGAAGAAGAGTACAACGACAATTCGAAGCGTCAAAACGCAAGCGCAAAGCAGCGTCTCGCCGCAGCGAAGACTCCGAAGCATCCGGGCATCGTTCCGCTTGCCAAGGAATCGGCAAAGAAGCATCCGGCAAAGACGAAAGCCGGTCTGGACGAAAGCGATTCGACGGGTGAAAGCGATCCGGATTTCGTGCAGGACGCAGGTGACGAAGTTCTGGAAGCTGATGCAGATTTCGGCGCTACGGGTGAACCGGAATCGGGTCTGCAAGATACGCAGCACCTTCCGAACACCGAAGACCCGGCTGCTGGCTATCTGCAAGTTGGTTCGGAAGGTGATCTGTCCGGTACTGAACTGGAAGGCGGTGACAACCCGCAATCAGGTCTCGAAGCTCCGCAAGCAGTGGAAGCCGATGATCTGGACGCTGACGGCGTTCAGGACGTTGTCGATGAGTTCGATGACCAACCGGCCGCTGCTCCGATGGAAGGCACCGATCTGATCGATGACGAAGAAATCGAGCAAGCTGCGGGCCCCGCACCGGAAGACATGGCCATTCTTGACGTTGATGGCGCAGACGACGAGTCGGACGATGTTGTGTTCGCGAATGTCGGCACGTCGGTCAAGGTCATCAAGGCCAATCGCATCATCGCTTCGATGAGCAAAAAGGTCGCTGTCAAAGCCGGTCACGCGGATGTGTATCTGGGCGATCAGTTCCAGGAAGTCACAGCAGTCGAAATGTCGAAGCACGGCGTTCGCGCTGGTCTGCAAAAGATGGGCTTCGTTCTGGCTACCGTGAATCTGGGCAAAGCAGACGTGCTGAACAAGCGCGTTGAAGCGAAAGCCTCGAAGCTCACGGCCGGTGTGCGTGCCCAACACGCTGAAGCTCTGGCATCGATGGATCAGTGTCTGGCTATCGCATCTGTCGGTATCACGAAGGGCTACTTCAAGGGCGTCAGCAACGAACTGAGCGCCGCTCTCGAAGACGAACTGTCGGCTGCTGGTGTGCGCGGTGCAAAGGGCATGCTCAAGCGCGTATTCGCATCGAAGGGTGTGGATTTCGCAAAGGCAATCCTCGCGCAAGCCACGAAGCTCTCCGCTCTGTCGGAAGACGTTCGCAATCAACACGCAGCGGCTCTCGATATGGTCTCTGAAGAAGGCATGGACGAATCTACGGATGACTCCGACAACCTCTTCGGTGATTCAGCGAGTCCCGACTTCCAAAGCGAGTTGAACGGCAGCGATGACGAGTTCGTTGACGGCTTCGAAGGCGATTCGCATGCACCGGAAACTGTGCACGCTGCGCTGATGCGTCCGGCAACCCGCGTTCGTCATGAAGTGTCCGCAAAAGCTGCTGGCTATTCGACGGATGTTCAAGCAGTTCTCGCTGGCAAGCTCCCGTTCGGCTTCCAGTAAAGAGTAGTTCTAGGGGCTTAGTCCCCTAGTTCTTCTCCGCGCAGTACTCGCCTCACACCCCTCCGCAGCAAATCCCCAATTCGTAATTTCATCGTTGCAGAGACGCGCTGCTGGTTCAGCGCGTGTCTTGACGCACGAATCCAATATGGAGAAACAAAATGTCTTTTTACTTGCCGTTCACTAAGGCTGAACAAAGCACGGAAATGATCGTTGCCCCGGGCGCGCAGTTCTACGCCGAAGGTCAAGTTGCGGTCACGACTCAAGGTGCAACTTCAGCAGGCGTTCAGCCGTCAACTGGTGCCGCGACTGACGTGTTCGCTGGTTTCGTGTTTGCCGGTACGTCAGCCGCTCCGTTCAGCGAAACCTACTACAACAAGGTCGAACAGTTCACGGTACCCGCAACGGGCATCGTCACGCTGTCGCTCACGCCGCTCGCCGGTCAAGTGTTCGTGTACGACAACACGACCAAGGCCGTTGCTGCGGGCGCAACGGTTTCAGGTCAGAACGTTTCAGGTCTGACTGCCGGTGACACGGTCACGGTCACCTACAAGTACGCACTCACCGTCATCCAAGCACGCGCCCTGTTCGGTGACGTTCAGCCGGGTGGCTACATCGGCAACTACGTGGGCCAAATCGGTGTGATCACGCGCGGCACGGTGTGGACCTCGGAATTCGACGCGTCGAAGAACTGGGCCGCTGCTGGTGGCTCTGCTTCCACGCAACTCGTGGCAGTCGCAAACGGCCAAGTGTCGCTCGGCACGCCGGGTACGACCGGTGTCGCAATCCCGGGTTACGTGAAGGGTGTTCCGGGTCAAGACACGCCGTTCCTCGGCATCACCTTCTCAGCCCCGTAATCAACACGCGGCTTCTTTGATTTAGCGGGAGTTCATTAGTTCGGACTCCCGCTGATTAAACCAAACAAAACGGAGTATCAAATGCGTAATAAGGTTGAAGTCCGCGCGGCTAAGACGCCGATGGTTGCGGCATCGGAATATAAGTTTGCGAACTCAGGTGAGCGCGCAATCGGTTCGAACGGTGAAATCAACGCGTCGTCAAAGCGCGACCTGATCAACCGCCAGATGGAATTCCTCGCAGCTTCGAGCCGTCGTGAAGTTGTGGCTGACCCGGTGTTCGCTGCTGCTGAAACGAACGAAAAGCTGCACAAGGAACTGATCCAGGCAGCGTTCAACGACCGTGAAGCTCACCGCGTTCTGGGTGAACGTATGGCTGATTCGCTGTACATCACTGCGAACCGTCAAGGCTTCATGCGCAAGTACACGACCAAGATCACGGTCGAACAAGGCGCAATCGTTCGCTTCCCGCTGAAGAACAAGAACGTGACGGCTGTGTGGTCAACCAGCCCGACCAAGATTCAGTCACAGATCACACGTGACAAGTGGTTCACTCCGCCGGAACTGCAGGTTGTGACCCGCCCGTTCATTCCGATGAACGAAATCAACCAGTCGGCCGGTGACGTGCTTCAAGAGAAATACGTCGAAGCAACCGAAGCCATCATGGTGTCGGAAGACCGCCTCTGGTACCAACTGGTCAACGAAATCGTTGGCGTGGACAATCCGCTGTCGATCATCTCCGGTCAGTTGACCCCGTACACGTTTGCTCAGGTGATGACGAACGTGACGCGTTGGGGCCTGAAGGCACCGCACGTGCTCATCGCTACCGACATCTACCAGGACATCATCGGCAACTCGGACTTCTTCACGGCAATCGATCCGGTTGCACGTCACGAACTCCTGCTGACCGGCGAACTGGGCGTTCTCTACGGTTGCACGATCACTTCGGATGCATACCGTCACCCGGAACACAAGGTGCTGAACCAAGGTGAGTTCTTCGTGATTTCGGATGCACTGAATCACGGCGCTTACTCGGATCGCGGTGGCCTGCAATCGCAGCCTATCGATATCTCGGTGGAACGCATTCCGGGCCGTGGCTGGGTGATGTTCGAATCGCTGGCAGTCAGCGTGTCGAACAGCCGCTCGGTTGCTAAGGGCTACCGCATCTAATCGGGCGTTGTTGTTCGGGGCTGTTCTGCAAATCAGACAGCCCCGTTTCAATGACACCGCACACAGAGGAAACAGATCATGAAGACTTACAACCGTGCGCTCGATAACATGGCGCTCGCCGCAAACCACTACCTCGAAGGCAACGAAATCGTTGCTGCTGCTTTCTTCATGAAAGCCGCTCAATCGCCGGACGTGGCCCAAGCAATCGCCATCATCGAAGCATCGAACGCGCAAGCGTACGCAGCAGCTTCGGTCAAGACGGAAGCCACAGCTAAGGCTCCGGTGAAGGCTTCGAAGAAGCAGATCACCGCATCAGAGCGCAAGCAACTCGCAGCACTCGTCGGCGCTGACGTGGTGAACGCTGAATTCGGTGAAGAGCCGGTGGGCGAACCCGAAGCAGTGGAAGACGAAGCAGTGGAAGTGGAAGACGAACAGCCGTCGTTCGCTCAAGCACTCGCCGCGCTGAAGAAGTCGCAGAAGTAAAACCGGTCGCCAAATGGTTTGATACAGGCCGCTTTTGGCGGGCGACAAAAAGCCTGATCGGTTTGCTCCGATCAGGCTTTTTTCGTTTCTGCGACCTACTTTTAGGCTCACGTCTATGCGATCTACCGAAATTCAACCGATTGAGTTTTTGATTTTCGCCGGATTTCAGCAGCGCTTCGAGCAAGTGTTTGGCTGCGCCAAATGTGCGTTCATAAATGCTAACGATAAGACAAAGATTCTCCAGCGCCTATTTGGCGAGGGCAAGCCTTTGACTTACCCGTATGCGTTCTTTGAGATTTCGAAGATCGGTGCAAATACCGACTCATACAACTCACATGCATTAGGCCGTCGCGGTATTCCAGTGAACGTACGTACAGATCAGACGGTGCAAACGGTACGCGTGATGCCTGTGAATTTCGATCTGGAAATCACGTACGTAACTGACAAGTTCCAGTCGGTAGAGCAGGGCTCTGTACTGGCGTTTGTTCGCAGATGGCTTCTTGCAAGGCGCTTTGGATATCTGAAGTCGTCCGTGAATTACGGACGCCTGCAATTCGGCATCAACGTAACGATGGGAGAAGACGTACAGATTCCATCGAGAGAGAACATCACTGAAGCCGAAGTCTCGTACCAAATGCAGATGAGCGCGACGATTCACGGCTTTATAAGCGAACCGATCCTCTCTGAAATAGGAAAGGTCGATCAGTTTAATGTAAATGGCCAGGTAGGCGGAGTAAACGGCCAAATAGTAAGTACTCAATTCTTCGCTTTTCCTGATCAAGGAGGTTAAAAGTCATGGCTACTTTAGTCATAAATGTAAGCCGTGTACCGCAACAGGTTGGGCTGATCCTGTCGAATGGGGAGAAGTCGTATTCGCGAGTCATGGCCCGCAGTCGTGCACAGCTTCAAGACGGTGCGACAGTCGATCCGCACTGGCTCGCAATGAATCCGGGTGTGGTGAAAATCACAGAGGTTCAACAGCCTGCGGTCGCGCAAGCAAAGACCAACGCATCAAAACCAGCAGTGTCTGTAGCTACACAGACTGCAACGACAAATACGGCAGAGACCGTCGCTAGCGATACGGGAGTCGAATAATGACGATCTCCGCTAATCAGTCATCAAAAGTTATCACGCAAGAAATCAACCTGTCGCAAGTCGTTACTTCGGCTTCAACGTCAGTCGTTGCACAAGTCGTGGTGTCGAAGCAGGGTTCCACGTCCCCGATGCTGTTCACGAACGCTCAGGACTATCTGGCGCAGTACGGAAACCCCAACGCTGCAATCTCGTTTGACGTGTATTGCGCGCTGGACTACTTCAAGCAGGGCAATCAGTTGTGGGCTTTGCGCGTAGCGGGTGCCGGGGCCCTGTACTCGTCAGTGCTGATGTGGACGGACGGCAACCTGACGTACCTGACGCCGATTACTGCTGGCGTCACCGATCCGACTCAACCAGATTGGGCAGCGTTGCTCCCTGCGGGCACCGGCCACGAAGCTATCGCCTTGTTCTATCCCGCGATGGGTCCTGGCTCATATGCGGACAACTACGCAATATCGATTGCGTCATCGAACATTGCGACGCCTTCAGGTCTGGCGCTGGCTTCGAGCAATACAGGCGGAGTACTTCCCTCAGCAACATACGAGTATCAAGTATCGGCTGTGGGTGCGAACGGTGAGACTCTCGTTTCGCAGCCTGTGCAGATCGTGATTGCGGGTCCGCAAGTAACGAACAGTGTGACGTTGTCGTGGAATAACGTACCGCTCGCTCAGGGCTACAACATCTACGGCCGCACTGCTTCGGGGGTCGGCTACATCACGCAGGTTGGACAAGGAACGCTGACGTTCACGGACACAGGCGCGATCACTGTCAACACGAACAAGCAGCCCCTCGTGTCGCCTGCCGATCTGGAAGCACCGAATCCAGTGTTCACGGTTTCAGTGTTCAACACGGCACAAAGCTCCACATACCCAGTTGAGCAGTTCGATTGCTCGCTCGAAGACAACACAGATTCGACCGGTCTGGAAACTGAGCTTGAACAACGTATCAATCCGTTCTCGCAATTCATCCAGGTCACGTCGAACGTTCCGGCGCTCACATCAGCACCGGCTGTTGATTCGGTGGTTACAACGAACCTGGCTGGCGGCAACTCAGGTGCGGCTCCCACGTCAACCGACGTTGCTGGCGCATGGGACACGTTCTCGAACAAGCAACTGTATGCAGTGAACATCCTGCTGAACTCTGGGCATGCATCGCCAGATGTGCAGTTGGCGATGGACTCACTGGCTCAGCGTCGTGGTGACTGCGTGGCGCTCCTTGACGTGCCCTCAGCATCACAGAAGTTCCAGCAGGCAATCAACTATCGCAATCTCCAGTTGAACCTGAACTCAACGTATAGCGCGCTGTTCTCGCCGGACGTTCTGGAAGCTGACACGATCAACGGCAAGCAGCAATACGTGCCGTTCTCAGGTCAGGCCGCTGCACGCTGCGCATATACCGATTCAGTTGCTAACCCCAGCTTCTCGATTGCTGGTCTGAATCGCGGGCTGCTGGATGTTCTGGGTACGCGCTATACGTACGATGCGGGCCAAATGGATGCGTTGTTCCAGGCTCAGGTGAACTACACGCAAACGTTCGTTGGTCAGGGTACCGCACTCTGGGAACAACAGACGATGGCCGCAGAAATGTCGGCGCTGTCGTGGGTATCAGTTCGCCGGATCGTCAACGTGATGAAGGTCGCGCTCTACAAGTTCCTGTTGTATTCGCTGCAGGAGCCGAACGACGACTTCCTTGGCCGTCAGATCGTTAGCTCATGTTCGGACTATCTCCAAACCATTCAGAACGCACGCGGCATCTCAGCGTTCTCGGTGGTGTCCGACACGAGCAATAACACGGCTCAGGACTTCAACACGGGCGTGCGTAACGTCACCGTGATCATCATCCCGACGATCCCGACGCACATCATCAACCTGCAAGTTGTGATTTCGCAGCAGGGCGTTTCGTTCACTGAAGCGCTTTCGCAGGTGAGCCCTGGTTAGTAGACCGAAGTAGGGTGCCAGAAAATCGGCACCCTTTTCAGAGGAAAAACTATGAAGCTTAAAGCATCAACCAGATTGCTCGCGGATTCTCCCGTCATCGCGCCGTCTGATTCGTTCAGAGACGAGAACAAAGAGCAGTTGAAGGATCGCCAGTCTGAGAGCCGGAAGACCGAAAAGACGGATAGCGGCAGCCCTTCAACCGAAGCCTCATCTACTGCGGTTTCTCAGGGTTCGCAGGCACTGCCTCAAACCGAAAGCACCTATGCGCGGCTCATCCAATCCGGAGCAGAGGACGACCCTCTCACGATGGATATGGAGGACGCGTGTACGGCTGGCGACACATCGGACGGTTACGTACCGAACTCAGAAACGGGTTTCGAGCTAGAGGGTCCGGACGTGGATGAGAACTACCTGAACGTAAGGGGCTGCTCGACAGAGGACGAACTGCTGGCTGACGCGGACCCGACCCTGTGGAACAACGCCGAACAGCCGATGGGGTGAGGGATGAAACTCAACGCGATGTACCGGCTACTCGCACTTTCTGCGCTGGATCATGCGCGAAACGTGGAGAAGCTATTCGACACCCTGAGGTCACGCCATATGAGCGTTGTCCTCAACAAGACCGATTACACCATCGGATTCAGATCGGACACCGAACAAGTGCTCCGGGCGCTAGGGCTCATGGGCTTTCGCAAAAACGGCACCAGCCACAACGGAATGATGCTCTCAGACGGGCATCAGGAAATCCGTTTGTTTGAACCACGCGAAGGCTGGCCCCCAATCGCACAGCTTCTACATTAAAGGAATTCAGTTATGTCACGGACAAGTTTGTTTGATGTCGAGAGCGTAGCCGATCCGGCGCAGTCGTGGAACTTCGATATGTTCCTGCCAGCGATTCCCGGTTCGTCAGATACGCGAGCTTTGACGTGGAAGTGCATGACCTCAGCGCTGCCAGGTTTCGGCTTCGACAACGTTGAGGTTCCACTTCACGGAATCGTCCTGAACTATGCGGGCCGCAAGACGTTCACGCATACGTTCAACTCAACATTCATGGAAGCATCAGATTGGTCAACGCGTTCGCAGTTCTACGCGTGGTCAGAATCAATGCGTTCGTGGATTAACAACAGCGGAACATTCGCATCAGCCTACAAGGTCAACGCTCAACTCGTTGTGTACAACGATCTGCCACAGGTCTCGCGCACGATCAACGTGATGGGTATGTGGCCTGCTGAAGTTGCAGACGTTGAGCTGGACGGCGGCGCTTCGAACCTCATTTCACTCAATATCACTTGGCGCTTCGACTATCTCCAAGATACCTGATGCGCGACTCCGGAGTCTATATGTTGAAGATCAATGCTGCATCTAGACTTCTGGTGACTGCTGAAGGGGAGTGGTTTTATTCACTCCCCGACGAGATGCAAAAGCAGTACATAGAAGAACATCCGGAATCCAAGTACGCCAAGGACTACAAGCCCAAGGGCGATAACCCGTCGATTCCGGGTCCCCAGACTGCACCAAACGACCCGCAATCGCCTCAAAATCAGCCCAAAGTGCAAACCCCAATGGGAGCACCGGGCAGGCTCCAGAGACCGCCAGCGCAGTTGGTTAAGCCCAGGCCGCAGTTGCCAAAGAAGACTGAAGAAGCGCTGAAACATGTGCCGAAACCTGTTGGAAAGGCACTTAAAAACGGTGGCATGAAGCCCAAGTCGAAAGAGCGGATGGAGATTGCAGAGAAGCTGAAGGCGAAGACTCCACGTCTTGCGCGCGGCATGCTTAAAGACACGATGGGTGCTGCAAAAGGTTTGGCATCAACCTACAACATCGTCGTCAAGGGCAAGCCTGAACAGGGCGACTTCAAGAAGGTCGCGTCGATGTTCGGGACGATTCTTGGATCATCGGTGATGGCCGCTGCAATTGGGACCACGGGTCCAGTTGGTTTCCTCGCGTTCATGGCAGTCAAGCATATGGCTGCACCTGCTCTGTACCGAATGGCACAGAAAGCGTTCCATCCGCCTCCCGAACCTGACTCTTATGGCTACTGGGCAGATGAAGACACGTGGGTCGATATGCCTAAGGCGGAATGGGAAAAGCTGACCGACAAGGAAGCTGACCGCCGATTCAAGGAAGGCCAGAAAAAGAAGGCGCTAGAGAAACACGGTCACGGCTATTGGGACAAAGGTCAGTGGCATGCGCAGCCGCGCGCAGAGTGGGAACAGGATTTCAACAAGCGCGGGCCTGGGAAGCGTTCAGACATCGGCAAGCAGGGTGCGTCAGTGGTCACTGCCACGGACGAGGAAAAGCAGATGACCCAGCTTCTGGAGACGCTGTTCGATTTTGTGGAGAACGGAGATATCCCGAAGGAAGCTATCGAGCGTGCAGTCTACGAAATGGCTGATGCACAGATCGCTAGGGACCGTGAGCACGAGAAAGAGCAGCTTCAGAGGCAAGAGCACGAGAATTCTCGCGATTAAGCGTGCAACACCCGCAATTTCATTAGAGCAGTAACCTGCGCATCGACGCTCACAAGACTTCAATTTTCCTTTCGCAATAAGGTACAAAATGGATACGAATACTCTGTCAATCACCGACTTCGAAATGAAGACTCCGACCATCGCGAAGGTCGTCATTTCGTACACGGGTGGTTTCAACAAGGAGAAGGTTCGCGCCTCTCTTCTGAAGATGCTGGACAACCGCGCTGCACCGGTTGAAGATTCCTTCCGCCAGGTGCGTGCGGGCGTCGCTGTCGGCTTCCTGCGGGCTAACCGCGAAGTGCGTGTTGTGGACCCGAAGGAACTTCGCGCATCGTATCGCGTCATGGGTTCATCGAACATCATGATGAGCGAAGTCGATAACTCGCTGTGGGAAGTGAAGCAAGGCAAGGGCGGTACGTTCCTCGCTCGCCACGGTCAGGAAGACCTGTCGGAACTGGTCGAAAGCTCAACGCAGCGCCGCACCGATGTCCCGGGCATTCGCCACCTGCAACTGGCGAAGGCCGTATCGGGCGAGTTCGTGGCATTCACCTCGAAGTCTGGCGACATGGACTACGGTTTCGTTGTTGCTTCGAACTCGGAAAAGGTTAAGGTCGTTTCGACCACGACTCAGATGCCCGCCGTCGCTTCGTACGATATGGTGTCGTTCATCGGCCGCGCTCCGATTCCGAAGTCGTTCGCTCAGGACATGGTGAAGGCTGGCATCAGCCGCGAAGACAAGTCGCAGGCCATCGAGTACTGGAAAAAGCTGTACTCATACAACCCGGCCTACCTGCAAATGGTGATCGATCAGGTGAACGAGGGCACAGTCGCCTAACTGAGTTCAGAGAAAGCCCGCGTTTATCGTGGGCTTTTTCTTTATCTAGGAAGAAAGATATGGAACTGAATGCAGCCACGCGACTGCTCGCTGATTGGTGGTCCGACTTAAGTCCGGAAGAGCAGGAGAAGTACATCAAGGACCATCCGCATTCTGACAAGGCAATGGAGAAGCGGAAGCACGCCTACCACAACCCAGAAGTGGAAATCTCCGATTCCCGCTACTCGAACGGTAGTAAGATCGTACGCGTAAAATCTGAGACTGGTTATAAGACTAAAGGCCACGACGTTGCAGAAGAACTCAAGGGCCGCTGGTCGAACCGCGAGAAGGGCTACATCATGAGTCCGACCAAAGCCCTTAAGTTCCAGAAGATGATGGCTCAACAATAAGGCGATCATGGAACTCAATGCAGGCTCCCGGCTGATCGAAGCCGCAACAGAGAAGCGACTTATTGGCGAATACGTGACGAAGAACGGGGAACCGGCAATCACGATCTATCAGGAAATCAATGATAAAGGTCGTGTTCAGTATCGCCCCGACATCATGCACGACAAGTTCAGTTGCCCGCCGTTTCATGACCGTTCCGACTATCGCGAAGTCTATACGAAGGTTACTGAGGAACTGAAGCGCAAGCGCGGATGGAAGGCAATCAAGCCGTTGCCCGAACACGAACCGTCAACCCATGTGGAACCGACACACTACGAATTCCACGTGGAGTTTCTGGACGAGAATGGGCGTATGGGCAAGCTCGATCACGCGGTGAAGGCGCGCAATCGCTTTGACGCGTTTGCTGAGTTGCTCCAGGGATTGAAACGAAGCGGCGGGATGGAAGTCGTTCACCGAATCACATGCACCGCTAGTAAATAGACACCGAATCGACTAGGGAATAACATGGAACTTAATGCGAGCACGCGACTGTACGCGGCAAACCTCACAGAGAAGGCAGCGGAATTCCGCGCGCTGTTGAAACAGAAGGGTCTCAAGGTGCGCACCCGCGTCGCACCGGGTGGCGGTCAGGTGCAGGTGATCGCGCCGTCCTACGCAGAGCCGTTCACCGACGAGCAGAAGCTGACCATCAACCAGTTGGCCGTAGACCTCGGATATGTTGGTGTTAGGGGCACTCCTATCAACGTGCACGGTGGCGATTCCCATCAACTCAACTTCTATCCGGGCTGAGTAACCACATGTCACCACTCGAAAACGTAAAGCGCCTGTATCTCGATTATCTCAATGCAGGGTTCAAGAAAGACGTGATCGCACGAAAGCTGAAAAGTCAGTTTCCGGGTGCGAAGTTCACGTTCAAGGGTGCAACGCTGTACGTTGCATTTGGCCTCAATCCAGAGCAGAAGGTGTTAGGTATGGAACTCAACGCAGCGCAGCGCTTGCAAGTCACAGCCTCCGACTATCACAAGCTGAAAGAACTCGCGAAAAAGTTCGAGCAGCAATTGAAGAAGGAGGGCGCTCCGGGCGTCGAAGTGACGTTCATCAGCGATGATGAAATCAACATCTTCAGCGAAGACAAGCACGCATTTGACAAGGCGAAGCAAGTCCTCAAGAAGGTGCCGGGTCTAACCTTCAGCAAGGAAGACGTGGACAACGATCCCGATTTCGACGGCCCGCAATATCACGCCTGGTACAAGTTCTGATCACTTGCACAATACGTCAATAGGAGTAAGATGCTTCTGTTGACGTATTCATTGCGGAGAAGAACATGGAACTCAACGCAGCGCAACGGCTGACAGCAACTTCGGATCAGGACAACGTCTCGAAGGCTCTGATTGATCACAACTTCAAGCTGCCTTTGTTTGAGGTTGCTGTTGACGGGGCACATGGCACTGTCTACGCGAAGCAGGTCGCCTCCCAAATCCGCACGGGCAACGTGAACATTTTTCTCAAGATGCAGGGCGAGAAGGATGTCCGCATTGGTGCTTACACAGACCACCCGCGCAACACGGTTTCCGATCTGAAAAGCTACGTGAAGGAAGAACTGCTCGAAGAAGGTACGATCACCCGATCATTGTAAGAGGAACTCATGGAACTGAACGCAGCTACGCGGCTGATTGCGTCGGACATCGAAGAACGTCTAAAGGAAAAGATGTCGCGGTATGGCCACGCGACTTTTACTGGCAGGCGCGACTTCGATGCCATCGAGAAGCTGGAGCGCGAGGGAAAGCTCCAGGACTATGCCGTGTCTCGCGATGTATACAACGCTAACGGTCCCGAATTTAAGTCGCAGTGGAAGTCCCCGCGCTCAAAGACCGCCTACGAAATCACCGTGAGTCCGAAATGATAGAACTGAACGCGGCGTACAGACTGCTCGCACTGAGCTATGACGGCAACATCGGAATGATGGAGATGGTCAAGTTCTATAAGGTGGCGACACCGGAGCAGAAGAGCCTGATGCAATCCTTCCTCAGTAGCAAACAGTTTGCCAAGGGCTGGGAACTGCTCCAGGACGTGACCGGTGTCAAACTCAAATAACCTCAAACACTGTACCAATCTATGACGACACTTAACGCATCATCTCGGCTGACTGCGGGTGCCCCTCACGACCGGCACCTGGAAAAGATCGTCAACGCGATCAACCACAGCGGCATCAAGGCCGCACACATCAATTCGGAGGGTCAGGAAGTCGTGGTGAGTACCATGAAACCCTTCAACGTTCACATGCTTGGGAAGTTCGCTGAGCAAATGCACGTCGATCCGCAGCACATCAGCATTGAACTCGGTCACGGTGTCATCGAACTCCGTATTCCTGAGTTCGTAATCGGCAAGTAGGTAGAATAATGACGGGACTCAACGCAGCCACCCGCCTCGTGGCATCCGAGCCACGACTGACGCGTCAGGAACTGTTTAAACGGGCCCGCGATAAGGGGTACAAGGTGACGGATAGGGGAACGCGCGTTTTCGTTACCCTGAACCGGTACACGTCGCTTGTGTTCTACGAAGACGGTTCGATCTTCTTCGCAGACATGGACCTATCGGCAGCAAAGAAAATCCCGCTGAAAGAAGCCTTTCGGATTTTGAAACTCCTGTGAGAAACCCATGACTGAACTCAACGCAGCCACCCGCCTCGTGGCGACGGAAACCGAAAAGCCAGGTCATGGCGAAGTCGGCTCGCACGAGTATGAGAACTACGGCAAATACTTTCGTAGAGGTGATCTGGTGAAAGATAACTACGGCAAGTTACATACAGTGCGGGAGCATCGCGGCCCACAAGTATTTTTTCAGGACGGGGGCTACGCCCACCCGTCGAAACTGCATCTAGCCTGAAAGAAGCCCCGTTGAGAAATCTTCGGGGCTTTTTTGTTTCTGGTGCTTGCACAAATCGTCAATAACTGTATAATTGGTCATGTTGGATTCGAAACGAACCAGGAGCAGGAAATGAACGACCTTGACATCATGCTTGAAGTGAACACGATGACACCGGCAAAGACCGCACGGCTCACCGCTGACTTCACGCGAGCAGCGGGCGCGGCACCCATTCTCATGAACGTACGGATGATCAGCCCCGCTCTCGATATGACGGTCGGCTTTGACTCTGAACTCGCAGCCTTCAAGCTCGCATACTACTTTCGCGAACACGCTCAATCCCGCGTTCGCGTGGAGGAAGCGAGCGTACCAGGCGTTTTTCTCGTGATTCTGACTCCGAAGGCTTAAAACAATGAACAGCGAACGAATTGCGCAGATCGCGCGTGAACTCAAACCCGCTTACGAGCCGGTGCTCGCTGCGTGGCGTGCTATCGACTCGAACGCGGGCTCAGGCGTCGAGCAGATGCAGGCGCTCGCTAACGCGTGCGCAGCGTACAACGCGAAGTATCTGGAGCAAGTGCCTGTGCTCGCGTCGGTTACGCCCAACAGCGAGCAGACGTTGCGCCAGGCGTTCTACCCGAAGGACGAATATTCGACGTACCCAACGCCTGAATTTCTGATGAACGTCGCGAATTACAACTCGTTCAACGACAAGCTCTGGCGCAAGGGTTCGGGATTCTTACGCGAACCGTCGAACAACTTCACTTTCTAGGGAGCTTTATGGGCACACGGGCAAACAAGAATTCACCACCGACCGTCCCAGAAGGGTACCGTGTGTATCAAACACTGGTAGGAACATGGCGATGGTCGAAGGGCGTGTTCGGCACCTCAAACTGGACTGATGGCGAGAATCTCCCGAACGAAGATGCAGCCATCCGCGACGCAATTCGAGACGCGTCGGCCAAAGATACGTATTGACGTTTTGTGCAGCCCCCGTATAATGAGTCTTGTGGTTGAGACGGAAACGATACGGGGGTTTGATATGAACGCAGCGCAACTGTTCCAGGACATCGAGACTGGTGCTCTCACGGAGGTGGTGGAAGCAGCAAACACCTTCTACCATGAAGTACGCGGACTGAACGCGCGTCAGCAGTTCTTCATCTACCCGGACGGCCTTATTTACGCGCTCACCTGCTGTGATGCCAGCTATGAGGTCGTGCGTCTGGTGGACGATAACGAAGCGATTTTCATGCATCGCTACCCGCAATATTTCGAACAGGTCTGATCATGACAAAGTATTTTGTTGAGAACGAAAACACGCTGGTCTATCTGATTGAAAACGGTAGCTATGGCATTCTTCGCGGCAGTGTACTGCGAGGCGGCCGTAACGATCTGGATGGCTGGTTTCCTGGCGCATGCGTTGGTGCTTTGCGCCCCGCAACGCGGGAGGATTTCGACACGTACCGCGTGATGCTTCCACGCGATTTCGTAGACCCTGCGTGAGATAGTTGTTGACGTTTTGTGCAGAAGGAGTACAATCGTTTCTGTGACTGGGAGAAACGATTGTGATGACCTTGACTGTTACTGCTGAGTTTGATGCCTGGCTCCTTCGGGTGCGGGATCGGCAAGCGGCGATGGCTGTGGTCGGTCGGCTCAACAGGGCACGGGCAGGAAACCTCGGTTTGTGGAGGGGTGTTGGTGGTGGCGTGGCTGAAATGAAGATCGACATCGGCCAAGGCTACCGGGTTTATTTCGTGCAACGTGGCGAACAGGTTTTCGTGCTTTGCGGTGGCAACAAGGCTACCCAGGCAGCAGACATTCGGCGGGCGCAAGTGCTCGCGCGTGAGGTGTGAGGTGGAGATGATGGAATTCGACGCTGCTAGATACTTGAATGACGACAACGATTGCCGTCTCTACCTCAATCAAGCTTTGGAGAACGGTGATCCACTCGAAATTCAAACGGCACTCGCGGATATTGCGCGGGCACAATGCACCAAGGCAAACATTGACAGCGCGGTGCAGCAGGCGCTCGCTCAGGGCGCTGCAGACTTCGCGACCGTCATAGCCGTGATCAACGCATTAGGCATGCGACTCACGGCCCAAGAGAATCCGAGCAAGCAAGAATAGTTGTTGACGTTTTGTGCGTCGATCTGTACAATGGGTTCTGTTGGATGTGAAACGAACCAGGAGCTAGAAATGAGCCAGCAGCAAAAGCCGATGAGCAAGAGCGCGATCCTCCGGGGCCTTCGTATTCAAAAGCGTGAGGATCAGCATCGTCCGGAGTGTTTCTACTTCTACGTGGAAATCGGTCAAGGCGAAACCTATCGCGCTTTCGGTCTGAGCCTCAGCGAAAAGGGCGCGAAGGAACTCCGCGCGACCATTCGCAAGCAACCTGATCAATTCGGCATCGTTTAATTGAATTTCGCCGTAAGAACCAGAAGGTAACGAAATGACTGAGGCGCAACGGATAGAAGTCCTCGAAGCGGAAAACAAGAAGCTCCGTGAGGCACTCGCGAAGGCCCTGACGATCATGAAGACTCAGGAGCGGAACCTCGGCACGGTGGGCCTCTCGGTCATCGCTCTTGCTGAAAACCTTGTCAAATAAGTGGAGAAGAAATCATGGGTTTGATCGTTGACGTTTATCGCAGCGCGTCCCGTATGGGGGATTGCACGCTTGGCGGAATCTCCAGCCGCTTCACTCGTCTGTGCGTTGTGAATGTTGGCGGCCCTTTCGAGCCCGATGACGAGACTCCCGCCGTTATTCTGAATGTCCGCAATATCATGGGCGGCCAGAAAGTTCTGAGCATCGTGCCTGCCGAAAAGATCGGTGGCGGCTATGAACCGGTTAAGTCGTGGGTCATGATGGGCGGCAACTACGCTGCAACTCCCGACTCGCGTTTCTCCGAGAAGTGTGAGGAACTGACGGGCCAGTCGTTTTACGGTGCTGTCGCCATTCACGACCGGATTGAATCGTGAGCGATGCGCAGATTGAACTGCTGCTCCGTCTGATCCGGGCAGATCAGCAGTACCACGAGAAGAAAGAGGCTGGTGAGCCAGTCTCTCGTGACTATCGTGGTGTTGAGGTCGGACCGATCAACGGCGTAAATATGCGCACTGCTCAATGGCTGTGCGAACAGGGACTGGCCGAAATGATCGATCTGTTCGGCAACGGACGTAGCTGGATTTTTCTGGGGAAATATTGAGGACCATGAGCAGCACCGACCTGAAATATAGAAATGCCGCAGACGCGGTCGATGCGCTGGATGCGTATCTGGACGCACGTGCGGAGTACGACGCGGCCAAGGCCCAGTGCGAAGAGAATCACGGCGTCGTGATCTACGATGTCATTCACAAGGAACAGGACGCGAAAGATGACGCGCGTGCGCGTCTGTACTACGCCCTGCGTGCCGTTCAAGGATAAGAACCATGGCTGAAGTGATTGGACCCTGCAGCACACTGCCTGGCGCGTTGCATAAGGTACCGGCAGGCACGATGTGCGATAAGCATCACGATGTCCCAGCTACGCACCGGGTGCAGGGCGCAACTGATTCGTTTGGTGCTGAACTGAACGACAAGTGCCAAGCCTGCTACGACAAGTACAGGGCTGCGGTTGATGAGCACAAGGCCGAAGCCGCCACCGGCACCTGTGACTGGTGCCGAAGCCACGCAACCGATTTGCGGCCCCGTAGGGACTTCGAGGAAGGCATGTACGGGCGTGTGTACGATGTATGCGGGGCATGCGTCAAGAAAGAAAACGAACGGCTCCAAGACGAGCTAGACGACGATTACTGATCAAGAGTTGTACGCGGTAAGCTGCACCCCAAGTTAAGCCCACTATTTGTGGGCTCTTTTTCGTTTTGTTGTTGACGGTTTGTGCAGACGGGGTATAATCGGTTTTGTGGCAGGACAAACGTAACGGGAGCGAAAAATGACCATCAACAGAGTGACCCTTGAAAACGGCAACGTTCAGTTCGAAGACTACGCAGCGAGTTCCGCTGCTCCGTTTGTAGGCATGGCGATGGAACTGCCGATGTGCGCGAGCGGTTGGACCGTGGGGCGCTTTGAAGTGATCGGCGTGTCTCCGCACCCCGTGGACGCAAACATGGTGGTAGCGGAAGCGAGGCGGGTGGCGTGATGCGCTACAGTGTGCGCGCGTACGAAAGTAGAGCGGCGGGTGAATCCGGCCGCTTTACGCCCCTTGACCGGTTCCAGACGGGCGATAGCCGAACGGCTGAACACGGAGCGCGTCAATTAGCAGATGGCTACGGCGCGGCTGTTATCGAAGATACTGAGACCTGCAGTCGAACCTGGCTTACTCGGAGGTAGCATGGAAATAAAGGCATTCTGGCAATTCAACAAGGCCCTGGAGCAGGGGCCGTACGCGTGGCCCGGTGGCTACCCTACGTATTTCCTTTGTCGTGATGGTGAGGCGCTGTCTTTCAAGGCAGCACAGGATAACGCGGGGCTGATACGCGATGCGCTGATCACGAACGACCGCAACTCAGAGTGGTTCGTTGTCGCGTTCGACGTGAACTGGGAAGACACCGATCTGATCTGCTCGCATACCGGCGAGAAAATTGAGTTTGCGTACGGCAACGATTGATAGTTTGGTAAGAAGGGGGCCGAAAGGCTCTTTTCTTCGTTTTATTGTTGACGGTTTGTGCAGCAGGTGTATAATCGATTCTGTTGGATGTGAAACGAACCCGGAGCTAGAGATGGCGAAGAAGATTCTAAAAGCTGAAACCACGGTGGGCTGTTTTTCGCGGGCGTCAGAGACAGAGTACAAGTTCGTTAAGGTGTGGTCAGCGCCGCGCTTCGAACGGTATCGAGACACGCGCGCCAGTACCGGAAAGCCAGGACACTGGCATAAAAACAAGGGATTTGAAGTTACCTGGCATCAAACGCGCGATGCGGCGGAACGGGCGAAGTGCAAGTGGGTCAGTGATGCAGTGTGCGTCGGTATCTTTCCCGTGGAATCGATAGGCTGACAACCAAGTCGCCGCTCCCGGGTCAAACCCGGGGTCTCGCTGAAATCATTCAATAGCAAAGTACAGGATGGGGTAAATCATGGTTCGATACATCATGCCAACGGCGCACCAAAGAGAGATGATTCAGCGCTGCATTCGTTCGGGTATCCCGATGGCGGAAAAGTTCGAGTACCCCGACGGTGTCAAAACCAGTGTTGGATACATGGCGCTCACCTACGAGAAGCGCGGCAACTACCACTACCTCAACGGCAAGCGTGTCGCCCGCAATTTCGTGCTCGATGCAGGGCACCAAGGTTTGGTAGGCGATTGAATACACGTTTCGCCCACACGGAAAAGGACATGATCACATGACGACCGACAAAGAGGCTCTGTTCAACTACCAGCTACTGGGCCGATTACAGCAGGACTGTGAGTACTATCTAGGTCACGGTAACCGAGCGAAAAAGCACCTTTGGGCCGGTGATGAAGCTGAGCAAATCGCAAAAATGAAAGAAATTTACGAAGGGCTGAGCGAGAAACCGGAGTGGATTTCGCTTGAGAAAATTGCCGAGTACGAAGCGGCAATGACTGCGAGTCAGTAGCCCCTTGGTGCAAGTCAGCAGCGACGACTGGGCTGGTGGTAGCAGAAGGGGTCTAAGGCCCCTTTTCTTCTGTTTATGTTGACGCTTTGTGCACAGGTCCGTATAATCGTTCTTGTGGTTGAGACTTTCCTGGAGAACGCGATGGACCGTTTCGTTGTGTTGGTTTTCGTTGGTGCTAGCGCTACCGTGATCGATGGCGAGCCGCTGATCTGCGACGGCTGCAGCGATGAGGTAGAACTCGAAAACTGGGCTGTTGAGAAGTTCGCTAACGGCCGGGAAGTCTTCAACGTGGTTTGCGTTGCTAGCGAGCGGAACGCAATGGCGTACATCGCGCGGTTTGGCTACGAGTTTGTTGCGGAGTGAAAAATCATGGCACGTAAAGAGCCCCTGATGGTGCAGGTTAGCAGCAACGGTCAGGTGATCGGCAAGCTGACGACTCAAGAATTCATGGACTACGCGAAGAAGAACTTCGGCATCGGTAGCCAACGTTTCCTGGGCGACTACGTGAAGTGTTTCAACGAGGGCAAGGCACGGATAGGTGAGCCGGAACGCGTTGAACTGATCCTCAACAAGTGAGCAGGTTCGGAGAACGAAGTGATCAAGCGTCCTGTTGGCGTTAGAAAGGCTCCTGAGCCGATCATGTGGTCGGTTGAGCATTTCGGCTACTTCCCGCCTGAGTATGGCCGTGAGGTGGCGGTGTTCTGGGACCAAGCTGCGGCCTATGCGTGCAGCGAAGAGCGCAACAAGTTTAACTACTGCACAGACGTTCAGGTCTATGCGTATGCGGATGAATAGCGGACGTGTGTCGCGCTAACGATGATGAAAAAGGAAAGGGTGGGCGATGGCACTAAAGGACGGCAATTATCTAGCCACGTGCAAGGAGAGGAACCCGTTGGCCGCTGCGGTGAACGGGCACCACCGCGTGTGGCCTAATGCTACGTGTGTGGTCAAGAGAGGATTCGCGAGATTCAAGCGCGACGGTGACGAAGTCTGGAGTTGCAACGCGACTTACGCGGAAGCGCACTTCAAGCTCGAACCACTCGACTGATTTACTGTTGACGTTTTGTGCGTCGTTCTGTACAATGGGTTCTGTGGTGATCAGAAACGGACTGGAGAACGAGATGGCACTGACGGCAACTCAAACGACTGGCGGGAGGGCTCTTCCTCAGTTCGTGCTTGAAATCCTGGCAACGAGATTTTCCCCGGCTGAAATCAGCATCATTGATCAGAACTGGAACCGATACAGCCAGATGTCTTTCAGCAATTCGTGTGCAGACGAATTCCTTCTCCAGGGCGACCTCATACTGATGCTTGAAAGGACTTGATCATGGCAAGGAACTGGTTCATGAGTGGGTGCGATAAGTTCGGCAACCCCGAGGGTCAACGGCAGAACATCACTGAGGTGGTGCTCGATACCGCTGGTGAAGAAGTTTTTGATGCGAACAGCGGTGAGCAGGAGATGGCTGCTCAGGCACTGGTCGAAAGCGCGTACGGCACGACCGCTGGCTACTGCAACGGCACCTACTGGACCGAGTGAGAAACTATGACAGCGACTATTATTTTCCGGAACGGACAAGGCGGATTTGTTGAGGCGTTCGAGGCAATTCGCCTTGGCTACGACTACGACGGCTATAACCTGTACGCTGGTGGCATCCGCCGTAACCCCATCGAAGTGGTGGAATGCACGGCTGTTGATGTAGCTGAGTCGTCCATTGACGGTGTGAGTTTCTTCCGTACAGAGACCGGCCGTGTGTACAAGACAATCCAGTGAGTGGTGACAGAGCCAAGAAAAAGCCCGGAATCCCGGGCTTTGCTTTTTGGTGACCTACTGCGTTGCGTGCCAGTCAGCCGCTGTCAGTGACGGGCTCTCACCCGCGTCGAATTCACGGCGGAACCAATCCTCGTTGTCGTAGGGAACGTGCTTGGCTTCAAGCATGTCAATACCAAGCTTGGTCAGTTCGTGTGACACGGCCGATGCCCAATCATCAAAAGTGCGGTGTGCCGCCATACGGGAGTCCTCCGGTCTATCGGTCTTGGCGAGTGTCCCAGACGCGCAAAAGAGCTATCGCAGTCGGTTCCTCAGAGTACGGGGGTAGAACTTCATAGTGCAATTCATAGCGCCCCGCCAGACATACCCAGCGATGAACTTCGCGTGCGGGAGGTCCATCGTAGCCGTCAAGCTCTTCACCGAGTCGGTGGAAGTGATCTTGTCCAAGCCGATCTGCTTCATCGAGTAGAGCATTGACGATACGTCGGGCCGCTGCTCCATCGTTGAATTTTTTCACGTGGTCAGCGATCAGCGCCAGGTCGGACATGGCTTTAGAAGTAGGTAGGACCTTGACCTTCACGCTTCGGGCACCGGCTGTTCGTTATCGGTTCCAATGCTGTCGGCCCAGACGCGTGCCTGATCCATCGGGACGAATCGGCCCGCAGTCACATCGTCCAGTCCTTCCTGAATCAATCGACGCTTCTCCGCTTCTCGTGAGAGAAACTGGACCAGCGCTTTCTTGACGATCCACTGACGCGGCCGGTCAAGCAGCGCGGAGAGGGCGTCCACTTCCTGCGCTAGTTCGACCGGCACCTGAGCCGTGAGGGTTCGAGTTTCAGCAGTCACAGGGGCCTCCTATTGAAAACTAACTGAGTCTATTGTAAATCAATAAACCCGTCACTTCAAGGAGACGCCACACGGATTTGAGGGCTCAGGCTGCGCTCTGTTGGCACGAACTGAGTTCCGCCTCCAGGGTTAAGAGTCGTTTTGATCGAGCTTTGAGCCGCTTAACGGGCGTCCCGAAATACATACCCCAAGGATCGAGAGACTTCGTCACCAACGACATCGCACCAACGGACGATCCTTCACCGATCCGACAGCCAGGCAGGATGACAGTGCCCGATCCGACAATGACGTGTCGTCCAAGTCGGACCGGCGCAACCTTCACATTCAAATACTGACGAGGTACGGTCGGGTTCGTGAGCGCCGCGCCAGAGTAATCGTCCGACACGCTATAGACACGCACACCCTGAGACAATCCACAGAAGTCCTCCAGTTCGATGCCTCCACCACCGGCCATAAAGCACATACCTCCGATGTGCACGTATGAGCCGATGCGTATATGCCCGCTCGAAGCAGACAGGACACTGGGTCCGTCGATACGCACGTTACTCCCGAACGTCATGTTTTCGATGCCGACGACCGTACAGTTTTTCGCGACCCTAACGTTGCTGCCCACGGAGGGCGAGCCGAACTGTTTCAATTCTTCTTCGGTCCAGTAGCCTGGATTGAGCGGGTTTTGCATGTGAGTCCCTCGCGCGCCGGGGCGAGCTAAAAAGTGGATTTGCCTTCAGGCCGCCCGCAAACGACGACCCGATGCATCGCCTATACTAGCCAGTGAGGCGAGGAACGGTTTTCGCAAACAAAAGCAAAAAGCCGCGCCAATTCGATGCTTTGAATGAGCGCGGCAAGTCAGTGTTCGGCAAAACAGGCGGTACGGCTATTCAGCACTTAACGGCTACTCGCTCTCAAGTCGCGAGATTTCCTCATCCACTGTGGGTGGCGTAGGCAGACCGAGTTTTTTGCGTTCAGCGTCCACTGTCGGTCCGGTTCTTTCGTAGCCACCCAGCTTGATTTTGTGGCGCACAGCGCGCCCGTCAGGGAGCCACCCGTTGAACGCCCAATCGCTGCCATTGATGCGCCCATGCTTGCACAGGAATTCGTGCACCGCGAAAACGAGCTTCTCAAGCTCACGACTTTCACTTTCCGTGAAGCTGTCGAACATTGATGACTCCCTCAGATTTGACATAAATCTAATTATCAACAATTGAACGAGCGTTCACTTTTCTGTCAAGGACCTGGCGCAGCAGCGGCCGGAAGCGTTGCTGTTCGCTTCACAATCTCGCCGTCCCGATACTCGAACCCGTTTTCATCCATCCACGTCTGCGCAGCCTGAATGATCGCGTCGTCCAACATGAGTCTCTCGACCTCGTTGGCGGAAAGGCGAACGCCGGTTCCTCGAAGGCCAGCGCGATAGATGCGCGCGTGCGGATTGTCCTTTATCTCTTCCATTGCTATCCCTGTCGTATGTCTGTCAGGGTCAATGCTCGCAAACGATCATCGTCGTCGTATGGCGACCCGTCCGTCAGCGCGCGCCATGAGATATAGACGCCATGAGCCATGCACCGCAGGACGTGTGCGCGTTCACCCTCAGCGGTTTCCGACGCCTGCTGCATCAACCTCTTAATTTGTGTTTCCGCATTCCGGGTAATCTGCTGGTGTGTCCAGCGCGTTGGATTGCTCATCGCGTGTTAGCCGATTCCCCGGCTGGCGTCCAACGCGGAGCCAACTGATCTTCGATGCGGGGGCGCTCTGTGAATCCAAGCCGAACCAAAAACTCGCGAACCTGTTCTTCGGTCTCGAACGGCCTAAAGTGTTGGGTGCCTGCGCTAAACCCCGGCTGGCAAATTTCGACCACAGGATAAGTACCAGACATCGCTTTGCGGCCGAACCGAAAAACTGCACCGGGTGCCGCGCGCTTGCCAACCTCGTCATTCATCGCGATCATCCAGCCGTCGATGGGTTCTGCGATAACCTTGGGACTGTCTTCCATTCGTTAGTTCTCCACAATGTCGATGACTGGTTGATTAGAGTTTACCGCCGACAGGTGAATCGAGGATGGCGTTGATGTTTTCGATATCGCCAAGGCCCGACAACTTGATCAGCTTGGTGAGGTTTTGATACGAGACACTGATCGTCTGAGCTTCAACATCAATCTCGTTTTCGGCCACGATGTCTAGCACCAGTTCCTGCAGATCGGTTCTTCGCGGTGTGCTCACGTTAAGTCCTCATCAATGTAAATATCTGGCTTCTGCGTTTCGCCCGCAGCCGCCTGTTATTTCTTTTTGCCGTGCAGAATGAAAATACCGGGCGCTAGGTGCGTGATGTCCGGATCGGCCGGACCCTTTGCATAGCAGTGACCCGTTTGCGTGTCGAAGATAGCCCACCGCCGACCGCTCGAATACGCGTCTTTCCAGCGAAGCGCCGAATCGTAGTCCGTGAAAGTGTCCAAGCTGTCCAGGCATTCACCCGTACTCTCGTAAATCTTGACCTCGTAACCCATAACCGCCCCACTCCTAACTGTTCTGTACATCGTCTAGCGCTTGGACCGCATCGCTGAGGTCCGTCAGGTCCTCAATCTCATCGAGCGCTACGATTGCTGTATCGAGACTATCAACCGCAGCTTCCGCTGTCTCCCCTCGCTGCCCTGCCCTCAAACTTTCCGGCATGTTATCGAGTGCTTCCTGCTCTTCATCTCGCACCGCTTCGAGTGTGGTTCGGATACTTTCGCCCTCCGCTTTCAGTTCTTCGATCAGCACCTTCAACGCTTCAAGACGCGAACGCTGCGTCTGGATGATTTTTCGTCTAGTGCCGTTCATAGGATTAGAGTTGAGCGCGTCCGGAATCCGTCAAGCGCACGGCTCTATACATGAGCCCCTGCCCTTTGGCGATAAAACAGCTAGGCGCGCTTGACTGCACCTCTTCGTCGCTCACGAGTTCAGCGAGCCCCTTCGCCATGAGCGCATCGAGCGCCGATCCGTAGCACTCTCCATACGGGCTGAATGGTGCCTCTCCTAGCCACTGTAGCAACCGGCGTTCTGTGCTGTTCAGTTCGATCTGTGTCATCCGGCCTCCGCTTATGCACAGGGTTGTGCACCGAAATTGTGGACAACCTCCATCCCCTCTGCAAGCCGATTTTCTCTGCATTTGTGTGCGCGGTCGCGGGGCAGACAGTTAGTTGTGTTTTGCGGCAGTCGCCGAAAATTTCCCCAGCGCCCTGCCCTCCCCTACCGTCGATCCTTCATCCTAGTTCTAGCTTTCTCCCGCAAACCCAGGCTGGATAAGGCTTACCCAGGGAAAAGTTAACTTGCAGAAGATGAGTTAACCGTATACATTCCGACCAATTCGCCATTTTACGGAAGTTGCAGCGAAAAATGGCGACCACTTCAGTAAATAACCACACTGCCAATGAAGGGGAGTCCAAGATGCTCGTTGCCAAACCAATCGTATCTATCGAACACTCTGTCAAGCACACTCCGAACCGTGTGGCCCTAGACGACATTGAGTTCATCGCACAGAACGCGAGCGAGATGCTGATGAATGTGCGTGAGAGCATGCTTGCTCCGCATCCGCGAAAACACGCGCCTGTGTTCACAACCTCACAACTCGCGTCGCTCTGCCAGGTGGATCGCAAGAAGATCAACTATTACTGGGAGAAGCCTGAACTCGGCCTGCCCCAAGGCACAGTGCTGCCGCGTACGCGCGAATTCACGCTGGTCGAAGCGCGCGAATGGGTCAAGAAAGTTGGCCCGTACCTGAAGCGGCCGGACGGTGTTAAGGGCAAAAAGATTGCAATCGGAAACTTCAAAGGGGGCGTCTCCAAAACTACAACAGCGATGACTCTGGCTCAGGGCCTGTCGCTGCGCGGTCGGCGCGTGCTGATAATTGATCTTGATCCGCAAGCATCGCTCACCGCGTTGAACGGAATCTTGGCTGACAGCGAAGTCAATGAAGACCAAACGATTCTGCCACTCATTTACGGTGAAGCGGACTCGCTCGAATACGCGATCCAGCCGACGTACTGGGATGGTATCGACCTCATTGCGGGCAGTCAGTCTTTGTTCAGCGCTGAATTTTACCTTCCCTTCAAGCAGTCACGCGAACGCGAATTTCGTTTTTGGGAAGTGCTGGAAAAGGGCTTGGAACCTCTGCTCGATCAGTACGACATGATCATCATCGACACGCCCCCTGCCCTCTCCTACGTTACGATCAACGCGTTCATGGCCGCAGACGGCCTGATTGTTCCGACTCCGCCGAACGCACTGGACTACGCATCGTCCACGCAGTTCTGGTCGCTGTTCACGGACTTCGCACGGAGCATGAAACAGATCGTGCCGGACCTGAACAAGCACTTCGATTTCATCCACGTCCTGCTCGCTAAAGTCGATCAATCGCAGGCAGCAACGTTCGCCGTGCGCGAGTGGATTAACCGCACGTACGAGCGTCATGTGCTGCCGGTTGAGATTCCCACGACGACCGTGACATCGAGCGCATCGACCGAGTTCGGGACCGTCTACGATATCTCGAAGTACGACGGCAGCAATAAAACCTACCAGCGGGCGCGTGAAGCATACGACCGATTTGCAGAGATGATCGACCAGGAGATTTTCGCGCTGTGGACCTCTGAACTGGAGGTCGCAGCATGAGCATTAAGGAGAAAATGGCGGCCCGAACTGCGGCGATTGCAAGCCCCAGCGGTAACCGGCCAGTCGAACCGCTAGCTCGCCCGAAAACTGGTCCAGGTCAGTTTCTGGCCGCAATGCCGATCCTTGCAGAGAAAGAGGAAGAACTGGAAAAGGCGAACGCTGAGAATGCAAGTTTGCGCGAGCAACTTGAGCAGGCGTTGGCGAATGGAAATCCATTGGGCTCCGCCGTTGAGGTTCCGCTCGATCAACTTCATGAGGTCCCTGGGCGTCGGCGCTACATGCCCCGCGAAAAGTACATCGAACTTCGCGACAACCTGAAAACCACCGATTTGATTCATGCGGTGGTCGTCCTGCCACGTGAATCAGGTGGCTACGAAATCTGGTCCGGACACCATCGGGTGGACGCGTATCGCGAGCTTGGCCGCACCACGATCATGTGCGTCATGGGCAAGGCTGAAAAGGCTTCTGTCAGCGCCGGGGCGTTCTACGCAAACCTGATGCAGTCGGACCTGACCGATTTCGAAAAGTACCAGGGCTTCAAACGAATTCAGGAAGAAAACCCGGGCATCACGCAAGCGCAGATGGCGGAGCGTGCGGGCGTAGCAACTTCCGTCCTTTCCCGGTTGATGTCATTTGAGCAGCTACCGGAACCAGTCCTGCAGATGCTGAACGAGCGCCCTGCTTTGCTTGGTGCGACCTCTGGCAGCGCACTCTCCGGACTGGCCGCAGAGGGGAAAGCAGAACGTGTAATTGAAGCTGTGCAGAAACTGGCGAAGGGCGAAATTGACCAGACACAGGCCGTGAAGCTGGCGAGCACGGAACCGGCAAAGCCCAAAGAAACGAAGAAGGCAGAGCGGGTAAAAGTTCGCGTTGGCAAAGCCGTGTATTGCAGTATGAGCACGGCACGCAACGTTGTGCGGATGGAATTTCAATCGGAAGAGGAAGCCGCAGCAGCTAGGGAAGGGCTAACGGCATTTCTGGAAGCACGGGCCGAAGAATTACGGGCGCAGGCACAGGACGAAAAGTGAAAGTCCTTTTGAATCAAGGACTTCCAAGTTGGAACTTCTGAGGAACACGCAATGAACTGATTCTGAGGCGGGAAAAGAAAAAGCCCTCGGCTGGAACCGAAGGCTTTTTGCATAAAAGGGCTCGGCTGGAAATCCGTTCCCCGCACTACACTCACCGACTGGAAATCGGCAAGGACCTCAACAATCCCGAGTGTAGCGGAACGAGATTGACAGTCAAGTGAATTCAGCCATTTTCTGAAAAATGGACTGCACAGCATGTCAATCGCGCAACACTCCGTTGCTGGCGAGGGTGAAGCTCGCCCCCAGCAGTCAGTACCCGCCGAAGTCTCAAACGATGCAGCCGCCCTTGCCGCGTTTCGCTGCGATTCGATCAACCTTCCGTGGGTTATCTTTCGCGCTGCATTCCGCGCAAACCAGATCGAACAACTGCCAGCACGCGCACGTTCTGTTCTCGCTGCCCTAGCCCGTACAGTTGACGCTAATCGCCCGTTCGCTGCGATCTTTGCCCGCCGTGAGTTATTGACCGGCCGCGCAATGCAATCGATGCGCACGTTCTATCGCAGCCTGGACGACCTAGAAGCCGCAGAACTCATCGAACGTCGTCCGCAATCCCGCTACGTTGAAGTCGGTCGATTCGGCCGTGCGAATTTGCATCTCACAGAGCGCGCAGTGGTTCTTCTTGGATTGGTTGAGGTGCAGGCCGAGCAACTCCCTACAGCGCCCGCAGAAACGGCTCAGACGCCCTCACATGCCGTCCGGATGCAGACCGCAGAACCCAGCGTTTCTTCGTTTATCCGCCCGACTGCCAACGTGGCAGACGGTGCTATATATGGTGATCTTTACCCTGCTTCTTCTCAAAAGAGACAACCGGGGCAACTGCCTGCGGACCTCCAACGTCTGCGGTCCCTGGGTTTCATTGATTTCCTGATTTTCAAACTCATGAAGGAAGCGCGAGAGAATCGCAAACGGCTCTCCGACGTTGTTGAAGCTACGTGGGAACATCTGAAGGCTGCGAAGCGACCGATCAACTATCTGCGTGCGCTGCTTCGTAGCCCTGTCGATTTCGCTCATCAATTGCGAAGCAAGGCCGAAGCTCGACACGCGGCACAACGTCAAGTCGAACGCGCAGCGAACGCGGAACTCATTGCACAACGGTGTGCAGGACAGACGTTTATCGACACTGACGGCCAGCGCAAGTACGTGCTCGATACGGACGGCCAGTCCATGACGGTGTACGTTCGTGGCGAAGGGGTGGGGCGGCAGGCTGCAGGCTGGAAGGAGCAGTTCGCAGAGGCGCTTGAGAAGGGACGCATTCGTCGTGCTGCGCTCGATAACTTGGAGGCGTTTGGTCCGGCACCCACACAGACAGCGAGAGCGTCAGCAGGGGAGGGCCACACCGCGAACGTAAAGCCACCGGTTACCGCTCAAGTCCGTAGCCACATCGCTGGATTGCGTGCCATTCTTCGCACACAGCGGAGTATTATGTAAGGAGTACATACTACATTAGACGAACGCTGCGCTTGGGTGTCGTGTTGATGGTTTGCGATTCCGTGAAACACTTCGGAACCTAGCTGAAAACGGGCAAACGTTTGGCTATTCAGCGACTTGGCGCTAGGTCCTCAGTTTGTTTCACGGATTTGTCAGGAAATCCCTACGCGGATCGAGCAAAACGGCTCGTTTTCTGGCCTAGCGCACGCGGCGCACAGCATTCGCTGGAAACTGTAGTGAATGCTACGTATTTTGTAATGACGAAATTCTTGGCCACCACTCGCGGAAAACGTATTGACGTTTTGTGCAGACGGCGTAAAATCGGGTTTGTCGGATGTGAACGAACCGGAGCAAGAATAAATGGCCTCAAACGAAAAGGTGTACTTCATCGAAACCGATGACCTAGCGAAGCTGGATCGTCTAGCCGACCGGATGATGGGCGGCACTGATCAGGAACGCGATTTCGGTCACACGCTCTGGTACGTCCTGGACCGGGTACGCAAGAACGAGCTTGACGCGAGCGTGTTGAAGTAACGCGGCACCGGCAGTCTCTATAACTATGTGGAGTGCATCATGTGTGTAGCTCAAATCAGCAGCGCCCAAGACGAACTGATGGCCCTGATCCGCAAAGCTCAGTCGCGCGGCCTGAACGTAGTGAATATCGAATTCGAGGAAAGGGCTCTGGCGGAAGAGGGCGCGTTCATCATCGACACCGTGCAGGTTGCAAGCAAAGGTTTCGGACCGTATCCGCTTGGACATATCGCGGCACGAGAGCGTATTGCCGAATGGCTGTGGAAGCAGTCGCCCGCGTACAAGGCTCCGTCCTTCCTCGGTCGTATCTGATGGACGAGCCGACTTTCGATGTACCTCTGACGGAGGGCGAAATCATCATAATCCGCGAAGCCCTTCGCAAGTTTCCGCGTTCGCACGAAATGGCAACCCTGTACGACGCAGAGATTCTGAGCGCGGACCGCAAGATGACTGAGTTGCTGGCAGCTTCATTCGATCAGCATATGGGTCTCAAACCATGACCAAACTGATCGGGGGCTGACGATGGACGCCTTCGAGCGCCAGCAGCGAGCATACGAGCAGGGAGAGAGGGCGTATCACGCGGACAAGCCGCGCGAGAAGAATCCGAAGCGTGGAGAACTTGAGCGCGAGGCTTGGTTTGCGGGTTATGACCGCGCAAAAGAACTGGACGAGTCGAACGACTTCGACGCTTGATTAACAAACCCAAACGGAAATTATGGAAAGTAAAACAATTGTGCTAGACGGTGACGGGGTGGTGTTCGATTACCGCAAGGCGTACCCAGGAGTCTGGAAAGCTGCCTTCGGCACCGACATCATTATGGTGGAACCGAATGCCTACCACGCGCATACGGCGCACGGTGTCCAGTTCGAGAGCGCGGAGCAGGAAGCGCAATTCTTCGAACACTTTGGTGAAGACGCGTGGGCAACGATGCCGCTTATGGATGGTGCTGACGAGGCGTGTTCGCTGCTCGTCGGCTGTGGCTACAAGCTCGTGATCGTCTCGTCAATGAATCCGAAATTCGAAGCCGCGCGTTTGAGCAACTGCAAGCTGCATGGCCTGCCCATCTCTGAGGTCTACGCAGTGAAGCGGGCAGGGGAGGGCAATCCAAAGTTGCAGGTGCTGCACGATCTGCAGCCGGTCGCTCTGGTTGACGATCTGGTGGACAACTTCGAGGGGCTGAACCAGTCGATTCACTCAGCGTTCATCAACTACCAACGCTTCGACTGTCCTAGCATCGGTCGCACGTTGCTGTCAGATAGCGTGCACGGATCGCTTCTGGAGTTCGCGAAGTTCTGGACCTATCCGAAGTAGTTGCACAAAACGTCAACATCCCCTATACTGAATCTGTGGGTTCACTAGGGGATGCAAAATGTCTGAGTTAGCGCGGCACCTTCGATTTAACGTACTGGTAGCCAGGCGCGCTTTTCCGGACAATCCCGCGTGGACCGAAGAAGCAGCGTTCATAGCTGGCTTGCTGATCGCGGGTGAGTACGACCGCGATCTTTTCGAAGAAATGCTGGAGGCACTCTGACATGGCGCTTACCATCAAAAAGGAAAGCCTGATTGACTGGTTTGTCGAAGACGACAGCAAGCCGCCTGCTACTCGTGTTGTTGCCCGCATCACGAAGACGACCCAGGGTTACCATGTGGCGCTCCGACTGTTCGATTTCAAAGAGCCGTACTTCTTCCAGTACTTTAAGGAAGCAAAGGCATGTGCGCTCGATCCTGCTTCGCAACCCGACTGACTCTCACAGAGGGAACAAATGAATAAGATTGCAGTGTTTGACCAGATCGACGCGGCATTGATTGCAGGTGAGCTTCCGCCGAAATGCGCTAATGCTTGGATGGCGGCTGGCGACAACGCCACCGGTACGGAAGGGTCAGACGAGTTCAAGATTTCGGCCGTCGAATCGTTGTCGCTGACCGCACCGTTTCAAGAAAACGAGTCGGTTCGTGAATACTTCGATACCAAGTTCGGCTACCAGTGGTAACCGCCGACACCTCTCACAAAGACCAACTGCCATGACCATTGACGAAGCAAAGAGGGCCGGGGCTAACGCATTCATCGCGGGCTTGGGCCGCGCTCCCGCTCTGAACCACGGGTTCACCACTGACGCTATCGCTTCGGCACGCGAAACTGGCGGCAAACTGACGGATTTGCTGGCCGCCTACGGTACGGGTTGGACCGTGGCGAACCTGGCAGAGAACGCCCCTCTGCCGGACATGCCGAGCGTCATCGAATTCAATCGCCTGATGGCGGTTTGCACAGTTGGGCTGAGCGGCTAACCGGAATATTCTGTGGAAATGAGACAACTCAGTAATCTCGCAAAGCCCAAATCTGGCGAAGCCTGTAACGGCTGCGGATACTGTTGTACCGTGGAGCCGTGCATGCTCGCGCAAGATTTCCTGCACAGCAGCAGCGGGCCGTGCGTTGCGCTGGAAACTGTGGAGGGCAGATTCATGTGCGGGCTCGTGCGTAACCCACTAGGGTACCTGTTCAAAGCAGCGCACCCGGAGATGGAGGTCCCTGTCCTAGAAGCTCCCCCAGCGGTGAAGGAAGGGTACCAGCTATCCGTCAACTTCGCAGCGGCCTTGGGCATCGGCATGGGCTGCGATGCGGACGACGATGAGAAGTCGGCCGCTTGGGCTCAAGCCTTCTACCCACGACCTTCCGAATAGACGAAAAAAGCCCCGCAACCTGATCTAAGTTTGCGGGGCTTTTGCTTTTACTCAGCGTGTACCAGAAGCTTATGCGCCACCGGTTGTTGCTGCTGCACGTGCGTCAAATGCTCGTCTGACTGTAGCTTTTCGAGCGCGGCCTGAATACAAACCTCCTGCCACTGGCTAGGAGTCCAAGCGACGCTCTGATCAGCGTGCTCGCGCATCAACTGTTCGATGATATCGGGCCAGTCCTTCAGGATTTTCTGCGCCATCCGTAGTCTGTTTTCCTGATTGATGTACCCGACCTCGATCACCGAATCGACACGGCCAGGGCGAGTCGAAATGCCGGAACCTTCTTCCTTGACAACACCCAGCGCCGGGTCTATCTGCTCGATATGGTTTGTCGTGATGATCAAGAAAACACCGTTCAGCGACGACACTCCAGAAATTTGATTGAGCACACAGTCGAAGCTCAGCGACTTGTGCTCCGTCTGGTTCTCGCGTCCGTGGAACACGTTATCGAAGTCTTCGAATAGCGCGATACAGGGAACGTTCATCGACTCCCAGTGCTCAATGAACTCCTGATCGGACAGTGTGGCCAGATAGAAGTGGTTGATCGGGATTCCAAGATTCTGGGCCACGGCTTTGGCTATGCTCGATTTACCAGTTCCTCCCGGACCGTGCAGCAACCAACCACGACGCCATGGAATCTGGCGGTCCAGATACCAGTCACCCATCTGGAGCCAGCGCGAAGCCTGCTCGAAATACTTCAAGATGCGAGGCTCAAAGAAGAGCCCGTTCAGAGCATCTTCATCATCCCGGATCGCGTAGGTATCCGGCGCATACTTGAATGAGCGATCAAGCGTCAGATCAGGACGCAGCAATGAGCTTCCGCTGACTGTGTTACCCACCGGGGACGTCTCATCAATATAACCAGAATCGGCCTGCTTCCGCTTATAGTTGGTGAGAGCAGCGCCCATACCCTTCTCGGAGCCTATGATCTTGCGCACCCAGAAACGAGAATCGCGCTTCTTGCTATTCAGCTTCAGATGCTCATCCCAGGAGTCGAGAGCGTCCGACGTGAGCTTGTCGAAGTTGATCAGCCCGCGAATCGCCCGGATTTGAAGCTGGCTCGAATCCGCGTTCACGACCATGAACGCGCGCTTGCCTACGTACACCGAAATCGGAGCCGGGAGCCGGAATGGGACAAGGACTGCGTCCTTGCGTCCGCGCATGGTCGTGACTCGATGCGAAACGTAGTTAAGCAGGCCAGACGGCAGCGGTTTGTAGTTGCGCTTCAGGTAGGCGTAAACAACCGGCGACAGGTCGTGATCGAAGCTTGCCTTGATCAGCACAAAGCTCGAAACGTAGCCCATAGCATTCCTAATCTGCTGCCATCCGGCCGTCAGTGCCGCAGCCAACCCACCTAGTCCAAGAGTCGTCAGGTTGATCATGTGGCGGCACCCCATGCCCAGGAGTTCGCTGCGTCATCAGGATGAAACATCGCTTGGCAGATTACTTCGGCCTTGTCCCGGTCCACGATGCTGTAGCGCCGTTCGTGGTTGGCGAAGCGCGCGTGTGCGTACGCATGCTCCAGAGCATCAGCGTAGGAATCAGCCGATGCGATCAGGTGCGTTGTGTCCTCTTCCACCGTATTCATGTACACCAGGAATTTACGGTAACCATCGGTTGTTAGGTCCCGCACCGGAAAGTCAAAGCCATGCGCCGTAAGCGAGGACGGAATCAGACGACCCACAAACTGATCACCGTATTTAAATGGTGCCCAATCTGGAGCCTCCACCACTTTGATCATCTGCGAACCCGCAAACTCACCTGAAATCACGGGACCACACAACTGCCCGTAGAACAGAATGGTGGGCCAGAACTCGCGCGCTAAGGCGTGGTCGGTGTTGGCTACGTAGAAACGAATGTCACTGTTCATTAGATGTCGGCAGCAAGGTTAGGGAGGTTTTTACGTTTAGGCTTGATTGATCCGTCTTTGGCGGCCTTTCCATCTTTCGCGCCGGATTCTGGTATCGAGCCTAGTGCGTCATCGTTCGGCGCGGACTCAACACGCATACGTGCGTAGTCCATACGAACCTTGAACTTGAAGCGTCGTGAGTTACGCGACTTCGGCTGATCAATCTCCATGATCCCGGTCTCTTTGTTATCTTCCGTTGCGACCCAAATCCATGAATTGTTCGAGTGTTCGGAGATAGCGCGGGAATACCGAATCTTGCCGGTCTCGTCCACCTGGCAGAGCAGAATGTTCAGCCGGTCTTCAGCACCTGCGTTGATCTTGCCGTAGCGTGCTGTTGACGACAGTGCACGCCACATATCATCGCCATCGGTGCCCTTGAGCAGCGAGATATAGTCCACAATCGTCGCATCGTAGTCAAACGCAGATGTCGCGGCGTAGACCTCTTCCAAGGTCATGTCCTCTTCTGGTTTGTAGATGGTGTAGCGCCCCCCGGCTTCCCGCACCTGACGCATCCACCGCTTCATCCGCTTCTCTGCGAGCGCCTTCTCTCCAGTCGCTAGCCCCTGAGTCAGAATCGACGTTAGATCGTAGCCCGTGATGTTAGCCATCGCGCGGCACGTCATTTCGTCTTCAGTCATTTCGAGGGGAACGACGAGGACGCGGTAACCCCGCATAGCCATACCCAGAGCCATCGCATTTGCCATCAGCGATTTACCACCGCCTGAGTTCGCGCCGATTGTCACGAGCGACCCGCGCGTGAACCCCTTCGCAACTTCGTCAAAGGCTTCGATGGTTGAAGGGATAATCTGCTCTGACCGATCATCGTAGAGAATCGACTTGATGCGGCCCAACGAATTGTTGTTCACACCGAAGTGAACGAACGATTGCTTGCTGGACTTTCTCGAACGTGCGTCGCTTAAGCTCAGCGAAGTCTGTTCGAGCAGTTGATCAATATCTACTTTGGAGGCTTGCATCGAATCATTAATCGATGCAGCGATGTTGAAAAGACTACGCGCCTGTCTATACTTATTTAACGACGCTACGGCTTTATTCGCTTCGGGGATCGTTGTGACTACAGCTTCTGAATCCCGCAAGTGCTGACGTGCACCCTCGCTTAGCCCCGGGTCATCAATCATCAATCTGTAGGTCGGGGATTCGCCAGTGTCCTTCATGTGCTTGCGAATCGCGTGGTACACCTCTACAGATTCGGGGAAGTGGAAATACGATTCGTCAATCTGACCCAAGATCGTACCGGCGATTCGCTTATCCCTGTTGCAGGCTCCCCGAAGCACTGCCAGTTCAACTGACGGTCTAGCCAGCTTCATGCATACCTCTTGTGAACAAGTCTATATTCTTTATTTACTGCCGCACGCGGGTTCGTCGCAAACCACGACATATCGACCGGGCGGAGACATCAGGTGCATGCCCCAGATGTCATATCTGTAGTGAACGTGTCCCGCGTGTCCCGAAAGGCAGAGGAACACATCAACGTTCAGGTTCCTGTCCACGATGTCGGACGCAGTGTTATTTGACGCGTCACACACGATCAGGAAGTCATACAGTTTGCGTTGGTTCTGGAAACTCAAACAAACATCCCTCATCTCGAAGATGATAGTTTTGCGTGTTATGTCGTCGTTCAGGTCGTAGCGGCGGGCGTCGTAGACTTGCTTCAGTAGCTCCGGAAGTTCGAGGTCTGGGACCGGAGGGAGAACCGCAGCGACAGGGGGTTTTTCTGGTGGCAGCACAAACGGTGCCGCCTTGAGTGACGCATCCTGCGCTGATACTTTGAGCGACGCAACGGCAGCGGGAATAGCAGCCAGCATCTGGATAAATGATCGGCGTTTCATTAGTGTTCCTTGTTTATGTACGCGTCGAGAGGCGGTGTCACGACCGGGGCATCTACAAGCTTTGCGAAGTTCGACACAGAGGTGGTGTCGGGCGCAGAGCTTAAGAAGAGCCACGACAGTCCGAACTCCTTTGCGAACAGAGCGTTGAACCACTCGTTGTAGGCTTTGACCGCTTGGGTGAACGCTGGAGTCGCTACTGCAGCAGCCCACCAGCCGCGTCCGACACTGCGCTTCAGGCGCGTGAGGTTGCGTCGCTTAATCGAACGGATGTTCATTCGATAACCCTGCTGAAATCAGTGTCTGTCACGTTCATCAAATAATCTCCACGCGTCGGCGTAGCAGAGCCTCGCTGAAGTAGGCAAGCGCGTTGATTGGTGTGTACAGCTTCGTGCTGTGGAACGAGATGGGGTCTTCCCCGGCAGACACGACGATGCGCGGAATCTTTTGGAAGCGCTCGATCAGATCGCGTGCCTTGTCGAGCTTCACGGTCGTAGCGTTGGGCGTCAGATTCGAGATGACGAGAATGGTCGGGTCGCGTTCTTCGTCACCGTGCTCCTTGTCGTACTTCCGCATGATCGGGTTTTCGAATCCGCCGTACAGCGTCGCCCACTCGATGCGTGCGTCTTTCACCTTCGCTAGGTGAATCGACAAAAGATAAGCTGCGAACAGCTTCGCTTTGGTGTCGTCCGGAGCACCTGACACCCCGTAGATCATCGGGGCGGCCGGGTCTTCCATGAACAGGGACAGCGAGTCGTTCTGAACTCGCGCCTCGATCACCTTTTCGTTCAGCTTCTCCGATTCGAGACCGAACGGAGTAGGGTCCCATTTGAAGGCAGGAATTGCCCACACGTGACCCGGAACGCAGCGGCGCAGTGTTTCGGTTTGCTTAACTGCAATTCGCGTTGGCAGTTGCGTGTCAGAAACCTCTACAGCGGGCTGCGGCCTCTTGGTTGAGGTGTCGATAACCGCCTCATCTTCAGGGCGGTAGGCAGGAGCTTTTGACGGGGCCTTGCGGCCTTGGTACACGCGGCGCTGCGGTGCGCCCCCTTTGACTTCGTTCATGGTTCAATGGTCAGGATGACGGACTCATCCAAGTAGAAGTGCGGTTTGACGAGCGCCTCGGAAAATCTGGAAAGCTGCGGATAAGCAAAGGTCGCGGTGTCTAGGAGCAAGTTGAGCAGTTCCGGTCTATCCGACGATACGGTCCACAACGTCGGCGTATCTCTATGCAGCCGGATGCCGACAGATATCTCTTGGTTGTAAGAGAAGCTATTGAACGTCAACGACATCTGTACGTACTCTTCCGGTGCCAACACCTTGAGGTCGCTCAAGCGAGGCAAACGACCCTTACGACTCGAACGGAGGTCTGCCAGTGGTGCGTACAGGTGTCGGCACAAAGCGATTTGCTGTTCAGACTCGATACCGTCAAAGGTGTGCTGTCGCGTCTCGATCAAGTCTCGGACGGCCCACGACACGATGCCCAGCGTCTTCATCAGGATGTAGGTCAGGGGAATCGTCGGGTAGGGCGAGTACCCCGACCGCGTGACGAGGTTTTCCCCGTAGACTCGAAAACCGTAGTCTGCAAACCGCGAGAGCGCGATCACGTTGTAACCAAGGTCTCGTGCATCATCTATAGCGCCCATCGTCAGTTCACGCGTATCCGGGAAAATCTGCCGAACCACGTCACTCATTGAATAATGGTGGCTGAGGGGCGATTCGTCGTCGTAGTACAGATAAAGGAACTTCGACAGAGAACGTATCGAATGAGCGTGCTTTGACGGGATGAAAAAGTTGATGCCTGGCTTGGCTCGCTCTGTCGGTTGAACGTTTACGACGTTGGCAACAGATGGCACGCCCAGATACTGCGGACTGATGAGGTCGAGCATTAGAATCTCCAGTTGTCTACTTACTATTTACTCGTGCCAACTGGATTAATTGCCAGATTCCGTCGTTGACGCTAGACCCCTTACTCAGGGCCTTGAGAAACTGCTGCTCGTCGTCGGAGAGGTACACCGCCACCCGCTTCCTGCCTAGCTCATCCTGTTTCTGCTTCCACGCGGCTGCTTTTCGTTGACTGTGGTTTAATCCCATCCTGCGGTTTCCTGTTGATCCTTTGACCGGAAATACGAATTCAGTACCTCCGTATCTGAGTCGGATATGATCGGCTTGAACTTCGGCCGCACCACCTGATACCACTCCATCTGAAGACACCTACGGCGCACCGGCATGTCGTCCAGGAAATAGCGTGTGAGCGGATCAGGCTTGTCATCCCAAGGTGTCAGGACGCGCGCCGTGCGCTGTTCGCAGTTTTCCTTATTTGAGGACAACGAAACATCGTAGAGACAAGAAGCGCGGGGGATGTTGGTGCCGGTCGATAGAAGCTTGAATGAGCCAACGAGCACCTTGATCTTGTAGGTACGTGCCCACTCAAGAAAATCATCCCGGTCCTTCTTCTTCAGCGAACCAATGAACGGCTTCGCTATCTCCTTGCCCGCAATCTTGTTGATCGCCAAGACCAGCGCCTTGATTGGCTTGATCTGAGCCATCGGTATCAGGATCATGTGTCCGTTCTTTGCGTCTCGAACCGCCCACTCTGCAATCAGCTTCAGACGTTCGGGGTTATTCTCCAGGTTCGAGACCAGACGAACCCACGGAACCATACCTTTGGCCTTGAACTGGTACTTCGTTCTGACAAGCCGCACGCGGGGTCGCAGGCGTTCAACCTTAGCCTCAAATATGATGGGACCGACCAGGTTGCGCATGATCACGTAGCGTCCGTCCTTACGCGAGGGTGTGCCCGACAGACCAATCAGGTAGCGCACGTTCATCGAAGAAATCACTTTCGCGTACTTCGGCGCGGCTCCAGTGTGAATCTCGTCAATGATCATCACCGTGAACATGTCGCGGATTTCGCGCAGCAGTTTTTGTCCCTTCTCCGAGAGGAACGTTTGCGGAGTCACGAGACACACGTCGTATTTCTCGAACTCTTCAAGTGTCTTGCAGAACCCGATTTGCGAAGGCTTGCACGAGGTCAGCGCCTTCTGGGTGTTCGATCCGACGAAGGTTTCCCGGAATCCGTTTAGCCACTCGCGCTGGCTCGCAACGATGATCGTCTTCGACGCCAGATCGCAGGTTGCGGCGGCTCCAATCACAGTCTTGCCCGAACGGGGAGGGGCCTTGATAACCCCGCGCATCTTTTCGAAGATCGCATCAACCGCGTCATCCTGAAACGGCTTGAGCGTGCCCGTGAACTTGAACGGGCGTTTCATCGGAATGTCGGGAGTGTGATTCTTGATCTTGAACTGAAGCCCGTTGCGCTTCAGCAGCTTCAGGAAGTTGGGCTTGTCACCGGCCGGTGCCTTGATGTACTTCTTGCCCTTGATTTCGACACTGGACGCCAGGTCTGCGCCACCTTTAAACGCTGCGCACTGATCGCAGATGTCCAGATGCTTATCGTACGATGCGCGTCGCTCATCTCCGAACTCACAACCGTCACATGCCTTTTCCTCGTAGAAGCGAAAGCTGTACTTCTGGACAATCTCCTTGCGTACTTCGATGGGTATGAAATCTTTTCGAACCAGCAACGCTTCACGATGATGGACTGTGATCATTTTGCAGAAATCGTTAGCGTGATAGATGACGCGTTCGTTATGTTCTTGATGCCTTGGAGATTGGCACCTGTGAAACGGACTTTCACGGGAGCCTGTGCGTTGGTCAGAGTTGAGTCCGCTACAGCCTCAAGCGTGAAGTTGAGCGAAGTCCAGCCCTGCACGATCCGCTCCTGAGTGGATGCAACATTTGCGGCCAGCGCCAGAGCCAGGACCAGTGCATCATTACCAGTCGCCACGATGTTTTCGCCCTTGTACTGCTTGGCTAGGGCCTTGACGAACGACAGAAGCGCACCCAGATCGTCGGTTGACTGAAGGTCTGAGTTCAGCGACAGCACATACACGCTGGTCTTTTTGTTGACTTCGATTGACCCGACGAACGACGCGTTACCTGTGTTCATCAACGCGTAGTAACGCGAAGAGCTTGGGTCAACTGCTAGGGCAGGGCCCGAAAGAATGGAATAGTTCACGGTGTCACCTTGGGATTACGTGAGAAACGCACTTTGTTGACTCGCGATTTCTCGACTTCTTTTGAGTTGCCGAACCTGTCAATCTTCTCCAGGGTGCCGGTTGCAGTCACCGACTCCACTTCAAAGTGACCTTTCGGTTCGAGCGTCACAATTGCCTGATATGAGTTGCCGTGCAACCGAACTTCGATCTGCTCGTGCTCTGCCAGGTAGTACGGCGCGAAGTAGTACAGCAGGTAGGACATGTGCTGGTACAGACGCTGCTCCTGTGTATCGATAACCAGCAGTGAGTATTCGGCGGGGCCTTGAGCCGATGGCGACTCGATGATCATGGCCGATGAGAACAATGCCAGTTCGCGCCGATAGCCGAACTTGGTTTCGTACTCTGTGTACTTCCATAGGTGCGCCGTGGTCTGATCCGCGTGCTCCAGGAAGTGGTTGAAGAAGTTTCTGAGATTGGTGCCCATAAATCACCCGTGCTTATGAATAGTTCCAGCGAAGCCGTTCATCCGGGCAGTCGTCAGAGTTGCGGCCATCATTCGGTCCAGGAACGTTGATCTGTAGTAGTCGAACTGAGAGTCGATCACGTACATCAATGCAACATCTCCGCGAAGCCCCCGGGGAGAGGTCAGCATCGTATCGGCGTTATAGATGACGATCTGTTTGTTAATCTCTAGGGCCTCCGCGCGCTTACGCGGCTTGGACACGAACAGGGACAGATGTTCGTCTGCAAAGCGCGATTTGTAGTGTTCGTACAAACTCTCAAGCAGCGGGGCCGCATCGTTGGAAGCACCCAGCATCAACGGGATAGTCACTCGATCTGCGAACGGGTTGTGAAGGAACGCATCGATTTCTGCGATCAAGACGCTGAGCGTTTCTGCTACATCAGAGGAAGTCCGATCCGCGACGCTTGGTCCTGCCACCACGTGATCCACCTTTTCGTAGGTATGTGCAGAGGCACTCACTTCGGCTCCTTTGCGCGCGCCGCGTCAACGGAGGCGTCGAAACACTCCGGAAATTTTGGCTCCAGCTTGGCCCCGATGAAATACTCGACATGCTTGTCTTTTACGGGGACTTTGACGAACACAGGCTTGCCCTGGCGAATCCAGCGATACCGCGCCGCGTCTTTCGCTTCGTCTGCTTGCTCGCGGGATGGGGCACGGCGGTTCCAGCGCTCCAGCGCAGCAGTTCGGGATTCGCCCAGTACGGAAGCGTCGCAACCGCCTGAAGGTGCTGTGCAATGCGCGCCCCATATAGACCGAGATGTCGTGAGCGGGTAAAGAAAATCCGGGTCGTCCATTTCGGGCTGAAACCCGCAAAACGGGCACGGTTTCAGTTCCACGCACTGCGCGGTAGATTGGGATTGGGTCGTGGTCATCAAATCACCTTGGAGCCTTTCGAACCGTCCAACATGACGATCATTTGAGTCATGTTGGACATGTGGTAGGAAGCCTTGTCTATGTCGTTCACGATCTGATCAAGCATGTCGATCAGGGCGGTGGCTTCTGTGGTAATGGAGCGTGCTGACTTCTGTACCCGCTCGATTAGCGCGTTGCGTGACTCAGCGTTTGAGAACGCGCGCATCTCTTCCATGTACGTCGTCAGTACGTGGTTCTTCAGTGCCTTGCACGCGTCCTCCAGGCTATCCAGATGGACTTTGCAACGCACACGTATTTCCACAAGACGTGCGCGACTGGACATGTCGTTCGCTGCGGCTTCCAACATGATCTTTGGGCTGAACTGCTTTTTGCCGTGAATCTGCCGAGACAGCCGGTTCATCATCAGAGCCAGCGCTTCTTCGCGATACTGTTCGATCTTGAGGTAGGTGCGGGCCGTCTTAACGATGTTTCGGAACGTCGAAAAAGCATCGTCTTGGCGTATGGTGTCGAACAGCGAATCCAGATCGAAATCTTCGTTTCTAGAACTGCGTGCCATTAATCACTGCTCCGAAAATATTAGGTTGAGCGCATCGGACACGCGTGGCGACACGATGAGCGAACCCTTGCCCGGGTAGTTGTAGACGACTAGCACCTTGTCGATCTTCAGAACTACCTCCACGGCGGTCGCTGCCCCGCGCTTCGATTCGAGGAACGTCGCGACGTAGCCACCTTGATTCAGCGTCTGGAACTCCGACTGAAAGAAATACCCAACGCGCTCGTCACCTACCAACAGCCAGTTAGCAGTGAACATGCAGGCCAGTGGAATCCTCGGTCCGATTTCGATGGGCGTTCGCTTCGGTACCGGCCGCGTAAAAAGGGAAAAACCCCCATTTGCTTCATAGAACAGATGGGGGTCCAAGTCATTGTTGAATAACATTTCCTATTCCTGATTCAACGCGATGAGCGAGTAGGCGTCTGCCGTCTTTAGGACAAGAAAAGATTCGGCATACTTGATTTGAACCGAGTCACCTGACTTGCGAACGGCCTCTTCAAAGTATTCGGCATCGATCCTGAACTCTGCATCGAGCTTGGTTGTTGCTGGCAGCTTGCTTTTTGCTGTGCCCAGCGTGGTCTTAACCGTGAGAGTGACGAACCCGGGCTCACACTTCACCTGGACTTCAGAGCGCGATTTGTCGGAGACCGAACGCGCGTTGCTGAGGAAGCCCTGAACCTCTGACTTCTTCACTTCGATAGACTGCGCGTCAACCTTGAGCGACTCCTGCGCCTTTTCCCGGAGCATGTCGATACCGATCACCGAATCGTCGTCCGTCGCAGGGAGCGCCAGCGACACATCAACCAGCTTGTTCTTAACGTGCAGCGCTGACCCAGTGAGCAGCATCTTGCATTGCACCTTGTTGAACGTATCGAGGACGGCCGTCAGCGTGTCAATCGGCAACGTGAATTCCATGTCGCCAGTGATTTCCTTGGTGCGCGTGAACATCATGTGATTCGCGTCGGCGCACGCGACGAACGCAGACCGATCCGATAACTGAACCGACACGGGCATGAACGATGTGATGTTCTGTGTTGGTTTCAGGTAGACGGCAGCAACCGCATTCTTCAGCCAAGTTAGCTGCTCGATACTCACGACCCACGGCTTGCCCGTCACGTCTTCACGCTCAACAGCAATCGCGTCCAGTGTCGTTAGCTGCACCCGGTAGCGGCTGCTCTTGATCGTGAGCAACGACCCATCGAAATCGAACGTCAGTTCCTTGCGGCCTGAAATCGCATCCTTCAACGCCGTTGCTGGAATCGCGAACGTCGTGTCCTCGCCGTCAACTGGGGCAGGGATCAAGATCGAGCAGCGGCTCAGTGCGTCCACGGAATGCAGGTAAATCTGGTTGTCCGAAATCTCGAAGGTGAAGTTGCCGGTGATGGGCGGGGCGAGGCGAAGTGCTACACGAATCGCCTCGTTGACGATGTCAGAATCAATAGAAAAACGCATTGGGAAGGGGTCAGTTTGTTGGCTTATTTATTATTTACTGGCGTCAAACCACAGTCAGGTTTAGCGTTGCAGGTGTTGAAGTCACGACACCGTTTGTGTTCATGGTGACCAAGAACGAAAAGGTGTAGGTTCCTGCGGGCGGGTCTTGCAAACGCAGAATCCGGATCGTGTCGAACACGGCACCGCCACCGGCAGAAATCGTTTGACCGCCTTGACCCGTCACCACCGAAGCCTTGAAGTAACCGCCTGCGGGATTCGACTGAATGCTGATCGACTGCGGCACAACAAAGTTGCCCGTGTTCTGCGTGTTCGTATCCGGGTTGAATTTCGCATTGAACAGCGTGGTCCACGAGAAATCGAAGAACGCGCAGTTCGGATCAAACGCGGCCATGTCGATGCTGGTTGCCCAGCGCAGCGCTTGAGGTGTCGTCACTTGCGGATTCCCTGGAGAAGCGGCCGATGGGTTAACGAAGTCTGCGAGGCTGAACTTCAAAGAGTCCAGATACACGCCACGGCCGAAGAAGTTGATCATCTTCGTCGGGGTCAGCGCCCAACGTGAGTAGAAGCCGAGAGTGTTCGGGACACTCGAATACACGAGTTCGGTGTAGCCGAGCCACGGAGTCAGACCGTCTTCCACCTCAGGCCACTGTGCTGCCATGAATTGTTCAACGCGCTGCTCATCGTTGATGTTGGTCCGATTCTTCGGAGCCAGCGTCACTGTCGTGATCGGCACAGAGCCGTCAGCCAGGACGAACGATTTCTCGGTGCCAGCGAAGGTCGTGCTCGCGATAGGGAAGAAGCCGACCACGTTTCCGGAGGTCGTAAGAACCGGAAGCACGGTCTGTGTTGAGGGTGCTGCCAGCGGCAGACCATACTGATTTTGTGACATTTGGTGTTCCTTTATTGAGCGACGTTCTGTACCTTCACAAAACTGAGATTCGTACCCTGGCAAGTCACGCCGCACACACAGGTACCGCCTGACGGGTCGGTCTGAGTGATCAGTTCTTCATTCGGGAATAGCTCGGTACCCACGGGCTCGCGCCAACACACTCGAAGTTCTTGCTGCTGCGTGTTGGACAGATCGAGAGGGCCGTCTGTAATCGGCGCATAGGCGAAAGGCGTGAATGCTGACGTGACGGGTGCACCTACGAGCGTCACAGTTGGTGCTGCCTGCACGGGCAGGAACGCGCCATCTGAGAGAACGAGGTCGGTCGTATCAACATCGATCACCTGTTGCGGTTGGCCGTTGACAGGTACCAGATACAAGCGAATGAAAGAGGGCATGGTTGCTAAGACTCCAGGGAAATGAGGGAATGCCCTATCAAATTACTGCTTGTTTTTGGCTTCCTTTATGCGAGCCACGGCCATTGGGTAATATTTGTCGTCCTTCTCGATGCCGATGAAATTTCGGCCCGTGTTCGCACAAGCGACACCGGTCGTACCCGAACCCATGCAGTTATCTAATACCGTGTCACCCTCTTGGGTATAGGTGTTGATTAGATACTCCATCAACTGAACCGGCTTCTGCGTGGGATGCATGTGCCCTTTGCCGGACGGATTTGAAATCTTCACGACTGAGCGAGGAACCCGCTTACCATCGCTCTTTCCGAGATAGCCTTTCATGCCACCGCTTGTGACCCGCTTACCGCCCGTAGCGAAACCTCTGTCCCAGGGCTCACCCGCCTCGAATTGCGGGTGATACCGCATAGGGTCTTTCGAACCCTGCGCAGCAGGAGCCTTACTGAATACGCATATGTCTTCGTGCACTTTCAAGGGTTGATACTTGGTGTGAACGAAATTACTGCCCTTGGTCTTCTCCCACACCCAGCAGTACTTGAATAACTTAATATTGCTGGCTATGAGCGTGGTCGTGAACGGCTGAGAGGCGGTCAGCACGATTGCAGCGTTGCGTTTTGTTATACGCAGATAGTGCTTCCAGAGAGGGGCGAATGCGATTATCGAGTCCCATTTGCAGGCAGTGGTTCCGTACGGTAGGTCACACAAAATAAGATCAACAGATTGGTCTTCTATCTTGTACATTTTGTCCAGACAGTCGCCATGCATAACCCATGTCCAAGGTTCTTTACTCATTGATTCTGACTCGCTGACTTGATCACGTACATGATTTCGAACTGCTCAACGCCGAATTCCTTGCACACCTGTTCCACTGGTTTGCTGTTGGTTGCCTTGATCGCTTCGCGCAGATTCAGCGCTTTGTCTGAGTCCATCATCGAGAGCAGATCGTTGAACTTCAGGCTCGATTTGAGGATCGTTTTGACCTTGGCGAGGGGCACCATCCCCGCGAGATACTGGATGCACAGCTTCTGCACTTCCTTGCGCTTCGGGTACGGCGTGATGCGGTAAATCGAACCTTGGATCAGGTTGAGGAAGGCAGGCTTCGAGGCAATCAGTACGTAGTCAGATAGTGAAGGTTCATTGACCGTCAGCGACCAGCTTGTCTCCGCGTCCAACGCGTGGACCAGCGCATCTTTTATCGAGTCCTCAAGAGACTTCGTGCGGCGCTCAGGCCACAGCATCTGACTGACGTTGGACTGTCCTAGAGCCGTGCGCGCATCGCACACAAAGTAGATGAGGGGTGACCGCTTCGTCTTGATCTTCGGAATCGTTTTCAGCTTGTCGATAACGACAGGCCACGCTGGCTGCGCCGCAGATAAGCCGTCAATCGTCACGGCCATCGTGCGGATAAATCCCCCGACTACGGAATGGCTCAACTGGAAGCGCTTCAGAATTTCTGACGCTTCGATAGGTGAGCAATCCACCAGGCCATAGGCGTTTAAAATCATTTGATTACCTTCTGTTGGTTCGGGAAGCCCTCAACGATTTGTGAGACACCTTTGTTTTTTACGACTGTGTAGACGTGTGCCCCTTCGATGATTTCCATCTTGGGGCTGAGGATGACGATTGACGGGATCAGCGTGTTCATGATGCGCACGAGCTTCACGAACACCTGCGTCATCTCATCCGACAGACGCGCGGTCGGCTCGTCCAGGATCAGGACCGAGCTACGCTTCTTCGAGGGAACGAACGCGAGCAAAGCACACACCAGAATCAGCGTGAACAGCGTGGACTCAGCGCCCGACAAACGACGCACGTCGATGGGCTCCTTCGATTCCGGCCGGTGGCACAGAATCTTGATGTCGGATTCCCACTTGAACTCGAACGTGAACTGTTCCGGCAGGATCATTGCCGCGTACTTATTCACGAGTGCCATCAGCCGCTGACTGATCGCTTCGATGATCATCTTCTTGATGTTCTTGTCCTGGAACCCTTGAACCAGCAACTTCAGCGGCTCTTCGTCCTTCAGTTCCTCGCGCATCTCACGGAGCCGTGTGCGCATATCTGCCAGACGTTCCGACAGTGTTTCCTGCACTTCGAGCTTCGCCTGAAGTCGTGCACACTTGTCTTGAAGCTCGTTCATCTGCAAAGCCAGATCGTGAGATTCGCCCGCTTCCTTGATCTGCTCCTTCGTCAGCTTCTGGAAGTCGATCACTGAATCCAGATGCGGTTCCATGTATCGGAGCAGAGAACGGCGCTCGTTCAACTCTTCGATCATCTTTTTCAGGACGACCGTCTGAAGCTTCTTGCCCACGAACGGTTCGGGGCGCTCCGGGAGCTTGCACAGTTCCTCGTGCGCGTCTTCCCACTTGCTCAAACGATCTTCCTCAGCGCGCTCCTTTTCAAGCTCCGCCTTAAGCGTGAGAATGTCTGCCTTGTCCTTCCGGCGCTGATTGAGCGCTTCTTTGTATTCGCGGTACGCTTCGTGGTCCAGAAGCTTCTGCTTGATCGTCTTAATCTTCTTTTGGACCAAGGCGGGGTCTTTGATTTTGACCGGCTGTCCGCATGTTTCGCACTTGCCGTCTTCGAACTGTTCGGCGTGCTCTAGATGGTGTTTGTACACGCGCAGCAGCGTTTGCAGATCGCCTTCATCTTCTTCGGGTTTCTCCACGCGCGGTGGGAGTTCGACCCTAAGCCGGTCGCGCACCACGCGGTACTCATGGTCGGCGGCATGCACGTTGACCGACTGATGCATCCGTAACTCAGCCTGTGGGCCAGTCTTCTTGAACACGTCATCGCCGTATTTGTTCAGGAGCTTCGCGGCAAACGGCGAGAGCTTTTCGAGCATCCGCATGTACCGCTCGTTGTCCCGCTTGTACTGTTCCCAGCGCTCCGCGTCTTCGAGTTCGGCTCTACACTTTTTTAGCTCCCACGCGTTGTCCGATTGCAGGCGCTCGAATTCCTTGTGCGTGATTTCGCCTTCGGCCGTGGCATCCGCCAGAATCTGTATAGACTCCTTGGCGCTGTCGGCGAATTGCATGAGTCGCAGAGTATCCTGCACGCCCGTGAACCGGTCCTGAAGCGTTTTAAGCTGCTTCCTGAGCCTTTTCACACGAGCTTCTAACTTCTCTCTTTCTTCTGTCGGTAGGATGTCTGCGCGTAGCTTGTCGGCTTGGGCCCGGAGTTCATCGTAGGCAGCGCGTACGCGTTTGAGGTTCGAGAGTTCGGCTGAATACAGTTTCCGCTCAGCGTCGATCTTCGTTATGTTGAAAAATTCGGTGAAGAAACGCAAACGTTCCGCAGACTTGCCCATGACAAGCGGATGCGGAACGCGAGAATCGATTGCTACGTACGTGTCGTACTCTTCATCGGTCAGGGGCCACGCCTTTTCGATGTACGACTTCGCGATGGTTGGAGTCCGGAATTCCTTGTCAACCCCGTCCTCCACGATCTTGATTTTTTCGCCGCGCCCCTTGGCTTGACGCTCAACCAAGATACGCTTGCCTGCGTAGTTCGTGAATTCGAGAGACCGCGTACCATGACGCACGCGGTCGGACTTCTCTCCAACGGACGGCGAGTCGTACACAATCTCGCGAGGCGCACCGCCTAGGAACGATTTACCCACACCATTCGAGTTTTTCGAGTTGCGACCTCCAGCCCGGTTCAGGCCGTAGATCATCGAAATGCCGGGTTTGATGTCGAACTTCAAATCCTTAAACGGCCCCGTATTTTGAAGCCCAATGCTATGCAGGTAGTTCATTCGCTAGTTCAGGAGAGAAGTGTTGTTTACACCATTTATTTACTGCGGTACGGGCAAAATGTGCGGTCGGTAGGCTTCGAGCCCTGACGCCTCCCTCCCCGATATCAAGCAATCGGACAGCGACATGATCACGTGGCCCTTTGGCATGCCGTACCACGTGTCATCGAGTATGTATTCCACCTCGAACAGCAGCCACGGACCAGTCAGGATCATGAATTCATTCAGTTCGCGCAGCAGTAAATAATCGGAGACGCGGAAATCTCGATCATTTACCCTGAACTCGAATTTCTTCCGGCCATCTACCAGCGCGGGGAAGTGCATTGCTGCAACCTTTAGATCATGGATTCGCATCGCGTACCTCCGTGATGATCGATGGGCTTAGCAACACCGTGGCAACGCTCGCGGGAAGCCATTCATCACTAATGCAGTAATCACCTCGACCAGTTATCCACGCACGCCACTCCTTTTGAAGCAACCACGGATTCTCTTTCGCGAATTCGCTACTTGGGTCTATACGAATGAATACATATTTAACCGTCATTTTCGCTCCCGTTTCTGCTGACAGTGCGATACGCACGCCATGATCATGAGAAGGGCGATGAAACCAACAACTGCCCAGTTCCTCAGAAATATCGAAACGCCGATTACGGCCAGCCCGCCAGCTAGCGCAGCCTTCATTTGCTCATCTCCTTGATGAGCGTGTACGCCTCAGCCGACAGCAGATCGGTTGCCGGAACTTGAAAGCTCATGGCTTCGGCCGCAATCTTGGTGATGCGAGAGTTGACCAGCGCGAGCGTTGACAGAGTCGGCTGGAACTCCTTGACGGCAGCGCTCAGTTTCTTGTTCGACTCGTTCCACCACACCTTGCGATGTTTCTCACCCTTCAGGACCTTGACGTTCAGCAGGAACTGAGCGCCCCACGTCACTTTCTTCATGAACTGGAAGGGATCGGACACGTCCATCAACGCGCGATGAGCGGGTCCGAATTGCCCTGCGTACAGCGCGATGAGGAAATCGACGGCCAGCTTGTCGTCACTTGATTCCAACGACGACAGAACGTCACCGAGCGCTTCGATAGATAGAAGGGCGGGCTTCTTGCCTTCCACGCCGTCGTAGTACTGCTGAAGGCCTTGAATCATGTTGGCGAGCGTACGCATCGAGCTTTCCGAAGCTCGTGCTACCTGGCGCAGAAGCTCGCGATCTTCGTCCAGCAGGTACGTCATCTTTTCGCCCTTGGCCACACGGATCGCGTACTTCAGCATGTCGTCTTCTGACGGTGCCTGAAGGTGGAACACCGTGCAGCGCGAGAGCAGGGCGCGGCCATGATTCGATGAGTTGAATTTTTCAGGTTCGGACGACCCGAAAATCCAGGTGGTGTGCGAACTCGGCTCTTCAACAGGCTTCAGCAGACCCTGAGCAGCAGTAGCGTTCGACATGAACTGCTGTGCTTCGTCAATGAGGATGAAGCGACGCTTCGAGCCCATCGGCCTGAACTTCGATACACGCTCCAGATCGCGTACGTCCTCGATTGAGCGCTGAGTCGCGGCGTTCAGTTCCTTGTAGTCCTGCTGCTCTGCAACCGGTTTTTCGTTCACAGCAGCAGCCAGACATCGAGCAAGCGTGGTTTTACCGGCTGAGAACGGACCGAAGAAAGCAATAGCGTTCGGAATCTTGCCGGTGTTGACCATGCCGCGCATCCGGGTGACCGCTGCTTCCTGGCCGATCACGCGATCTAGTGTCTGCGGCCGGTACTTGCGGTGAAGCGCGTTTTCTTCAGGGTCGGGAACTGCTGCTGTTGCGGGTTTCTTGGTTGCCATGTTTTATTCGTCTGAGTCGTTCGTCGGTTCGTAGCGTTTGATTTCGCGGTCGATTGCATCCTCCACCGCGTTCCCGATGCGCTTCGGAATCACCCTTCTGTACATATCCATATCGGCACCGGGCGGCACGCTGTACGTCTCAGTAATGCCCATGCTCACCGGTTCGAATTTCGGTACCTGCACCGTTTTGTGGATCGTTATCGTTATCGAATCCGGTGTCGGGATCGGCGTAGATTTGGTGGAATTCACCATAGAGTTCTGCCCATTCTGTGGACGGTCTAAACATCGTCCGTTGCTTACGTTTGCGCTGGCGTTCGTAGTCTGCCTGGAAGTCATCCAGTAGCTGTTTGCGCAGCGCTACCCATTCACTTAGCTGCATCCTTCAACTCTCTATTTACGAAAGCCCTCAGAGGCAGGTGATCGGACTGCTTGCCCAACCGGTACGCCTGCTTGAGTTGGTTGTACAGAACCTCGTCGTCCTTCTTGCAGACCGAGCACATGTCATTCGTGCACTTGTCGTATTCGAGCAGTGCCTTCACGTCGCTCCATGTCTCCGCATCCAGTGCGTCGTTGTGCGCGCGTCGATACCGTTTGATCCGGCGCAATACCTCTTCCCGTTTCGTATCGGTCAGAAGCCGTGCATACACGGGCGGTTCAACGCTGGGGTTGTCACGGAGAATGAACGCGTCCATGAAACCCTCAATCTTCTTGCCGTACTGGATTTCGAAGAGGACTGCATAGACCTCGATCTGTTCGATATAAGCGGCACCCGGATTAGTCTTTTTGTTGGGCGCGGCCTTCACTGATGTCGTTTTGAAATCGAGAATCCACAACTTCCCTTTCTCATCTACGTACACCGCGTCGATGTGGCCTTTCATCCCCTTCGTGTCGATCCGCACCTCGTGATACTTCGTCGGAAATCCGCAGCACTCGTGCTTCAGTGACAGGCGGTGCCACTTCCCGCATTCGAGGCAGTGGTAGTCAGCGAGAAACCGGCCGCTCGCCGCGAGATACGACTGCATAACGTCGTGCACCACTGTTCCAACGCGCGTGTAGAAAGCGGTGCGCATCGACTGCGGTCGGTTCAAGCCGTATGAGGCGTGAGTAATGAAAAATTCGCGAGGACAAAAGGGGAGTTGTGAGGCGCGCAGCGAGAGGATTCGCATTGGTTCAACGCGCTCCATCATCACCGTGTTTTCAAGCGCGTTCGAATAAACGCGAAAGAAATCTTTGGCTATAGAAACAGATGTTAGGGGCCTCACGCGCATATAAAACCTTCAATTTTAGTGAACCAGTAATCAAATTCCCCTGTTTCTATACTTTATTTACTAGAGGCTTCTATGATCGTGCAACTGACTGCTGCAGGGCAGGCGCTGCTAGAAGGCAATACGGGGCCAGTGACCGTCACGAGTTTCCAGCTTGGTTCGGCATACGGATACGTGCCCGAAGCATCAGACACAGGCATTCACGGAACCCTGGTATATACGGGCGTCCCATCAGCACCTCTCGCAGTTTCAGCAAACCTTGTTGCGTACTCGTCGTATCTCGATTACGACTTGGGGCCGTTCGAGTTCGGAGAAATCGGACTGTACGTCGGCTCAACGCTGTTTGCTCTGGCAACGGGCTCCGCTCCGATTTCGAAGAGCGCACCGGCCGCCAACACCTCAGGCAACTCGATACGAATTGATGCGTATGTATCGGTCGTCGGAACGAACTATCAAATGTGGTTGAACCTGGCTGAGTCCAGCAACGCTTTCCAGATGGCTGTGCTTACCTCGCCCGATCTGTTGCCGCAGTCTCATCAAGCTGTCCCGAACGCGTACATAATTTCCGGCGTAGTAAATAGTCAGTCAGCGTTTCTTGCGTACACGGATAAGTTTGGTCTGTGGAACTTCGACGCGTATCAGTACGGGTACCAGACGCATGCGAATGTAGTTACTTCGGATTCGCAGTCGGTAACGATAGCGCTGGACCAGTTTGTGTCGCAAATGCAGCCGCAGTATTTCGGCCAGGTGATTCTTGAGTTCACGAGTGGCGCTCTGTACTCAGTGTGTCGTTACGTTGAGACAGCAATCGTGTCCGGCAACTTCGTGACGCTCGGTTTCGACTCACCTATCGCAATGCAGCCTGCAGCGGGCGATACGTTCGCGACGTTTGTTCGAGTGGCTGATTCGGAAATTCCGCAGTTCCCAGCAGCAACGACCTCCGAACTCGGTGGCGTTATTGTTGGCGAGTATCTGACGGTGCAGCCGAACGGGCTGCTCGCGGTGGATGCCGCAGCGCTCCCATACCCGGTGACTTCGGTCAATGGGCTGACCGGCGCGGTGGTTGTGCAAGCGACGAACAACAATGCTGCGTCAGGTGTTTCGTTGATTTCGAACTCAGGTGCAACGACCGGGAGTATCAAGCTTAAGACGCTGGTCGCGGGCACGAACATCACAATAGCGCCGGACTCAAACGGCAACCTGCTGATTTCGGATACGTATGCGCTTCCGATTGCTAGCCTCACTACACTTGGTGGAGTGAAAGCGCCTAGCGACGGCAACATCACGATTTCGGCAACGGGCGTTATCGATCTGGGATTCACGCCCGTCACGTCGGTTGATGGGATGAGCGGCGCTGTCACTTTGCCGTTGGCTACGGCTGCTGCTCCTGGACTCATGCAGGTTGGTACCGGCCTGTCAGTTACCAACGGAGTCGTTT